CGTGAATGTCTCCTTTTATTAGTGCAGCGGAAGCTGTTATCTGACCGTTACTCCAAAGAATTAATTGTGCGTTTGAACTAGATATTGAACCGGAACTTACACTAAAACCGGCAATATATCCAGAACCAGTTGCTATTATATTTGCAGCGTATAAGTTATTAGCGTGAATGTCTCCTTTTATTAGTGCAGCGGAAGCTGTTATCTGACCGTTACTCCAAAGAATTAATTGTGCGTTTGAACTAGATATTGAACCGGAACTTACACTAAAACCGGCAATATATCCAGAACCGGTTGCGATTATATTATTTGCATATAAATTAACCGCGTGAATATCACCACGAATCAAAGAGTTTGATGCGGTTATTTGACCGCTGTCTCCGCGAAGAATTAATGTAGAATTTGCACTAGTTATGGCATTAGATGATATTGAAAATCCACCTATTGTACCGGCCGTAGCGTTTAAAGAACCCGTGATTTGAAGAGTTGATATTCCCGGATTCCAAGCCATTCCATTATTAGCATCTCCGACAGAAAAATATCCGTTATCAAACCAGTGATTATATCCGTCGATCCACGAACCGCTTCCCTGAATGAATTGCGGGAATCGGCTGCTCGCGCCAACGTTTTTACCGAGTCGCATTCCACCAGCATGAACTACTCCAGTGAATGAACCAGTTGTCGCAGTTACTTTCCCAGAAAAATATCCGTTTTCAGTATAGATACCATATCCAGGAGAAGTATCGCCATAAAGATACGCCGGTGACAATCCTTTTAAGTCCCCAATTCGTGCTTTCAATAATACATCAAATACCCCGCTACCTGTTCTTTCTATTATATCCATAAATGGTGCGTATGGGTCTCGGGGATTAGCATTTAATTTAATAAATCCGCTCCCACTTATTCCAGTGGAAACCAGAACCTGACCCGGCTCATAAGAACCGGTTACAGACCCAGTATAATTGACTAACGGGATTCCCAACGAATCGACTAATTGCGGATGTTGCCATACTTTGTTGCTTTGATAACTTCTGGAAACGTAAAGTTTTCCATTAAACGTGTTGGAATTGTCGCTATCAAAAGACCAACTTGCCACTCTTACATATTCAGTAGAAAATCCGGTATCACTTACTTTTTTAACAAGAATAATTTCGCCGACTGCCCAACCACTTGCATTTTCTACGCTCCACGTAGCAAAAGTTGGGTTAGTAGGATTCGAACTTGATGTCACACTTCCACTCAATACAGTAGAATTTGCAATCCACAATTCGCCTCCGACTGCATTAACACTTTCTTTTTCAAAAACCGTGGTTCTTAACGTTCCTCTAATTTTCGCATTCTCAAATTCTGCGAAACCGTTGAAATCGCTAGTTATTCGCCACCCAACCAAATTACTTACATAATTAGCAGATTGAATTGTTCCATTACTGTTGATAATTATATTACTTGCGGTTATTTGAGCATTATCAAAATACCAACCGCCAATTTTATTTGTTGACCCCAATTGAAATGATGTATTACCCCCGCCAACTCCTATAATACCCCAATTGGTTGCGTCAGTATAATGCATCTTAACATAGTCTGTCGCAGAACTGCTTACTTGAATGTATCTATTGAAAGAGTTTAATTCTACAGACCCAGATGATAAAGAAGTAGGCGAGATTCTCCAGCCACCGATTAAACCGCTTCCAGTTGCTATTATACTGTTAGCGTATATGTCCCCGCGAATCAACGCTGACGATGCAGTTATTTGACCACTATCACCACGAAGAATCAAAGAATTATTTGAACTAGAAATAGCGGTTGGTGTTATTGAAAATCCACCTATTGTACCAACAGTAGCATTTAATGAGCCGGTAATTCTTAATGTTGTTGCTCCAGGATCCCACGATAATCCGCTACTAGCATCTCCGACAGAAAAATATCCGTTATCAAACCAGTGATTATATCCATCAATCCATGAACCTGTGCCTTGAACGAATTGTGGAAATCTGCTGCTTGCACCGACATTCTTTCCTAGTAACATTCCACCGGCATGGACTCTACCAGTAAATGAACCGGATGTGGCGACAATCTTTCCAGAAAAGTATCCGTTTTCAGTATAGATACCATGTCCCGGACTAGTGTCACCAAAAAGTAATGATGGCGACAATCCAGTTAAATCTCCAATTCGTGCTCGTAGCCGTACATCATATACTCCACTACCTGTTCTTTCAATTATATCTATGTATGGAGTATACGTGTCGCGAGGATTGGCATTCAATTTAATGTAACCGCTTCCGCTCAATCCAGTAGAAACTATTACCTGTCCTGGTTCATAAGAACCGGTTATAGAACCACTGTCATGCACCAGTGGCGGGCCTCCAGGAATTACTAGTTGGGTATGTGCCCATTGAATATTGCTTTGGTAACTTCTGGAAACATAAAGTTTTCCGTTAAACTTTGTCAACCCATCTGATTCGAGCGACGAACTTACTATTTTTACATATTCTGTAGTGAATCCAGTATTGCTTACTTTTTTAACTAACGCGATTTCTCCAACTGCCCAACCGCTTGCATTATCCACACTCCAAGTAGCAAAAGTCGGAGATGTTGGGTCTGCACTAGCAGTTAAACTACCGCTCAAAACCGTAGAATTAGCTATCCATAGTTGTCCACCAACAGCATTTACCGTTTCTTTTTCAAATACAGTCGTTTTTAATGTTCCGCGAATTTTAACGTTTTCAAATTCTGCATAACCATTGAAATCACTAGTTATTCGCCAACCGGATAAATCACTGACATAATTAGCGGTTTGCAAAGAACCGTTGGAATCTATAATTATATTACTTGCGCTTATTCTAGTATTATCAAAAAGCCAACCGCCAATTTTATTAGCAGAACCGAGTTGAAACACCGTAGCATTTCCGCCAACTCCTAATAAACCCCAATTGGTTGCGTCAGTATAATACATCTTTGTATAATCAGTTACAGAAGAACTTACCTGAATGTATCTATTGAAAGAGTTTAATTCTACAGACCCAGATGATAAAGAAGTAGGCGAGATTCTCCAGCCACCGATTAAACCGCTTCCAGTTGCTATTATACTGTTAGCCGTTATATCACCTTTTATTAAAGCAGCGGAAGCTGTTATCTGACCGTTACTCCAGAGAATTAACTGCTGATTTGAACTAGAGATTGAACCGGAACTAATACCAAATCCGCCAATAATTCCGCTTCCAGTTGCGATTATATTAGCAGCGTATAAATTATTGGCGTGAATGTCGCCCTTTATTAAAGCGGCGGAAGCTGTTATTTGACCGTTACTCCAGAGAATTAACTGAGCATTCGAACTAGAAATTGAACCGGAACTTACACTAAAACCGGCGATATATCCAGAACCAGTTGCGATTATATTATTTGCATATAAATTAACCGCGTGTATATCTCCGCGAATTAAAGCATTGGAAGCGGTAATCTGACCAGTGCTTACTATCTGACCGGTACTCCCGCTTAAATATACCGCACCATTAACACTGGTAAGAGCATCAGCCGCGATTTTCCACCCGCCAATTGTTCCAACTACGGCATTCAATGAACCTGAAATCTGTAACGTTGCCGTTCCAGGATTCCAAAACAACCCGCTATTAACATCTCCAACAGAAAAATATCCGTTATCAAACCAGTGGTTGTATCCGTCTATCCACGAACCTGTGCCTTGAACAAATTGCGGAAATCTACTGCTTGCACCGATGTTTTTACCAAGCCGCATTCCACCGGCATGAACTACTCCCGTGAATGAACCGGTTGTCGCAGTTACTTTCCCAGAAAAATATCCATTTTCAGTATAGATACCGTGTCCTGGACTGGTATCTCCATAAAGATATGCCGGCGACAGTCCAGACAAATCTCCAATTCGAGCCCTAAGTAATACATCGTACACCCCGCTTCCGGTACGTTCTATTATGTCTATGTATGGAGTATATACATCTCTCGGGTTAGCATTTATTTTGATATAACCGCTTCCACTTATTCCAGTAGAAACAATTACTTGGCCTGGTTCATAAGAACCGGTTATAGAACCACTGTCATGAACTAGAGGCGGCCCGCCCGGAATTACCAGTTGTGGATGTGCCCATTGTAGATTGCTTTGGTAACATCGTTGTACATAAAGTTTTCCGTTAAACTTGGTTGAACTATCAACGTCGCGAGACGAACTCATTATTCGAACATATTCAGTAGAAAATCCGGTATCCGTTACTTTTTTAACGAGCGCGATTTCTCCAACTGCCCAACCACTCGCATTTTCTACGCTCCAGGTGCAAAATGATGCGACGGATGGGTCTGAACTGGCAGATATGCTTCCACTTATAACAGTAGAATTTGCTACCCATAATTGTCCTCCGACCGCATTAACCGTTTCTTTCTCAAATACGGTCGTGCGAAGAGTTCCTCTAATTTTCGCATTTTCAAATTCTGCGTAACCATTGAAGTCGCTAGTTATTTTCCACCCAGTCAAATCACTAACATAATTGGACGTTTGAATAGTTCCATTACTGTTCAGAATTAAATTATTACTATAAATTGTCGAAGGCGAAATTGACCATCCACCAATAGATGCAGATCTAAATAATGCGTATCCATCTGTATCAATGGAAGAACTTGCGTTTTCTCTGGTTGATGGAGAACCCGCAATAGTTGCCGGAGTACGTATAGAATTAGCAGTAACAGAACCTAAAATAGTAACATCTTCAGTAATCGTTCCACCAGTAAAGAGTACATGGCTCGCGGTTATATCTCCGTCCTTACTCACAAAAAAGTGAGAAGAAGAAATCGTTCCGTCGCCAGACAATACAAGCGTGCTTCCCGGAGACGATAAAGACGCACTATTTATATTCCACCCACCAATAGAACCGGACATGAAATGAACATACCCTTGTTGAGTTATCGCGGCTCGATAATAATTTCCAGAATTCGGATCATAATACGCACTAGCCGTTTCGTCACCAGTTATTCCACCAAGCGGAACTAAAATTCTATTTGCTTCGATACCACCAGAAAAATAACCATCCGTTGCGTAAATAGAACCAGTAATTTCAAGACGACCGGTATCAGTCCTAAAACGAAGCGCGTGCGTTTCGCCTCTTCCAGTAGACGGATTTATCGCAGACGCACTTCCGCCATGAAGTTCAAGTCCAATTCCCCGATATAGTCCGGTACTTAAATCATCCAACGCCGAACCGCTCCAAATCATGAAACCGCCCGGACCGGTTCCATCTGTCGCTCTATAATATCCTTGATATAACACATCTTTCAAATATGATGCGCGAGTTCCGTCCGATGCGCCAACCGAAGTAAGTTGAATTCCGCCATCAATTCTATTACCAACAAAAATTGAACCGGTTAATAGATTGTCTTCACCGGAGATATAAACATTTCCTCCTTCATAAAATACTTCAGATGATGTAGCAAACAGAGTCGCTCTATCTCCTCGATAAGTGTAAAACTCCGTCTTAAATTCTAAAGTATCTTGCCTTTGCCAAGAAGGGGTCGGAATAGTGAATGACGCCAAATCAGGAGAAAATCCGGTTTCTTGCGAAACTCTCAATGAAACATCACTAATATGCCAGTCGCCAGAGTCAATAACAAATCTAATGTGCCCATCCCCGTCTTTGTCGGCTATAAAGTTGATAGAAACTTTACCAAAACTTCTTTCGGCTACATTATCCGTATCCGTTAAATTTATTTCGCGAATACGTTTTCCATTTCCGGAAAACTCGATAAATCCACCACCCGCCGCCATTGAGGTTGGAAGCTCAGTAAATGCGGATCCGGACACAAAAATTAGTAATCTTGCGCTAGGAACGTCTATCATGCGCGTGATGGCGACTCTTTTATATTTTTTTATTGCGTATAACTTTACGTCTAGAGAATACTCGACATCTTTGTAAAAATTCGTTTTCTGAAGCGGATAAACGGTATAATAATCGCGATACAATCTAATACCCGAACTACCCGTAACATACATAGCGTCTAATAATTTTTCACTGGTATGTGTTAAGGATGGGCCGGTCATACTAGAAGTTGACGATAATACGGACGCCGTCCAGAAACTATCTATTGTACCCTGACCATAAAAATATCCATATCGTTCATTTGTATTTACAGATTCAGAATCAATCATCAATTCTTTGGACTCAAGTACTGATTCGCCTATCAATTCATAATCCCGTTCAGAACCAACGGATTTAGCATATAATTTTATTGAGTAGACATCTCCAGAAAAAACACTCATATTCGCAACAGTTGCTTTAACAAAAGACCTATAATTTTCTGTTAGAGAATATGTAGGCGCGGTTTCATACACTAAAGTATATGGACTCGCATTAAAATTTTTGGAGCCATAAGTATTAACACCCATTATCGTACTAGTATACACTTGTGGATAAAGTCTATAATCTTCCGCAGTTGGTAAATATGGATTTTGTGCAACCGCCGTATATGCATTAGTAATAGATCTAATTCTAGTTACATACGATTGACTATTTCCATATACAACATCAGGTATTGGAACTGTTAATAATCCACCAATCATTTGATAATTAAATTGAGCCCCCGCCCACATTGATATATTATAGTTGGAACCGACCGCTCTACCTATTACAAGGCCTGAACTATAAGTAATTGTTTCTGGACTAGAACTGGTGGAGTATGTTCGGACTAGATATGGAGTAAAAAGTTCTTCGGTGATTACTCTAGGAAGTGAATAAAATCTAATCGGCGAAGAATTTCGCAAAGATGGGTTGACCATAATGCTTTTTTGCCATCTGATATTGGGAATTCCTTGCCATTCAATTGGAACATTTTTAGCTTCACCGACAACAGTTATAAGACCTTCACCATATTCTTCATCGGGATATACATAAACGGAAACAAAACGAGACGCTCCTTCAACATAGTCGGGATATTCAGAATAGATTACTTTTCCGTTTTCATTTAAAACTTCCACATGAACTTCGGAATTAAGTTTTAATAAATCAGAACCATTTATACGAAACGCGGTTTTCCCAGCGGGGAAAATCTCAGGAATGTCAAATATTCTAAAATATCTAGAATTTGAATCATTGTCAATTATGTATACAGGTATTCGCTCCAACCCAACATAATCGTTGTGTTTTTTCAAAACGGACATAAAAAAATCTCCAATAATATACATATAAATATAAAAAAATAAATGTTTTTATCGCTCTTTTTTATATTTATATAAAGGACAATAAAGGAGAATAAAATGTTAAAAAACAGGAAAAGAGTTAGTTATTCAATCAGTAAAGATATATTGAAAAAATTTAACGAGCTTGGAAAAAAACTTGGCTCAAATAAATCTAAAGTGGTTGAGATTTTAATAGAACGATGGATAAAAGAAAATGATAATAAATAAATGGAAAAGAAATTGCCCTGAATGCAATAGAATTATTAAATATTCTACCAAATACTGTTTTAATACGGCCGTAAAGAAAAAAACATCGTGCATTTCTTGTTCATTAATTGGTCATATTGTTTCAGATGCAACTCGTAAAAAAATAAGTAAAAAAAGAATTGAGTTAAAATTGGGCGTCGGAAACAATAATCCGGCTAAACGAAACGATGTCCGCAAAAAAATTAGTAAGGCTCTTACGGGCAGAAAACGCAACCCATTTAGTCAATCATGGAAAGAAAACCTTAGCAATGCTCAAAAAATATGGAGGAAAAATCATCCAGAAGATAGAACGGGGAAAAATAGTCCTTTTTATGGAAGACACCACACAGAAGAAACAAAAAGAAAAAAACGGCTAATCGCGATAGAAAATATAAATAAAAGAAGTGGCCATCCCAGACCAAATTATAATCCAAAGTCTATCTCAATTTTGGAAGAGAAAGCAAAGGAGCTTGGAATAACGGATCTTCAACACGCTGAAAACGGTGGCGAGTTCTATATTAAAGATTTGGGATATTGGGTAGACGGTTACAGTAAAGAAAAGAATATAGTTATTGAGTATTATGAAAAACGCCACAAAACGCGGAAAGATCGTGACGAAAGAAGAAGATTGGAAATAACAGAAAAATTAAAATGCAATTTTATAGAAATACGAGAATATTAATCCATAATAATTTTACTGAAGCCGTTTTCTTTTTGAATTTCCAATGATATATCTACAAGATCTTTTACATAATAAAGATGCGAAATCACAATAACAAAATCAAATTGATTTTTGAGATAGTCGAGCATCCGATAAAGATTATTGGCATTATCTGAATCCAGTGAACCGAACCCTTCATCGACCACTAGAAAATTTGGTCGGGGTAAACTGGTTATACTTAGTAATGCGACTCTCAATGCAACGGACGAAATGAACCGTTCCATTCCGCTAACTAGCTCTATCGGCCAGATATCCGTACCGCCATACGAAATTTTTGCGAAAATATCTTTTTCCTCGTTATCGACGCTTAAAATAATTCTGAAATCAACTACTTGCGACAGAATATTATTTACTTCATTTTCTATTTGTGGAATGACGCTGGAGATCAATTGGAATGGGACTCCATCTCGTTCAACCGATTCCATATAATATTTATACGCATCATAATTCTTTTCCAATTCCCGAACATAATCTATTTCTTCGTCCATTTTTCGCTGTTTTTCTTTATTGACTTCTATTTGTGCATTCAAACTCATAACTTCTTGTCCAACTTCATTGATTCTGGTTTCCACCATTCGCAATTTGCTCTCCCAATCATCTATTTTTGTTTGAACGATAAAGTTTTTTTGGATAATTTGTTTGTTGGTGTGATATAAAGAAATATTATTTTTAGTCTCTTCTATTTTTTTATTCAATAGTTGAAAATCTTTTTCAGATTGTATTATATTCGACTGAACCAAATTTATTTTGCTCTCCATATCCAAAAGTTCTTCTTTTAATCTATTGTATTCCGCATATTTTTCTTTGGTTTCTTTTTCAGATGCCAATTTGGTTTCAAAGTTTTTAAGTTTTTCCTCAAACCCCCGAACAACCAGTTTATCTCGATCAATATCTTCTTTTGTTTTAACTTTGCTTTTTATGAAGTTCTCATTTTCGGTACAACTGTCGCAAGAAGGATTGAAAACCAATTTTCCGAAATCTCCCAGTTGTTTCAACGCCGCATCTAACTTTATTTTATATTTATCATACGTGTGTTGAGTTTCGTCATTACTTCTTTCCATTTCCTGATACATCACATACTTATCAACGATGTTCGAATCAATCATATTTATTTTATTTATCAATCCACTCTTTTCTACTGACAAAGATTGCAAAGATAATTTTATATCATTCAATTGCATCTCTTTTTTCGGGAGCAGTTGGATATATTGTTCTAAATCGCTTTCTAATCTTTTAATGTCCGTGATAGAAATGTCAATCTTGATCAGATTTTTAGTGAGATTTTTTATTTCCTCATTTATTTGTTTGTATAGTACGTCGCACTCATTTTTTATTCTATTTTTGTTTTCATATTCTTTTTCCAATCGCGCCAATAAAACTGATATTTCCGCCAAATCCTTTCCAAAATCCCTTTTTTCAAAATCCTGAAGAACCATACTTATTTTTTTCATTTCGTCGTTCGCGATATTATATAAATCCTGGCACACAAACAAATCTAAGAATCTCATTAGCAAAATCTTCCTATCAACCTGCCGCATGGATATGAAATTATTTTTATCGGTTTGAGGCATCAGAGCGGTTAAAGAAAAATCATCAAAGTCGCCCAAATAATTTCGTATAACGATGTTTGTCGAGCTTCGTCTATCACTGTTCAGAGATATTTTATCACCGTCGTCTTTCATGTAAAAATTGACATCAACATTTACGTCGCCGTTTTTATTCTTTTTTCCAAGCCGTTTTAATACGAACTCTTTATCGTCAATCAAAAAATTCAGCTTTGAACTGAAATATGATTTTTTATTATTCAATACATTTATTGCTTTCCACGCTCTTGGCGACTTATCAAATATAGAAAAACACAACGATTCGATAACATTGCTTTTCCCGTATGTATTCGGCCCGAACAATCCAACTATGCCTCTTAATTTCGTAAAATCTATTTTATTATGATCCCCATAAGAAAACATATTCGAGAACTCAAAACTTTGCGGTTTCCAGACTATATTACGTTGTATATCCCTTTCGGGTAATTTCAGATTCATTTGTTCATTTAATTCAAATATACGATTCAGTAAATCTTCTTTAATATTATATTTTTTTTCTAAATATTCTTTAATCAGTTGATTCTGATAATTTATATCTCGTATGTCGCCGATATCGATTCGTTTGGATTGATTTGAAGTGGATTGTATTAAATCACCGACTCTCATCTCGATAATTTCTTCTATACATGGGTATTTCTGGCGAATCTTGGATATTATTTCGGCAACTTGCGTTACCGATGTATTTCGAATCATCAGACGAATTCTCGCCTTTGAAGGCAAATCACTAATATCTGGCATCGAATTGGAGTCAACAATAAGAGTCACGTAGCCATAATCATTTTTAATTTCTATAAATTCTGATTCTCTATTAGGAATATTCCATTTTAGTATGCCGTGCTTTAAATCCTCGCCAAAGCTTTGCTGCATTAGCGAACCGCAATATCCAACCGTCTTTTCTTTATTCAAATACTGATGCTTATGAATATCTCCCAGTATAACCATATCAAATTCGTCAAAAATCTCCATTTTTATTTTTTCACTGTGAAGGCGAAAACCGGTATCAGATATGGCCTGGTTCACGATTCCGTGATAAACCGCTATTTTATTATTTCCTAATATTTTATTGGCAGTAATATATTTACTGGGCGAGTCAAAAATTGACATTACACTGAGTTTGATGTCCGCAATTTCATATACATCAGAATTTTTCAAATAAAAAAGATTTTTATTATGTATATTTTTTATTACTGGACTAATGACATCCAGTCTAGTGGGATTTGCTAAATTACAGTCGTGGTTACCGGCGATTACTATGGTTGGAAGAATACCTGACATTTGTTTTAGGAACTCGAAAGTTAAATCAACTTGTTCAGGCGACATTTCCAATTTCGCATGCGCAATATCTCCCGCAATAATTGCGATAGCATTTTGCGTATCTTTTTTTATCACATCGTATAATCGCGCAAATACTTCCCGATACTCTCGATGTCGCCGTAAATTTCGGATATGAATATCCGCCATGTGAAATACGGTTTCTACTTTATCTAGCCCAACATCTAATCTCATACTACCCCAATCCCAACTTAAATTTCATCAAACTTTGAAAATCTATTTTAACAGAATTATTTTTTATTACTTCATTTATTTTTTCGAATCCGACTATCGATGGATCTTTTTCTCCTAACTTAACAATATAAACATACAACCCCTCCGATAATAATTTCTCGGTTATTTTAATCGAATTTTTTATCGCGTCTTTATCCAACGCGATATAAACCGCCGGCGGGTGTTCCATTACTATTTTTTCATATAACTTATCAGAAACGGTTTTTCCAAAAAGCGGAATGGCGTTCCTTTTTATGGCTATCGCGTCAAATACGCCTTCGCATAATATAATCTCACTTTGCCAGTTTATGAATAGATCAAACCCAATTACATTTCTCGACGCTGATGGATTTATATATTTTAGTTTAGTGTCTTCAAAAAATGCACGAGCGGTAAAATAATTTAATTTTCCACTATCATCAAACGATGGAACTATTATTCTATTTTTATATTTTCCTTCGGCACAAAATCCTATTTGATATTTTAATATATCGTGAAGAGTTACTCCCCGATTTTTCAAATATAATAATGCGTGTTTTCTTTCGATTATATTGTTTTTCGCCCAAAGCGGAATATATTCTTTTGGCAAGTTGACAACAATTGACGTTAATACGTCTTTGGAATCTGAATGGCGTCCAAAACTTTTTTCTCCGAGAATCTCTTTTAATAAACTTATCTGCTCGGGCGACGCATCAAATCTTTTGAACAGTGCGTAGAGACTTTTCCCCTTTGTTCCGTGTATATCCTGGCAGATCCAACAGTGCCACGATTGAAAAGTTTTATAGTTCGGATCTAGTTTTATTATCAGTTTTGGCTTATAGTGATTACATGCCGGGCAGTGAAAAAGGTATTCTCCGCGACCCTGTTTTCTACCATTTCCTAATAAAGATTCTAAAAGCGATAGTAACCTTGTTTCATCCATACATTATATTAGTTTGTCTTCTTCTTTAACTAACCTATTGATAATAAGTTCCATCAATTTCTCGAATTCTATTATCGCATAATTCTTTGAACGATTTCGATGAAAGACCACTAAAGGTATCCGATTTGGTTCGGAATTTTCTTCGGCTTGCTGAATAGCTTGCCATGTATTAAAAGACTTATTTTTAATATAAACAACATCAAAAATATTATTTATTTTTAATTCTTCGTTTATTGGATTCTCCAATTGCATTACTCCCTGCTTTTGACATATCATGTTTTTTTCCTTTTAATGCTAAACTTAATTTAATTTTTGTTTCTTCTTTGCATGGACTTCTTTTTCTTCCAATAGCTAGTTTTCTAATTTTATCCTTTGTTTCTTCGGTTTGTTTTCTTCCCTTGTTTAGTCCTGGGTGTTTCTTTCCATAATTACCGTTATTTCTGCCCACCTGCCTGTTTGGGTTTTTTCTATAATATTCTAATTGAGAATTTCTTATTTTGTTTTTGGTTTCTGCTGACCGTTTTTGGCCTAACATAGACTTTCTTTTCTTTTCTAATATCTCTAGTGTCTTGACTTCGCCGTATTTTTCGATATATGAAAGTCCTTTTTGCCACCTACTTTGTTTTTCTTTTGATTCGTTTTTATGTTTTTTTCCAAACATAGGATTTTTTTCACCGGTTCTATTTTCAGATTGTTTTTCTTTTATTTGTTTTGCTTTACTTTCACCAAAACATTCTTCATAAGTTTTACCTTCCATACCATTACCACCATGCCCACCATTAGCAATGTTGTAATTGCCAAATGTAATCGAACTATTAAATTTTTTTATATAATATTTTTCTTTTTTATCTAATTCCATTCTGTCTTTACATTCGCATAATAATTCAACTTTAAAATTATTTGTTCCATATTTTTTAATAGATTTATTTAATATTTTTCCAGACCCATAATAGTTTTTATCAAACTTCCCTCTCTTTTGTCCGATATAAATTTTATTATTAATTAAATTTATAGTTTTATAAATATATCCAATATACATAAAAATCTCTTCAAATGTTGAATTATTCTTAATATTTATAAATATAAAAAAGAAAAAATTATTTCATTAAATTTATTAAATCTTCTAAAGAAATAATAGCATAAGTTTTACTATAATTTTTTTTAAACACGACTAATGATATTCGTCCTTCAGAAGAATTTAGTTCAGATTGTTTTATTGCAGAATTTCTATTAAATTTTTCAACATTTTTACACTCTATCGCGAAAGGGATGACTTTCTTCGCTGCAGGTGAAAGTTTAATATCTACCCCCGATTCAGACATCATGGCCGGTTTTATATCTCCGGGTTCTAATTGAGAATATATTTTATAAAGGTATTCCGTAACTTCATTTTGCAAACGGACGCCTTTATTTTTGGCGGATCGAGGTTTCACAATTTAAGACCAGAATAAAAAACATATCAGATAATAAAGAAAATTGGCCGGTGGAATAAAAAGATTTCCGACTATGAGAACGGAAAAATATACTAAAAACGTTTTTATCGGAGACCATTCCCAGCCCTTTCTACCAAAAACTAATCGATTCCCGATAAATACAACAACGGCCATGATAAATGACATTATAAATAAAACTTTAAGCATAAATAAAACAACCATTGATATTCTCCTCCATTTTATATATTATACTCTTTTATATGAGAAAAGTTCCATTATAAATCTAATCTGACAACAATGGTAAGTGGTAAATCGGGGTCGTTTCGAACCGGCTGGGCAAGTTTGCCAATCGCTAATAGATTCAGATAGCTATCATATAAACCAACCGTAGTAACATATGGGGCGAAATTAGAACCAGTAACGAATCGGAGAGGTTCAGTAGTGTATAAGGAACGACTAACTCTTGCGCTCGGATTCATAGTCATATTAAATTCACCTTCTTTTACAATGCAAATTGCTTCTATTTCATGTATCTTTTCCGTTCCGCGAAATTTAACCGTATAAGTATTCGACCCAGTTCCAAAACTTAAATAATTATGGGGAGAAGAACCTGTATTCGTAATAACCATATTTCCGTGTTCATAAAAAACATTACCTAACGTATATGTCGCCTTGTTCGCGGCGAAACTTGCCGAACTGTCCGCATCATATAGATTTCCGTATCCGTCGTCCACCAGAGTAAATCCAACCGTTACGTCTTCCAGGTAAACCGATTTCGGTTTTATCGTATACCCAAAAAGATTTTGCGGAACCGAAATAACTTTACAACTATCGTGGAAATTTCTATACATCAATCCCTTTCCGCTTAATCCAAAGTTAAAATATGGTTCATAAAATTTATTGACTGACCACGAACCGGTTTCCGCCGGATTTGTATAAGAACCCGTATATTCAGAAAGACTGGTTAAATTATAATACAGATGTTTTACACTGTCATAAAGAGTTCTGTTATAAATGTCGCCCGAAGCGGTTGGTTCTAACCACCAATAGAATGCGGAATTCTCCACTTTCATCGCATACATTACTAGTGCGATACCATCGGCCTGAGTAAGTACCCATTCCTTGTATGCGTAAATTTCCCTATAACTAATATCGTCGCCAGATAATTCTTTGTATATCGCCATCTATAATATGTCCTTTTAGTATAAATATGTTAAAGAGAAATTATTTATCGAGCAAAATAAAAATGGTCGCGATTAAGCGACCATTTTTTTAATATTTCTTTTTAACTCTTACGTAACTTATTATTTTTATTGATGTTACCAATCCAATCTTACTTTTATCAGTGCCTCGCGATCAAAAGCTTTTAATATTGGTTGACTTATCTTCGCAACTGCTAATAGTTGGTTCGAATCATCATATAATCCAACCGTCGTAATATAAACTTTCGGATCCCCGATAAAAGTTGATATTTTTATTGAACCGTCAGAAGATGTATAAAACGTCGGGTTGTTACTAAAATTATATTCTCTATTTTTTACTCTAACAAAATATGTCGTAGAAGAAACGACTTCTTCGTTCCTTGCGGCGAAATACGAACCTGATTGAAGCATTCCAACAAGTTGCCGATGATTATTTTGCGCAGATCCAGAATCCGACGTAACAAAAGATAATCCGGCCAAATGCCCCGCCAAAGTTAATGGACTAAGAATTATAATTCCTCTATCAGGATAGAACAACCCAAATCCGCCCGGTGTTTCACTGGCCGCCGGTGTGAGCACTCCATTTGCAATACTACCGGTAACTACGTTATATCTTCTACCAGATACACCAGATAATTTATCAAAATTGTCGCCACTATCATCTATCAACTTTACAGTATTCGCACCATATTTTAACCACAATTCCCAGTTACCAGGATCCATTTTTTGTTTCAATCTTGCTCTATTGATGTTTATCGCTAAAATCTGATCACTGGAATAACTTCCCGCAAATGTAAATTTTGTATCTTCCGGATCCAATAAAATATTTCTATATTGCGCATAAATTGCTTTAGTAGGCTCTTTGGAAGTATTTTTGGTTGTTACGTTTGGATAACCGCCACCGTTGATTTCGCCGTATGCAACTGAAAATTGAACTTCCGCACTATCGTCAGTATTCGGATCTAAATTATAAACATCATAATACCAGTCGCCCGTGCTGCCAGATTGAGATGTTCCTATATAAAAATTGGCTAAACTTCCAGTGTCTCCACTCCACATTCCGGTTGTAACTCTTCGCGTCATATTATCTACCACATCATCAGTAGTAAAATGTGTATAGGTTTTCATTACTGTTGCCGTTGGTGTACCACCCGCTGCCCCCGCAACTCGGGTTTGAGATGGGTATCTTTGTAATATCAAATTTCTCGTAGCGGTATCCAACGCTGCCCACTCCGCCGCAGTTAGCACAGCCCCGGACATTAGTTGATTACCTCTAGCGGTGCCAACTACAGATCCCAAACCGGCTTTCATGAAATAATCATCTAATAAAGTTAAAAAATCAGTCGTCATTGCCATTTTTTAATCTCCTAAAGTTATGTTGCGGTTGAACCACCCGCGAAAATTCTATCCGTATATATCGTCACCGGAACTGTTCTAGTTACTCCCGTATCGTTTCCGATAATGGTTATAGAAGTTTGCACATAAGTTGTCGTATAAGGAGAAACATCTTTACTAATCAGTGTAAAAGATTTTCCAACTTTTACTATTGATTGATTAAGTTCGGTGTCACCCAAAAACGATGGAACTACGGCGACAACTGACTGGTTGGTTTGTTCTTTTACCTGCAAGTCCGCATAGTTTGAATTATGCAATATTGCGGTATACCCATATGCGTCGCCTTCGTAATATCTAGTTTTTGGCTGGATAACAACTTCGTCTCCCTGTTTTCCCAATTGAATTGATGCGAATCCAATTGTAAGAAGAGGCATTTTTGTTGTCGTTTTTGGTAGTGTAATAAGTTTATATCTCATTGTTTGAGTTTCATCGGGACACGCCTCTAAAACGGGCATCCCTTCAATCGCCGAACCATAATAGTCCGTTCCCAATGGATGCGATTCGTCCCACAAAGTATAATCAACTTCATCATCAGCCAAAGCAAATTTTGTTATGCCTAACTTGCCGCCTTTCGATAAAACCTCACGTCCCTTTTTTGTCAGTCATTTTGTTATCTTATTAGTTTTTTATCTAATAACTCTTACGATTTCTGTTTTTCGTAAGTTCGGCATATATTTTCAACCACTTGGGTTGTTGGACACTCTTGGAAAGATTATTGTTGGATCTCACTTTCTATGCTCTACACTACTTGTTCTACATTATCCCGAACAAGTTAGCACGGTGTTAGCATTTCAGCCTTTCACCGTTTTTGCCCAAATTATTACCCAGACATTGCTATCTGGGACGACACTACTTTATCGCCTCCACAACCGTGGTGGTGCTGGTTAAATATCCCATAAAGCATCTCCTCAACTTGTTTGGTCATCTTTTCAAAATTATTGTGTACTTTCGAATGACAACTTCTACATAAATAAATTAAATTATTCTCGTTATTATTTCTCTTATCTTTATCTATATGATGTAAGCACAAATCATTATTGATGGCGCATAATAAACACCCATTTTTTTGCCTTTCCAACAGATGTTCTCTAAATTCTTTATTATAAAATTCATCTCCATATCTATCATTTTTATTCGGATTCCATAGATAATGGTTTTCTCCAGACCATTTTCTTATCCGTTCATCATTAAACCTAGATTTATTTTTATTCCAAATATCAGGATATATTCCTAACATTTTTTTAATATTTTTCGTTTCGTTTGATTTGGAAACTATTTTATTATAAATATCATCCACTTCGGTTTTATTTCGTGTATTCACATAATGATTCTTTGATAAAATACCATTTTGAGATTGTTGTTTTTTAGTTTCTCTCATTTTATCCATTATATTATTAAAATATTTCGGATTTTCTTTTATCCAACGTTTTCTTCCTGCGGATATGTTTTTTATATGAGAATCTGATTTTTTAACTCCCTTTGTTACCGTTGATACAGATTTACTAATTTTACTAACTATCTTTTTATATTCTTCAGACTCTTTATTATATTTTAATTGCCAACTACCACCACCACTATGACCATATAAATATCTATTGGTTTCTTTAACAACTTCTTTCCCGCAACCACATTCACAAAGTCTCATGATATTCTTCCTTTTATCTTATCTATAAATATAAATATAATAAATTTATTTTATTCTACTAAAATTTTACTAGGCCCCATATCCGTTGTCATCAATCTATTCGGATTAGTATAAAATACTTCTACAGGTTCTTTTCCATCAATTGATGTTTCGGTAGTATTTAATGTCCCTGCGTAGTATAATCTATTTCTAAGACTTCTAGCTTCAGACGTCCACGAACCGGATGGAAACATATCCTGAATTGGATGAATCATTTCTATATACCCATCATAAATGATCGAATCTTCAAATGCAAAATTTATTGCGGAATTGTACTCTTCAAATGCTCCTTCATATGTTGGATCGATTTGAAGTATTTCGGATTCATACTTTGGAAGAGTTGAACTCATAGTACAGTAATTATTAACATAGATATTAGTTTCTTTATCTATTCTCTCATGCACTAAATCTCGCCATTTTATCTTATGGCGTTCCAATATGGTTGGTTCTATCAGAACTCCTATTACAGGTTTCGCCCGAGCAGGAATCAATGATCGCAGTTGATTAAAGAACGATGCGTCATAGTGTTTAAGAACGCGAATAAATTTATTAAAATCTGGGCGACTTTTATATTTTCTCCAGTACGCCAGTGACAACTCATCCAAATCATCGTATGAATCATTAAATCTGTCGCGAGGGTCGCCAATATATCCGCTTAAATCAAGTCCCGCATAAGTAGCTATTATGTCTCTGTTGATAGATTCTATGGGCGAAAAATAAATACCTAATTTCGGAGAATCCAATGGCGCTCTATCAAAAGAAGATTTTTCCACTCTTTTCGCCACACTTAAATGCCCATATTCTATTTCATTATCTTCTAACCTGATTTTAGTATTTATGTACCTGCCGCCCCCCATTTGTATAGTAAGAGCTGCAAATTCTTCTGTTCTCGGAGAATAACTAATGTGGCTACCAAAATTGGTAGCGGTTCCGACGGTCGTCCACGATTGATTTGCTTTTATGTCACTAACGGTCGTAGTTGTTGCGTGATTTACCGGATTGTCAAGTGAATATCGTAATACCAAATCATAATAGGTGCGAGTGGGCGTATTGGAATTATATGATTTTGGCCATCGCACATGATTATCAAATGCCGATTCCGAAAGAGCGGATTGATACAGTTTAAATTCTTGAAGCGAACCGGTAAATTGCACTCCCCACGTATAACCAGCATCTCCACCGATATAAAGAGTTGATGTATTAGTCCACGATGTAAGAATATTAGCATTGGTTGTTAAATTCGCCGATGAATGCCATATAATTCTGTCACTTTCCGCTTTCTTCACAAATAATTGAAGTTGGTTCGCCGCGGCGGATGCGCTATACCTAACCATAACAGAATTAAACTCATTATCATAATATCGGTATTTATCAGTTTTTATTGAACTCACTGTCGCGCCATTAGTAATAATAAATTCCACAGCTCCATATCCAGACCCAGAGTCTAAAAGTCTAATTGCCCAATCATCCGCAGAAACTAATGATTGCGTCGGCTTTCCGCGTCCTAATCCGACACTACTTATCGAATCGTAAAGTGTTGGAGCAGACGCAAAGCGAAACTCTATCGTATCCGGTTTTTTACTTTGAGTGAGATCGCTCCAGGAAAATGAAATACTCTGACTTCCTTCAAGATTTAATGCGTACACAAAATCATCAAATATATATGAAGATTTTTGGTCTATTTCAGAATAATCTCTAGGATCCGGGCCTCCATATTCACGAATTGTTAGCAAAGAAGTTGGAATTCCATAGCATGCTAATAATGCACGGATAGAACGTTCCGTTCCTTTGGTTTTTAATAGATATGATAAGTTATTTAATATTCTTCGCCAGATTTCCTTTGATACATTTTCATGGGACATATATTGATATTTATCACCACTGGAACCGCTCACTGACCCGACATAATAACTTCCCGTTGCATCATATCCAAACGCATATCTCCATAACTCCGAATTATCTCTACCATTAAATAAATCAAACCCTAAAGATTTGGCGACATGATAAGTTAAATCTTTCGCCATCCCTTCAAAAATAGATTCATCCCGATTATGGATTTTGGTTAAATGTTTTGTATATGCCCAAAACATATCAAAGTATTGCCCCATCATATAAATGAATGCAAGATAATCCCCGTTATTTTCGTCGACGGTCAGATAATCAGGAATATTGCTAACAAAGTTGTAAATATTATCCTTATCATATTCTTGCGCAATTGTTAATTGGTCTTCATACCAGGAAGTCACGTTTGAAGAAGTTAGCCGATATAAAATAAATGGCTTTGTTTTATTTTGCTTCGGCCATTCATTTATCGCGTTAGTCAAATATTTTCCAGTTATCGTAGAACCGGAATATTGCGATCCGGATGAATAATATAAATGCCGTTCATAGGAATCAAGCCCATTAACTAAAACTCTTTTTTTGTTTTCATAATTTCCGATACTGGAAGACGCGATTGCTGAGCCCGACGAGCTCGTATTTCGCACTTTCAGTATTTCTTCATTATATGCATCTATTAGTTCCATCTTGTACTTGAAGTTGGCGAGTCTTTCTTCCGCCGAACCAAAATGAACAAATTCAGAATAATCTCCATAATTTATATTTAACGAAATGTCGCCTACTTCCGGATTTGATGCGCTTATAAATTCGTCTAATAATGCCTGAGATGTTGACGGATATGTTGAAAGCAAAGTATCCCACGTCTCATATCCAGTTGAACGTCCCGTTATTCCTGCAACATTTATATCCCAGTTGGCCGGTTCAAGGATCAGATAATCTTCTTCTCTTTCGGCTTCGAGTAAAAATGCTTTTTCTATAATGGAATAAGTTATTTTTTTAGAAACCCATAATTGATCGTTTTCTTTAAAATCTTGCGGAAGAGGCTCGTATAATTTTAATACTATTGAATTGGGATATTCTGGGTATTTTACAGAATCCTGCGCCCAATTTACTATAAAATAATTTTTACTATTTCCAAAGTTAATATAAAAGTCCGCCGACCTATTCGAAGGACTATAAAAAACAAGGGTTTTGATAAATTCTTCCCACCGAATATAAACACGCATCGTTGTACCAGACTGATCAAATCCTTCGCCAAAAACAATAGTGAATACTTTTTCGGCGACACTTGACAATCTTTGTTGATCTTCATACTGAAGAATATCTTTCGCTTCTTTTTTTGCATTATTGTAAACTTGATTAATTGTTTCTCCGACCAACGTAGTAAATTTTGCAGATAATTCTTCGTATTCAGAAGATTCGACATCCGAGAAAAAATCTTTTGCGGTGTATGTGTTTAATTTATTTCCAAACAATCTTGCGAAAGATTTTGTTAGTATTCCATTTCTTCCAAAATTAACAAAGTCAGAATTAAATTGAATATTATTATTTTCATCCGTTGTTTTTACTGGTAATACTCTAATTTCTTTTCGCGATGGAGAAATTTCTTCTATAAAAAGTTTATTATCGTTAAACCCACCCAAACTATTTCTGAAAAATTCGTATACTACTCGATATTGCCCACGTTGGAAGCCGAATAAACGTAAATCGTTCCCGGGTTTTAAGATTATTTTATTTGGCGAAACTTTGTCATACATTTCATAGGGAGGGGGAACAATCGCCCACTGAAGAAAATTATCGTCCATATCATAGACGGATAACTCTACAGTATCTTTTCCATCGGAATAATTATAGGTTTCTTCGCTATCCTTATTGAAATAAAATAAAGTTAGGTCTTTTGTGTCAATTCGCTCGCCACGAACCTGACCAACGGATTCTTTTATTTCATTATAATTTTTAAAGTCTTTTATCATTGTTTATTACCCAACATCTTTAATAAGAGTGCTTCCACCACCACCGGTATTGCCTTTGTCTTCATCGTCAATAACTATGGCTCCAGATCCGCCATCCCCAGTATCTTTAATTTCAGTATCTATAATAAATCCTGCCAGTATTTCAATATTAAGCTCGGTTAGTGATATTTCCAACGCAGAACTTGTGCTTATAAGATTATATTTTCCAGCATCATTTTTTCTATACCATCCAACAAAAGTTCCATATAAAAAGTTTTCTTTAATGAATGTTATTTGTAACTTATTTCCAATATCCGTCTTTATTATAATAGGAATTGAATTATTAACATCTTCTTTAATAAGTTGTGTTCCTTTCAATATCTTATATGTAAACCAATCATCTACCGGAAAAGAAGGATCTTCTGACCTAACCCCGCTAACTCCATAAACATCGGCGACATCTCCGATGTGAACTTTTGTAACAGATTGTGCTGGAAATTGCTCTTGTGGTGATTCATCCTTATATCCAGACGCAATTATATACTGATTCGCATCTTCTAAATATTGAAGTTCAGGTCTATATCCCTTTCTGGGAACAAAATAAAATCTAATCTTTTTTTCTTCCGATACTTTTTCCCACTTTGATAATGTTTTATCAAATAACCACCACCCAATCCAATTTGTCGCGGAATTTACCAATTCCAGAATAACGTCATATTTACTATTATCTGCCGGAAAAGGCTTCCCCCGTTTATCCGTTCGAATGAAGCGGTCTGTTAAAATGTCCCCTTCCGAATATATTGCGTCAGTATTCCTATCGACTATATAATATTTTATTTCTACCATTGGTTTTACTGTTGTTTCAGTAACAACCTTTAAATTTATAGTATCATATATCAACGATGTTAGTAATAAAGACATAACAGAAGTAGATTCTGAAAATTGACCATAATCAGGAAGATTTGTTATGACCGTCGGGAATCTTGGGTCTTTTTCGCCAGTACCGCCGCCTCCGCCATCTCCCCAAGTAGCTTTTATTTCGGCCAGTAACTTTTTTAATCTTTCTATTTCATCCAACAATCTTTGTCTCTCACTTACCGGAAAAAAAGCGGTTGGGTCTTTAGCATTTATAAGCGCTTCAACGGATTTATCTCCATAATTCGGTATAGAATCTTTTATCTTCGCGTAAAGCGCGAATAACTCATTTATCAATTCCAACATAGTTTTTTGCGATTTATACAGTTCTCGCAATTCCAAATCCAGAACTTTAGTCATTTCTTTATAGTCATAAATCCTGCGAAATAATTCGACCGACACAAACTGGTTTGCGCTGACAATATTTTTTTGTTCGTTATATTTGTCCTCGTAGAGCAAAATATTTCCAATATTATCTCTTAAAGTAGGCACCTTTCCATGCAAAATACTGATTGTATTTCCACTGCTGATAGTCTGTTCTTGCTGAGATAATTGACCGGAATCCATTCCCAGAGAATCTTGTTGTTTTTTAATTTCGGAATGCCACTTTGCCATTGTATTACCTTATTACTTTAAAAGTATATTTTTCGTCATAAATCGTTTCAACATTATTACTTTGCGAAACCTTGAATAATATTCTGTAGAATCTCTCGGGCTCAACGCCATTCAAATATAAATTAAAATAACTCCCCGTTGAATCTACAGATATCTGACTATAATCAGAAAACGGAATGACTTCTTCTTCAGTCCACGCATCCCTAATCGAATAATAAGAAGTTATCGGTAAAAAACTTTCATCTCTATTATATGACCAACTACCAGTCGTATATGTCTTTTTCGGGTATCTTTCTCTTGCACGTATTCTAAATCTGACCTTTGAATCCTGTCGGTATTTATCTAGCATATTAGTTAGGTGAATAACAAAATCTTCGCCGCCTATCGCGAACATTGTTTGAGTTGACGTACTATTAGTTGTATATCCAGTAATACTGGAGCTTAAATATGTATAATTTGCGGTAACCGCAGTAAAACTCTGACTATAATAATATCCACCTCCCGGAACATATGTCCATACAGCGTCGCTCGAAGTTGCGGCGGCAATAGAATATGAAACATTTGCAGCATTTGATGCGGAAAAATCGCTGCCCAAACTCGCGGTGTAAAAATCCGTAACGGTTGTGGCCGCAGATACTAAACTATAACTTATGATAGTATTACTTCCGCTCGTATATGTATATCCTAAATATGTTGAACTAGTTACGAAACTAGAACTATGATATAATCCGACGCTCCCAGTCCATGAATAAATCGAGTGTGTCGCATAATAATAACTCTCTTTATACCAGGTAGTAGAATCGTCACTTTGAGTAAAATATCCGAAGTTATATCCTATTCCGCTTCCGGTGTAAGAAGTAGCAACAGTATATGAAATTACAGGATTATACGACATGGAAAGAATAGACGTTGCTTCAGAATAACTATAACTTACAGTTGTTCTCGGGCTATTTGAAAAATCTTTCCAAATGGCTTCCAATCTTGGGCGATAAATTGTATTGGTCTCGTTGGAATAAAATCGAATAGTTCCCTGGTTCAAATCATTCCGTTCGTCCGTAACAGTTCTTCTAATTAAAAATCCATAATTAGGAATGTCGCCTCTAAGCCATGCTAGAACTGTATTAGTTACGTCCATATACAAATCCGTAGTCTGAAATTCAAATGATTGCGACGATTCATATATTCCATATCCAGACCCGGATAGATAATCACTTCCAGTTGTTACCCACGTACTACCAGTAATTCCGGATATAGTAACTCCATCTCGTATTTCCCAACTAACACCGGTCTTGGTTGCGGGAACGCTCGACCGTTTCCCATTTCCCATTTCCCACGATTGAGATACCGGATATGCGCAGATAGTATATGAAAATGGTATTTCCAATGCTTCCGCCGTATACATATTCAAATAAAATTTCATACCACTTCCAGATAATTCGCCCGATGCAAAAGAAGATGAGTAATCATCCAAATCAAATTCAATCAGAATTCTGGAATTATACGGCGCATCATCGTAGCTATGAACTATTTGTTTTTGTAATTCTACCAGTTGGTCAAGCCCCGTATTCATATGAATACTGTCTTCATAAATCGTACTATCTTTTTTAGCAAACAAAAAATAATGCGCCATTAATTTGCTCCCATTTTCTTTTTTAGTTTTCGCCACGAAAGTATGTCCCGAACATCAATCACCGTTGATTGTGTCGGGTACGCGCCCATAACATTGGTCAACACTACAAATTTGTTCCCCCGCGTATCGTTAAAAAACTTTTCCAGTTGCCCTCCAATTTTTTCAAATTTTGGATTACCGGTTTCGAATTCGTAGAATCCACCTTCTTCGAAATCTTCTTCTTCCACCATCAAATTTTTTAACTGCGTCATTTCAGTTCTCTCCTTATAGAGCCCTTCCTATTATATCACTATTTGTAAATTTAATACAAAAAATACTCGGATCTAAACTCGGATAAATTATATTGTCTTTTGTCGCCGATTTCATATCATAAAAGTTTCCGGAATATCCATCAGATGTTTTATAACGATTTTCTATTTGAATATTAGTTACTGCTTGAACTCCTTCTACCGAAAACAACTCTGTATGAATGTCGGATATAATAATTGGCTGATTAAATTGCCATTTATCCAAGTTAAAAAAGTCTTTCATTTTCTGAACGCAATTTAGCAAAACCTCTCTTTTATTATAATTTTTGAAAACAACTATATCAAATAGTACGGCAATATTTACTATAAATCCGTCTTTAATATTTATTGCATCCGTTAACATTCGGTATTGGGACAAATATGTTTTCAAATTTGTTTTTACCGCTTTATTCGCCGTGGTCAGTGTTTTAGCGTTGTTATATCCCAACACATATAAATTTATCGCGAGTGGATTCGCAACTCTACTATTTCCACTACCAAATCCAGAGGTATCTGGCGACAAACTCAACTGATCATCCTGAACAACATAAGCTTTCGCAATAGACCCGTATTTAGCGGGCATAGAATATACCCGACTAATAAAATCTTCTTTGTTTACCATTCTAAGTTGCGTTGGAAATTCCGCTAAAGCATTATACCTAACTTCTTCAACAGTGTCGCCGTCTCTCCCGCCGACCGCCGCGATTGGATTGTTCACCGCTAAAGAAGATTCTACTTGAGACAATACAGATGCGTTTAGTGCATCATCGTCAATTGAAAATACCACGTCCTTAACCTTTGTCAGAGAGTTCTGATTCACGTTTGACTTCAATCCCCCACCCGCGACATACTTGATAGTGATAGTTGTATTATGAGGCGACTGCCCATACGTTCTAGTATGCAAAAAATTGGCGGGATCTATTGGGTTATCAGAAAACTCCACCGACCCGAACACGTTTGAACCGATGTTGGTTGGGTTCGGAATAATCAACTCGTCGGGATTATCAGATACGCCAGACCCGAATTGTACCTCTACTTTTTTATCACTTAAAATACGAGAAGTAAAACGTCGAGCGGACTTCTGAAGTTTTAATAAATACGGAGTTTCATTGCCATATTGCGCTAAATCGGTTTCGTTGGCCGCAATATTTTGAATGTCAGTAAAAACAGTATCCTGCGCGAGATACGGGACGTGATACCATTTGTTCCCATCAGAATCAGTCCCATACAATATTTCAATTATATTATCGTCGGCTATCGTTCTCTTTGCAAATTCTACCGGATCTGTAAATGATAACTCCGTTTCTTTTATTTCTCCCGCCGCCGCATCAACTGATTTTTTCAGAACAAAAAATGTTGGATTTCCGCTGCCATCCACTTCATATACCGCGGCACTAGTTGGATTTTCCGAACTGGAATACGCAAAGTTTATATCTTCAACGGTTCGAAATATAACAGTATTATCATCTTCGCTAGAAACTTGCATCCCGGAATTAACTATTAGCGCATATCTATAATCAGGGGCAGAACTACCACCCGTTCCCGCCGCCGGAACTATTTGATAAACATCTAAGGTTACTAACGCCGGATACGATAAACTCGGTCGATACCCCAACGACTGCGCAATTGCATAAATGTTTTGATTCTCTTCCGCATAATACAACAAACTTTCTTTTAACGCGCTATCTATGTAATAACTTAGCACGTCGCCAACGTAAGACGCCATTTCAATAAACATTTGCCCGACTGAAGCTTCGTTAAAATTTCTGTAAGTGGTAGGGTAATAAACTTTCGCGAAGTCCATCAAATTTTGTCTTAATGTTGAGAAGTCCCTTCCTAAATATCGTATTTCTTTATTTTTTGTTATTTCGGCCATTCAATTTCTCCGATTATTTTTTCTTTTTTGCTTTCTTAACCATATCTTCATACGGCGTTAATACTTTTCCGGCCGGAAGTGGGTGCCATTTCATCCCCTCAACACTTTTCACGGTTCCATATGGCATATGAGTTCGTTCATGCCAAGTCATTTCAACGAAATCTTCAGTACCATCTTTATATCTTACCGCATAAAGAACTTTTTCTTTTTCTTCATATATTTTACTCATTTCAAGCAATTTCATTATACTTATAGGCATTATCTTATTCCTCGTCTATCCATTTCTGCTCTGACGGACGCCATACATAGTCGCCCATGAAATGCCAGATCTCCCCGGTGTCTTCCATATTTCTCTTCATAAACGTCTTTTATATAATATATTTGTGCCTTCAAGTCTTCGTCCGACAAAGAATCGAGTTTTTCTTCATAGTGGGGATCATATACTGATACATATTTGAATTTTTCATGGTTGTTTTTGTCTACATATATTGTTTTCCACTCATTTATTTTTTTTGTCTCCGATGTATTTTCTTTCAGCGGTTTTAAATCTTTTGGCTTAAACCAAGAAATAGTTCGTTTTTCGTCATAAACATATAACGAAAATAAATTTTTCATGTCTTGACCACCACCATATTTTTCATAATACGTTCCTATTATTTTCGCTTTCCTTCCTTTATTTACGCCCGTTACTATCAGAACGGCATCCCCTCTTTTAAATTTTTGGCGAGAAGGCATTATTTCAAATAATTTTTTTAATTTAATCATATGTTATCTCCATCAAATTAAACCTGAAATACAATTTGAATTTCGTCGTATAGTTTTAAATCCCTTTTCAACCCAAAACTAATAGCGATTTTTATTTTATTGCTGTCTATATTTTCCTGGGACGCGTCCACGTCAATATTAAATATTTCGACATACGGAAGCCAGGTTTTTATTGCTTCCTCAACGTCCTGTTTTATCTTCGGCCCCAAATCGTATGTGTTCTGATCAAACAAGCGATTATAAATATCCGTTCCGAAATCGGGTTGCATAACTCTTTCTCCTTTTTTAGTCAGAAGAAGATTTAACAGATTAGATTTCGCCTCTTCTAAAGAAGAAAAAGTTTGCTGAAAATAGCCGGTGTTGCCCATAGCAATCGGTATTCTTATTCCTATCGGAATCGCCATTATCTAACTCCCGCCGCTTTAATACCTTTAGCCTTCTCGTCCGCCTTTTTTAATATACTTTTATAATTTTTGGATAAGTTCAGTATTACAGTATTAGGAACCGCTGACAAATTTAATGGTTCACCTTCCGGCCCGACCGTTGGTAAAAGTATTTTTTCTGGCACTTCTTGACTAACCATTTGTTTTTTCGACGCAATTTCGTTTCCTCTCGATAAATTTTTAACTTGCGCAGGAAGAGTCGCAAGATTTTGAGTATTTAACCTTATTTCGGCTTGTTCGTTCATCGCACCCAAAACCATATCAGGCCGATATCCAGTTCCGGTAACAACCTCTTCCGCCGTTTTATTTAGTATGTCGTAAATAGTTCCTTTTTTAGTGAACGGTTTTTTTATCAGAACAGGTTCTTTCGACTCGGCAATTTCTTCTTCTTGCAATATCTTGGTTAAAGAATAATTATTTTCTTCGCCGTTTCCGAGAACATTTTTGGAAGATTTTTCTAGAATCAAATGTAATTGTTTTTTAATCGTCTCTTTTATCAACGGGCGAATTTCTTCTAAAAACAATTTTCGTAATTCGTTTCTAACCACTTTGGAAATCATTAGTTCAAATTGTTTTTTATCCATAGTTATTTCACCTCCGCAATCCATTTATTTATTTTTATAATTGCATCATCTACACTTTTCGCCCGAACTTTTCTAAATCTTTTCTTTGCGCCCATAAATTGATGGATCAACTCGATGTCCCCGTCGTTTTCAAAATGTAACTTTACATACCTAGAATTATTTACGATACCATTTCCCCATTGGTCTTCTCTATCCAAAGAGAAATTTATTAAAATCGATACGTGACTTTCGCCACCTAATGTGGAATGATATACTTTAGCATACGGCGCATTTATCTTTTTCTGTAATTCTTCAACCGCACTATTTACCGTGGTAATGTCGAAAACTTTACTGTCGTTGGCTTCCATCAAAGAATTTTTTCTCAGTAGTTTTTGCCATTGCTTTAAATCCATTCTATTTCTCCCATTCTTTTATTTCTATGAATTTGCAACCCAAGTATTCAACTATTTCTTGCTATCATCCATATCCCCCCCATAAAAATGGTGTCGGAATCGGCGCACCAGACGGTGTGGGCACTAGCGCAGTCGTGATTCCCGATAATGTTGATAAATGTTGTCTAAAAAATTTTATTAAATTATTTATAAATTCACTCTTATTTTGCGTGCCGTCTTTTCGCATACTGAGTATCGGAATCGGAGTTCCCGGCGAAGTAACCATATTGGAAACTACACCAACCGTTCCCGGTGGCGGAACTAACAGTGCTAAACTTGCACCACTCCAAAATTGTATCAGTCCATTAGAGATCCCAGTTCCCATCAAAGTCGGCACCATTTCGCCCATCGTTAAATTTTTTAATTGTTTAAATAGCGTTTTCAACGCGCTCTTCAATCCGGGAGAGTTATACGATGTCACCATATTTCCATACATCATATCCACTCCCATTAAAACGGCTATTTCGTATTGTGTCGCCAGAAAATCCGCTGCGTCGTCTTCCTTTTGGGCGACAAAATTGTCAAAATACATCTGTAAATTATTTCCAAAAGTGTTCCAGTTTATAGCCACTATCTTTTCCCATTTAAAAAATCGGTTTCGCATTGATCTAATTCTCGTTGAGTTTTTGGATCAACCTTCTTCAAATAATTCAGAAATTCAGAATAATCTTTTGGTAAATAAATCGTTGTCGGTGGGCGACCCGCGCTCGTTTTCAATGCATATTTCGGAAAAATTATTCCGTACGGGCTGCCGGTTTTATACTTAACGTTAATTGGTCTTATAAGTTTTTCCCAATCGGTTCCTTCGTTAATAATCGTCCGAATCATTTCCCTAAGTTCTGATTTTTTCATTTTTATTTCTCTCTCTTATAATGTGTAATTTTGTTGAGACAATGCTTGTTCCAATTTCTGTTTTATGCTAATAAATTGCGAAGTGTTGATAGGTGGCCCGGAAGGCCCGGTTCCTGTTGGCACTGTTAACTTCGTAATCGCATCTATCAATTCTTCCAGCAATTTTTTTAATGTCGTTCCTAATACTACTTGCTCTTTTGCGTCTTTGCTACCCAAATAAATCTGGGGAGTGTTGACTATCACCTTATTGGAACTATTTATTATCGTTTCGCCGACGGCGTCTATCGTAAAAATTCCGGAACTGACTAAATTTATCGCCTTTTTGGCGAAACCCATTATCTCATTCTGTCTTGCATTTAAAACGACTCTGTCGCTATTAATAAATAGTTGATTGCCGATAAATGTTGGTGGTTTATTCGGATAAAACTGTAAATGAACATCCGAATCCAATGTCGCAGGATTAAACCCGATTTCTTCATCAGATGTAATCCACAATGAATTCGGGTCGTCATTTATATTTTCCTCTATCAGCGCTAAAAACTTATTCGGGACTTCCTCCGGATGCCCGACTTTTATTTTCATATTCGGAAGATGGGTTTTAGGATTCGAACCGAACTTAATTGACTGACCGAATCGCCCTTCGTAAATGATGTCACCTTCAAACGGTTTTATCGGTTTAATATTTTTATTGGTAGAAAATATTTTTCCTAAAGAAAATGCGGATTGATCGTTTTTTTTATTTGGAGACCCCGATGTAGAGATTTCGTTGTATTCTTTAGCACTTCCTTTCCCACCGCTACCTTTAGTCTGCAAAGACGGCAAGCTGACTCCGGGGTAAGAGTTTTCGTTTGGATTATTAAATATATTCATTCTCTGAGTATAATATAAATCTCCCAGATAATTTACTGCAATAACAACTTCGTGCACTAAAGGATAACTTTTAATATTGGAATCTAATGGTTTTGCGTAAGTTAAAACTTCCGAGCTCATCCCATTTTGACTGGTAACAAACCTAACTTTCGCCTTTCCTATGTCGCGATAATCTTTAAATTGCGGATGGTTTTCGTCCAGAATAATATCGAGAACTTCCGCTGGCTCTAACTCGTAAAACTCTATTTGAGATGCATTTGCTCCACGACCTGGAGAAGATTCCGCCGACAGTAATCCGAACCGTTGATTGAATTGAGAAGACCCTTTGTTTTTTTCTTTATATATGGCCACCGTTATTCTCCAGTACTACCACTAAATGAACTTGAAAACTCCGATTTAAATCTTTCAAGACTATCGCTTATCACTTTTAATTTTTTGTCTTCGTTTTTCTTTTCTTCTTCATAACTTTTTACTTCTGATAACAATTGTTCTTTCTCATGTTCTGTCAGCAACCCAACATCCGTAACACTCTTTTTATCTTCCCGAATTAACCTTTGAACTATATCCGCTAACTTAACCAGATGCTCATCATTTTTAACACCGACTTCCAGATATTCTTTTATCAATGGAACTATTACCGCCGCGTCACTTAAATGTTTCACAAATGGCGTTAATTGTTTAATCAATTCGTTTATTTGCCCCTTTGTTTTAGAAGAATTTTTGTATATGTCCTCAAATAACCCGCTTAAACTTTTACCATTAAACAATTCGTATAATTTTTTATCGTCCATATTTAACTCCCTAAATCTGTATTCATTTATAAATATAAAAGTTTTCGTTTATTAAATAAAAAAGGCCCGTATTTTAACGAGCCTGATTTATTTACCGAAACCATCTATGCACTGGATGCTTCATAGTACCGGATTTCAGTCAAAGAAAGTCATCCAAACATTCATCAACGTCGAATATTCCAACAGTGTTATATTTATTCAGCAATATTTCGTTGTGTTCTTTCATCTTATTTACTACGGCGGTTATGTATTGCGTTCTAAGACCCGTCATTTCCCGTATTAAAAGATATAATGCTTTTTTATTATAATTTTCTATATTTTGCGACATTCTAAATAAATTTAAAACGGCATCCGCTATCATAATCTCCTGTCGTTTAGTGAAAACTTTGCTAAGATTGTTTTCCCAATATTCTATCATCAGTCGAACAAATTCCGGTATATCATCATTTGCTAATCGTTCTTGCGCTTCATCTACAATATCAACGGTATGGTCAGGATTAATCTGATCAATTCTTTGTTGAATTTTTTTATATTTGTATTGTTCGTTGTTTCCGAGTATTAAATAATTTTTCGCCAAAATGGAAAAATAAGAAAATGCTTTGCCTTTGTTTTGGTCGTATTTGTTTATATTTAAAACTAAAAAGGATACCACGTCAAATTGTAAGTTTTCTTCCACTTCTTTAAAATATGGGAATTTGAATCTGTTGATAACGTTTTCGGCCAATTTATTAAACGATTTCGATATTTTGTTTTTATAAATATTCGATTTAACTTTTACGCAAGTTTCTGTATTATAAGAAACTATTGCGTCCTCGGTTTCCTGAGTAAAATAATTTTTATTTTTCAAATCCACGTCTCCCCCAATCCAAGAATGCGCATATTATTATAGTCGCGTATGTTAAAAATATTATTAAGGAGAGTTTAAGGTTTAAAGTTATCGGTGTGTTAAAAGTTTAAAATTTATTTATGGTGTAGATTGTGAGCCTTTTTGTATATCTTCTATTTCTATATTAGGATTTTTCCGTTTCAATATTCTTTTTTTAATTTCTCGCTCCCGAGCATACATCACAGGCGAAAGAATTTCCTGTTTTTCTTTTTCCCCTTCTTCGATAATTCCGTATACAGACAACCTTTTCAGTATAGAATACATCGCCTGATAAAAAAATCCGACTTCGTCATCGGATCTAAAAGTTCCGGCAGCATCTATGTTATTCAATTCCTGGTCTACTGTTTGAACTGTTTTTGCAAATCCGTCAATCCACGTTTCATATGTTTCAATGTAATCTTCATATCGTATGACCTGTAAATACAGATTCTTAATAACAAATGCCATTATTATAATACACAAAAATAAAAATAATATAATAAAAAGTTCCATATTGTTATTCTTCCATTTTTTTATCATTATTAAATTCGCCGAATATCTTATTAAAGTCATCAATCGAAAGCGCATTTGGTTCGGCGCTCTTAAATGATTGTTCCAATGTTTTTTTCGGCTTATTTACTTTCTTTTGATATGTGTCGCCATTTATTCCTTTCAGGAATTTTTGCCCATCCAGACTATTCTCCCACTCATAATATTCCTTCTTAAACGCCATCATATCCGCCCAATGCGCAATATATGGGAGCATCGATCTTAATCTATATTTTGGTTCGTATGTAACAAGGTATGCTTTATTGCCTTCGTCGTAAAGACCATCGTGGAGTTTTATAGATACAAATTCATTTTCAGTCATTTTTATCCCGAAATGTTGTAATAAAAATATTGACCTATCCTGAGTTTTCATATATGGTAGTTCCTCAGTAAAATCAAATTGTGTTCCCTTTTTAATTTTCCAATCATCCGTCGCAGGAATATAATACTCGTAATCCAAATTCCCTATTTTCCCCAGGTCATGATTCAACGTAACAAAGTTTAATTCCTCGTCGGTATAATTCTTGACTCCGCTAAACGAACTCCACAAGTCAGAGACCTTTTTTCCCGCCTCAATAACATTCAGAACGTGATATACATATCCACCCACGAAACACGAGTGAAAGTTGACTCTATTCGATGCTGGCGACAAGGCGACTCTCTCTGAAAAGGTATCGTATAGTTTCAATAACCTTTCTCGTCTTTCGCCGTTAAATGTGTTATCAATAAAGTTAATTATTCGTTGATAATTATCTTGTATTTGTTGTTCGGTTAACATAAATGCCTCTTCCCTTTTTAATCGACTTTAATTATTTATACTAAAAAAAAGGAATAAAGTTCCCTAATATACAATAAATATAAATATTTAAATAATTAAAATAAAAAAGGGCAGTTAATGCCCTTTGAAATTCGTTATCCTTTGTTTTCCAGTCGTTTCTTATACTTCACATATACTTTGTTCAGTGCGTCAGCCTGTTTTTGAGTAAAAATGTTTTTATTAACCGCTCCATTATAAACACTCAACACAAACCAGTATGCGGAAAATCTTGGTGCGGCGGGGTGAGTTATTCCATCCACTTTGCAAACCAAATCCAATATCATCTTTATTTTTGGAATGGTAACTTCAGTAAAATGTTTTAAATGGTCGCCGAACTTGGAAACGTCGCCATGTTTAGTCATAAACCTATCGCGAACTCGAACCAGCGCGTTTACCATATTTATCGTAAATGGACGACTCCCAGTATCGAGAATGGCTTTCATATCGCGAACAAAACTATTTGCGGAAAGATAATTTTCCGGTAAACCATTCGTCCAATCAATCAGGTTTTTATATTTGATAGCGTATTCGGCTTTTCTACGGCTAGCGGCTGCGTCTTCTTTAAGTTGTTTTATACTGGTCGATGCGGAATTATATCCGGCCCAACGAGTTCCCAACACTAAAGTCAGGCAATCCATACCGATTTCATGTTTTATCGCCTTACCTATCGTATCAGACGCGCTTCCAAACCCATCAATCACGGCGACATACTGAAGATTATTACCGCAAAATTCGCACTTGGTCGCTTTATTGTGACGATGAAGCGAATCGTAACATTCGTTTAACTTGAAATCGTACTTACCGGCAAGTTCTTTTATGTCGGTGTGCCAGCGTTTTGAAACATTATTCTTATTCATACTTTAAAACCTTTTTATTATCAATATAATATAACCAAAAGAAACGTTTCAGTCAACTGGTATTTTCAACTATCTTTGGAATGGTGTACAAGTGTTCACCTACTAGCCGGGGTTCTTCTGGTCGTAAAATTCCTTTAGCACCGCATAATACACTTCCGAATCAATTTTATACATCAGAACGTTCCGATAAAAAAAGGATTTTTGCCCAGGAGTCAGCAAGATGTCTATCCACTGAGTATACCGTTCATTCATAGTATCTCTGACCTGATAAATCCCATCATAACTTCCACTCGGAGTTCCCTTGATTAAAACGAAATCTCCGAATCGTATGTCGCCGCCCCATCTCTTGAGCAAGTCTCTGGACAATGCAACATAGTGATAATCACCGGCAGTTTTTATATCAAATACCGTTCCGTCGGCGGTAATATTTGGAGTGTCATCCGTTTGTGATTTAAGTGGGTGATAACCGGTCAATTTCGTTTTATAAACTTTTTCGCTGAACAGATGCTTAACGAAATGTTTAACCTGCTCTTTCTTGTCGTACATATTATTTATAACCGAATCTTGTTCCTGTGAATAATGCGCTAACTCAGCATATTTGTTTTTCAGTTCGCCGTACATAAGTTGTTTTTCATACAACTCGTTTTTCAACACTGCACCCTGAGCGACCATAAATAAAAATAAAATAAAAAAAATTCCAAGTACAAATTTCATCATATCAATATCCGTCAAACTTTTATACCATGTCCTAATTAAACAAATTTTACTTAGAAAATAGTATTCAATTTTGGCAAATGCGTTCATTCTAACTCTCCCGAAGCAATTAAACTTACCAACAACTAAAAAACGGCAAAAAAATAGGCATCATAACGGATTAAAACCTGTATCTTCGCCTCTTTTGGCGACGTGCTGACTTGCACCAATGATGTCTACCTGTTAGTCTATGCGTCCCTGACTATTAACTATCTTTACTATTTCGCGAACCTCGTTTTTTTCTCTTTTCCTTTTTCTTCTCCTATTCATTTTTTTTTCATACAACATTAATCTGCATATTCCGTGATGGTCACAAGAAACGGAATGATGATGTTTAAAAAACCCATATCCATTTCCATCATTTTCATCTGACGTATAAAGAGTTCTATTTTCGTCTTCGTCTTTTTTATACGCCCAATACCAGCCCATTATTTTCCACAATTTTCGCCGAGAATCTAATTTAGCTTTTTCTTTTGGTCGTAGTCTCAATCAATTCTCCCAATACAATTAGTGGAGTCGGCGGGGAATCGAACCCCGCGTCCGAAATAGTTCCAAAATCAACATCTACAATTATAGTTTGTTTTTATTTTATATCGCGAAAACAAACAAAACATGATAACAACTTTCTTTTAATTCTATGTTGTGAAAGAATGGAGGCCTGACCGAATGGTCATTCCGGCTACCAGTTGATATGACACCGCTTTTCCCACTATCAACGTCATGGAGCGATGGCGACTTAAATAGTTTTAAGCCGCGTAGGCAAGTGAATAGTTGCCATTTATTTTTGTTTTTGGTTTTTAACGTCACCCCGACGAATTGCAGTTAATCTTCTACCTACCCCGTCGAATCCGTGCGACCCCAATGTAGTAACAACATCATCATGGCTCAGAAACTTTGTTGATTGAGCATCTTTAGCACCCGAATACCATCTATCTCTACTACCGAGTGCGTTTTCAAACGCGTTTAAACACGCCATTAAATATTTCGCCAGAATAAAATCTGGAGTGTTCGAACCGTTTTCAATACTGTTTCTGTTAATTAAAGTTTCCAATTCTTTCATAAATTTTGTTTTCGCCATTGTTTTCATTTCCTTTTAATAAATATACGCAAATTTTATTAATATACTTTATTTTAACAGTAAATGTGGTTGCGCTTCAATTTGCCCAGCGGAAGTAACTCTTACGAAATCAACTTTTGCGCGAAATTCGTCTAAAGTTCTGGCACCGACATAACTCATGGAAGACTTTAATCCGTCCGTAATAGCCTTTATTATTCGTTCCACCTTGCCTTTATAAGCGACAATTTTGCTATTACCTTCGATGTTATCCGTGTTTTCATTTCGATCCATTTTCGCCGATTCCGATGCCGATCCCTTATATTGTTTATACAATTGCTCGTCAGGAAAGTTCCCTATTCGGATAAACTTCCCAGGGGTTTCCTTTGTTCCAGCAAGAAGTGAACCCAGCATCACAAGGTCGGCTCCAGCTCCAATCGCTTTAGCAACATCTCCTGGTGTCCTTATACCGCCATCCGCAATAATTATATTTTTTCCCTGCGTCGCCTCGTAAACGTCCATTATGGCCGTGAGTTGCGGAATACCGATTCCAGTACGAATGCGAGTTTCGCAAAGAGAACCGTTTCCTTGCCCAACTCTCAGAATATCCACCCCCCACTCCAGTTGGTCTGTCGCCGCTTCTTTGGTGGAAATACTACCACCGATAACGATGATGTCTTTTAACTCTTGGCGAAGAGCCTTCATTACGTCTTTCATATGTTTGGAATGCCCATGCGCAATATCAACTATAAAAGTTCTCGCTCCATTCAGATACAATTGTCTAACCCGTTCCAAATAATCACCTGTTGCGCCAACGGCAAATGGAGTTGCTTCAATTCCCTTATCTCCTATGTATTGTATTTTAAGAGATTGTAGTTGTTCCAATTGCTTATCAATAGGCATAAACCGATGAATAGTTCCTATTGCTCCCAGTTGATATAAAATTTCAGCCATTTTATATTCTGAAACGGTACTCATTGGCGACGATATTACCGGAACGGAAAGAATTACGTGATCAGTTACCCACTTTGTTTCTAAAGAGCATTCGCCTCTAGACTCCATATCCGAGTATTTCGGAGCTATTTGCACATCATCGTAAGTCAGACATTCTCTCATGCGCCCTTCTTTCTAAAATTTTTTATAATCAGGATTATTCATAATAATGTTTTTCCCGAGATCAAGATATAACGTATCTTTACCAGAAAACCTTCTAGTAGCTGGGAAAAAAATATCCCATACTTTGAGTTGATTAGTTCCGCGTTCCCAATGTCGGCAATAACACCTAATCTCATCATCGCCTTGATAAAATACTAAAATATATTGATAAGTTTCGCCGACCTTATATGTTTCGGCCAGTGGTTTCTTATTCGACAATATTTCAGTTTGAACGGTATTATGAATTCCATAAAATATCAAAAAAACAAATATCAATGAAATAAAAAATATCCACGGTACACCGGCGTGATTTTGTTTTTGGTTCATTACATCATTTCCTTTCTTATTTTATTATAAAATCTTTAGTGTTTGAAACTTGCACACCCATCGCTACCATCGACTTAATGAAATCGTCTTGAAGTTGTTCGAATCCGCTAACGGGACTCATACCATCTTCCAATAATACAAGTTTTTCTGGTGAGATACCATCAAGTAAAAACTCGGATACAATATCCTTTACGGTATTGGCGACGCAATGCGAACCAGCTTCACCGACCACAAGAACCGAGTCGCAATCCTCCAGCGTTTCGATAAGTTTAATGTTTGTCAGGGTTGATGGGTCGTTCATGTCAGGAACGTCGGCTTTAATCGCTGAATAGTGCTCAGTGAAAGAATTACTCCCTTTGGTGATATAATTCACGTTTGTCGCATATTTTTGCTCCCACTCTTTTAACGTGTCGAATAGTGGTTGCATAACGGCCTGCCCATCACTTCCAATCAGACAGTGCGGAGGCCAGATACATAATGGGTAACGTTTGTTCTCTTCCAATGATTTTATGTAGTGCAAAGCCTGTTTGAATGTACCTGGAATGAAGGGCAACCAGGTTGCTGCCAATACATCTTCCAATTTAATAATAGTATACGGGAGCGGGTGATTACCATTAACATCCACCCAGAAAATCGGATGTGCAATATGAACGGTTTGATGCGTATCTAGAGTTACGTGAATATAACGAAGTTTTTCGCCAATCCGTTTAATTAAGTCCGATATTCTTTCTATATCCTTTTCTGCATTCTTCACATATAAAACGTTTTTTATCGGGTCGCAAAAATCTACTTGCGGATCGATGATAAGTAAATCAATTTTTTTATTCATAATTTATCGTCCTTTAATTTCTTGTAATGCGCGTTTAATCATATCTTTATTTCCCGTATATTTTGTTTTCGAGTCGCTCAACTTTATCGTCGGTATCCATTTACCGTTTCCATCTGGATCCGCTGCGGTCATTTTGATTACCATATTCAGAGGTTTAACTTCAGGAATATCATTCGTAAGATAAGTGCCGATGCCGTAAGAAGTCTTGATGCGACCATTAACATATTTTTCTATTTTTTTCACAAAGTCGTAGTTTAGGCCGTCCGAAAATACTATTGTTTTGGAAAGCGGATCGATTCTCAATTTTTCATAGTGTTTGATTGCTTTATCTGCGAACTCAAACGGCGAACCCGAATCCTGTCGTACACCGTCAAACAATTTTGCGTACAGGGTATCAAATGACCGAAAGAATTCGTCGGACGTGAACGTATCAGTTAACGCGATTCCGAGATTACCGTGATACGCATCCACCCATCTACCCAATGCAACTCTTGTCGCCATTTTGAAACCGTATTTAGCGGCGTGAAACATATACCACTCGTGAGCCTGAGTTCCTATCGGAGTTAAATCATATTTGTGCGCAAGACTAACGTTGCTGGTTCCGACAAAGTTTTTATTGGGAGAAAATGTACTAACCATCAGGTTTTGATACCAATACGCATAACGTCGGCGTGTTCCAAAGTCGGCGAATTTTATACCAAGTGCTTTAAACTTTTCGGATTTTTTATTGATAAGTTCCGTAACTTTACCGAATTCACCGGTCATATCAACATTTTTACGAACCATTGCATAATTCAATTCACTAATCATCGCCATCAACGGAACTTCCCAGAGAATTGTGCGATACCAGTACCCCTCGATAACTACTTTTAAGTCGCCACCATTCTGAGTTATTTTGACTTCGTTCGGGTCGTATTTATACCCTTCGAGTAAATCTAAATAAACGGGGTCGAAGAAATAGCACTTATCTCTTAAAAACTCTTTTTCCGACTTTAATAGTGATGGTATTTTCCGCAATTCATCTTTTAATTGTGCTCCCAAATACTTTGGAAATCTGTGTTTTCCGCGATTGATAAACTCATATCGAACTTTCGCGTTGGGATATAATTTCGCGACAGCTAGTTGCATCGAGAATTTATACAAATCAGAATCGAGAATTGAAATCATAACTTATCCTATTTAATTAAAATAAAATTTTCATAAAAACCGTGACCAAAATAAACCATATAGCAAATGAAAACATCATACCGCATGCCATTAGAAATAATATACTATCCCATTGTTTGCTGGTATGCGCAGAAAAATTTGTATCCAGTTTTTTATCGATTTCATCACTTTGTTTTTGCCAAAATATAGCCAATCCTGCTCCAGAAAGTATAACAACCAAAACCCAAAGTAATCCTTTAAGAAAAATCATAACTTCTCCTATTTTTATTCATAATTCTTTAATATATAATCTATTTCATTTAAAAGTTTTTTCATTTTTCTTTTATATTGGTTTATTTCATTTTTGGTGTCTTCTCTACGTATCATTGAACGTAATGTATTAGCATACTTTAAAGCATCAAACGCACAACTATATAAATAATCGTATGCGATTTTTTCATTAAGATTTACTGGTAAACTCATTCTATTTCTTCCTTTATCAATTTTCTTCTTGAAATATTATACGGATTATTTCTTTTAAATTCCGATTTTAAATGTCGCCGAATAACTGAGTGGTCTTCATCTACCTCGCGACCGTGAGTATAATCACTTAAAATTTCATCAACTTCTTCGTATGTCTTTGCTCCCAATTGTTCCAGATCAGAGTTTGTTATTCCTAACCCATCAGTCGGAACGGCATCTATACATAACCGCATGGCTTCCGCTTTTTTAAAATCCTGGTTGCATCCAGACGAGTAATCATTTAAAAGGTATTTTGATAATGTATACACTTCGGTTTTCCAGAGATTCTGTATCATACCAAAGTCACCCACGTCGCCGTGAAGTGTCCAGAATCCGAGTAAATACTCGGTATAATTGTCAGTACCCAAAACCATTCCTTTATTAGTATACGCAAGATTATACAGGTAAATCATTCGCAGTCGTGCTTTGATATTTCCCCTACGTATTTTTTCTTCCATCTCATTCGCCATCAGAACATATTTTTCAGTAACATCCATTTCCACATTAAAAAAAGTAGCGAGCAAATCTGTATTTTCCCTAAAATCAGTACAAAACGCTTCGCCGGTAGCAATCGCCCTTTTTTGTTCTTCGTCCGTGTTCGTTTCAATCGGCAAACTGCGACCAATCAACGGAATACCTAAATGTCTGCAAACCGGTTCGGCTATTGCACAACATAACGCACTGTCTATACCGCCAGATACACCGATGATCAGTGATTTTATTTTGTTGGTTACGATATAAACATCGAGCATATCCTGAATAGTTTTAATAACCGACGCGGCTTCTTTTTCTGTTATAAATGTCGCCTCTTTTGCTAATACTTTTTCGGTGGCGTCCATCACTTCTTTCAATGTTATTCCGATAGTCATTACTTCTCCAATGCTTTTAAAGTTTAACAATACTATACATGGCAGCTAAGGTTTTCCATTTATCTATTATACGATTTTTTTGAATACAAATTTTCTTGTATTTACTATCAAGTTCTTTTTTTGTAGGAACTTTAATGTATTTATATCCATAAGTAACATAGTTGTCTGAATGCTTCCATGCACCGAATTCAGAACACCATTTTTCGAGATGATATTTTATATCTTCTTCAGTAAAATCTTTTGAAATGCGAAATATTCTTTTTTCCTCCGTTCCACGATTTGATTTAATCCAAAACAAAACATACGTTTTATTTTTCATTATTTCTCCAATATATTATTTTTCAAATTTAAATGCCCGTTTTTACATATTCGTATATTCTCCGTAGAAGCCCCACAGGTTATTTCTTCTGTAAAATCTCCGCATATTCCACAAAGACAATCCTTGTCTATAACCAAATCATATATTGCGTTCATTAATATTTTCTTTTCATCTTCTTTCATTGCTTCTCCAACGCATCTATCTTTTCAATAAATTCATTAACAAAATGAATATATTTGGGATGCTCAAGTGCAACTAGAGCGAATGCTTTTTTAACATCGTCTATATATTTTTTAATTGCGCCTTCTAACCGGTTATTGTCGGCTTCTAGATCGCTGATGGTTTCTATAAAATTCATTATGGTTTCTCCCCGAATATTTTGTACGCTATTCAAGCCGTGTTCGGCGACAACCTTTCTCCATCGTTCAATTTCTTGTTTATCCAATATCATAACTTCTCCAATATTTTATTTACTATAATAATATACGAAATTATATTCAGAAAGTCAAGAACTTTTTATTATCACTATCACTCTACCGCTTTTCGCCGTGTAGATGAAAACCTTATGTGAAGAAAATACCGCTTTCCAGTCTATCAGAACTTCTGTATGGCCGGGGTCTCCGTAAAAAGTTTTATGCACCGGTGTCGGATATGTGAATACGGCGTTTTCGCAAACTCTCATTATTTCTTTCGCCGCATTTTCTTTTAACTCAGGCGAAACGTGTTCAATAGTTTCTGCACACCATCCCCAGTGCCATTGTTTATCAGAAAATATATTTAGGTCGCAAACATCGGCGACATAATTGACGTTAGCACCGGGTCTAATATCTAACGCAGCGTATTCCAGTGTCCGTTTTCTCAGGTTTCCGCGATAAGGTGTTTTAGTTCCAGAACCGATATCGAGTATTGACCTGGCGACAGTCTTGCTATTGAGATTAGCAGTTCTGATATAATTTCTTCGCCAGTGATATGAACCGTCTTCAGCAAAATATACCGGCGGAAGAAAGTTCAGGTAAAAGCGAATAACTTGCTCTTCGTTGTGATGGTTATTAATTGGGATCATTTTCAAAAAAGTGCTCAAAATTAATCATTTCTTATAAAATTTTAATTTTCGAATTCCATTTTTTCAACTCATCACGTGCCGCAAAAATCGCTCCACGCATTGTATAAATCCTGACTCCGCTACCTTTATATTTGTCAATAGTTGTCTGATTTACGCCAGTAAATCCTAAAATATAGTTATCATGGTGTGGGACGGTTTGATTGATAATTTTTTCAATCATTTTTTCGTTTGAAAGTTCTCCGTGAAAAATCCATAAAATACCAACAATAGGTTTTTCTGGCAAGGAATAAACTCGTTTCATTATTTCCTCCACCCTCGGCGCGATTCCATACCATCGCCAACATCTCTCATATGCATTTTGCTCACTTAATTGGTTTTTAACTTCGAGCATGAAGTGATTAAAAAAATTTTCATCGGTAGAAATTAGTGCTTCCGGTTTAACCGATCCCCCGTTTAAAGAAACTCCGTTGTGAACTGACCCCCCACAATATTGAGCGCAAAGATTCCCATATTGACCATAAATACGATGCCATAACCCAAATGGGTCGGCGGTCTTATTTGAAATTACTAAATCAGAAACTTCCTTGATTGCTCGAATAGTTACATCTTCTGCAAGACTACCGGTTACGCCGGCTTGTGCCATCCCTGTAGGATCCAATTTTTCCGTAAAAATTTCTGGTGAAACATCCTTATATTCTTCATAATCAAAAAAGTCTTTTTTCATATTTTTCTTATTCATTCTCAGTTATAAAGTAATATCTCTTTTGCCAGTTTTGCGTCATAACTTGGGGATTCATCATACCCATCCGATTTGTCAAGTTTAACATATTCATTTTCTTTTCTTTCGGTCTTCTTTCTTCTACCCGCCGTATAAATAACCTCAAATCTTTTCAAGTTTAACGATCCTTTATACTTTTCAAAAAACCCATCATCTTCATCTCTATTACATAAAAACACTTTTGAATTTTTTAACCGTTTGCAAAACGCGACCACTTCTATTTGTTTGTCATCATCAAAATCTTGCCCATATTTAGTAAATCCTCCTCTATATGGCGGATCTAAAAAGAAAAACGTATTGTTATCCTCGACTCTATTTACACAATCTCTCCAATCTTCGGAATAAATCTCAACGTTTTCTTGTAGAATTTCCGACCACATCATAACATTATTTTTATCATAAATATTTACTACTTGATTTAGTAATCCAGACGGAGTACCAAATCTACCATTGGTATTTTGATTCACTTGCCAAATACCATTAAACCCCGTCTTCATTAAAAAATATAAATGGGCGGCTTCTATGCTCGGCGTTTCTCTCCATTTTTCATAATCAAACGCGTGTTCGTAACGAATCTCAAAATATAATTTTTTTCTTTCTTCTTTATTCAATCGAATATATTCGCCTTCTAGTCTGTCCATCTCGTGAATAAAAGTATTAACATCATTTTTTATCGAGTTATATATACGAATAATACCATCATTAATATCATTGATTACTATTCTTTTTAAGTTGGGATTCTTTACTAAAACTCTTAATAGCATAGCTCCACCACCAAAAAATGGCTCACAATAATTTTCAAATTCTAAATTTGCCATTAGTGGAATATAGTGTTTTAACATTTTATTCTTACCGCCGGCCCATATGAAAAGTGGTCTTATTTTTCGTTGTTTGTCTTTATTTTTTATTATCGGATATTCTTCTTCCAAAATAAAATAATCTTTGTTAGCCATACCTAAAAACCTCTCGTTTAACATTTCTATATTAAACGTTGGCGAATAAAATAAGTTCCTTAATATTTTAGAAAGTGGGATAAATTTTCGCGACTATTTTCTGTTCAATTAGTTTTTTCCAGGGGCAATAAATATTATAAGTTATTCCAAAACCTTTAGTAGTATAATCCAATTTGAAAGTTCTGTATTTGGGTGACTTATGCGCGTCATTATAATGCAAATCAACGATGTATTTTTTTAGTTCATTCCACTTGACTAAATACACAATAGTTGGGCATTCTTTGTCTTCTCCATCATAATAACCATAAACCAATGCATTACACCATATTAACTTACTCCACCATCCGTGATTATTTGTTTCCAAATCCTGTTCAACCTCGATAACCATATCAGAATGCAGATAACTGGACGATTTTTCGTCTATATATATTTTTGTTCCATCGGTTCTAAATAACTTCTTATCACCATATTTTTCTTGTTCTTCTTTTGAAGTGATGTGTTCAACGCGATGTCCCAACCCCTTATATATAACACCATCACAAAATAGGGAAAACTTCTTTTCTAAATCAAAAGTATTCATAACACCTATTATATTATTTATTTGAAGATTTTTTCTTCAGGTATATTTTCACATACCCATCAGCAACCGCATTCGTATCTCCGCCTCGACTGAACACGGGATTGAACTTCAGGGTGTTTGATAAAAAACGTTTATCTTCAAAGTTGGAAATAAAAACTAATCTATTATCTTCATCGGGCAGAATAATCGACGCTATACCTTTATTTTTCACATAGATTCTAAGTAGTTCAATACCCAAATATTCTTTACAATATTCGACATCATGCATATTTCCCGCCATATGAGTCGCCCAACGTAACCTGATATTATCTGTAAAATCAGTACATATTTTTTCCGGATATAGGTCATCAAAAAATCCTTTAAATTTTGTTTTAACTTCATCTGTCGTCATTCCAGCAAAACAGTCGTCGTGTTCGTTCTTTTTTGAAGATAATGGATTCAACCCACCAAACCATTTTTCTAAAGCGTTATCACCGACACGATGTTTATTACCTTCTTTAATAACCGGACTAAAGCACGCGCCACTACCACTTTTAACTTCACCTTTCTTTATTTTTATTTCATTATTATCATCTAAATCTCTAATCAATAAATCATCAACGGAAGAAAATATTGTATTGGAAAATAGAAGTATCAAAGCCAACTCTCCGGCTCCCCTACCTTTACCTTTAACTTGAAATAATCTTTTTATGACATGATTAAAGGTTTTATTTGCTTTCAATGATTCAGGAATCAACTCAAAAATAGTAGTATCTGAATTTTCAGTTGGAAATGGTGGCAAATCACCATTCGACGTTAGGCAGTCAATCATTTCCATACCGTCGTGATTATATCGTTCATGACCATACAATCCGGATTCAAGAAGAGTTTGCCTAAACTCATTAAGGATAACTATTTCCTTTGGTGACAAAAATCTTTTCTTAATAAGTTCATCAACTTTTTTCTCGAATTCTGATAAAAAATTCGCTGGATTTTTTACTTCTTTGTTATTATCTTTTTCCATTTATTACTTAAACCTTTGTTTATCTTATACTATAAAGATAATCATATTCGGCTTACCTGTCAAATTATATTTTATTTATTTTTAAAGTTTGTGAAAAATTTCACAAGGCGGCAATCTGTAACTATTAAACGATTTCCCATCCCTGTTCCAGATAGGCTTCTGCCTTTTTGTATTTGATTTGTTCTATAACCTGATCTGTAACATTATTCTTTATATTCACTTTCTCGTTCCGACCATATTTGAACGGATTTTTAATCGTCTTGAAAAAGTCTATCATAAGTTTACCATCCAGATGTGCTATCTCATGCTGCACGCATATACACTCTAACAACCCGCTATCGTTCATAGAAAATTCGTTTTCGCCAGTGATTGGACAAAATATCATCTTACTCAGCCAGTTATCGGCTTCAACCGTGATTAAAGTATGTCTTATTGTTCTCGCCGTTTTTCCGGGGAAACTCAAACAACCTTCTGAATATACAATCTCGCCTTCGGCTTCAATGATGCGCGGATTGACCAGATAAAACGGCTTGTCCTTAACTTTTATGGCGACAACTCGTTTCAGAATACCAATCTGCGGTGCAGACAGTCCAATACCGTCTTCGTGCTCAGACAATACCTGTAACAACTTTTCGCCGATTTCTCGCCCCTCTTCTGGAGTGGCCGGTTCGCTGATTTGCCTTAAAAACTTTTCGTCTTTAATTATTTGCATTTGCCTTCTCGATTGTTTTCCAGTACGCATCTACTGCGACTCTCGTGGTTTGTCCTAAACAACTTTTCATAATATCACATTTTGGATGACCCATATCAAAAGAACTCTGCGCACATTTTCTATGCACGGGGCACAGCCTAAATATCCAATACTTTGAAGTGAACCACTTGTCTTTGAATAAATACCATTTATTGCTCCACCAATACCATTTAAATATTTTCATTTTATCCCCACCATTTTATTTCTTTTAATGGAATATCCCCAACGCTCCCATGATGAAACACCTTTTCCAGAAGATATTGCGGAATCGCGATATACAATAACATCAACGCAAGCATGATTAGTGTAGCAAGTATAACAACCGGAAAGATCACGAACTTCATTTCCAGTGATTGCCCCCAGTTCGCTAACATAAAATCCGCCCAATGAAAAACTCTATCTAAAAGCGGAAACGATTTAACGAAAAGATAAAGTTGAAAATAAAAAACTAAAAAACGTATAAAGTATCCGATTGCTTTTATCATATGATTTCGTCCACCATTTTATATTTCAAGCAGGTTTCTGCATCGAAGAACAGATCATGCAACAGGATTTCATCCAGTTTATCGGCAGGTATTTCAGTATACTCCGCATACACTTGTTTGATAAGTGTCATAAAGCGTTCCAGATTCTGCATCTCATCTTTATGCTCGGAGAACTTGCCCCAAAAAACAGATTGTAACTCATGAATGAGCATGAAAGAGTGACGCGAAATCTGACGTTTCTTACCGACTACCGACAAGAATGTCGCCGCGGATGCACACACACCATCCACGATGGTAATCACGGGCGACTGACATTTCAATATGTTGTCCATTGCGGAAAATCCAGAAAAAATACTCCCGCCATAACTATTGATATGCAAAAATATTGGATCTAAAGTTTCACGACCATGAATTTGCTTATCACTTATGTTCGTGTTATCGATCTCTTTCAATTCCTTATTCAATTTGAGAACCTCTGCGCGGTCTATATCGGAGTAGAAAAAAATTCGGTTGTTGACAACTTCAAGAATATCCGGCTCTTTGATGAAAATTTCATCTTTCGGTGGCTGAACAGGTTGATCATTTTTTCCGTTTCGTATATCCCATGCACACATATCACACACTCCTTTTTATTTACGCGAAAAACTTATTTTTAATTTTTTTGTCGCCACTCTTTTTTACGTCTTTTTCCGCAATCTCGAACTTTTCCTTTTTCCTATCCTCGCGCTTTTTCTTTTTTTCGAGTTGTTCCTTTTTCTTTTCATAGCGTTTGGCGAGTTTTTGTTCGTGTTCCATTTTCTTTTGTTGACGCTGAAATGAAGAAAGTTTCTTTTTCTCTTCGATAACTGTTGGTGGTAACGTTCCCTTTAACTCCGGTTGTTCTACACCCTTGTGATAAACATTCAGTTCTGCGTCTACGTATACCTTCATAAATCGCCATCCACGCGGCTTTCGCGGAGCTGTGTCTTCGGTCTCTTCTTTCGGCTTGAGCTGATGCGGTATCTCTACCATTTTCTGGCAACACAACCAGCAAATCGCACCTTCGGAATCCGAATCTACTGAAACTTCGTTGACGTTGCAGGTCGAACAAACGACGAACTTGCGATTTGATTTTCTAACTTGAAAGTCCACATCTTTACTACTCATCTTTTTGCGCTTCATTTGGTTCTCCTATGTTTGGTGAAAACATTAAATTCTTCGCCGTTGGCGACTTTGATAATATCGCATCCAATTTTTTGAATAGTGAATCCATCTCCCCTTTGATATTTTTGAAGTCTACTTTAAAAACTTCTCCATCTTTCTTTTTCTTGAAATCGTCGGTAATCTCAAACACGTCCACCACAGTATCTTCAAAGTTTTTGCTTATATTATCTTCAATGACGTGCCTCTCAACTTCAGACCTATTATCTGCGAAAAGATAAGTGATAATCTTTCCATCAGTATCTTTAAACGACTTCTCCACCTGATAAAATTTCATTTTTATTCTCTCCGTTTAATTACTATGATTTTTCTATACGCCACGTGTATTATCTTTTCAATACTATACTTCTGAGATATGGTATTCTGTAATTCTTCCAATCCAATGCCAAAGCAATCTATTTTATTAAACGGCTTCGCGTTCTCTTCTGCCCAAGAAATGAAACACCGTCCGTTCTTTGTTAAACACTACATCCACGAATCGAGCGCTTTATTAAAGTCGTAACAGTGGTCTATACTATTTGTATAAATAAAATCAGTCGCGTCTATCCATTCCGGTTTCGTATCGTGAAAATCGTGAACAATCATATTTGGTATTGTCGCCGCGGTTTCAGATATATCCGTGCCTATTATATTATCACTGTTCAACGATTCTCTAAACTTTCGCACTTCATATCCATTTCTGGCTCCATGACATATTCCAAAATTAATTTTTAATCCAAGTTCCTTAATATACTGAGAAATTTGGGTTATTTCTTCATCGTTTATCCATACCGCACCTAATTTTCTTTTGTTCTGACTTGTTTGCAGTTGAACATATTCTTGATAATTATCTGATTTAATATATTTAGTCATAATTATATGTGACAATCTATTATTGACATCATTATCTCAGGTGTTTTTTCCAATGGCTCCAGAAAGGTTGAGTAATAATTCTCTACAAAATTTCTATACTCTTCGTCGCCTTCAGTAGAGCAACCGAACCATCCCATATCCCCAGGAGCATTCCATTCACCATCATCAGTAATTACCGCGTAAGTCGAAAACATATTCGTTAATTTAATAAAATTCTCTTTAGTTAAATATCGATCTAAATAATATTTCGGACTATAATATGTTTTTGCGTGATGTTTCGATATTTTCTTTTTTCGTTCTTCTTCCGGTAGAGATAAAAATTCTTCTGAAGTAAACGGCACTACGTATTGCTCCCACAATTTTTCTTGTTCTTTGATTGACCTTTGATTTGGTTTCGCAGAATTTTTCCAATCGATTAAAATAAACGGCGCGTAATCGACATATCCCTGTTTCGGAGGCGGGGTTTGAATTCCGAGGTGCCCCGTTCCGGAAAACTCATATAAATACCGATATTTTTTAGGCACTTTGGAAATTGGTTTTAACTTTAATTCTCCGCTCCATCTCCCACCAACCGAATACCAATCCCACTTGGCGTCTTCATTCGTATATCTTCCCCAGTTGCCATCATCATTTTGAGAATATCCACTCCAGTCGTTCATCAATTTTTCGTAATTGTTTGTTTTTAGATATTCCAGATATTTTACAAAATAATCTTTTTTCTCTATACTTCCATCTTTATTAAGCGTTTTTATTTTCCGCCGTTTGCCATCACGGTCATAAAAAACATTTTTTAGAATATAATTTCGAATATCGTCCTTCTTACATTCCATTATAAAAGACGCGCGTGGGTCGTCCTTTATTTCTTCTTGCGACAATGTACACTCTAATTCATGATAAGGATATAGCTTATTCTCAACATCGTCGCCGATAACTAAAACCGAAAAATGCGACATTATTGTTTTCCCCCGTATTTATTCCATAATTTATTTAATTTTTCAATCGACTCTTTTGATAATTTACATTTGTCTATAAAATCATCGTATATATCAACAAACTCGTCTACGTCGGCTTTCCACGATACCTCTATTGAACTATCCCGTATCACTCTTCGCAATTTTTCCAACCTCTTTTTGATTTTTTGGTATTTGTCTACGTCTATTTTGTTCGCATCTCGTTTGACTTTCAGTACAGAAGTGTCGCGATATGAATATCCTTTATAAAGTTTTTTACGTTTCAATTCCACCCATTTATCAATCGGATATACTTTACGAGAAGGATTTTTGCAATCTATTCTTCCCCATTCCGCAACTAAATGTTTAGCATCAAGTTGCGATATTCTATAAAATTTGAAATGATTATCGTTGGTGTTTTCTAAATATACGGTTTCTCTCATTTGATCCTCGGATTCCAAATCTTTTATTATTTCATCTAGCGCGGTTAACGCTTTTTTATACGAATTCTTTATCATATCTGAATATACAAAATAAAACCATACCAGTCAACCGTTATATTTTTCTCTTTTTATTCGCCATTGGAATTTGTTCCAATTCTCGATTTCTTATCCATTTAACGTAATTTCGGACTTTTTCGTTTTTCAATAGTTTAGAAATTGAGTTATATTCTCTTTCTAATTGTTTGTTCGGAATCAACTTATGTACCATGTCTTTACACGATAAACATACCAGAACAACGTCCGATTTCGAGCCTCCGCGACTCTTTGGGGTAAGGTGATGTTTGGTTAGAGTATTCACCGTTCTCTTACAGAGTTCACACGTTTTTAAAGAATCCGAGAATTGCATGAATATAACTATTCTTTCGGTTTAATAGATTTTAAAACACGGTCAATATCGTCGCTCACTTCTTTTTTAAGTCGTTTCAGAGTTTTATTTACAATTTTGACATACATTAAATAAAAGATGTTGGAAAAAAACAAAATGAATATAAATATAAAAATCACGACAAGTGATGGCGAAAAAAATGCAAAATACAAAAATAATAATAAAGAAATAAGTATTGATAAAACTTCATTGATATTAAAAATAATATCCAGACGTTTCTCCCATTTTTCTATTAGGTTGTTATTCAACCGTATTTTGTCGTTTAATAAATTCATATTTTTTAATATCTTCTTCAAACCACACTTTTAATTCATAACCACGTCGCTTCACGGCATCCCATTTCAGTTTATCATTTTCTCTTTCATAACCTTTTGTCTCGATATAATAAAAATTTTCATCGTTATCAAGAACTTTAAAATCTAAAAGATAAAAATGCTCTTTTCCATCAACTCCAATATATTTTATTCGATCATTTGTATATTCCCAATCTTTTATATCTCCGTCCCGTTTCCACCTATCAAGTATTTTACAAGTTCTTAGTTCATACGTTCCTTGTACTTTTATTTTTCCATGCGTTGTTTCTACTTCCACCCATCTAGTTATTCCGCCAAAAACCGGTTTTCCATTTTCATACGATTTTTTTACCGCAAGAGATAAATTTTTTCTCGTTTCATTGCTCACAAAATGTCCCATTAAGGCTTCGCGTATTTTTACTAATGTTTCTTCAGAATAAACATTCGTTCTTCCCCTATTCCACGGAACTTGCCCTCTATGATTATCACTTATTTTTTTTAATCTTTCGTCCGTTTCTTTAGTCAGTCCTTTATTCCACGGAATTCTACCTTTATTCCACGAAATTCTACCCTTATTTCTTTCCATTAATGTATTACTAACTTTTTCGTTTATTTCTTGCCGCATCTCTTTCGTTGAATAACCTCGAGCGCATTTTTTTGAGCAAAATGTTCCATCCGAATATTTACTATACTTTACAACTTCATTTATATTACAATATTTACATTTCATTTTATTTGTAATTTCCCACTTATTTTGCACTCTCGGCAGGATTTGAACCCGCCCTATTCCGTTGCTCTACGAGAGCATTATTCCTTCTATAATATCATGGCTTATTTCGCGAAGATTTTCAAACTCTCTCCAGCCTTCCCATTTCTTTTCCAATATCCGAAATTCTTCTTCGGTTTCGGCTAATGATATTTCGTGTATAAATTCGTGTAAGTTATTCTTATCAAACAACTTATTTACATTTATCGCAGTATTTATCTTTTTTATTTTTCGCAACAAATTGTTTCCCACACTTTTTACAATCATTTATATGTCCGATAATATGAGGTTTAACATTGGGATTGCATATCGAGCACTGCATCCAATCCAATGAACCGGTATGCACGTGCCCGAAATGCGCATTTATTGAATCCTTGTTCATATTTTATTCCTTTTAATTAGTATCCACGGCAGGATTTGAACCTGCGTTTTCAGCTCCGTACTACGGCTAATGCGTTCGTAGCGCATCCCGGCTACGTGGACATATATTTATTCTTTTACTTCCAACTCCGCTGCCGCTTCGGCTTTCACTTTCTTCTTCGGTTTATATTCAATTTCATTTCCACCGCTCAGTATTTCGCCGCACTTTGGGCAGGTTAGCCAAAAAAACAGTTCACCCTCTTCCTTTTTAGGAACAACCGACTTAAATTGATAATTCCTATCACAAGTCTCGCAATAAAAACCTCGTTTACTAGCCATTATATTCTCCACTTTTTATATGTACCGAATATACAAAAAAATAGAATCATAGTCAAGTATTATTTTGAAAATAATTCCGTTTGTATTCGCAAAACTTCATGTATCAAGTTCATTTTCGTAAATGACGGGCAATCTCTGGCATGACACTCCGGAAAATTAAACGTTTTCTCCGCCGGATTCAAAATCGCGTCCGATGCTACTTTCCATCTGCTATCGAGTCGGCATACCTTTTCCGTAGAAATGAGCGATACGATATTAAACAATTCTTCTGAGCCAAATTTTGATTTATCGAATATATGCACTATAACACTGCCCATATCAGGAATACCATGAGCGGATACAATCCTATCATCTATACGATAAATCGACATCAATATTTCTATTTTCTGAGATCTTGTTTTTACTTCTTCTTCCGACACCTTTAACTTCTCCACATCGAGTTTACTACCTATAAATATATTCAATTATTTATTTTCCTCTATAATCATTTTTAAAAAGAAACGAACAAACTTTTTATTCATCGATACTCGTCTTTTAATTGGATTATATTTATATGTTTCCGTTGAGTATGCGTTTAAACTTCCGAATCTTCTGGCAAAAAAATCGCTCGAATCTCGATATTCTTTAGTTAGTGGCTGATATATGATTCCGACTTTATGTTGTCTGCAAAATTCTCTGAGATTGGATTCAACTGCTTCATTTTTGTTATCTAAACTCGACCATATAAAATCGTTAGCAGTATCTTCGGCAATATGCTCATGCATATCTAAAAATATTTCCGGTTTATATTCTTTTATTATATCTTGTAATTCTTTCATAAATTTTAATTTTGTTCTCGCCCGATACTCACGATTTAAATTGAAATTTTCCTGAAGACCGTCGCGGGTTTTAATACCTGAATAAAATCTGTTTTCATCGGCGAATCCCTGTTTATTTAAACAGGATATTATCCACACATCATTTTTTAATTTCTTAGTCAAAATGGATTCTATCGCTATAACCGGTGCTTTCTCGTCTCCATGAGAACCCGCTACAATAAATAATCTTGGTTCTCCAAACTGATGTATTGTTACGCCGTTAGATAACCTCAGCATATATTTTCCTTAACAGTTAGTTTTATATTTTTTTACTTTCCCCGACCACCGCCGTACACATATCAGACACGTATTATTTATTTTTATTATTTTCCTAATCAGAAAACGTTTGTACACTTTTGAATTAGTTGTGTTTTTTATTGTTTCTTTCATCTTAATTTATTCGCCCTTTCCGAATTCTATAAACATATTATTTCTTTAATATTTTAGTCGCCAGTTCTACCAGCTTTTCATTAAACCCATCCAACATATTCGTATGTAAAACATTATCAGGAAAAAACGGCCAAATATCGTCAACATCGTCGTCTAATATCAGAAATGATTTCACGTTTTCCTTATTGTTTTCCAACCATTGTGATATTTCTTTCCCGCGAATATCTTCCCGAGTCTTTGGAGTGAGCCCAATAACTTCCCAATTAACATTCTTTTTTTCAAATAGTTGTTGAAAATAGTCAATCGTCTTCCCGTATCGCCAACTTGAAGATATTACGATTTTGGAATCAGTCAAAGAGATAAGTTTATTTAACGCGATAATACAATCATCGTCCAGAGATTGTAAATCCCTTTCATCACTGGATAACTTTTTATCCCGTAAATTTTCAATGCTCTTTCTAGTAACGAGAACCCCGTCTAGATCAAGAAAAATAATGTTAAACTTTTCCATATACTAATATACCACCCCAGAAATTAACAGTCAACCGAATCTTTAAAGATTGTGAAACCTTTCACGAGCGACGACTCTTATTTTTTAACCACTGAAATACCCTGTCCACGTTGATTGATTTTTCAAAAATTTCTTCTTTATGCCCGATTACAGAATAAACATATTCGTCAATTGTATTTTCGCCCAAAAGATAATAGATATTTACAGGATTTTGTTGACCTATCCTATGCAACCTATCTTCCGCTTGTGACAATAACGCCGGTGTCCACGGTAATTCAACAAACGCAATCTTATCGCAAATTCTCTGTAATCCATCGATACCTATTCCGGCCGATTGCAGCGAACCGATGAAAATCTTTATATCTTTTTCAGCTATGAATCGGTTTATAGTGTCGCTAACTTCATTCGCCATCCCGCCATACAACATCACCGAACAATTTCTGTATTTATTAAAAAGATTTTCTATTATGTCGCGATGATGAGCGAAAATAACCAACTTATCAACTTGCTCCAAAGTATCGTCAACCCATTCGAATATCGCGTCCATTTTGTACGTCGCCGTGGCCTGTCGTAAGTATTCTATTTTAACCATTTTTTCTGCGTATTCACTGCGAGTTGTTAGTTTTTCTTCAATCAACTCTTCTACTTCAATTTCAGATAGATTTTGTTTCTTTAACTTTTCTTCATACCAGTTTATAGAGTCATCTTCTACTTCTTTATATTTTTTGTAATCAGATAAAGGCAAATAAACTACCTGTTTTATCTTGTCTGGTAATTCCTTTAACACGTCTTTTTTCATTCGCCGAATCATACAGGATTTTCTTAGTTCGGTCTGCAACTCTTCTTCATTCGCGGAAGTGTATATCGTTCCGAAACCATTAAATTGCGGCGGTGCATATCTGCGAATAAATCGTCTTTTCCCACCGAAGTGAGAATCCAAAACACCCAACAATTCCAACTGCGGCGCCAATTCTATTGTTCTATTCAGGATAGGCGTTCCCGTTGTTAAAATGCGATATGAAACATTTTCAAAATATTTTAATATTGCTATTGTGCGCTGGGAGTTAGATGTTTTCAAATAATGCGACTCATCTGCTATCAAACACTTCGGTTTTCTTATCATAAGTCTGTCGCCAACTTTGGAAATCATATTGTAACTAACCACGTAAATATCAGAGTTCGGAAAAACGCTGCTGTTGTCTATCTTTGATGCCGTCCGATGTGGAATCCAACTTTCTATTTCTCTCAACCAATTTCTCACAATCATGGCCGGAACAACAATTACTGCGGGGTATAATTGGTGATATTCAATAATCGCCAATGCTTGAATTGTTTTTCCGAGACCCATTTCATCCGCGATTAAAATTCCGTTCCGATGTTTAGAATATTCGACGGCGACTTTCTGAAACGGATATAATCTCTCAAACATTCCTTTGAATTCATCTGATTCGTTTATAGATTCCATAGTTGACAGTATAAATAATTTTTTTTGTTGACCTACCTCTATTTTAGCTTTATTTATCGCCTTCTCCATTTTCTTTTCGTCTATGTTATAACCGATCTCTTTAATTAGCGGATTGTTCAGCAGTTCTTCGAAAATGTTTTCATCACGTATTACAGTAAACCATAGCGGATCAGAATTCTGGCGATATTCGAATTGTAAGTCCAAATCTTCTTTGAAAAATTTAATTAACGGCTCGAACTTGTTTCGCGGAAGCCATGGTAAACGAATCTCTAATACGTTGTTATCGCCCATAATTTTTATTTCTATCGCCTGAAAAACCGGTCGACTTTCGCCTCCGCTTTTTTCTTTTTGGTATTCTTCCAACGAATAATATTTTATTCCCAGACTTCTGAAATAATCATTGTACTTTATCAAAGAATCGTTTAGTAATTTTATTATTTCGTAATCCTTTATTTTTCCGCGAAGTAAATGACTAAACAACATCAAATCCGGAGGAGAAATACCTGTTATTTTTCCTTTAGCGGCATAATCCAGGAGCAACTTTACGAATTTTACGATGTAGTGATTCTCAAAATTATTTGCCAAATGCTTGCTCCAGTATAGGAAGATGCCTATAAAACATTTTTTTCTCGGCTTCTTCTTTGCTCAAAAACCCCGCCCAATCAACCTCTTCTTTTTGCAACAAATCACTCACAACAACCGGATATACAAATTCCGCGATTCGCGGATTAGTTATTTCAACTATGAAACAGAAAACTTTTTTATACACCTTTCCTTTTTTATCGGTATATTCTATAATAATTGGAACATCGGACTTTATCATACCCCTTGAAAATCGCACACCGATTTCTTCTTCCGTTTCGCGAATAGCGGCATCTATCACATCTTCACCGTTCTCTATTTCGCCTTTAGGAATCGAGTACGTCCCATTCCAGGATGCATTAGTCGGGTGGCATAACAAAATCTTATTATCGTAAATTATCGCGAGCCCGGCAGATTTTTTCATTCCACTAACTCTCCGTCTTTTTTATAGATTATATTTTTTAGATAGTCGCGATTGTCGGCGAAAAACGGAACGTCATTATCAAGTACCCACTTTGACCTGAGAACTTTTTGCCCATCTTCGGTAACAATCTCATACATATATTTTTTTACGGTGAATCCCCACTTCTGAGCACTGGGTAATTCTTCCCACTTTTCACCTTTACCTTTTAATTCACACATTTCTCTTAACTCGTCAGAATTTTTATTCAGTAATACTTTTTGACTAAACATAGAATGCGCAAGAGATTGGATAGAATTTCTCTTTGCGTCAAATTGTCGCCAGATGAAAATGTTTTCCACTTCGTTTAGCGGAACATTAAATACCCGACAATCAAAGTATGCCAGTGAGTTGGGAAGCGCAATCACACTGTTGAAATTGGCAGTAAAAATAGATGCGATTACAGAAGAAACCTTTTGAATATTTCCGCCAAACCACACCTGAGACTTTTCTCCACCCCAGACTCCACCACCCATTAAAAATGTCGCTTCATCTGATTGACTATATGCCATAGCGACAGACCCAATTTCTTTACAAGTTTCAACCGCCGCGATTCCCATTGCAGTAGACAACGCCCAATCAAACGGCCGTTTGAACTCATTTTTTCCAACCCAGGTATGAAACGCTTTACCATCCACTCGAACAAAAATCGGAAGGTTCACGTCTAAATAGATTCTACTTTTTTCTTCGTACGCTTTTAGACGGTTTCCCATCTCGTCTTTTTTCTTCATCAGAAATTTCCTCTTTTTTTGGATTATAGTTTATTTCTTTTATATCATATTCGGAACAGGCTTTATCCGCAATTTTATATAACCTATTCCACTCTTCTTCAGTTTCAGTAGAAACACTATTCTTCTGTTTTTCTTTTCGATATTTTTCGCAAATTTTCGCGAACGCTGACAGACTATCCATTAGTTCCGAATGTTTAGTCATATGATTAGTATTTCTCGTTAAATACTTCGTCTTGACATTTCTGGCATAACCCACTTATCCGAAATTCTTTTTTCGGCAGTTCGTCGAGAAAATCATTCTCGTTTACTGGTTTTTTGCAAAATGGGCAAATACCAATATCCTTCAGTCCGGACTCGATAGGAAACAACACTTCAACAGGTTTAGACATTTCTTAATTCCTTATAATAACACATAATTAAATATACGAAAATAAAGTACATAAGTCAACCGTTATTTTTAACACAAAAGGCGACCTATTTATAAAGTTTTATTCTGATTACTTTATATCCCAAACTTTCTAAGTATTTTTGTTTTTCTATGTCTCGTTTTTTATAACTACCATCGAAATTAAAATGATGTTTTTCATCTATTTCTATTATTACTTTCTTTTCTTCATCAACCCCATCCGGCCAATAACCACCAATACACTTTTCTCCACCATTTTCGGCATGCTGAAAATCACAACCGTGTCGTTTTCCATATTCGTCTATAAGTTTGCACGCGTTTTTATTATAATTAGGCATTATTTGCCCGTATTTTTCTTTTATTTCTTTTATTCTTCTTATTCTACGAGATTTATTTAATTCACTTTGTTTTTTGTTCGCATATTCTTTTCCGTGTTTTTCTAACCACACATCATATACAGATCGACCATACATAGGATTTTTTTTACCTAATCTTCCCTTACTATTCTTTTCTCTAGATTCTAAACTTTTAGACGGATGTTTATCTCCTTTAGCAATCATAGTTTTACTTATTTTTTCTCTAACTTCCAGACGTTTGGCCGGATTGTTATCTCCAAACATCTCTGGTCGTTTCTTACCAATCCAATATCCAATTCTTCTTTTTTTAATTTTCATTTTTTATCAACTTATCAAAGTTTTATTGTATTATATATGAAAATGGGTGATTAAAAATCACCCATTTAATGTAACTCGGAGGCATATAACGTAACCTATCTATCTATAATTATACAATTTTATTAAAAATAAGTTCCATTTTTTAGAATTTTTTTCCACAAGATGGGCAATATGTTTCGTTTTTTCTGCGTCTCCGACCACAATCAGAACAATATTCCCGAACATCCTGAATAGTGGCTGGTTTCTGAGAAACTGGGAGTATTTGGAATTGAATGGAATATGCACAATAAGTATCGAAATCCAGATAAACACTATTAAATTCCTGATCAGATACAGACCCCTGTTCCACTCTTCCGGTTTCTATTTCTGTTTTATCCATATAATCAATGGACGCAACACCAACACCAGAAGTGAGAGTTGTATTATTATAACAAGTGGTAGTAATGGAACTTGATAGACCGTCATTCAGATTAGTATTTCCGGCGGTTGTATACCATGTATATTTAGGCCAGCAAGGATAATCGTCCCGTCTTTTTCTTCGTCCGCCACCGATGTAGATTGGGTTTATCGTTATCGATGATCGAATTTCTTTCTTTCTATAAAAAGAAATTTCCACCTTTCCATTGTTTCTAATAGCATTTGTTCTATCAGAATCTACGGAATACGTTTCAAACTTGAAACGTCTTTTGTTTCCCTGATTGAGATCCGGGGTGTCTAAGTACACTCGTTCTCCAGGTCGTAAGACTAATCCCGCATCAGAAACCAACTCATCATTCAACTTAATTTTAGCGAGCCATGTTTCATTTGTTGGATTATCAAATTCTAATTGAAATTCCGTGTTGTTTTCCATAAAAAGTTTATTTCCCGGATAAACCTTAACACGATTTCTGTTTAATACGATGTGCGCATTTGGATAATTGCCGGATTCGGCATAAGATACATTAGTCATAGTAAATCTCCTTATTATAGTTTGTTTGACTAAAACGTCCACCTTTTGATTCACGACTATTTTATAAATCGCTCCAAAGTCTTGACGGCTCTCAACCGATGAACTGACATTTATATATGTTATACTTTTTAGTGTATAAAAAGTTCCAATAGTAAATAGTAAAAATTATATTTTTTTAGATTCTCTTTTCACAATAGACACTATAATAGAAATGATTAAAATAAAAAGAATAAACAACAAGGTAATGATTATCGGAATCTTATACACCCAAATGAACATCATCTTTATTCCAATGAATATTAGAATGACAGAAAGACCTACATATAAATAATCAAAAAGTCTCATAAATCCAGACAACGCAAAATAAAGAGCTCGAAGACCGAGTATAGCAAATATGTTGGATGTATATACTATAAAAGGATTCAATGTTATCGCTAAAACGGCCGGTATGGAATCTATCGCGAACACAATATCACTAGTTTCTATCACTATTAAAACTATAAGTAAAGGAGTCGCCATAATTTTGCCACTTCTCTTAATAAAAAAACTTTCTCGCTCATATTGCGGAGTGATTGAAATAAATTTTCTAGCAAATTTAACGATCGGGTTTCTTTCTACTTTAATACCCCTTTCTTTATTAGTCAATGTCTTAATCCCTGTTAATATAAGAAATCCGCCAAAAATATAGATTATCCATTGAAACTTGTTTATCAAAGTTATTCCCAATACAATAAAAATCGCTCTCATTATTAGTGCGCCGATAATACCCCAAAAGAGAACTTTGTGTTGATGACGAGTTTCAACCCTGAAATATGAAAAGATTATTAAAAAGACAAAAAGATTGTCGGCACTCAAAGATTTTTCTAAAAGATACGCAGTTAAAAATTCTAATGCGGCATCACTTCCAAACGAGAAATAAATTATTATATTAAACATCAACGCCAAACTTATCCAAACAAGAGTCCAGACAATAGCTTCTTTTAGTTTTATTTCGTGGGATTTTTTATTAAAGATGCCCAAATCAATAAAGAGCATTAGAAAAACAAAAGCATTAAATAATATCCAATATAAGTACATTATAATAGCAATTTTTCTTCATTAAAGTCATCAAAAACTATATTTCCTGCGCTGAATTGCATCTTCCCATTCTTAAAGTATTTTATCCAATTATTATCAATGGTTTCGCCTTCAGCATACAAAATAAAAAGGTTCGCTGAATATTTTTTAGATAATTCTCGTAAATCTTTCTCGTGAGTTTCCCACAGTGATGGATTACCCTTTAATGCATATCTGGCTTCACTATTATTTTCTAATAGGTAGTCCATTATTTTCTGATCGAACGGTTCAATCTCCACTAAAAAAACGCAATATTTTCCCATACTTATATTTCTCGACTTATTATAACACTGCCTCCCGGGGAGAACATCGTTGTTTCTATCTGCCCCGCCCGTTTCTCTTTAACCTCTTTAACCGCATTATCAAAATATTCTTTAATTTCATCAGATGTTATCGGGTGTTTGGATTTTGCGTCATCTGTAATTTCTTCTATTTTATCTGGAATAGGAATTTCGCCTTCGTGCTCTTCGTCAGGCTCAGGTATTTTATCATCCTCGACCGGTATTGTCTCAATTGGTTCTGGTATAACATCATTATCGATTTCTTCTTTATCGGGTTCAGGTAAAATGTCGTCTTCTTCTGTCTTATCTGGCTCCGGAATATCCGGTTCCAAAACTACTTCTTCTATTATTTCAGGTTCAATAACCAATTGTGTCGACTTCGGATCAACTTCTTCGGCTACCACTGGGGAAGTAAACACCTGAGCGTCTTCCTTGTTCTGAGTTTCCATTTCTTCTTGATTAATGTTAATAGGTTGAATTATTTTTTCAGCTTCTTCGATAATAATGGGATTTTGTTCTGTCGCGGCAGCAGGAAGATTGAAATCATCCGGCGGTGATTGTAATAAATCGGTTTCTTCTTTTACTACTATTGTTTTTTTTCTCCGCCTTTTTGGTTTTGTGAGTTCTTCCACTCGTTCAGTTTCATCACCACTTATAACCGTACTCACGCTAACTACTCTTTGTTTTCCTTCAATACTAATTCTTTCTTCCTTTGATTTTTGTATAACCATATTCATGGCGATAATAAGAGCGATCGCCAAAGGATCGAATACAAAAATAATAATAAGAGTAAACCATTTAACGACCGTGTCCATACCAATATTAAACAATCTCGCAATATACAATAACGGCCCAACATCGGCTCCAGTATCAATCAACTCAAGTTTTTTGTCTGAGATTTCATTGCCTATTCTTGAAAGTTTTGCGTTCGTAGAATCCAAGTTGGCGACATACTTAGAAATGTTATTATCTATTCTCGTTAGTTCTTCATCGTATCGCTTGTAGACCTGACTATTTCTCCAGGAGCGGTTTTTGATTGAAACGGAATCGATTGCTATATTATTGGCTGCGATTTCGCCATTTCTATTCTGAATCGTTGATTGCCGTTCATTTCTTAACGTTGATATATCGTTTATCAATCTTTCACGCTCCGCTACCAGATCACCTTTTCGCTGATCTAGAACCTGGTTCTGAGAATTGATTTTTTCCAATCCAATAGTAGAACCTTGATAAGAACTGGTTAAATATCCGAAAATACCGGCGGAAGTAAGTATCATTAAAATCAACAATCCGATAGTCAAATATACCTTTAACGACTTCGGAACGGCTTTCCAATAACGATATAAAAATGAGGCGGTGATAATTTTAGCGAATTCCAATCCACCCATCATTATGGCGACATAAACAAGAGAACCGGCGTATAACATCGAAACACCAGTAATAGAAAATACTGCTGCCATAGAAGCCAATAGCATTGCCGAGAAGCCTAATAGAAATGTAAAAAGCCGGCTATTCGTTTTTTCTAGCATTTTGTTTATAATCGGTTATCAGTTTCGCGGACAATCAGGGATTGAATTTGACCTAATTTTGCTTGCAAATATTTTAACGTATCATAAACCTTTTCTTCGGTAATGGTTTTCTTTTCCATTCCAGTTTTAGCCATATCAAGTTGAGCTGACGCTTCCCCTAAATACTGATCCACTAATTCTTTGTATATCATAAAAACTCCTTAAAATTTTGTTTACTCATATAAATATAAAAAAAAGAAAAAGGGGGACAATTTGTCCCCCCGTTGATTTAGAATTTATCACTAATGAAATCGGACATTATTGTTGGAACGTTTGTATCGAAGCCAACTACATCGAGTGCGGAAGTATCCATCGGATCCGCTATCGTAAATTCGGTGCTCGTCATTCCGACAACAATAAGTTTCACGTCATGCCCAACTTGGTCTCTGTATTGTTTCATTGCTTGAGTTGGATGAATTTTACCTGCCCAAGTTTCGCAATCCGTATAAATAACAATCGCGTCAAAATCCTTTTTGTTATTTTTCGCCCAAATTGCTGGCAATGCGCAATCAGTTGCTCCAAACGGTAATCCGTTAGTATAATCCGTTATTTCGTTCAAAGACATTCCTGAGTGAACCTTTAACTCGGCGACGTTTGATTGCCCAGATAACCAATCTCCTCCAGTGAATCCGATAATAGCGTGATTCTTTTCAGTTCTCATCGTTACCAATGCGAGAGCCGCAGACGCTTCTCTCGGAGAAAGGTTTAGAATGTTAGCAACACCACCATTAGACATTGAACCGGATACGTCAAGAGCTAACAATATTCTTTTCCCGGTCGGTTCAACATATTTGAACGCTAAATAAAACGCATCGTTCAGCGCTTTAACAATTTGCGGAACAACATTCCATTGACCAGACCCGCGCATACCGTGACCAGATTCGTAAGTTTTCAGCGCCATCAAAATCGCAACAGGATGGATTCTTGCCTTACGCAAATTATCTTCGTTGGTGATTTTATCCACGACAAAGTTTATTTCAGTGAAGTTTCCAGATTCCAAAATACCGTGTTTGGATAAGTTACCCAGATTACGAATAAGAGCCGTCATGGGAGTTTTTGGCAACAGAGTTTCCCAGACTTTCTTTCCCATGAATTGAGTCGGAATTGCTTCTCTCGGAATGTTGTATTGGTTTATTAATGCAACGATTTCGTCTTCAGTTGTCGCCTTTTTCGCTAACTCGAATGCGTAAATTAAAGGAATATCTTTCACGTCTTCAATGGTATGCGGAAAAGTTTTTTCAGTGCTCTTATCTTTCATCAGTCTTTCGCCACCAACTCCGTGCGTCATCCACGCGAATGCGAGATTGAATATCCCATCCGTCGCTTGAGCGTGAGACAATCTCAATAAGTCTCGGTGAGACCATCCATCGCGAGATTGATATTTAACGGCCTGGAGTGCTAAAGAATCGATATTCTTTTCAGTATACCATTTAGCAACTCCATTTCTTAAACCGCGGCCCCACCCACGAAATCCGTTCACGTATTCGGCGAAATGAAATAGATGAGTTCCGATTCTGGCGACTTTTGTAAGATTTTCTAATGCATATTTTTTCGCCACGTCGCTACCAAATCCGACTACCATCGCTAGCGCGAACAATGCCGGGTCGTTGTTTGGAGCACGCCCACTTTCAGACACTTCTACGATTCTATCGACTAATTTTTTCGCCGTGTCTTGCGTTTTACAGTTGTCGATAAGAGTTTTAATGTTATCCGCATTTTTTACCGTTAACTCTTTCGCGGTTGCGTAATAAGTTGGCTGATCGCTTCCCAGAATTAAAAAGCGATCAAGGACTTTCCATTCATCCAATTTGAAAACCACGCCTCCGGCATAGTTTTTAGCCATGTCTTTCTCACGACCTGGAATTACCTGTCGTTGAGAAGTTTTTTTAGTGTTGTAATGTTTTTGGTAAGTTTGCATGATTCGACCCTCCTCCGATAAAGATAAAGGTTAATTGTTCTTACTGATTATTTATTATGTTTTCGTTTATTATGTTTTCGTTTAAAGCACATTCTATTTTCGCAATTGTTTTCAGTGTGAGATTCGCGTTTCCCGCCAATATATCATCTAACCGAGATTCTCTCATTTTAAGTTGTGTTGCGAATTCTTTTTTGTTAATCCCCTTATTTTTTAATATATTAAAAATTCTTATTGCAATGTCACTTTGTATTTGAACATATCTTTTTATTTCAGGTGGTACATTTGCAAGAGCCTTTAAAAACGCAGATTTTGTGTCGTACAATTTCAAATTACCTTTTGTTATTTATTTTTTAATATTTTGCAAGCGATTTCTTTTTTTCTCACACACTCGGGGCAAACATATTCGTATTCATCTTCATTGAAGTCGTCACCCTCTAATATTATTTTCTGGTCTTTACAATTCGCAATGTCTTTTAGTGCGCGTTTTAGTTTTCGGTTTTCATCACTGAGTTCCATAATTTGTCTTCCTGCTGCGAATAGTGGTTCTTCTTGTTTTCTTCTTTCTTTACTTTCTTCTTCAGAAAGATGTCTATCTTCTGGTTCTATTAATCCAACACACATATTTATGTTTCTCCTATTTATGCTATAGCGCTCCCACCACTAGTGGTTTTTAACTATTTAAAATTAAAAAAGTTCCCCGAATAATTAAATATTTTTATATCGTCGCCCAAACTATCCATCCGAATATATTAGATAATAAGAAGATAACCCACAAAGTCAACGCCGACCATTCTCGTTTTCTTAACGCCCAATAAATCCAGAAAAAGTTCGAGAATATCCAAACCGGCCAACACCAAATAATCTTAAACGCATTGAGAATAATGCCGATCAAAGATAATGATGTTGCAATCCATCCAACAATTTTTAATTTTTTGATTTGATTTTCTTCCAAGAAACCTCCGCAAAAATAAATATCGAACAAGATACGGTGACGACTATGGCCTTTCGGCCAGGCGGACGCTCTACCCCTGAGCTACGGTCGCTAACTAATAGTCTGACCGGCGAAGACTTGAACTTCGCGACATTCTGCATAGGATAATCATCAATCCATCGGCTCGATATATCAAAGAATAGTGAACAAGTAATCTAATAACGGGAGTCTGAATGATAACCGTTATTATTCGGCTCACCACGTTCCAGTTGCGGGAGCAAGAATCGAACTTGCGTTTGTACGGCTTATGAGACCGTGCTGGCACCACTCCAGTCATCCCACAATATAAAATAAATTGACGGATAATTTGCTGAAAAGCGCTTTTCTCTGACGGTAACGTTTCTCTATCGACCCATCAAAATCCCGAATCCGTATTTCTACGAACTCATTACTGTTCCTGCACATGGCAGGTCAGCTAAAATAAAAGAGTGGTGAGATTAGCATTTACTCACAAGCCTGAACCCGGACAGATTTTTAGTAGCACACCAGTTAACAGGCGTCCCGGTTAACTTTATATGGTGGAGAGAACCAGCGTCTCTCAACATTCACTAGTAGTAGCTATGTATGCCAACAAGTGGGGGATTTTAGCAAAAGCACCGCCTTTTTCGAATGAACCCCCGGAGTTGACCAACTCCCGAGAAAGGCGTCTACTTATCTGTGCGAATCGTGCAACCAACGAAAAACTTTTTCAAGTTTGTCGCCGTACTTTACCTACCTACATAGGTATTCAGTCACACTCATACTCATCAAATCCGAACAAATATGTAGAACCGATTCTACATAGCTAAATAGCATAGTACGGTTTCGATGAGTTTCGTCGCCACGCAGGGCGACAAATAATTTTCAAAGAACAAAAAACTGACGGATAAAAGTGGACAACGAGATTGGCGAGCGTCACGTCGTGCTTCATCGCACGGCTTAGCCGTGCTTTCTATTGAGATAACGTTGTTCCGACGACCCATCAAATTTATATTTATAAATAGCGACTGTGACTCTATGGGTACTCTTAGTTAAGCATTCCAGCTTAAGGTAAGGAGTTCTATACAGTAAGCCATAGTCTATCTGTATCGATCATATTCCCTACGTATGCACGAGTAGTCGCCAAATAAAACTTTTAGGATAAGGAGCGACCAGGATGGGAATTACTTTTTTTCCCGTGTTTCAAGCCACGTTTTTATTTACATTGTTTTCTCAATGAGAACTTTTACGAAATCCTAAAACGGGAAATTTTTACGTGTTTCAAGCACGGAACAATTACTCACTACTTATTTTGTTTGAAGTGAATGGTTAGACGCTCAACCCTAACCTTTTTTCCTAATTACAAGTATTATGATAACCCTGCATCATCGACCCTAAAAATTATTGAGAGATCCCACAGGTCGGCATTTCTGCGTTTGGTACTTTAATAGCGCCACGATTTACTGTGGATTTACTCTCTCATACTTCAAAGAACAAAATGCAAGATTCGCGAAAGGAAATGATTCACGCCCAGAGATTCGCGAATCGAGAGCCCATTCTACGCATGGTAGACGGGACGAATATAAATATATGTATTTTTTATAAACATACTTATTATACAACCATTAAAATAAAAAGTTCCATTTTTTTCATTTTATTTTTCATTTATTGACGATGTATATTTTATAAGTTCAGCAAAAAATTTTACGTATTCTTCTAATATCTTCGGATTAATAAATTCATTTTTTTCATAACTATTTTCCAACTTAACAAATTCATTTTTCGCTCTTAGAAAATTCTCCCTCTTCCACGCAAACTCTTCAGCATATCTTTCGTCTAGAAAAAACGGCTCTTTGTTGAATATTTCTTCTAATTCGACAATAGAATTTTTTATAAACATCATTATGTCAAGCCAGTTCATAACAGATTCTATTGTCGCCTTTGAATGTTCCACTTTTTTAATTTCCTTTTTCTTCATATTATAAATATAAGAAAAAAATCGCGAACAGTCAAGTAAATTATTTTATATCTTCAAACTGAACATCAACCATTTCTTCGCAGAAGAAAAGGGTGCCATCCTTTTTAAGAACCAAATCAGAATTACTATACCACTTAAACCATTCTAATCTATTCGCAGAGACACCCTCGTCTTTTACTTTTAATTTAACTACGCATTTTTTATCTTGAAAGTTTATAATTTCCATTGTTTTAATAAAAGAAGGCGGCGCAATTGCGTCCACTTTACTTAACTTCGATCTTTTTAAATTTAGTTTGCTCCGTTTTCGGCAAATCTATTGTTAGAATTCCGTTCTCGTACTTCGCATTGATATTTTCCGAATCAAAAGTGTTCCCGATATATTGCTGGCGAGAAAATGAGCGAGAACCGACTTCTCGATAAATATAACGAGAATTCTTTTCTTCTTTTCCGGCCTTTTCTTCGCCAGAAATTGAAAGCCATCCATTTTCAAACTTTATATCGAGGTCTTCTTTTTTGAATCCCGGAATATCCAACGACACTTCTATTTTGTCGTCAAACTCTTTCATATCCATTTTCGGGCCTTTAAAAAGAGCGGGTTTTAAAAAATCACTCAGTACGTCATCAAATTCCTCAAACAAAGATGGCAAGTTACGATTAAAATATCTAGTTAAAGATGTGTTCATGGCAGTTTTCTCCTTTTTAATTCAACGTTTTAATTAATTGACTACCATCTTACTATACAAATATCATACCAATTTATAAGTTATTGTTTTTATTTAATCGGGTGTGTGACACAACTAATGTCATTTTGTCATAGTTTAAATATGGCTTTCTTATCGTCCAGCATCCCAAATACGACCGCTATAACTGATTGTTTTTTATCCACGATATAATAATAAACATCTATCGGATTTTGAAATGTCCTGGATTCACAATTTTTATACAAAACATCTTTTCCATTTTTAAAAATTTCATCATACCTAAGCAATCTTCTCATATTTTCATCATACGATACATTAAAGTGATTTTTCGCCTTCGTTTTCATCGGGCGACCAATAATGTCTGCGCGTTTCAACCCGGTCACTTTTTCAAACGCCTCATTCGCGTCTAATATGATATAATCAACTATATTTCCGTCCTTATCGTATATTAATTTTTTATAAACGATTGGATTGAGCGACCTATTAAATAATGTGCGATATTTTGTTTCTTCCTGTTTTAATTTTCCCGCATAATACTTTTTATCAGAAATATCTTGAATTAACGCAAGAAAATAAGTAGGCTTCCCACTATCGCCTTTAATGAGAGTGGTTAAAACACTTACCCAGATATAAAATCCGTCTTTTTTCTTGTATCTTTTTTGAACCTCAATATAATCTCTATTGCCAGATAATAATTCTTTAGAGATATAATTAACCGTCGCCTCATCTCTTTTATATGTTATATCGTGGGGCGACAATCCTAACAAATCATTTTTTGAATACCCCAGTAATTTACAAAACGATTCATTGACATCAACATAAATACTGTTTAAATCAATAAACGCGATTCCTATTCCAGGATTATTAAATAACTTATCAAATTTATATCTTTCAACTTTTTGACCTTCGCGAGTCATTATTTTTTCTGAAATGTCCGAGCCCATCAATACTAGATAATTTTTATCGTTCTTTATAATAATAGAAAAGGAAAAGTTTAGTAACAAGATATTACCATCTTTATTCACCATAAATATATTTTTCTTTTCTTTATTTTCAGATGAATTAAACATAGTTTTTAAAGACAAGAAAGTTTTTCCAACATCTTCAGAATAAATAAAATTAGTAAAGTCTTTCCCAACTATCGGCTCGGAATAACCTATAAACTTAATTGCGTTATCATTCACCAGTTCTATATTATAATTTTCATTCAACACAAAAATTATTAGGTCAGACCCATGAAAAATGCTACTATGTATATCTAGTGCATCTATTTTGTCCATGTTATTCAATTGATTTCCTTGTTTATCAATAAATATTATTTATTTTTTATTCTTTTAGTTGCCTGGATCAATGATGCCAGTCCGTTTGTTATACTATTGGACGATTGAATAATAATTTGCCGCATTGAAGTTTGCACATTGTCTAAACTACTCAATATCGTTCTCAACGAAGATATTATTATTCCGAGCCCAATAAATAAAACAGTAAAAATTAAAACTAACAAAATATTAGTAATAGTAAACATACTTTCTCCTTAGTCAGTGGTATCGGCAGGGATTGAACCTGCGCGTGTCGGCATGTCGCGCCGATGCCTTTCCACTTGGCTACGATACCTTCTTTTTAGTTTTCTTTTTAATTTCGAATATCTTGTCGCCTTTCGCGGCGAGAAGTGCGGAAGAGCTTATCACTCTACCGGATTTCATTATTAAAATAGTCACTCCAGAATGCGGACTTATCACCTTGCTACTTAACGATTCTCTTGCCCAATCCCATATATTATTTTGCTCTCTTTTTCCATAGTAATACGTTTGAAGTGTCCACGAATCTTTTTTTACAACATATCGAACCCGTATCCACCCTCTTTTCATCAAATCAAACATAATCTCTTCTCTCGCCTTGCCCTCTTGCCCCATTCGATCTCCATGTTCACCAAACTTTTTAGTGATATAATCTCTTGTTAGTCCGAACACAGACGGTTTTTCTAAAATGGTGGTTATATGATTTATTTTAACTGGTAGTATTTTACCATTAGGTGCAATCCATTGAGCATCAGCCATAAAATCATTCTCCTTTTAAACTTTTTCTCGCTCTCGTTTCATCATTTGTTCTATAACTGCATGCATCCAACATTGTGCGGTATATTCAATATATTCAAATACAAAAGGTTTCCCCTTTATCATAGAATACGCATTAGCTATTTTTTGCGGATGAAACTTTCCCACGTTCTTCATGACGCCATTCATATATACCGTATAAATATCGCCACTTGTTTCAGGACCGGAATACAAAATGGCTTCCTGATTATATTTTTTTCCCAATTTTTTCGCCTTACTTAAATCAATGCCGATAACAAACAATGATGGCTCGATTACTTGTTCTTTGGACTTTTCATCTTTCCAATACCCCGTTAGCCGAACGAACCCCAGCTGCATTGAACGAATAGTATTTTTTAATTTACTAAACAATTCAATGTTTTCTTGTTCGGGCATTTTAACTCCTTCGGCATCATATTCTTTCCACGAGGTCAATATTGCGAATCCAATTTTGGTCGAATCTTTATAATGTTGATACAGTCTATTTAAAGACGCCTCGTTTACTTTTTTGAAGTTCCCGTTTAGTTTATATTTTACAATATCAGAAAAAGATACACTCACTTTTTCTCTCTCCTACGTCAATTCTTTATGTGGCGGGTCTGGTAATTTCCAAAAATCCGTTTTTGATAAGTATTTGTGGTTTAATTCTTTTCCAAACATCCACACCATCGCCAAGTCAAAGAAAAATACGGCTAACCAAATCGGATGCCCCATCATCGGATAAAGAACGGATGCGTTTCCAACCGCATACACTATAGCAAATAAAAGTAATCCAACACAACTATTTTTGAAAAAATGCCACCCATCGCGAAATATCGGAAGAATCCATAGATGTTTAGCAACTTCTTGTTCGTATTCGCCTTCATACCACCTTAAAAACTTTCCTTTGAGAATAACTCGCCAGACATTTTTATCATAACTCCAAACATACGAATCTTCCTGACCGTTAAAACACCCGGCGATAAATACGAGTATAGTTAGTTTAAGTAATTCGTTTATCATTTCATTTCTCGATTGTTATTTTCTTATCTATCATTCTTATATCCCAACTTCCGATACTTCCTTCCAATAAGAGAGACCCCGCTCGAAATTCATCGGACAGCTTTTCGCCCACTTTGACAGAATTATAAAATCGTTCGCTAACTTCTATCGGTAATTTAATTTTATTCATTTCGTCCTTTATCATCGCATTCACATCCAAAAAATGCGACTGACCTATTTCCAGCATAACAATATAGTGAACTTTTCTACCTTCCGCTATACTCTTATAAATATCATATTTTTCGTTTAATACTGATATTTTTAATTCCAAAGTATCTATTTGGTCTGATAAAAGTTGCGTTTCTTTAATTAAAGTGCGTTCTTCAAATTTTAATTTATTTATCGCCAGTTGCACTTCGTCCGGTGTCCTCGAACACGAAAACAACAATGCGGCGACAAAAAATATAATAAAAACATTTTTCATTTCATTTTCCTTTCATATTTAACATAGTCAAATCATTTATTAGTTTATCCAGATTCAACGGAATATAATCACAACACTCAACACTGACGTTAAAGTATTGATTACTATTCATCGTCTTGCTATGAATGTGCCCATGAAGATTTACGTAAGGCATATGGTCGTTAAGGTATACCGGTTCATGCGACAGAATAACAAATCCACCTATTATTATCGGATACTTTGATGCTTCCTCGAATCCGATTTCTCGCCAGACACTCGGGCGAAAACGTCTATCGTGATTTCCGAGTATCATATATTTTTTACCATTCAACTGATTACATAGTTCCGTTAGTTGTTCTTTTTTTCCGAACCCGAAATCACCGAGAAAAAATATCTTATCATCTTTTCCGACAACGCCGTTCCAACTTTTAATCATTCGGTCATTCATTTCGCTAACGTCAGAAAACGGGCGAGACTCATACTTGATAATATTTGCGTGGTTGAAATGCGTATCGGCTATGATGTATCGTTTATTCATTAAAAATACGTTACCCTAATAATCGCGAAAAATATAAGAAGAAACAAATATAGAAATATGGCGAAAATCCTATTTTTCAACTCGTGGTTTTGTTGAACACCCGCTGCCCACAATGGATGCGCTCCAAATAATCGTTTCAGTCTAAAATAATCTAATATACATAAAATAAAAAATGAAGCCATTAAAAAAGACAAAAAATCAAGAATATACTTCCACATAACATTTGTTCCTTTTATTATATTTTAATTGGCTGAAGCGACGTGATACTTCCATTTTTTTATTCTTTCATCCATTCTCTTATTTTATTTTCAATCCATTCTTCTTTAGTATTAAATTCGCAGTTACGAACCGTTGTTCGTTTATCTTCTTCATTGGCATAATATTCATACTTTTCAGCGACTTCTCTAATAGTAGACGTTTCCATAAGAGTATCGACTATTTCACTTTTATACACTTCTTCCGCAGCACAACGAAGCGCGTTCATATATGGCTCGAATATATCCATTTTTTTTAATATTGTTTTCCAAACTTTTTTATTGTGATTGCCGTATTTATTAAATCGCTGGCGGAGCAGGATTTGAACCTGCGAAATAACCGATTCAGAGTCGGTCGCGTTAGGCCTCTTCGCCATCCGCCAATAAAAGGGCTCTCACGAAGAGAGCCCGTTCGTTAAATTTACTCTTGGAGTAAATTTTCCTTCATCCATGCCTTCACCTGTTTCTTACTCGGCATATGAATATCATTACCGGTACGAGTCATCAGGCCGTCGGTTTTTAAACCAACCGCATCGGATAGAACCTTTGCGATTTGCAACCGGCTGGGCATCGAGATTTTGGATTTCTTGGACATATAGTCCTCCTTCTTGTTTGGTTTATGGTTTATTAAAGTTAATTAGTATGATATAAATATAATAAATAGTTTTTCATTTGTCAACTGTTATTTTGTAGATGGGTTCGGATAAGTCATGTCGCCACTTCTTAATTTTCCCATCAGGTCGTCTCGCATTGAAGTATAGTTTCGGGTATCAAAATCTTCTGGGTTTATATTTTTAAATTCCAAATATAAATTGTTACACGATTTAAAATCAACGACTTTTTGGTTATTCTTTAATTGCAAACCAAACTCCAATATTCTCAATGCGTGAAATATTCCCTTCTTTGCGTTATCTTTAAATCCATTCTTACTTTGTTCGTCGGCGATATGCCAACTCGCTGATGCCTTTTGAATAATTTTTTTAATCATGTCTTTTTCATTCCACTTAGTTATTTTAAATGGCCACTTTTTTAGTACCACTTCCGACGAATCTAAAGAAAGACATTCTAATGCGCCGATTTCGTAATTGTTTATCGCATCAATAAATCCTGAACGAGAATATATTACGGCTTGAATACTTTTATCTTTATTTGAAACCGCGTTATTTCTAAATGCACCGTTTGGTAAAATGGATTTCTTAAAAACCACTATGTAGTCATAATCTGATTTTTCAGTATCAAGTCCATAAACACGACTACCATAAGGAAAAATCGCAACCACTTCTTCAGTAATATTAAGTTCTTTTAAGATATATTCTGCCGTCATAACTTTTTTCTTTGTTTTATCTTGTGGACTGAATCGGATTTGAACCGATAATTCCGAGTTGCGAACCCAGTGTTTTCCCAATTAAAACTACCAGCCCTTTTACATAAAATAAAATATAATCCAACACGTTACATTTTGTAACAGTATGAAATTGACCAGTATACCAGATTGAATTGTCGCATTTTTTTATTTTGTCGTTTCCAACTTTTATGGCGACAACGGTAATACCAAATTCATTTTTGAACTTACAAAACTTGTTTTCTTTTAAATCGTTAAAGTGCATAATATAATATATGAAAATAAACTCCCAAAGTCAACTGTTATTTTTGTCCGCTCGGTCGGATTTGAACCGACGTGCAGGAATTTAGAGTTCCTTGCTGCTCCGAACTCAGCTACGAGCGGAATTATAAATCACTTTTCGTATTCAAGTAATTTATTGTCGAGCCATTCGCGAAGTTTTGGATTATCTCTAAAGTATTTTTTACCGTCTTCTTCATAAAATTCGTACTCTTTCAAATTTTCTATCGGGCACATTTCCAAAAACTCGTGTGGTTTTACAGTTCCGTACGGTGGTCCTGTATCATAGTGAAATTCTACGAATAAATATTCATTTCCAAATTTTTCACGAACTCCGACAAATCCATTTTTATTTTTATTAAATACGCCATAATTAAAATTTCGTGCGTGTATTTTATAAAATCCGCCATGAATACATTCAGTAAGTGGTATCATAAATGTTTTTCCTTTTTAAAAAATGATATACAATCAGTACCATCCCAAATTCCGTCGCCTTCAAATTTAATCTTTGTTTGCGACACCATAATCATTTCATTCGATTCAACCATTTCCTTGAATTTATCAGGTGTCATGTTCGCCCTACCACCTAAATTTTTAAATGGATATTCATTACCGCCATAAAACCACGAGTGATGAATGTACGCATAACCACCCGGTTTCAATACCCGATAAATTTCTTTAATATATTCTTCCGTAACGTTTTTATGAAAATGAACAAAACTGTCATATGAAAAAACCAAATCCTGTGAATTGTTTTTGACGCCGGTCAGTGATTTACCATCATTAACTAAATACTCCGAAACATGGTGACCGAGTTTCTCTCTAGTTTTTTCAATACAATGCGGGTTTAAATCAATAACAATCAGTTCCGATGCCAGTATTGATAAAAATTGCGTCATTCTACCAAAACCCGGAGCAATTTCTAAAATTTTCTTATTTCTAAACTCTTTTATAGTATCAAAGATATAAGTATTCCACAGATTTTCAGTAGTACCAAACGATTTTGACCATTCGTGCCCATCGTTTATCCACATACGGTCTTCATTCCATGCGCGTTGTTCCTCGATATTATAAAATTTTTCCATCACCGCTTTTTTCTTTTCCTTAAAGATTCTCTAAACATGGTAATTATTACATTCATAAAGAATTTTTTAATCTCAATCGGAATACCCATATTAAATATACTGTTAAATACATTAGTTCTATAAGAGTTGATTAAAACAGAATACGCATATTTATCGGCTATCTTGCTTAACCCTTCCAAAACTTTTCTAACCTCTTGAAGTTTTGATTCTACAAGAGAAGATGTTTTTACATCACCAATTTCTACCTGACGTTTAAGCAGATTGTTTAGAATCTCTATCGCCTTCATCTTGCCCCATAATCATAAGTTTACGAAGATTTTTATTATACCCACTCGTATAAATCGCTATAGCCGTTAACTCGTTATTTAAATCTGCTTCGTGGTACTCGGAAATCGGAATTTTCTTTCGTTCGTGGCGACCCCAATTATCATAATCCAATAATCCTGATATTTCCATTATTTCGTGATAATCTTCAACCGCCAAAAAAATCAAATATCCGTTTTTCCATTCATTGTTCGGATAATCCATAACGAATTTAGCAACAGCGTGAGCACCCTGAACCGCCTGATACGCCGACCCCAAATCATTCCGCGTTATTACATACAGTCGCTTCATCGCGTACCTCCTGTATAACGGGATATGCTTTAGAAAGTTCTCTAACGTAATCCCAATCCGGTTCATTACCATCTTTTACTTTGCTTTCGATTTTATTGTATCGTTCAATCGCCTCATCTGTCAAATACCCATTTTCGTCATGAGTAATATTTACTTTTTTGGCGAGACAATACGTGATATGTTGATGGCGAAATTCATATTTAGATTTTTCTAATTCACGAAAAACTTTCCAATTATCAGTAATCTTTCCTTCTCGTTGATTTTGTTTATATAGTTTTTTTAATTCGCGAATTAAATTAGATAACCCTTTTAAATAAAACTTTGTTGATAATATTTTTTCTCTACGTTCCATTTTAGTTCTCCTTATGTCGATATTTTAATAGTTTATCGACACGTATTTGCATCGTGTCGATGGCGTCTACATATAAAGAGAACTTTATGGCGGTTTAAATATCTACCGAAATCCCTATGTCATTTTCTTTTCCTTTAATTTAACAGTGTTACGTTTACATCGCTTTATATAAATAGTTTTTATTTTAAATTTTTTAGCCATCTAATCCATTGCCAGAAGGCATATTGGCATATTGGTTTTTAGCGTTTTCCTTTTCAATCATTTTAATCATTTGTTCACTGGATATTCTCGCGAAATGCTCTTTCTTGACCTTTTCCCACTCTTTATCAAGTTTAAGTTTTAATTGATATAACTCAGTTACTTCAAAACTAATCGTTCTTCCGCATTTTGGGCAAGTATATTTATAGTCGCCAGGTTCATAATTTTCATAATCGCCTGGTGGATAGTGTTCTGGATGAAAACACTCTGGAGTTTTAAACCACCGTTTCCATCGTTTTACTTTTCGTAATCCAACTCGTTTTTTAAAGAAACTCATTTTAAATCTTTTCCTCTGCTATATAGTATAAACGAACACAACACTAAAAAGTTCCATTTGTCGGGGAAGCCAGGCTCGAACTGGCACGTTCCCGGTTCCGAGCCGGGGTTCTGATACCATTTGAACTATTCCCCGATAATAACGGAACGGATGCAAACCCGTGCTGGTCTCATATACCTATGGAGATGCGCCTTTTATTTGCATCATTTCTTTAGGCTGTTGGCATTTACGTTCCTCGTACCCACGACAGGATTTGAACCTGTGTTTTCAGCTCCAACTACGGATAAGAGTTTAGAAGACTCCCTCGGCTACGTGGGCATTTTTCTTATTGAATACCTGGAAACTATTTCTCTTTGTTTGTTTTCAAACTCGATCAATATACTATTTTCGCCCCACTGGCGACAATCCTACATTTTCTTTTGTATAATGTCACCCGTTTCTCATTATTTTTCCAAGTATAAATATATTCATATTTCATAAGATATAATAGGGATAACATTTGCACGGTTTTAATTTATTTATTTTTCCTCTTTTCATACAAATCGGGCATGGTATGTAATCATATATCAATTTACTCAATACCAATTTTTTTCGATATTTTTCTGTCCATGTATTACTTTTATTAACAAATTCTTTATGTAGAAATTGCGGTTCATAATAAAAAGAATAAAATAATACACAACATAATGGTATATCAGAATGAATCCCGCATTTTATATTATGCGACATCAATCTTATAAATTTAATATGCATCATAGTAGCACGGGTGGGACTCGAACCCACAACATTCAGATTTTGAATCTGACGGCTCTACCAATTGGTCTACCGTGCCATTAGGTTATATCCTTAGCAAATATAAAATATCTTAGGGTATACCCTTTCGGGTGGGCGATGGGATTTGAACCCATACTCCGCGGGTCACAACCGCGTAATGCTACCATTACAACACGCTCACCATATAAATAAAACGAACAAGTAATCGAACAGGATGTATTTTCAAATGATAACCCTATTTCGTTCGGCTCGTTCTATTGGTCGGGATGGTCGGATTTGAACCGACGAAATCTCCTGCTCCCAAAGCAGGCGCGATAAACCAGGCTACGCTACATCCCGTTTTTTATAACTCGTAACTTTTTTCAATCTTGTATAACTTTTTATCTACACCGGCTAACCTATATGAAGAATACAATAAAATTCCTGGAAAGTGTTTTTTGAAAACCGTAAGTAAATTGTTATAATCTCCAGTTTTCATTTCTTCTCGTATTTTTGTCGCCAGTTCTTTTGAAGTCAACTTACCGACCATTCCAAGAATATAGAACGCGTTTCCTTTCGGCCCGCCAATATCTAAACGTAACGTTTTTTGCATTTCACATCCCTCTTTCCAACTTTAAAATTTCGTTTGTCCGCGTGGATGGAATCGAACCATCAACCCCCTGCTTATAAGACAGATGCGCTACCATTGCGCCACACGCGGTATAAAAAACTATGCCGACGACGGGAGTGGAATTCCCGCTTACGTGTTCGCCTCGTCCCTGATTGGGACGATAACCCTGACAATTCGCGTAAGCCTCAAATCTCCACTGTCAGGACCGGCATGTGTCGTTAAATATAAATATACTTTAAAAAACCTTTTTAAGTTCCTCAACATCAATGGCTCTGCACGTCAGAATTCCATTATACAACTTCTCAATCTCTTTTGTTCGTTCTTCGGATAAACACGTCGTGCCATCACATTTCTCATCGTTCATTACATCAATCAGAGCGTTTTCCAATCTATCGATGTACTCGATGTAAAGTTTTACCTCTTCTTCTTTGGTGATTTTCATTTTACTTTCCTTCTTTTGTCTATAATCAATATACAAAACAAAAGCATAACAGTCAAGTATTATTTTTTGCAGCGTCTAATGGAATCGAACCAATGCCACCGAGTTCAAAGCCCGGCGTTCTACCGTTAAACTAAGACGCTATTTCTTTTTTTTCATTACGGCGAATCCACTATTTTTTATTCTTTTTCTTTAATGGAAAAATATCGCACATTATACATCGGAACAACCGTGATTTCTTTTCCGTTATAAAATTCAACACGATTACCGGAATCAAAGAATGCGAAATCGTCGACATCAAAAGTGAAAGGCGTACTGTTCTCAAAAACTATTGAAACACGATACATTTTTTATTCTCCTTTTTCTAATTTTATTTTTTCTTTTCTGCGAGTCCATCGTTTCCAGTATCTTTTCCAGAAACCAGGAATTTTTTCTGTATAAAATCGTCCATCCCCGTTATAATCCCATTTTATATGTTTTCGCCGAACTAATTTTTGTTTTCCCATAGTAGCGCCAGAGGGATTTGAACCCCCGAAAATGTCAGGGTGTAGACCTGATGCCTTAGACCGAACTTGGCGATGGCGCTATTTCAGTGGCGACAATTGGAGTTGAACCAACATCTGAACGCTTATGAAACGTCCGCTCTACCAGTTAAGCTATGTCGCCATTATTTATCCTTTTTTTAATATTTTTAAATTTCTTTTCTCCCAACAATCTTTGCACAGCCATTTCCACTTCTCGTCTATCATTCGCCAAAATATTCTGGCGACAAGAAATCCTTTTACACCGCACTCATCACATTTATTTTTATAGTCACTGTTACTCATGGTGGAAGTGAAGGGAATCGAACCCCCAACCTTTTGCTTAAGAGGCAATTGCGCTACCAATTGCGCCACACTTCCGTTTTTTAGTGGGCAAGATGAGATTTGAACTCACATTTTCAACCGTTACCTGAATCCCGCGTATCAGACGGGTGGGATACTTGCCCGTATTTTTAATTGTCCATCACAACTTTTTTACTTTTTATTATAACTACCCATTCAGTGCGTCCAGTTCCGGCAATATTAGGAGTGGTTTTGGATTCATTATTAATACGTTCTCCCAATTTATGAGAATTGTAAAAGTTTTCGCTAACTTCAATCGTTAATTCGATGTCGTCACTAACAAAACTGAGTTCACAGTTGTGTTCAACTACAATTTTTAGTACAACAATATAATGAATCTTGATATTACGTTCTCCTGAAAATACATTAACGCACAACAAAAATATCGTTGCGGCTATTAAAAATATAAAACCGGCTTTCATTTTTTATATCCCCTTGTTTTTATTTACTTAATTTGTTCGCCCCTGGTAGCTGGATGTATTCTATTAGAATTCACCCACATCTCTAACATTGTGGGAGCGACAGGAATCGAACCTGCGTTTGTACGGATTAAAAGTCCGTTGCGAAAGCCAACAATTTGCTACGCTCCCGTTTTTTTATTACTGTGGGAAAATTATCATCCCTCCCCCAATAATTTCATTTTCATCCTGACATTTACATTCAACTCTAAACCATCCCCACTTATTACGCGCCATCCAATATCGACCTTTTTTATCTTTATACAGATTAACTGGTTTATTCTCTACCAAATCCATAAACATAAATTTAATTTTTGTCATTGGCCTGCTACCTAACATAATATCTCCTTTTCATTTTTTACAGATGTCTCAAAAAATCTGGATCGTCTTTGTTGTCCCAATAAACCCAAGCCATTCCCACGGCGACAACCAATACAATAATAATCGCAATTACATCAAATAACATAAATTTCTCCCATATGTGTTTAGTGGAAGCAGTAAGATTCGAACTTACTCACTCGTAGAGAACGGATTTACAGTCCGCCACGACTCACCATCTTCGCCGTGCTTCCAATTATTTATTCGCCATAATCTTCTGACTTGATTTTATATCCGCGACAAGCGCGTCTTTCTCTTTCTTTTCTTTTACTGTTTATCTTGCGAACTCTGAAACGACCATCAAAGAACCGATCTCTTTTTTCCAGTTCGTGAAGAATTCTTTTGTTTAATTCCGCGATTTTCATCTTTATTGTTCCCACTTCAGTTGCGTTCCTTTATAAACTTTAGCATCTTTTGGCACACACTTCGTGCACCAAATCATTTTACGTTCTTCATCGGTACAATTAAACCCTCTATCTGGGCGAAACTCAAACGAAACCTCGCCGATTTTAATTCTTTTACCGCATTTAATACAGTTTGGTTTGTCTTCTTTAAACTCGATAATATACTTTGTAACTTTCATAACGTTCCTTTCACTTTTTTATCAGTATACTAATATACGTCAAGAAAACGAATTTGTCAACCGATTTTTTGTGGAGCTACAGAGATTTGAACTCTGAACCTCTTGAATGCCATTCAAGCGCTCTCCCATTGAGCTATAACCCCGTGCGGAACCGACGGGATTCGAACCCGCATCGGCCAGATCGACAGTCTGGTGCCCTACCAATTAGACCACAGCTCCAATAAGGGATGTTTACGTTTTCTACTCGCCGCTCACCTTGTCATGACTTAGGTACGTTTAGGCAGCCATCCCTTTGGCGGTGACGACGGGATTCGAACCCGCAACCCTCTGCGTGACAGGCAGGCGTTCTGACCGGTTGGAACTACATCACCATTTCGTTGATGTCAACGATTTGCTTCTTCAATGAGGCTCGAACTCACATTTTCTGCTCTTCTGAGAGCAGATGTCCTTCCTACTAGACGATGAAGAAAACGAAAAAACAAAATCGTCGACTATTTTATTCTTTCGCCGTGGATAAAACCGATTTGATCAAACCGGCATTGCCCCACATTTGCAGATGCGGCAGGACTTGAACCCGCACAAAGCATTTTCTGTCTTCGGTTTTGGAGACCGACGTTTTACCAGTTAAACTACGCATCTATTTTTGTTGGACAGGCAGGATTCGAACCCACACCCACCCGCTTATCATGCGATAACATTTTCTCTGGCGACCCGTTATCGGATAATTTTTGAAAAAACGTGTTTTAGGTGCTCTTCCAGTTGAGCTACTGTCCAATTTTGTGCTCCCGTAGGGACTTGAACCCTAAACTCGCGGCTTAAAAGGCCGGTGCGATACCATTTCGCCACGGAAGCATATTATTTTAGTGGAGACGACCGGAATCGAACCGGCCCAGTCTGCTTGCAAGGCAGTCTCGCCCCCTTGGCACATGCGTCCCCAAATTTATTCTTCCTTATCGTCACACAAAAATATCGGAAGTTTTTCAGCAATTTCTTTTTCAGTTGGTTCTCGTTTAAGTTTTTTTCTTAAATCTTCCGTAACCATTTCAACCAACTTATTCATTTTTTCGCCAGATAGTTTCATAAAATCTCCCTTTTATATTTTCAGTAGCAGGGGCCGGATTCGAACCGGCGAATGACGTGGCTTATGAAACCACCGAGATACCGCTTCTCTACCCTGCGATGAGCGCTATATCGGAATTGAACCGACGTCTCTTGGTTGGAAGCCAAGTATAATACCTTTATACCAATAGCGCATTTACATTATTACGATTTTTACATAGTCAACTATATAAAAATCTTTTTTGTGGACTCCCTGGGGGTCGAACCCAGCTCTTCGGATTTTCAGTCCGCCGCAGCTACCGAGTTTGCTTGAAGTCCATTCATTATAAAATCAATGTTTCAAATCGTTCTAATTTCTTTCCTTTCTTTTTACAGATTATTTGAGCTCCCGTCCGGCCTTGAACCGAAGTCTGATGATTACGAATCAACTGTTTTGCCAACTAAACTACGGAAGCATTTCTTTTTTGCTCCAGCGGTGAGACTCGAACTCACAACCTCGTGCTTAACAGGCACTTGCTCCGCCAATTGAGCTACGCTGGAATTATGGAGTCGGTGGAGGGACTCGAACCCCCGAATAGTGGGTTTGCAGCCCACCGCGATAGCCACTACGCCACACCGACATTTTCTTTGCGCCCACGACAGGACTCGAACCCGCATTTCCAACTCCACTTACGGATAGTGCGTTCGAAGCGCACCTCGGTTACGTGGGCAAATTTGTAGAGCCAGGGGGAATCGAACCCGTCCATTTCTGGGTTGAAGGCCCAGTTGCCTACCGTTAGCAGATGGCTCCATTATGAAATAAAAACAACCCCGTAGCCTCACACTTCCTACTTCCAAGAGCCACGCTCCCTACACACCAAAGTTGTTTTCCTTATGTCAAAGAACTCCCTATAATATACAAAAGTAATCTCTACTTGTCAACTGTTTTTTTCATCTTGACATCACAATTTGTGATTTCGAGCTGGAGAACGGGATTGAACCGTCGGCTTCCTGCTTACCAAGCAGGTACTCTACCATCTGAGTTACTCCAGCAAATTCAGTCTGGGCGACTGGGTTCGAACCAGCGCGTTCCCGGTTCCAAGCCGGGGTTCTTCCATCTGAACTACGCCCAGTTATAAATGAGCAAATGTTTGACAACGACTTTTATTCGGTTGTAGCCGAATTCTCTTTTGTAGGGATAACCGTTATCGTTCGGCTCATTTGAGCTGGTGGAGGGATTCGAACCCCCGTGGGAAAGTCCTGCGGTTTACAAAACCGCTGCAATCGGCCTCTATGCGACACCAGCATTTTTTGTAGAGTCGACGGGACTTGAACCCGTTATTTTCGCCTTGAGAGGGCGATGTCCTGAACCTATTAGACGACGACTCCATTTTTTGTACTGGTGAAAGGATTTGAACCTTCACGGATATTTCACCACTGCGTTCTAAGCGCAGCGCGACTACCAGGTTTCGCCACACCAGCATATTTTGTGGCGAGTTTCGGATTTGAACCGAAAAACTTGTGATTTTAAGTCACAAAGGTATGCCAATTCCCTTCAACTCGCCATCTCACTTAATAATTTTCTAGCTCTTTGGTAATTTCCACCATACGGAGCAATACCCAACCTTTTCAATGCCTGTCTTATACAATCAGTTTCCTTTAATGCGATCCTAAATTCAGCATCACTTACAATTCCGGTTCGCGAATTACCTTTAATATTTCTCCCACGATAGTTTTTTGTAAAACTATGGCAATTTGGGCAAACCATTCTTAAATTTTCTCTTTTATTATTCTGCCGGTTTCCATCAACATGATCCAATTCTAATTTTATATAATTTCCTTGCCATTCCGTTGTTTTACAAATTACACACGAATTTTTTTGTTCTTCTAATATTCTTATTCTTTTTCTATTTTTTCCCAATTTGTTAAACGAAATTAAAAACACGTCTTGTATCATTTCTTCTTTAGATTTTTTTCTATAATATCTTCTTCCATCTTTAACAACATATTTCGATTTTATGCGATCTTCATCGGAAAAGATATGCCTTCTCGAATCATATCCTTTTTTAAATCCTCTATTGTGCCACGCGGGTCGACCCAACAAAGATTTTCGTACTTTTTCATTTATCTCCTGTCGTTTTTCTTTTGTCGAAAAAGACCGAGCACATTTCTTTGAACAAAATTCTCCGGATGAATACTTGCTATAAACCATCGCGTCATTTGTATTGCAATTTTTACATTTCATAATTCGAACCCTCACATTATTTAATCAACCCTATATATAAATAGTGAAGATTCAAATTTTTTATTATCACACTTATTTGCGTACCGCGCCAAAACCACATTAAAAAACGTTCACGTTATTCTTCCTTAAAAAGTATTCAATCTCGGCTTTCAACCCCGGTTCGTCGTCAACAAAAAACCCCGCGAGTTCTTCCAGAAAAACAACCTGGTCTTTCAGTGACTCCGCTAACAACGTTACCAAACGTTCGGCCGGGTCTAACCGTCGACGCCTTCCGTCTTTCAGTTTACGATGATACGACTTTTTTGCCTGATTAAAAACGGCCTGTATAAACATGGCCCGTTTGTCAACCGTTTCCATATATATCTCCTTTTTTAAGTATACTCAAATATAACACAATAGAGCACCACTGTCAACTGTTTTTTTTAAATAAACTAAAAACCCCGCAGTTGCTATGCACCCGCGGGGTCAATTCTAATCTATTCCTTTTACTTTCGCTTAAATCTTCGTACTAACCCGATAGCGATAAGGATTAGAGAACCAACCCCGAGAAAAATCGCGGGTTTAATCGGTTCTTGCCAATAAAAGGCTAATCCGAGTGTCAGTGCAAATAACAACACTACGAACCATCTCATATTTCTCGTTAAAAAATCGTCCAATTTATTTATCATATTTCATTTACCCACAACAAGATGTTTTTGCTTCGTATTCAGATGCTAATTTATCCATCTTATCCATTTTAAATTTAACTTTTAATATTTGATGAACTGGATAATATTCCATTTCACCATTGACTACATTTCGCCAACCAGTAGTTATAATTCTATGAGCGTGTTCTCTCGCCTTCGCAACATCAACAACATCATAATGAAATACTCGCCCATCTTCCATATAAACATATATTGTTACCATTTTCAATTCTCCTTATAAATATAAACAAATTATTTTTATATATATATTTTACTATACTAATTAAAAAAAGTTCCAAAAATTATTCAAATTTTTTCCGTCCAACGTTTAATTCTATCAGGATCGTTCTTTGGTTGCTCTTCTTCAAAGTCCATCCAATGTCTGATTTTACTAAAATCGTCTTTAGTCCACTCTTCAGTATCAGGATAGCAACAGAATATATGCATATATTCTTTTCCACCGTGTAATCCCGGATGTATATTTGAAATTTGTTCCTTTTCTTCTTTGGAAAAAATTATCATTACCGGTTCTTCCTTTCCATCGTAAATTTTGTCGCCAACTTTTACTTTCATAATTTAACCTTTATTCTCTTCATCAATTTCATAACATAACCTAAAAACAACCACGTTCTTGCGGCAATCATAAAAATACTCATAATTTTTTACCGGTTTTGCATAATCTTTAATAAACCATTTAATTATAGTATCCATCGGTATTTCCTGATATTCTATTCGTCGTCTTTCCATTTTATTTTGCCAACTCAACTAACTTATCCCAATCGCCCGTAAAAAACTCTTTTACTCTTTCATATTTTACTTCGTCGGTTTCTTTATACTCACTAACTGCGCAATCATTTTTATTAACGAATTCCACAAGTTCTTTAAGTTTATCATCTGGAACGTACATTATTAGCCGATAATATTTTTTACTCATTTTGTTTCTCCTTTTAATATTTTCTAAATGTATTACATCTTCTACATATACTATGCGTTCTTTTACCAGAAGTAAGATCTTTATACGTCTGATTCATCTCGTCACTGTTTAATATTTCCATGAAAGATTGTTTATTTAAGTCGCCAAAAACGACTTCGTATTTATATTCATAACAACATAATCCGACTTCACCTTTGCAATTTATTATTACTTCAGTATATGGCGAATAACACGGTAAAGTGCAAGGCCATTTTTCCCCATTAACTATTGCTATTCGGTCATCCAACTTTATTCTTTGTACGACATATCCTGAATCTGCATGCAAACCGATTAATCTATTATGTTCTTCCGAATCAAGATACGAAGACACTTCAATTCGGTTAACATTGAACAATCCTTTTAATTCGTCTAAAATAACCTGATTCAAATAATATCCATTAGTTATTATAAGTATTTCATTTTTACTTCCTAATACCTTTCTCACATAATCTAAAATATAATATAGTCGCGGGTCGATAAGTGGCTCATTATAAACATTCAAAATTATACCACCACTATAATAGTAACTTCCCAACTCGTCCAAAACCTTTTTTATAATTTTCAGTGATAAAATTGTTTTGTCTTTCATCTTATAATTCGCAGGGCACTTTGGATGTATCGCCGCATAATTACATATATCAGACAACTCAAACGCTACATACTTTATTCTTTCCAACTCATTCATTTCTGGCTCACAGTTTTTTTTCTTCGTCTAAAATTTCATTTATTTTTTCTATCGCCATTTCAGAAGTAATAGTCTTACTACACTCAAATTGTCGCGAAGTTCCTTTCAATCTGGGGCACCAATTCCAATCACCTTTATCAAATTCCAATTCGGGATCAACAAAACATCCGTTACAAACGTGCAGATTATGCACATAATAATTATTTCCTGTAAACTCATACCACGGTTGAGAAAATCCAGAAATCATAACTACTTTTTTGCCTAACGCCCACGCCAGCCATGCGAGACCCGAAGGTAATCCTATAAAAAATTCGCTGGCCATTATGATTCCGGCGATAACCAATATGGAATCATTTTTTATAACTTTTATTCCATCTACATCACAACCTTCTTTCGCAACAGATATCATTTTCAGATTCTTTCTTTGCAAATATGCCGCAACATCTTTCCACCCATCTAAATTATTCCAGTATTTCGCTTGCGCGGTTGAGTGTTTGGACATTGAAACAAATTTTTCCTTGGCGACATACTTACTAAAAGATATTCTCGGTCGTATTTCATAAAAAGGAATTCCCAACATATCACTGGCAACTTGTTGTAAAGGAATTATTCTGTAATCTTTTTTATTCTTATCATAATTTCCTATAAATATTCCAATCGTATACATCGCGTATAATCCATCCACTGCCGCACCCGGTGTCACAAATTCTATTTCGGGATAATTCTTCTGGAACAACGCATTCCAAAAAGTTGAACATATCATTTTACACCCGTGTTTTCTACGAAATTCTTCTATGTATGGAAACCATGCTAAATTATCTCCGAGAGATTTACTGTCTATATGAACATACACCCTTTTATTTTTTGCGTTATAGTGATGAACATGAAATAATGCACCATCTCTATAAATATTTACTGTATAGTTAGTAAACCATCTTCTGTTTGCTCTAACCCAATGATTAACAGACGTTTCACAACTAAATACCGAATTTCCGTTATCTTCATCCCAAAATTCTATTTTATATTTATGATTATTTTTTTCGCCTAATATTTCAACGAACGGTTGCTCGACAAAATGAACATTTATCGTTTCTTTACTTGCCTTCCACATCCATGTATATTTATCAATTACTATTTGACTTCCGAGCAATTCATTAACGGCGTTAGTTACGCCATCAAACACATTATAATCATCCCCGGCCATAATTCCATCAGGTTTTAATTTTGGAAGCCACGCCATAATATCCTGTTTAACACTTTCATATAAATGGTCGCCATCAATAAAAATAAAATCCAAACTACCGTCTTCATATTTATTTGATACTTCAACAGAATCGCCTATAATTGGATTTACCGCATTCAATAAATTATATTTGGTCATGTTCTCAATAAATTTATTATAAACGTTCCCTCCATACTCTTTAGCTATATTCAGATGAATTTGTTCACTCGGCGAGCCCTTAAAGGTATCTATCGTATCAAACTTTATATTTTTTTTACTATTTTTAATTTCTATCGCCATGAAAGAAGTCGAGCGACCCATCCACGCGCCTATCTCAACAAAGTGAGAATCATTTTTAGCGTTTCTAACAATATCAGCAAACAATCTCTGATCCGACTCACAAAACCACCCATCTATGTTCTCAAAGACGTGAGGCAACTTCGAGGCGACGTTCCTTCTCACCGATTCGTAATTTCTTATCAGTACATCTTTCATATAAACTTATTCTATTACCTCAGTATATCCTAACACTTCGCGAGCTCGTTTACCGGGTTTTCTTCCTAATGCTATTGTTTCAGAAAAATCACGTATAAAGTCGCCGCATGGTGGATCCGGAAAAAATCCAATAGCAAAATATGTTTCGGGATCGGCGTAAAATAAAAGCGTCTCTATCAGCCGCTCATTTTCTTTTATAATCTCTTCTTGTTGCGCCATAGTTAATCTAATATCTCCCAACCCCAAATGATGTTTATCGTCAAATCTTAATTTTTCAAAATATTCAGATATATTCATCACTTCTCCTTTAAGGCTTGTTTAATTAAATCTCTTAATCCATTAATGGGCATCCCACCTGAATATTCATAACCAAATTTATCTAACATAGATTCAATTTTATCTGAAGATGCTTTTAATATTTCTTTTAGAAACTCGTTCTCCGCTTCCAGTTTATCTTTCATATCTAAATATTTATCCGCTTGTTCTCGTTGCATTTGAATTAATTCAAGTTTTTCCGCTTTCAGTTTGGCAATGACCGGATCAACGTCTGCAACTTTATACATACTGCCAGTTTGCCCGGGCAATAAATTATATGGTTCGGGTGCTAAACAATATCTCTGTATCTTCATCACTCCTCCAATTAAATATGTAAATCTTGAGTATCGTCATTATCATTTTTAGCGGATTCAGATACTAACAATACACAACAAATTAAAAATACTATAACCATTATTTGTATGGCAAAACTTTCCATATCACTTTCTCCCATATTTAAGCATAGACACTCCGTCTATGTTAATGTCTATCTTATTTCTTTAGTATCAATTTTAGCGTGTATTGTCGCCATACCTAATTCGCCAAGTTTTTCGCAAATACAAGTTGGGCATAGTAGCCCGGCTTCTTTGTGTTTGGACGGCGTAATACGACGCCACAATTTATCTTGAATCATCAGATCTATGATATATTTTTTTCCGCATCTTTGACAGATGCAACCATTATCATCCATTATTTCCACGTATAATACTCCTTTTCTTTTCTATCTATTAAAGATGTTCCGTCGGCCTGTATTGCCATCGGCTCACTCAATATAGCCATTCGTTTTTTATATTTCCAAAACATATCTAAATACCACAGATCGGCCGCGTGCCACTTTTCTTTTTGTAATATGTTTATCAGAAATTCTCTGTCCGATTTCTTAAACATAATACATTGCACGCAAATTATTTTATTTGTTTCATACATAAAGTCTATTCCATCAAAATCTTTTATTTTAGGCGACTCCAAATATCCGGTTTCCATATTTTGTTTGTCGCCGAACGAAAAATAAGTTATATCGTTTTTTTCCATCGCTTCACCGACTCTATAAAGCATTTTCACAAAATCTTCTATCGGAACCGTTATCTTGCAGTCGGCTTCCGCTACAATAAAAAAATCTACGTCGTCTGCGAACTCTCCCAAAATACCGTATTTATGCGCGAGAAAACACCCATAATGTGCAGGAGATAACCGTGCGTCTCCAAAGGATTCGGTTACTCTTTCTGGATATGCACAATTTTCCGTCGGGGGTTTTTTCGTATACGGTTCGTTATTATGTATGACATATTCTATACCGAAATCTTTTAACTTGCTTAGTTGCTCAATAGATTCTTTTTCTCGCGGAGTCTCTGGATTAGTAACCAGATGCACAACTTTTATTTTCTTTTTCGTCGCTCTCTTGGCGATAATTATTCCAAAATCGTCATTTTCAATGTCCGCTAATTCAACCGTAGATTGTTTGTATACCGCATATGTAAAATCGTTCTGGGTCAGTCTATTTAATATAACTTTCAATTTATTTTTATCAGGTGTATAATGATATTCCAGTAAAATGTTATCTATATTTTTTAGCATATCACTCGTTATAGTTTCAAATATATCATATTCCGACCCCTCAACGTCCATTTTCAGCACATCTATTTTTTCTATGCCATATTTTTCAAGCAAACTTTTTAAGGTCACTGTTTTCACCGTTTCTTTAACGAACCTTTTATCACTTAAATAACGGTCATGGTCTTCTATTCCCAGTGAACTCCACCCCGACAATTCACCAACAAAAAAATCATGAGTCCCGTCCTCTTTATAAATTGCGGCATTCTCTACAATAATATTGTTATATTTACTAAATGTTTTTTTCATATTATTCGCGTTTTTCTCAAATGGCTCAACCGCGATAACTTTACCCGCTCCTCGCGACAGAGAATATAATGTGAACGACCCGACATGCGCACCCAAATCAATCACCGTTCCATTTTCTTTAAAAGGCAAATCTTTATAAACGTTCCTATAAAAAAACTCAAAATAACTAAAGAATGAATCGTCCATCGGGTCTGATTCAATTTCCATATTAACCATCGGGGGTTCATTTCTCAATCTCACTTCGTGCGAATGAATCAACGCGCCATTCTTGTAAAACTCGAGCAAAAACCCGTTAAACCGAGGATAATTATAAAAAGTAATATCTTTAGCCGGAATCGGCACTATCCAATAGCGACAACCGTCTTTCAAACTTAATTCGCAATTATACATAGGCAATTTCGTATCAATGTCCCTCGCGCCAACTCTCACATTGCAAGAATCCCCGCGATAAGTAAAGTTTATTCTATTGCTATCATTTTCATATACGACATCTGTAATTTTCATCTTGCCTGATTGCGCAGATTTACCTAATAATTGTATTACTTTTTCCGCGTCACTCTCTTCACTTCCGATTAAAAAATCAATAGTTTCAACAGAATCGTATCGATGATTATACGATTCCATATTAAACATCAGGACTTTTAATTTCCATCCGAGCGCTTCTTTAACAACAAGCGGATTGCATTCCGCTTTTTCATTTGTCGCATACGATGGAAAAATGAGTAAATCACAGGACGAATAAAAATTATCAATATCATTTCTTTCGCCCCAAATGATACAATTGCGCGGTTTACCTCGCATCAATGGCTTCCAGTACGATTCAAAATTAACCGCTTGATTTCCGACAAAATGAAATTCGTATTGAGGCAACAATCTTGCTAAGCCGAATACATACCCTTGATTTTTAAGCGAAGTAAATAATCCTACAACCAATATATGTTTTTTTTCTGCTCTTAATCCTATTTTCGCCAACGCCTTTTTTCTATCGGGTCTTTCTTTATACTCTATCGGATAATCGAGCACTTCTTTTGGAATATCTATCCGTTCGTATTGCTCTAACTGATAATCACTAACAAATAAAAATTTATCCGGAAAAAACACTTTATTTTTCGGGTCAAAATCAACGGTGTGAGAAGTTTCAAAAATAACGTACGGTCTATCTTCCCGATATATTTTTCTGGCGACGCCTTCACTCATAAATATTTCTGGAATTTCTTCTATGTGAATTATATCCGGTGATATTTTATTTATAATATCAAATATTTCGGATTTATTTTCGCCAAGAGAATAAAACTTATTACCAAGCAACTTTTGTATTTTATCACGTTGAACCACATACGCTGCCGCTATAAATGCATACTCTATCACATATAAATCATGGGTGGTATTTAATAACTCTATTTTTTTAAGAAGAAATTGTGGCTGACCGCCGGTAGACAAGTGTGGCGATATGTATAAAACTTTTTTCATTTTCTCCGATTATTACGTTATTGTGTTTCTTATTAAAAAGTAATCATTAAAAGATATTTTCGGATTTTCTTGTGGCCGGTCTTCTATCTTATACGGTCGCATATCAATTATAATCACATCCCAAAAGAATCCGACTAAAAATCCCGCTATGAATCCAACCATTAGTACCAAAAGAATTATGATAACCATTCTAAAAAATTCTCTACTCATCATCTTCCAATCTATTTTCTTGCGAACTATCAAATAAAAACTCGTCATAATCCGATAAGTTTGAAAATTTTAGTTTGGATAGGGATGATATTAAAAACGGATTGTTAGTAACTCTGGCTTCGTTGTATACTCTTGCAGAATGGAACATATCTGCCATCTCTGGATATTCTTTAACTATTTCTTCTTCAAATGGACAACTCAAACAACATTTTATATTGTCTCGTTTGAGATTGGTTTTACAGAGTTTAATATGATTTTTTAAAAGGTCTATATTCACTTATACCCCATAAATTATTTAACTCCGTGCCAAATTAGCAGTCCTGTTACTCCCGCCGCCACACCCGCTAAAACATATAGATACGGGCTACTATCCCACGACCGATACCTTTCACTCCAGCCACTTTCATATCCCATACGATAATATTTTTTCATCAACTTGTTTAATTCATTTTCTTTATCAGCGATTTTCGCGTCAACATTTTTTATTGACCACTCGAATCCGTCTATTGTGACAATTATAACATCTATATTATAGTATTGTTTGTCTATATTATAAAACATCGTATCTGTTTTTGTCGTGTCCATCTCCGTAGTCACAGACTCTTGAGCATGTATAACGCTGACAATAAGAAATAAAAATAAAAGTATTAAAAATTTATTCATTAAGGTTCTCCAAGTTTAAGTTTTCCTTTTTCCGCCAACCTTTTTAGTTTACGTTCCAATTTTTGTTTTCGCCGTAATTTGTTTTTTTCACGGCGACATTCGTGTTTATACCTTTCGCATTTAACTTTGTTACGACCCCACTTACGGTGTTTTTTACCGCCTTTGGCTTTTGTTGTTCCCATGGCGCATCTCCTTAGTTAGTTTCTTAATGCGTCATGGTTCTCTCCTTTTTTTAAGTTAAATGATTGATTGTTAAAAAATGACCGCACTTAGTCTCGTGTTCGCACGGTCGTGCCCAGTAAAACATTTTCAACCAAACCTGGACATATCCAGCACTAAATTGCTTAAAATTCGCCGTCCGGCATTCCCTACCACGGCCCCACACTCCCACAAAAATTAAGTATTCACCGAGCCTGGAATCGAGCTCTCGCTTCGCACTCGTATGGTTGAGCGGGTAATCGGTCTTGAACCGACGTCTCAGGCTTGGGAAGCCCGTATTCTACCAACTGAAATATACCCGCAAAAATAAAAGGCGACTTATGACTTGTCATGTCAAGGATTAACTTTCGAAATATACATGACTATATTTCGGAATCCCAGTCGCCTTTTGAACTCGGTCTTCCGTAGAAGATACCGCAGTTCCTATTGAGCGGGATACGGAATTCGAATCCGTTCCTCGTGATTGGCACTCACGAATGCCACCAAAAACACCTATCCCGCATTTCTACCTATAAATATTTACAAAATTTTTATCCACTCTGAAACAAGATCCCGTTCTTTTTGGTAAATATAACTTGTTGGAAAATCCAGTATTAGTCTTTCAGCAACAAACGCGAATTTTGCGTCCTTCTTGGAACGTTTTATCAGTGAAGAGAACGCGGCTTTAACTGTCGTTGGATTAAAAGTTAAAGTGCTCTTATCACGTTTGAAATTCATAAGACGTTTTCCCACACCAACATCGTTTCTCGCGCCAACCAGAGAAAATTCACTCGCATCTTTCCAGATAACAGATTGTTGGCTATATTTCTGCGCCAGTTTTATGGCGTCACGTTCTTTAATTTCAGGAATGAAATAACTTTTCTCTTCAGCAAATTTTTCTCCGTCATCCGTCTTATATGAATATCCGCTATTCATTTCTATAAAACCATATCCGAGTTTTCGTATATCTTTCGCCAACGTCTTATGATTCTTCTCATCGTTTTCATCGTCTAAATATGCCGATATGATAGCAAAAGACGTGTTTGGATTGTTGATGTGCTGCCAAACTCTTGATAACGAATTCTCTATAAATAAATTTTTCAGTAATAAACTTTTACTTTTATTCATTTATTTCCTCATAAACGGTATACCACTTCAACGGTTCGTCCCGGTGATATGCCATTCTATTAAAAGATGGCGACTCTCTTTCTTGCAATCTAAATAGAAATTTTCTACCACGATGCGACCCCTTTAATAAAGAAGAAAAAAAGTCCTTTAATATTTTAACATTAAAATCGTAATTGGATTTTCCAGATGATTTAATAAATCTTTTTAAAATCTCGCCTATTCCGGAATTCATATTAGTTCCTATTTCAATAAATTCATCTTTATCTTTATACAAAACCGAATATTGATCATACTTCTTTCCTAACTCCACCGCTTGATTTCTACTGATACCGGGAATAAATAAAGAAGATTCTTCTGTAAATCCCGATTCTTCCTGATAACCACCTTTCAGTTCTATAAATCCTAATCCCATTTTTCTAACCGCTTTTTTTAATTCCAAATATCTTTCTGCATTTTCTTTATCTGAAAATTCTATTCGGGACGCCGAGATAACTCCGAAAGACGAGTCGGCATCTTCTATGTGCTGAAATATCCTTGATAATGAACTTTCTTTAATTAAACTTTTCATCTTCATATTCTATTAAACCTCGCCAATTGAAATAAGTTCCAAAATTAAATTTTGTCAATATCAAATTCCTTTATATGTTCCCATTTCGGATGCGCAAACTTTCCATTTTCAATCTCAAAGTAAACTCGGTCGTAATCTTCCACGAGTGGATAATGCACCGTCCCTCTTTCAGGATAATGTTCTATCCAGATAAAGTTTTCCGGAATAATTTCCACTTGATAACGCAACTTATTGAAAATTTCTGTTGCCAGATATTCGGCGAAATTCGTAATAGACGTTCCTGGATTATAGGGAAGTTCAGTTGCGATAACAATCACTCGATTAGTTTTTTCATCTAACATGGCTTCAATGTGACACTTACTTTCACATAGTCCGAATCCGCGATACGAATATACATCATCATATAATTTTTTCATATATCCTCCAATACAAAATTATTTATTCCAATCCTTATCTTCAATCACTTTTATAATAAGGCTTATAGCAAAACCAAATAATAAAAATGTGAAGAGTGGTATTAATACAAATAATAGTATTTGGTATATATAACATAAACCAGCTAATACAAATAAAAACAAAGTTATACCATATCCAATAATATAAGCACGTTTCATTTTATCTCCTCCTATTTAAAAATTTCTTTATGAATACAAACTACATTATTTTCGTTTGTTTTTTCATCATATTGACTAACATATACGCTATATGATTGATATTCTATTCTTATACTCATAACCGCGTCGCGAATCATATGACTCTTAATTATTTTAGTAAACCAATCCACCAATTCCTGTTCATTATCATAATCTCTTAGGTCGCCCCAGAAATTTACAGTATACGCTGCAAGATGATGATCTTCCGGATTTTCCCATATATTTACTTGAATAGACCCTTCGCTACCACATGGAACATTGCATTCTTTCCACTCTATTTCGTCATCAGTAAAACCACAAGTCTTAAATTTTGAATTCAAATCCGTATAATCACTCATTACTTTCAAATGATCAATTCTTATTGAACCATTAACATGCGTCCATTGACTCATATTATTACCACCTTATTAAATTCGTTGTATAAAGACCGTTTACCCTTTTCAAACAATTTGTATTTTTTGCGAACAACTCCATCAGGAACATTGGAACGGTCTATACCTTTTTCAATGTCGTCTTTGATACGTCTAATAGCAACTTCAGGGTCTACTTCAAACACAACCGCTATTTTTCTGCAATCATTAAAATCAGACATAAATTCTATTCTTAACCACTTATCAACACTGGTCGCGTCTAAATAGGTTTTTCCGTATTTTAGCAAATCAACTTTCATTCGCACTTTAGTCTCTTCCCAAACGTCATCGTTTGCGGCTTGATTGGAAATATTGCCAGTAAACTCACGGCGAATTTCATCCGGGCAAACAATATATTTTTTATCTATGTTTTTCAAATAACGAGATTTTCCAGATCCTGGAATACCAACCATAACATAAACTTTTTTACTGGAATGTCGTTGTTTAAAATGAACAAACATTTCTTTAATTTTATTTTTCTTCAAATCGAAATTGGTAGCAAAAGTCGCCCACGCCGCTCTAGATTGTCCTTTATCCATCTGAACAAATCGTCTTAAATCTTCATCTTGAATTTTATCATAATCAGAAACATTTTTTATAGAGTGATTCATATGTTCTGCAATTACTTTTACGGTAACATCATAATACTTAATATAATCTTTGTATTCTTCAATAAATTCTACAGACTTTTTCGCGTGACCGTACGAATAAATCTTTTTTTCGCCAACGGTGGTTTTCCACGCTTTTCCGACATCATGTAAAAAAGCCGCTTCGATTAGGTTATCGTACCCAAACATTTTAGTTACGTAAACCATATTAAAGGTATGCAACAGTGCATCAAACTCAGGATGATAATAGGTGGATTGCGGAATACCATCCAACGCATTCACAACTTTGGAAGTTATGAAGTATTGGCGCATTTCGTATTTCCACGCATCAAAATCAGAGTAATTTGCGTTGTATAGTATGTCGTAAAAAGTTTTCATATTTAAATCGATTTTAAAACTTTAAGCCTGTTTTTTAATCCGCCAACCGTAGTCGCAACCAAATACGTCTTGATATAACTGCGATATCTGGGAGTATTCCACTTAGACATTGAAGTTTTTTTAATCATTAAATCGACAACTTTTGTCGCCAAATACAATTTCTCATTTTTCATCTTTCCAATTTCCTTTTAAATTATACTATAATATAATCAATAATAACACATCAGTCAACTAAAATCTATTATTTCTTTTAAAATAATGAAGATTGTAACCTACTATTTTTTATCAAGTTAAACTATTCGTTCTAATAATTTCTTTTCTTCCAATACTCTATGCAATATCTGAATAATAAACAACTCGAATTTTTTACCCGCGTTAGAATATAAATACATTATAGCTTCAATAGGCGTTTTTGCTTTTCGATAAGGTCTTTCAACAATCATTGCATCATATACGTCCGCAACCGCCAATACTTGAGATAACCCGTTGAATTTATCTCCACTTAACCCATCCGGATAGCCAGACCCATCCAGTCTTTCATGATGCTGAAGCGCGATTTCGGCTTCATCTAAATAATTTAATGATTTTAATATTGTATGACTATATTTCGGGTGTTTTCTCATTTCTTCAAACTCGACATCTGTTAGTTTTTCGCTCTTAAAAATAATGTGATTCGGAACTTTAATTTTGCCAACGTCATGATAATATGCGGCGCGAACTAATTTATGAGTTATATCTTTTTCGAATTTTAATTTCCCCGCCATATCATTTACCAGACGCCCAACTCGCAACGAATGCTGCATAGTGTATTCTGAATCCTCTACTGCCTTCAAGAGACTCATGGCGGTTAAAAGACTTTCGTAATCCCGAATATATTTTACATCTATCATCCATTTTCTCGCCTATTTTTTCATCAATAAAAACTTAACCTTTTTAGAACCCATCTCACCAAGAACCGACTTCGGGTCTAATTCAAAGTTATCTACCATTCTAAAAATTATTCCGGTTAAAGATTTATTAACATTTTCTAAAACCGCGAATGCTAACTCTTTACGAGACATGGTTTTGGACATTCCTCGGTAAATCTCTCCTTCTTTCAATAAATAGTCAACCAAATTAGAATATTTTTCCTTTAATGATTTATATTCTTCGCGGACTTTGTCAGGAAGTTTATTTAAGTATACCTCAAATTCTTTCATTTCATTATTCATTAAAACATTTATTAAATTATTAGTTATTCCTTCGCCAGTTGCGACATGATGTAACTGAATGTATTTCGGAGATTTAATTTTAACTCTTCCGATAACTTCATCTTCTTCAAACTGAGATACAACAAATCCTTCAAAGTCGTTCCCGTTCAGATTTTCTTTATCTGCAATATTAGACAATTCCATTATATCATTTACGTCTTTTAAATCGAAAAGTTTAGGAAATCTAATAGGCAAGCCATTAAAAACACTTTCCATCTTTTTTCGAATAGATTTATAGAATATGTTGAAATCTTTAGAAGTTTCATTTTCTTTTAATCCAATAAATACCAATTCTTTTTTAGAATAATCAACAACTATTCGAGCCGACGAGTGAACCAACTCAAACATATAAGTTTTGTCTTGCTCAAATTGAGAAGTTAAGATATTAAAATCTTCTCTGGAAATAATATCAAAAAATAACTCTTCAAATGGAATTTTATCAGTAGTAGTCGCGTCTTTAGCATCAATAGTTCCATTGGTTGCAATTCGCCATTTTTCATCATAAAAATAAACTTTAATAATTGAACCATCCACTTTTTCTATAATATAGGATTTTTCTAAATCTATGTTAAATGCATGAGATTCTCCGTAATTCCAGAATTTGAAAAATGGATTACATACTATTTTCCAGGTACCATTTTCTAAAATTATTCCGCGAGATTCGCGAACGATTGAATTGGAAAAATCAGAATTAAATTGATTATATTTAAATAAAACAAGATTGTTTTTTGCAGAAATAATAAGATTAAAGGGGTCTTTTTTTAAGTCCTCTATGGCTCTATTTTCCAAGAATTTTTGTAGAGATAACATTGTAATATTTTCTTTCATAAAGTAAATATACTCATATTATACATCACAGTCAACCGATTTCTTTGTATTCCGTATGCTATTCAAGAATTTTATGTTTTCTATACTTAACTCGTTGTATAACAACGGGTTAAACCTTATTCTTTCAAGTTCGTTCAATTCTGTTTTTCTGACTAAAATTTTTCACTTTTATATTTATTCAATAAAGTTAAGTCCGAAACCATCTTTCGTTTCCAACCCGGATTACGCAACGCTGCGGCCGGATGGTAAGTGCCCATAAAATCGTACCTTCCTCGATTAAAAATTTTTCCATGATGAATGTCGTGAATATATCCTTTCATCATTATTCCAGAAGATATTCGCCCGATCCCAACTATTATACTGGGATTGGCGAAAGTTGTTATTTGGTCTATTAGATAACGCCCACAAATATTTAACTCGTCGGGTTCGGGATCTCTATTATTCGGTGGGCGGCATTTCACTATATTGGTAATATAAACATCTCTTTTCAAAGATAGTCCTATTTCACGTAAAATGGTTCTAAGTAGTTGCCCTGACCTACCGATGAACGGCAATCCTATGCTATCCTCGTCCGCTCCAGGTGCTTCTCCGATAAGCATAATGGGAGCTGTTACGCTCCCATCCGCTACGACAACCTGTGTTCGGGTTTGACATAGTTTGCATTTTTGGCAACCGAGTAACTCGGTTACCCAGTTTTCGTAAGATTGCATATTAAAAATTACATTCTATCTAGAATTGATAAGTCAAACTAAGCATTACTGGGATAACGGTTTGTTCATTGCCCCCACTTATACCTATCTCTTCCTCGTAGGATTCTAATATACTCTTTGACCGATCCGTATATATGGGATAACCGACCCATCCGTTAAATGCTATCTTTTGAGATAGAAAATATCTTATTCCAACGTGAATTTCATAATAAGTAATACTTCCTGTCCAACTCTCATCGCTATACGCAGATGTTGTTCCAACTCGTTCACTTAATATCCCGGCCCCAATTCCCAATAGCCATTTAGTTCGTGAAATAGATACATAGTCACCGAGAAAAATATTCCAACCGAACCATCCACCACCGCTTGTCGGTTTGTTTATCAAGTCTTCGTTATTTTCCCAATCAAATGCATGATATTCAAGAAAGAATTCGCCACTGCCTTGTGTTATTGTTAAAACGGGGCCGAGAACACTACACCCAACATTATAACTAGTTTCTTCTTTGCCAAATTCGTCTTGAGCATAAATCATAGAAAACAACATAAAAACAAAAAACATAACAATTAATTTTTTCATAACACACTCCTTTTTTATCAACTTAAACTGATATACCTATTTTTAAAGCATTAGGTATAGTTCCGAGCAAATAATCTATTTCTAACATCATATTAGTTTTTTTGTTAATTTTTATCTTTTTCTTTCTTTTCTTAACTTTTTTCATTTACACCTCATTATTCTTCATATACTCCGGTATTTTTAACAACGACATGCAATTCACTGTTATATGGGACTTTCACATTACCAGATACGTAAAACGCCGTTGTTTCATATTCTGCACTTTCAATAGAAAATGAATGCCATTGATCATCTGCCATCGTAATTTTTCTGGTTTGACCATAGTATGTATTTCCTTTGAAAGTTCCATCGATATAAGTATATATATCAAGTTGTTCGCTAGCATCAAAATAACTGACTACCGCATTCCTGATATATAATACACCGGGATTTTTCTTCGCAGGTGGATTTGATTCGGTTGGTGTTTCGCAACTGATGCCTATTAATCCAATCAACAATAAAATAAAAATTAAAAACTTTTTCATTTTGTTGTTCTCCTATCGTAAATTGATTTCTTTTAATGATTCGCAACTATCCGTTTTAATAACGGATTTTTTAATCGATGATAAGGTATCTGCTTTTATATTTTCTCCCATCATACTATACGAAGTACCTAACTCGACGCCATATCCGTCTAAATATAACCCGTAATAACTATCTTCACCATCTTTCATAAATTCACCCGGATTTGCGGATAACTTATATGTCCCATAGTAATAATATAATTCATCGTACCCAGAATAATAATTATATTTCCACGCCGTCATATTATAACTATAAGTCCCGGGGGAACATTTATATTTCTGACCGTACGAAAAATATGAAGGTATACCAGAATTATTATCCCAATACGACTCTACTTCAGATGTCCAATAGATAGCTAAGTAGACATCACCATCGTCACCGGTGCAACTAATCATCGTAAACATTATTGACGACAGTATAAATAAAAAAATAATTAAACGTTTCATGACTTTTTTCTCCTATTATTTAAAAAATTACACTGAACCAACCGGTTATTTTTAATAATTTTACGGTTGCATATAGTGTTGCACCAACTCCCCATGTTATTACGGAAATAATCCCCACAACATACTCGTTTAAAAAAGCCGTCCCACACATTAAAAAAAGTATAGTCAAACTACTTATAAAAGTATATGCGCATATGTTTCTCAGAGAGTTACAAATCTCTGAAGGCCCATCTTCAAGACGCAATTTACTTCCATAATACATCCATAATGCAAAAACAAATAAGCTGAACATTATTAAAAATCCATAACATACCATTGATACGCAAAGTAAAAATTCTGGATTATTCATTTTTTATTTCCTTTTCTATAAAATTGTTATAACCTCTATACCACACGATTTACATTCTAAGACTTTAATATCGGAATGAATAATCGGCGTAAATCTATTGATTTCCGATTTACATATGGGGCAAAAACACATATATTGGTGGCTACCTTCTTCCAATATAGCCATTTTAGCGTTTGGATGTTCGTGTTTAATTTGTTCAAGTTCATCTTCTCCGAAATTCTCTTTATTAACTAATTCATAGCAGTGACCGCAATAAACGTGTCCATTATATCTTCTTGATGCTACATTGTCGCAATTTATTACGAAGCATTTCCCGAAAATTTTTAATGCCGCATTTTTCACAGAAAGTTTCTTAAAAAATTCTTTCAAAGCGTTTTTAATACTCATTATTTAACTTCTTCTTTCTTTACTTTCATTTCTCGCTTGAATTTTTTCTTTTCTTTTATTGGATCTTCGCCTTTCTTTACCTTGAATTTCTTTTCTTCTTCGGCAACAGCTTCCTCGGCCTGTTTTGGTTTGTTTGAGTGTTCGATAACAGCTTTTAGCCGAGTTCTTTCCTTTTGCGCACCAACTCCCACACCCAACATTTCGTCCAACCGTTTTAGTTGGTCTTGCGGGGTTCGTTTATCTCGTTGTTCCTGACGAACCTTTGCGTCTTCTTTGCGAGTTTTGACATTTTTTACGCTTTTGTTTCTACCTTTCATGGCGAATTCCTTTCTAATTATCTTGTGTACGTATAGTTTTTTTCGGACGAAACGCCCGTGGCAATAGTTTTAATAATCTAAATATAAACGTTTCGCGGTTCTTTATTTTTTCATCCAAGTACTGTTGCGCCGCTTCGTCGGTAGAAAAAGTTTGATTGTACGCAATCCAAAAATATAACATATACCACGTTTTTCGTTCAACCAAATAAACTTTATCGTATTCATCATATGATATTCGATAACGATAAAAATCACCGTCGGAATCTGCCCACCGCAATGCGACCTGTATAATAAGCGCAAACACATATAAAATTAAAATTGTTGCGGTCAATTCAAGTGGAGCAACCATAATAAAACACCCCAACAGTATTAAAAGAATTAATTTAAATAGTGAAGACTTCTTAAATAACATATTTCCTCCGAGTTTATATTATACCCCCCGCACCCATAGTGTTTTTAACTATCGAAGCGAGAAAAAGTTCCCGATTATTTTTAATTCATTGAAATACACGTGCTATTTTTTTGTATATTGGAAATAGTATCGTTTTCGTCTTCTTCAAATCGTTTCCTAGCTGCCAACAATATCCAAATGACTACTACGGCTACACAAACACTTAGCATATATAAAGATGCGATAATAAAATGCCCAGTGGCTGCCATAAAACCAATCAACACGCAATCCAATATAAATAAAATGTTTCTTTTAACCGATTTTTCTTTTAAGTTACGAAAGTTTTTATAACTCATCATCTTTTCTTTATCATCAAGCATTCCCATTTCATACATTGGAATTAGCAATATAGCTAATATAACAAACAAAACTAATTGAACCATGATTAAAAAAATAGTGAGATTCGCAGCGTATATCGCATATTCACTTTTGGAAAGTATTCCGTATACAACTAAAAACGGAAAAATGATAAAATCCATAAACCAAACAAATAATCTAATCATTTTTATTTCTCCTTTATAGTTATAGTAGGCATATCAATAGAAAACAATATCGCCAATATGATAAATCCCCAACCGTAAATACATATACCTATTATGGTAATAGTTATCATATATAAAAATCTAAACGGTCGTATTGTCCAATATCTACTTATTTGCATTTTTATTTTCCTTTATTTTTAATTTGTTTCGCGTCCGTCTATCTTGTCTTTTTTGAGATTCGTGGTTTTCAAGCGCGATAAGCATCTCTTGAAGATTTTTTCTATCTTCTAAAGAAGTCATATCACATCTTGATAAATAATTAATGAAATCTTGGGCGACAAGAAACCCTCTTTTACAATAGACGTTATAAACATTTTTTCTTAATATATGATATTCTAACATAACTAAATATACGAAAATAAAACCCCAATGTCAACTGATTTTTTATAGTGGTCGATGTGGGAGTTGAACCCACACGAACTTTCGCTCACGAGCTCCTTAGGCTCGCGCGTCTGCCAATTCCGCCAATCGACCTCACTCCAATTTTTTATATTCACTGCATTCGACTAATACTTTATATCCGCAATCTTTCCACTTTTTACAGTGTTTGCATAAAGACGCATCATATCGAGTTTCAAATTCTTCGGCATTATGTTCAATCCAATCTCCCACATAACCAAGTTCAAACGGGTCGCGTTTTATTCTTAGGCCTTCATACCATTTATCGACATCAATTCGATGCAGTTGCATCTCCATAAATTTTCTGAACGGAGTGACTTTCATGACTTCTACCTAGATACTTGCTCCAAAACAAATTCAATATCTTCCGCCGTAAATGGTTTATGTAGAAAAAATACATTTATGTCGTTGGAAAGTTCGGCTAGCGGATATCCGCTCATCAAAACAATTTTAATATCCGAAGACAGTGCTCTAATTTTTTCATATGCTTCTATACCGGATGTTTCCGGCATAATCATATCTAAAAACACAACACTTAAATTTTCAATATTGTCTTTTACTTTTTGAACGCCTGCATCACCGCCGTCCGCAGTAATAATTTCAAAATCCAATTCAAATGAATTTAATGTATCTCTGAAATAATCTATTAAATTTTCATCGTCGTCAACAATCAATATTAATTTTCCCATTTTTCATTCTCCAAATCTAAATACCGCATAACCCTATATTATGATAATAAATATAAAAATAATATAATTATCTTATTTGCAAAATCTATTTGCGGCATACGTGGCCGCGAAAGCATTAGGTTTGATCTGAACGTTGAATCCGCGGCCTCTCAGATATCCGATTGCAGAATCCTTGATCATGTTGGATGCAAATTTTTCGTTTTCATTTGCATCAACATGCGCTTCAAATTCTGTAACATTAAATCCGTTGTCGCGAAGATACTCAGATACTTCCGCAAGTTTTTCTACTTCTTTCCAAAGTCTAGTGAAAATTCCGCCGCGGCTCTCATCATATTTTCTTTCTTTTTCTCTAGTATGAATAACATGAACTCCGCGACCGATTCCATCAGTTACTCTGCGAATGCCAACGGCAACAGAATAAATAGTATGGATTCTATTTACCTGAGAATCGCAACCGACATAAATTTCGTATTGCGCAGTATTGTCCTTTTCCATATACTCACGAATATATTTCGCCAAATCAGAAATTTTCTTTCCGCTCTGAGTATAAAAAAGTCTGGTCTTGTTCATGTTGTTTTTCCTCTTTTAATTAAATATAACCTTTATTCTTCTTTTTTAATATTATGTCTAAAAAATCTCATTTCGGCGACAAATAATTCTAATAATTCTATTATTTTCGCCACTCCGAAACTAATTGCTCCGAAGAAAAAATATATCATGGACATCGATGCTACTTCGCGCATATATGTCCCTCTCGTTACAAATTCTACCACCACTCCAGTAAAATAAATCAACCCGAGAAACACACAGGTCGCGGCGAGCAAATTAATAAAAATTTTCATCTATCCCCCCTATTTGATAAACTTGTTTTTGTTTTGTTCTTCGATTCGAAATCCTTCACGTATCTCCATCAGCATTTTTCCTAGCATATTATATCCGAGACCTTTCTTATTTCTCCCCCAGTAAAAATCTTTTTCGCTTAATTCTATTATTTCCGCGGTTCCCGTTGATAATAATAAATTTCTAAAACATGGAATACGAAATTTTGTTTTTAACGCCTCGAGCATTATGAAATCTTTTTTTTCGTTCCAGTTTTTTCTTATATACGGCCGTAATTCTTCTTTCCACGCAGCTTCCTTAGCGAGTATAGCCGTCAGCTTCATCCGTATGTATTCTTCCCACTCCGTTCCAGCAAACTTTTGTGATTGATAGAAATTTTCTACGGATGAATAATTCTTACCATTTATCTCTAATGAAACGGGATAAAAGTTACTGAATTCGCCGTACGGATCTTTTAATTTGCTAAAGTATATCGTTTCCATTTTTTAAGTATAATTTGCTCTCTTATATTAACTTGATTCCACGGAATATCATTTCCGATATTTTCATCAATTTCATATGTGATGCGAGCCAGTGGCGGTAAACAAACAAATAGCGTTCCATTGATATATTCCGCAATAGATTCGTGCCAGTGCCCAAATATCCAAATTTTTGGTTTATGTATTCCAAACATCGCATCCATCGCCATTGTTGTACGAGTACTGTGCACGTTCAGCAATCTAAAAAGTTGCGCAGAAACATTTTTCGGGCATTCGTGGCAAATCACTATTTCAGGTTTAACTTTTTCATATAAATTAATCGCTTTCGCCAATTCTTCATGCGACAATTCTTCCTGTGGCCACCAATCTATTCCAATCGTTCTAAAATCTCTGTCTATTGAATATGCGCCTCTGACCGTAAAAAATTTAAACCACGCATTTTCATGAGTTATGGGTTCTTTAAAATCAGAACCGACATACCAGTTAATATAACCATAATCTTTGAGCGCGTATTCTCTCCGTATCCCGTGATAATCTTCATGGTTTCCCAGAACAATTTTATGTCTATGCGGATCTATATTAAAGTCCACCAATTTTTTCCACTCGGTCGCAAATCCGAAATCACCCACTTGAATAGAATATTGCGCGTCTTTTATTATATTCAGATATTGTTCAAAACAACCGTGAACATCTCCGATAATGGTAATTTTTGTCAACTCATAACTCCAATTTATATTTATATACGCAACTTTCTATTGTCGCGATAGTGTCGTGGTATGCGCCTCCGTGTGATATAACACAAATATGTTCAACTTTAAATCCGCGTGTTTCTCCCATAGAAACGGACTGATACCCGAAAGTTATTACCTTAGTTCCTAACTTGCACAACTTCGGTAACTCGTCTTTTATTTTCCTAAACTTACTGACTACTCGGCCACCGTATTTTTCCATAGATTTCCGATACGAATATGGCGGGTCTAATATAATCATATCGAATATCATTTTTTGTTCTGTCGCCAACAAAACGTAATCGAACGCGTCCATACAATACTCAGGTGTCACGGCTTCATCAATATCAACGCGAATCTCTTTTATATTGCTATCGAATAGGCGAGTTTTTCCAGCAAACAAATTTAAAACGTTTTCGCCAACCGCATTTTCTATAACCCACTTACCGACTTCAGGCATCTCAAACGTATATCGTCTCGGATTTTGTTTTAAATAAGTAAATTGTATTTTAATGGCGTTTACGATTTTTAATTACCTCGTAAATAAGACAAATTGCGACGACACATAAAATAATTAATATTACCATTTTAATCCCACCACTTCTTAAAGTGTTTTAATTGGTTAAACAATAATTCAGTATCCTGCGCTTCATGATCATCCAACCATTTAAAAGCTTTTTCGCGATTTACCGATAATAAAACTTTATATTGTTTTGAAGATGCATAGTTATCTTTTATTATTCGGCCTATCAGATTTTTGCACGTTTTCATGCGGCGAGTTTCTCTTTCCGTTCCCACAAAAGTGTCCGCCTTTTCGTGATATGACTCCATCAGCGACAACTTCTTTTTTAGAATGACCATTAAAAAATACCAATCCCAATCCCGGTCGTTCCACATTATTTCAATCCAAATAAGTAAATTTTTTATTCCATACCAAAAATCTCGAGGCGCGTTTATCATAAAAAATCGTGCTCGATTCCACCGACATGAAATGCTTTCCAAAAAAGTGTATCGATGTTGTTTTAATGAGAAAATCATTTCATCTACCGAATCAAACGTTAAATATTCATCTTTTTTCATTTTAAACCTTATCTTGTTTAACTTTACTTTCAGATTGTTCCATGGCTCTTTCTATTTTGGATTTTACTTGCGATAGATATTCCATTAAAACAAGTATGTCCCCATCACTTATTTCAATATAAAAAGGCAATTTTGCCAACCAATCTATTATGAATTTCCAATTGGGGCGAAATTCTTGTAACAATTCTTCTTTAGATTTCATTTTATCAACGAATCGATTTCTTTTGCGAATTTGTTTATATCAATAATCATTTTTTGCAATTTTTTAGAATACTTTTCCATTCGCTTTCTTATTTTCTTTGGCGTGTCTTCATTTGAAAATAAAAATTTAATACGAGTTACCGCATTTGAAATTTCTCCACCAACTTTTTTAATTTGTTCGGCGAGTAAAATGTTGCCACTACTTACTGACATCTATATTTCTCCCATTTTTTATCAAATATAAATAGATTAAAAGATTGCTTCTATAACCAGGATTCTGTATGGTATTTCTACCACGGTAATCATTTCTCTACCGGCGTTCTACCCGACCGTAAGTCCCGCTTACAAACCGGTCTGCTCGAACTTGCACGAAATCGTTCATTCGTTTCGCGTGGTACCGCGATATACTATAAAACTATCTCCCACACCAAGCGGCCCGTGTCCTGAGTTTCCTCTCGCGCCACTTATCGTGGTCTGCGAGCGATTACCCGAAACAATCTTTTAATCAAAGAACGAATTTTTGAATCTGATTCCTTGTGAGAACTACGAGTAAAGTTATATACTGTGTAATCTTTATTTCCGGTGATATAATCTTCTGGATTAAAACTTTTTGTATTCATTTTATTAAACCTTTTTATTTTAACTAGTTAAATATACAAAATTTTATGATGTTTGTCAAGTATTATTATATCTTTCCGTATTTTTATTATAAAAATTTATAATCGTATCATAAATTAACGTATTATAAAATCTTTTATCATACAACGATTCCACATATTTATCCGAATCTTCGCCGTTAAGTATTTTGGATACGGCTAATGCAACCGCAACCGATCTAGACATTCCGGCTTCGCAATTTATTAAAATATCGTTTACGTCATGTTTATATCTAAGAACGAAATCTACAATACGTTTAGCAAGAAATTCCGAAAAATGAATAAGATCATTCATGTCTACTCGATAAAATGAATTAACGTCACCGTCATAATTTATATCATGAAATTCCAGATACAAAACATCTTTACAAAAAGAAGTCTCAGGCAACCTATAAAATGGAGCTCCCGGAGAAAATATGGAAATGGCGACGAACGGAATTTTAATTCCATCGATAAATACCTTATCGGTAGCCATACGTTTATTTATCGCAACTATTTTATACATAGTATAATATAACCAATTTTTTATAGAAAGTCAACCGCTACTTTAACAGAAAATTCGCCAGCCTAATTATAAAAATAATTACGAATGCCCAGAATCCTATTCCGAAAGCAGTTCGGTCAAACACCGTCGATTTACCTCGGGAATCAAAGATGATATACAACACCATTAGTCCACCGAATAAAAACAACAAACCAACACCGATATAAATTAATAAGTTTAACATTCCATTTCCTTTTAACTTTTTATGTATGTTTTAGCAACATGCGCGATATCGCGAATTCGTTTAGTATGACCAGAAGTTTCCAATTTTTCAAGACAAACCACAATCTTTTCATAGTCTAATTGCGGATAATAATATTTCATTTTAATCAGATTGACAATAGAAGATTCCACAACTCCGTCGTTATTGTGTTGTAATCCATTTAAATAATTAGCGAGACCCCGCTCAATTTTAATAGCCGAATCATTTACTTGCGACAATACTTGCGAAAACATTACGCTAATCAATATCACTACTAAAAAAAGTTTTTTCATTTTCTCTCTCCTTTTGTTTACATACTATTAAACGAAAAGAAAGAGTAAATGTTGTCACATCCAAGTAAACAATTGTAAAAAATTGTCATGGCGGAGAGCATAGGATTTGAACCTACGCTGCGTTACCGCAGGCCTCGCCTTTCCAGGGCGGCACAATACCTGATTCTGTCAACTCTCCATCTTTCTTTACTGATCCAACTTTAAAAAATTATAAAATTTTTTTAACTCTCGCATAGTCATCACAACCCTTTTTACTCCATATACCACAGAATAAACGGCATCGAGTTCTGGAGTATAAACAAAACTCTCGGATTCTTTTCCGGTATCTAATAAATGTTTATCTTTAATCCACACCATTTTTCCGTTAAACGGATATTTTTCAATAAATGTCCAACCATCTTTTCGTAATCGTCTCGGTGTAATTTTGAGCATCCATAAGTCTCCTTTGTATCGCGTTACGAATTTCATTTTTTAAGTTTTTCGCGGAGAGCATAGGATTTGAACCTACACGACTTTTCAGTCGACCTCGCATTTCGAGTGCGGTACAATACCGGATTCTGTCAACTCTCCATAATATTAATATTTCCTTTTAGATTTTCTGAAAGTCTCCAATACGTTCGGATCGGTTGTTGGTGATTTCTTTTCCGCCCACTTTTTCTCTTTATTTTCCGTCCACTTTGTTAATTGTTTATTCACAAAATATAAAATAAATACGGCGACTAAAACAATCAATCCAATAAATAAAACGTTCATATGTATTTCCTTTCTATTGGCTTTTCGCGGAAGATGAAGGATTTGAACCCTCGCGTCCAAAGGACGACCTCAGCTTTCAAGGCTGGTGCGATGCCGGACTCCGCCAATCTTCCAATACTATTTTTCTTTATCTTCTTTTCTTTTATTAAGGAATATTTTATTTATCAACGTCCATGCACTTAATCCAATAGAAATTAAAACTCCTAATTCCTTAACTACATCTAATAAATAATAAATGTTTAATTTTTGAAGTATGTATGTTAATAAAAACGCTCCCGCTGCCGCAGAAACTAAAAATTCTGTTACCGCGTGCCACATCCGTGACTTCCAAAACTTACCTGTTATGTTTTTCATAACATAAACTCCAATTAGCGGAGAGTATAGGATTTGAACCTATGTGCCCAAAGGGCAACCTCGGTTTAGCAAACCGGTACAATACCTGACTCTGCCAACTCTCCAGAACGATCTTTATTTCATTTTTATCGCCATGGTGTTTCTCCAAATTTTTATATATAGATAAATATACGAAAATAAAATATACAAGTCAAGTTATTTGTTGAGTATTTATAACTCAAAACTTTCTACTTCTTCTGGCGACAAATCATACACACTAGAAAATAGTGTTTTAAGATTGCTGTGCCAGTCGACTCCGTATTTCTTAACTATTATATAAAATTCGTTAATATCATGTCTTCTAATCCGATATTCCCATTCGCCAGATTTATCATTTGTTATCGCTAAAACATGCAATAACTCGTGCCATAACAGTATCATTCGCTGTTCTTCTGTTATTTTATCCCAAAACTCCCCAGATAATTCTATAACATAATCGCATTCACCAAACACTTTTAATAAGTTACTGGCTCTGGTGCATCTTCCGGCCGTTGTTTTGCTTATTGTGGGATAAACTAATAGATACTTTATTCTTGCGTTACCTATTTGAATTAGTTTATCTTTGATAACTTCTTCCGCCAAATTTTCCACATCTGGCGACTTAACATACTCTTTTTTCTTAATTTTTGTTGTGTTGGACATGACATACCTCCGTTAATATATTACTATAAGTTAAACGAAATTTTTCAAAAAAAGTTCCTATTTCGAATCCAAAACATCTCGTACCCGTTTAAGTATAGTCAGTGGAGTAACCGGTTTTTCAATAAAATTAATATTTTCGTGTAGTATTCCATAATGTACTATTGTATTATCAGTATATCCTGACATATATAATGTTTTAATTTTTGGGTATTTTTTGATTAGATTTTCTACTAATTCTACTCCATTCATTTTTGGCATAACGACATCAGTTAATACAATGTCGATTGGAACATTAAGTGTTTCCACTTTTTCTAATGCGATCACACCATTTGAAGCCATAATTACGGTATATCCAGAATTTTCTAAACGGTCTTTTATAAGATTTCTAACTTCTAGTTCATCTTCTACTAATAATACTGTTTCGGTTCCTCTTATATCGTTTTCATTTATTTTATCAACCAAAAAGCGTTTTACGGCAATATCATCAGTTGAAGGAAAATAAATATAAAATGTTGCTCCGTGCCCAGGTTCACTTTCTGCCCAAATATGTCCATTACTTTGTTTAACAATGCCGTATACCACAGGCAAGCCAAGACCGGTTCCTCTTCCCAATGGTTTAGTCGTAAAAAATGGTTCAAATAATCGATCCTTTACTTCTTTAGTCATTCCTACGCCAGTATCTGAAATAGAAATCAAAACAAATGAACCTCTTTTATCAAATGGTTCGATGGATTCAACGTTTTCAGTTTTTATTACCAATTTTCCCCCATCTGGCATAGCATCAATCGCGTTTATACAAATATTTATTAAAACTGATTGAAATTGAACCGTATCTATTTTAATATTTTTAATATCTGGGGATAGATTTAAAGAAAAATCAATGTCTTCTTTTATAAACTGACTTAAAAAATCTTTTTGTTCGGATAAAAATTGATTTGGGTCAACAGTTTCCATTTTCATCATTTGTTTTTTACTAAATGCTAAAAGTCGTTTTACAAATTTTTCTGCCCGTTCACTCGCACGAAAAATTTTTCCAACTTTAACTTGTTCATTTGAATCTGGAACTAATTTATTCATTAGCTCTTCGCTATATCCTTTTATAACGGTTAAAATATTATTAAAATCATGTGCGATACCGCCCGCTAATAAACCAACGGCTTCTAATTTAGAAGTATTTTTTAATTGGTCTTCTAAAACAGTTTTTTCATTTTCAAGGCACGTTATATCTCTAACATAAACAATCCCAAGCGTTTCATTGTCATGATTAAAAAATTTTGCATATACTTCGCATGAAAATGAACTACCATCTTTTTTTCTATTAATAGTTCTAGTAAAGAATTTTCCTGTTTTTTTACCGATTTCCATTAATTTAGGCAGAGTCATTTTATAATATTCTTCCGAAGTTAAATCATGTACATTTAATATAGATTTAAATTCTTCGCGTGTATATCCGTATAATTCAATGGCAGTTTGATTACAATCTAAAATAGTACCATCTAATTTTTCTAAAAAAATTGCGTCCGGTGACGTATCAAGTATTAAATCAAAAAATCTTTTCATTGCCGATCTCCTTCAATAAAAGAACCCCGAGCGGGATTTGAACCCGCCTTTTCAGCTCCATCTACGAATAGAAGTTTAGGAAACTCCCTCGGCTATCGGGGCAAAATTATTTTTTCCTCTTTTTTCTGGCCGCTGGCGGTATAGGTGGACGAGAAGTAGATGGCGGATAATTTTTTCCACCCTTAACAGTTTTGCCTTCGGTCAATAATGGAAAGTCGGGTTTAGAATTTTTCACGACTTCCGATAAAGCATCAACCACAACTTGCTCCATTGTTTTTCCAACTTTGTTGGCATACGCTTCCAACTTTTTAAATAAGTCATTATCCAAATCGATTTCCACGTCCACATACTTTTTCATTTTTTCTTTTTTCATAACTCTTTCCTTTATTTAATATAAATATCATTTATTTCCGAAATATTTATTTATTTTATCATTTATTGTTTCCACCATTTTCATATTTTCGAATATTATGTCGCGAAACTCTTTTAAGTTTTTCGCCGTTGGAAATTTCACGGTTTTCTTCTGGCGAAAATAATACTCATTTTCTCTGGTAATATTTAAAACGCCTATTTTCTGAAATGGAATGTGAAAGCGCTCAATCATTTGCGGTTTATCATCCAATAAATAATCACCGTTAAATAATTGTTTCTCTTTGGTAAAAATCAAATCATCATATACATTATCAACATTTTCATTCAACCATTCTATTGTCGCAATTCTCGCCGCCGTTGTTTCCTGATGCGTAGAAATGACTATTCGACAACCTGGTATTTTGTTTTTTAATATGACGATATGATTTTTCCACTCATCCACCGATATTAACGGCTTCGCATTTCTGAAAATGTCGTAACTGGTTTTCGGGTTTTCAAAGAATACCGTGTTGCATAACTCTTCCGCCTTCTTGGCTACTTTTGGATCGAACATTCCATCAAATCCCCAACCCGTTGATTTGCCGCGAGGCAATTCATACTTTTTAAGTTCCGGATGAACTTTATAAAGCACTACCATCGCATAACCGATGAAATTTCTTAAAACGCCGTCGCAATCATGATGTATAGTTATTATTTTATTTTCCATTTTACTTTTCTTCCAGTTTAATGTCGTGATATATTTTGTTAATTATATTTAATATATGTTTTGATATAGTTATTTCCATATCCGCAACTATAAGCCTTCTTAACTTGCCAATGGATGAATAAATGGCTCGAATATCATTTTCAGTATAAAAGTTTACTGAATTTGACGAACGCAAAAACGTCCACCCGGGTGCATTACTCAACAGCCAATCAATTTTATTTAAAATAATATTTTTATCAGCGAAATCAAATATTCTATAATAAGTAAAACTCATGTAGCTATCACTTTCGAAACAAGTTCTAGTGCTTCTCGCAACGATAACAGTTCTCCTTTTTCATTTATCATATTTTCTCGTGCATACTTTACCGCGTGAATTTTTCCATGTAATTTATAAATGTGAAAAATGTGTAATTTATGTATTTCATCTTCGGGCATTTCTTTTATCGTTACCCCCTTTTCGGTCATATACTTTTCTATCAATTTGTGTTTTTTATAAATAAAATTCGCACGCGCCATATCTTCAATAGAAAAACGAGAATTTTTTTCTATTTCATCAACTATTTTTAGAATGTCTAACAAATCTGGCGGAAATAACCACGAATCGTCGTCTTCATAATTTTTTTTAATTAGTACGGTAACCGTACGCAATTTTTTTAAAATTTCTGTTTTCTTTTCGGCTTCTTCCATTTTCTAACAACTTAATTTTCGTTCAATATATCAAGTCTTTCTGGCGCAGTAACATTCCAAATAGATTTGCTCTCTAAATAAATACTTTTTCGCCACTCTTTAAGCATAGTGATAGCCGTCTTATAATCTTCATCTATAAGAACCCATAAAATTCGTCTGGCTTCAAGTCCTCGATAATTATCAAATCTCGCAAATATTTGCGATAAATCATCTTCCACCAGTTTAGAATTTCCGGATGATATTTCCTGTATCCACGTTGTTATGTCGTGAATAAGCTTTGGATTTTGCCTACTCCGTTTTGTTCGAAACGTCATTTTTGCTGCGTCCATATTTTTTACTCCCAATTATTTTTTTATGTTGTTTATTTCTAATGTCTTCTATGTCGATTTCTTGCTTCATTTCAACTTCAATTTGAAGTTTCATTCTAAATGGATTTGTCATACTCCATGTTCTTTTGACCGAAATAATATTATATTTTTTCTTTAAATTATTCAATACTTTATTCACATTAAAAAAATAAGTATTAAATGATATTTCAAAGGTGTATCTTTTCTGAATTATTTTATCCATAATACAATATACTAAAATGAACGTTAAAAGTCAAGTAATATTTTATTCGTCAGATTCTTCGGATATGTTATCAATAACGTCTAAATCAAAATTATCTATTAAAAAATGCCACGAAGGCGTTCTGTCTTCCAGTGGAACGGTAGATAGTATTTTACCAACATCGAGACGACCAACTTTAAACGCAGTATACTCTTTATCACTATCAATATATTCTATCAGCTCCGGCACATTCGCGCGGTTGCATATATATTCCAACAGAAGTGAAAATATATCAAGCTCCCACAAGAAAGTATCCAGTCCCTCAACCTGTTCCTTAACAAAATCTGAAAATTCCTTCGCGTCTATTGCCGATCCTTCCATCCATTCAATGAATTCATCTAATTGGTTATCATCAAGGTTAAACAATTCTTTTATTAAGTCATCCATAATCATGCCGCATCTCCTTTTTGGATTTTTGTTACTATTCCCAGTTTGTCAAATTGTTTTTTTAAATTATTTATATAATCATTGTCGCCGTCGGCGATAATGGTTTCTCCGGTATAGTGTGCTTCAGCGGCTCGTTTCAGCGCGTCATCAAACTCCATATCGCAGACTTCCACCAGCGCGTCCATGATATATTCCGCTTCATTGGTATCATCGTTCACCAGAACCAACACGGCGAAAGACCTATCAATGTTTATATCGTGTTTTATTCCTTCATCATTTAAAATACTCGTCAACTCTTTCATTTTTTATTTACTCCTTAATTTTTGTAACATTCTAATAAAACTCTCGTATATTAATATAAATAGAAGAGAACGATGATATGAAACACTTTCTAATTTATATAGTATGTTTTTTAATTTCATTTCCATTTGCGTATATAATTGTCGCGGATATAATCGATATTTATAAACGATTTCACTCGTATCTGTATATAATTATATCCAAAATATTTTAGGAGAATATTATGCATTCGCTAGTACCTATTGCGTTTTTTGCAATGATTGTTCTAATAGTCAAATTTATTTCTGACAACAAGATACGAAAAAAAATCATAGAGGCCGGAAATCTTAACCAGAGTTTAAAATACCTCTGGGAAAAGTCATACGCACGTAAACCGTTACAATCACTTAAAGTTGGAGCAATTGCTGTCGCGATTGGACTAATCTTTTTAGTCGGCTCAATTAGCAAATTTGAAGAGTTGGTTATCGCCGGTGCGTCTCTAGTTTCAGTTGGAATCATATACATCATATATTATTTTATTGAACATAAAAAAGAAAATTAAAAACCGATTTCTTTAGATAGTTGCGGAGTCCATCCACCAAGTTCTCGAAATCGATATGATATTAGGTTCTGGATTTCAACCTCTTCTTCCAATTTTTCGCGGAAATTAGTTTCGTCGATGAAGTTCATCCCCGGACTCGGCAAAAATCTTTGCCAAATCGCCAATCGAAATTTATCCGCATTCATGACTTGCTCTTTTGTTGGATAATTCATTTTAAATCCTCTTTTTTTATATTATGTTTTTTTATTATTTTATTTATTCCTTCAATCGCACTAGCACGAAATACATCGTTTTCCTGTAATTCAGTTAACGCGCTAGATATATAAAAACTTTCGTAATCCGTATCTGTTCTTTCATCAATTTTACTTAGTAATTTCGACAACGCATTGATAATAAATTCTTTTTTATATTTTATTATAACGGTTATCCATTCCGGAATAGCCATATCATATTTTTTAAAATGTTCTTTCGCCATCGGCACGTTCTCGATATATAATATATCATTGTTACCCACAACTCTAAAATATATGTTTTCAATTCTGTGTAATAGTAATATAGAATCCGCTACAATTTTTTCTGAATTTCGTAACATTTCAGGAATAGATTTATATTTCGAAAATGGATACGGAACTTTATCCATTTTTACGGCCAAATCAAATCTTCCCGTCCCACCCAAAAAGCAATCTTCACTATCCGTAATTTCTACTATTCCCGGAATAGCCGTGCACATTTGCGGTTGGTCTTTAAATCTAAACGCTCTCATGTTTGTTTAGAAAACCAATTCTTCTGATTTTTCGTTTTTATTGGGAATCGAATTCAGCATTTCCAATTCTTCTTCCAAAGTTAAATAAAACTTGTAATCGTCATTAAACATTTTTATATCCTCATTTTTTGTATTTTTTATAAATCGTATTCAATTGTTTAACATCTTCTTCTGTTAGTTTTGTAGATAAAAACCGAGTTGTACTGATTCTTCCGGTGCCGTCTATTTGAACGAATTTGTCTTTCAACATTTTCACATATTTTTTGTCGGCTCTAAACATCGAATCTCCCATTCCACCCGTTGTTTTAGTTAATACTTCATACAAACGATACACCCTCAGCCATATATAAAACTTGTCGCAAATGTATTTAAGTCTTTCCAGTTGATTGCGAAATGTGTAATTAGTGCTTAACATCTGATTTAACAATATAATGTTAATTCTATTGTCAGGACCGACTTCAATGTCGGTAATTTTTATTTCGTCGACATAATAACTATACCTTTGCAGATTTGACGTTGGCGAATTCCTAATTAATGTGGTTTTTTTCATTCTATCTATCTATACTTTTTATAAATTTCATTTAACTTAAAAATATCGGCTTCTTCTATACTATTGACTCTAGAAAGAAACCAGGTCATTAACTTTCCACTGTTCATGTTGGCAATACCATCTTTTAATTCTTTTACATAATTCAACGTTCCAACTTTAGCATTTTTAGAAATTAAAAGTTCGTATAAAGTATGCAATCGTAGCCATATATAAAACTTATCACACGCATACAAAACTTCTTCCGTAATTTTTTGTTTATCTCCGCCAAAATGAGAGATCGGAACCGTATAATCTATATTAAATATTTGATTTAGTAATGAAATCCTAATGGCCGGCCCCAGCGACTTTTCACCCCTATCAAATACTTCGATTTCTGTAATGCAATTCCCGCGTGAATGGTACTCATACACGGCGGATTTTGAATCGATATTAATTTCAACTAATTTAGATGTTTTCATTTTTTATCTTATCTTTTAATATAACTAATATAATCATTCCCGAACTACCAGTCAAGAATTATTTTTAAATATTGTGATTTTTTTCACATACCCGAATCCTTACCTAATATGGGTTCGCACCTTTATACTTTTTATAAATTTCATTTAACTTAAAAATATCGGTTTCAGTTATACGCGCCGCCGTAATAGTCAGTCTTGTGTTTTTATCTTTAATGAATCGGCTTTTCAATTCATTTACATAACGCAAATCGTTCGCAAATGAAGACAAATCCACACTTACTCCGATAGTTATTAAATCGGCGCCAACATAATATCTTTCTATCATCTTGTAAAGTTTGTCTAATCGTCGCCAGATATAATATCTATTACACGTTATCAAGCAATTATCCTGATTTGAAACCGCAAAAGTATAGTCGTGTAATTCCAAACGTTCATTTAATTCAGGAATCAATATTTCGTAGCAACTCATTGTTTCTCGGATGTCAACGCGAAAAAGTTGATATTTACCCATACGATATAGATATACTCGCCAGGTACCGAACAACGCTCCAGTTATTATCTGATAAGATTTGTCAGTATATAATAAACTTCTATTGCCGATTTTTATTATACTTCGCATATATTCCGTTTAATTTTTTAATAGTTGATTTGCATATTTTTGGAGTGTGTCCTGCAAAATTAGTATAAATTGCGCCCTTAGAAATATGAGAAAACCCCACTTTTAGTTTGGAAACATATCTTTTGTCTTTCAAATCAAAATTTTTCGCGGAAGAATTTATTAGCTCAAAAAGATTCTGTAGCCTTTTCCAAAAATAAAATCTATTACATATTCTTAAACACTCCGCAAGACACTCCGACGGTATTGCAAAAAAATCATTGTTGGGATCAGAAGAAAGCGTCGGCACGTATATGGTATAGTCAGGTATCGATAAATATTTTTGGAGTTCCATTATTTGTATTTTATTAAACGTATGACAAATATCAACTCTCGAAATAAGTACATCGTTTACTTTATAATGATATACGTACCAGAGATCATCCAGGGTATCAAACACGGTAGTAATATAGTCCAATTTTCTATTATTAATTTCGGAGTTTTGCATATATTTTATTCAGTTTTATAATGTCTTCTTTAGTTAAAATCGGCCCGGTCCGGGCTTGAAAATCGGTGAATAATATCCTATTTTTATCCTGTATGGCGAATTTATGCATTAAAGATACGACATATTGCTGCATTTTCGCCATTTCATCCGAACCATCTTTACTATAAACGGTTGCGAGATAAAGGTTATTTAACCTGTACCATATATAAAATCTATTGCATATTTTTAAGTATTCGTCCATTGATTGTGCGACTTTTTTTACTCGTATACAATAATCTGGTCTGTCATAATATTCATTTAAGAAAATTATTTTTATCAATCCCCCAGGATCTAAAGAAATGTAAACATTAGTTATGGCGACATCATCTACTTTATATTCATATACGTCCCACTGGGTAATCGTGGCGACCTTTCCCGTAGAATCTTTCACTATTTCACTACGACCACCAACTTTTGTTAAAGTTTTATTTTCCATACGGCGGTCTATATATTTTATAAAGTTTATTTAAAAGTTTAACTTCGTTGGGGACTAGTCCCAATTTTGAGTGGTGTTCTATGTGGTACGGAATTTTATTCAATATTCCACCGCGCGGACATTTCACAAAAAGGTGTTTTTTTAAATTTTCAACATACCGGAGGTTCTCTTCGTGTATTCCAAGTTCGTGTCTGGTTAGTTCATTAACTACACTATAATTAGACATCATAACAGACAATAATTGTAGTCTATACCAAATATAAAATACATCACACGCGACGTTTAAATTACCGGTAATAGTTTGATGTGGTCTCGGAGTTATTTTGATACTATAACTTTGGTCGCCTATAATATCGTTTAATATCTGGATTCGAATTACCCAACTATTGTTGTGATTTTGGCTCAAATAAACACGAGTTAGAAAGTTGCCGTTAGTATCGTAATTGTACTCGAATAAATCTTCGTCTCGCTCGTGTCTAATATAAACTAATTTTTTATCCATTTTTTCCCGCGGGTTTCAATTATAAAATAAAATCTTGCTTGCCGTGCAAATCTTGCCCGGACACTTTTTGCAACCAATATATTTCGCAACCATATTTATTAACTTCTCGCTCGCAACCATATTTATTAACTTCTCGCTCGCAACCATATTTATTAACTTCTCGCACGCAACCACATTCATTAATCTTTCGTTACGCAACGAACACTTTTCTTTAATCTAATCTCAATATCTATTAATTTTTCGCATAGTGGGCACTTAAATGGAAACCAATTCCAATTCATCATCGTATTTTTTTCACCGCAGTGAGGACACGTAAAATCGGCCGTTATCTGTTTAATTTTAATCATAATAACACCTCAATCAATAATATCCAAAGACTAACTAAAATAATATTTAAAATCGCTCCCATAGGATTAAACTTGAATTTTTCAGTATACCAACCGTATCCTTATGCTGCCGTACACGCTCCAATAGTAAAACATCCCGCAAAAATCAAAAGTCGGTTCATATTTAACCCTTGCTAAAAAACTCTTTCATTAAATAACTTATTATTAATTTACTCTTATTCTTAATATGCAATTTAAGTTCGGAGTGTACTTCTAAACCAATCCTAATACGCAAACATTCAACTGGCGACAAACATTTCTTTGCTAAAGTCATTATATAATTACGTGCCGCTTCTTCAGTATGATTCTCATTTTCTTTTATACAAAAATGATGCCCTACCTCATGCGCAAGAGTATATATATCAAAATCTTTTATCAATTCAATACATGGATATTCTGGTATTGTTTTTATGGCAAACCCTTTCGGAAATCCAAACGTCTTTTCAATATCTCTGATTTGATTATATAATTCTTTTCCTTTATCATTCAAATAAACATATCTCCCACATGCGGCTTGAAGCATCGTTTCTTTATCGGCTAAAGGCGATATATTATTTAGTTTATATATATCGTCATAAAGTTTTATTGGGATGCCTTCCTGTTCGCAAATCCCTAACAGCTTGCTTCTGAATTTCTCTAATACCTTTTTTTCTTCTTTCCTGTTTAACTCAAAGAAAGAAATTTTCATTGAAAATATTAAACACGCCCATGTAATTATGGCGCAAATAATAATAATTATCATAATATTTTCTCCGGAAACAAAATTTTGCGTCGTCTTTCGAGTTCCTTTTTGGTATCAGACGGAATCAGTTGCACTTTCATTACTCTGTCGCCGTTTCTCCAGCATGCTTTCCACGATTTATTAGCAGATTTTGCGTGTTCTTTTACGGCCTGTCGCCGAGTGAGCCACGTTTTTGGGTAGAATCCATCTTTACCGATGATTGCCCACATAATGATTTTTTTCATGTTGTGTCTTTCCATATTTTATTTAATTCCTTAATATCATTTAGAGATAGTTTTCCGTTATTCATAAAGTTTTTATATATATTTATAGTATCAGCTGAGCGAATCGTTTCAAATAACTTTGCAAATTTATCGTAAATACGATTGAACTTTTCAATGTGTTCTATATTAGATATATGAAATTCGACTGCAGAATGATTTGTCTTTGTTTGATATGCTATTTCATCTTTAATTTCTTTAATGTCCGAATATACAAATATATAATTTGTGTTCCGATTTCCATAAAAAAATGTTTTTTCGATTCGGTATAGGTCATTTGTATCATTTACGAATACTAAATGCGGATGATGATATATTTCGCGTATTAACGAAAAATGCTGAAATACATCGGGAAGTTTTGTTTTTTTTATATCCGATAGGTAAATATACGGGTTCATCGCATTCTGTAACTTCTAATATTCCGGGAATGGTGTGTATATACTTATACTTTTTTGTAAATTCAAATGTATTTAACATAATTTATTTACTTTTCAATTTAAAGTTAGCCGTCAATCGTATTGTCGACATATCCGGTTACTTTATGCCAATATAACCAAATATTCGCCTCTTCTGCTGATTTGAACTTTGGAGCACCTGGAAACGCTTCTTCGTTATTATCGTTTCGTGTTAGTTGCCCAGTTTTTAAGTTCAGAGTGTAATAGTAATTTTCTTCTTGATTTTCCATGATTTTCTTTCTTTTTATTTATAATTAAATATAACAAATTTAATACTCAAAGTCAACTGTTATTTTTTGTTGTAAATTACTATAATAGTAACGGCCGTTATTTCAAATATAATACTTAAAGTCAACTGTTATTTGTTATAAACTATTATAATGATGACGGTTACCTGTTATACTGCTAATAGGTTATCGTTAGGGTATTGTATTCTCTATTTATTATTAGTGTATTATTATTTTAAATTTTAATTTAGGGGAGAAAATATTATGATTAATAAACCGATTATTTATAATGGTTCGCTTATATATGCAGATTTATCAAATCTGGATAATATTATTGCAGCTCCAAATTTTACCGGTAGCAGTTGCAGTACCGGCAGCGTCAATGCTATACGAGTAACTCTCAGTCACATGGAACGATTTACATTTCCCACGGCTGTTATGGATATTCCGGTATCGTGGTCGTTGCTCGAACAAACTATTACGTTAGGCACATTTCTATCGCAAAGTTTGTGGCATAATAACATTATACAGGCTGCATATCCAGGGCATCAGATGCATATGAGACTTCAATTTAAAAGTTCTACTGACATGAGCGATTATTCGCCAACAATGTCTTTTTGCGTCGAACCTTATCCTGTAATGACGTTAACTGATCCCACCCCCGGAGAAGAAATCCCTTCAATTGCTAGTTGGGGTCAGGTAGGATTTAGTTGGGGAGCCTTTTCGGCCAGATTTGGTCATTGCAGCGGAAGTATATGGTTTCGTTATCAGATTCAGGTGGATAATAATAGTGATTTTTCTTCTCCACTGTTTAATGAGTACTGGACTACTCCGTATACTAATGTTAAATCTATAGCACTTGGAACTTATTATTGGAGAGTTCGGGCTTTAAAAGAATACGCCGCGGTTTGGTATTGCCAACCGTGGTCTTCAGTACGAAGTTTTACGGTTATTCCTTAAATTTGGAATTAAAGATCCCCGCTTTTTTTCACGCGGGGATTTTTGTTTTCTTGGACAGATTTTCCGAAAAATTTTTAACTCCTTGACTTGAATTGTCGCCAGATGTGCCTCGTAAAATTCGTTTTTTATTAATAACTGCAAAATATGTTTATTGATAACTGCGAAATACTTCAGGCGAAGTTATCTCTGCAAAATACTTCAGGCGTCCGTTCCGATGACAGAAGAATGATGTCAGCAAAATACTTCAAATGATGTCAGCAAAATACTTCAGGCGTCCGTTCCGATGACAGAAGAATGATGTCAGCAAAATACTTCAGGCGTCCGTTCCGATGACAGAAGAATGTGCGATACCCCTTGACCCGCTCGAGCGCATTGCGCATCTCGGACTTCCTGACTTTCTACGCCTGAGACACACCCACCAAGACCACAAGACAGGCCATGTGAAACCCTTCACAAACTGCCATACCCGCACGACTACCCCCGCACTAAAAGGCACTCGCCGCTCGTCTACTGGCACGTCCAGAAAACGTTCTCTGATGCGGGTTGACATCGTTATACCGCTCCAGCTCCGCTCCAGCTCCGCTCCAAATAGATATGGAGATTTTTTGCCCTGGAAAATAACTTACAGTTTGCAAAGAGTTATATAGTGGGAATTATAAGTTAATTTTTTTTATAGTGACATTGATTACAGGTGTTTGACGTAATAGCATATGATGATACTTATTCAGTGAGTCAATAGAGTTTTGTGTTAGTGTATCATCACTGATAAGTTTGTCGCGGATTTTTAGTATACTTTCCAATATATGAGGGCGAGTCCGTGATATGTCGACCGTAGCCGCTACGGTCGCGACGTTTTTATAACCGCTATCTATATTCTTGTATAATTTTTCTATCTTAGCTAATAGATATATTTTCTTTATATAGCGAGTCGCCGCGGGGTGTTCCTTAATTATATGTTTAGTGAAATTGGGTCTATCGAAAAAGAATACAGTTTCCACATTTTCAATCAGCTTGAAATACTTGGGATCATCTTTAAGGATGCCGCCGTTCGCAATACGATATATTTCTTCATGAGTACCTGTTAACTTTATTCTACTCGCCCCTTCTTTAATCTCGGCGACGGTATTAAATACTTTCAGATTTTTCGGGAATGGAACTTCATATGATTCACCGACGTTAAAATGCGGTTCCCCATCTGAAATCTCTATCATTCCCACCGTAGTAAAACGATAGCCGCTATCATTTATAAACTTATATGCCTTCATTGTTATACTTTCTATTTATCTTGTTCAACTTTTTAACTTCGTCGCCAGTCAATCTAGACCGATTAAACTTGGTGCCTTGTATTGTACCAGGCGCCAATAAGTCACGCGACGCAGGAGTTTTGCCAGCAGTAGAGAGAACTATAAATCTCGCTATAATTTCACCCACATAATCATGCGCCATCTTTGATCCAGGTCTGGTTGTATCATTCATACGTCCCAATGTAGCGTACAGTTTCAGTAATCTCCGATAGATATTATACCCTTTATACAAACTTATAAACAGCTGCTTAGCAGTAGTTAAATTCCGCGATGCATAGGTTTTTGGTATATCTTTTAATGTTAGTTCCGATTCCACCAATGAATATGTCGCCAGTACTTCACCGTTTTCCACGTACAGGTATTTAATCCATTTTCCAGGTAACATATTCCTTAATTCCTTTTAATCGTCGAGAACAAAGAATTCAACTCTTTAGCAAGCGGAACCAGTTGATCAACCCTGATGAAGCGACTATCCTTACCGTACATTTCGCGGAAAGTTACAGCGGAACTAGACGTGGTATCTACGCGATCACTTACGAAAAAGGACATAACCCGAATACCGTTTGCTCTCATTTTATCTACGGCTTCTTTTGTCAGAGTTTCAATATCCTTAATCCCATTATAGCTGTTAGGTTCACCGTCGCTGATGTTGATGAAGTACGATACTTTTCCGACACTACTATTAAGTATTTCTTTCATCGTCGCCTCGAAACACAATCCTTCGGGAGTACCACCAGTGGAACACATCATAGAGAAGTATTTACGAAACTTACCGAAACTGTCTTTGCGACTATCATACGCAAGCAGAACCGTCGGCGCTTGCATACCATTAGTAACGTAGTAATCCCACCGAAGAGAAATCATAACTTTTAAGTTATTCACCTGAGTAGCAGCGTAGGCTAAAGCCGACACCATAGTCATCGTCCTATTCCACTTATCACCCCCCATAGACGATGACGCGTCAATACTAATATGTAGCATCGCTTCACCGAAAGTGTCCTTAGTAACCTGTGAAAAGACAGATTCCAAATCATATCCCAGTCCGTGAAGTAACCGTTTTTCCAGATGGCCGGTTTGTTTACGAATAAGTTTAGTAACCTTTGTCTCGTTACGAATCTGTAAGCGATTCGCCAACATCTTGCCTAACCGAATTCCGAGATTGACATACGTTTCAGACGGCTTACGATTGGAGTTATGAAATAAACTATCGCGCATCAAATGCATCGACTCGTCGTTCAGTTCGCGAATGACAACTACTTGTACACCTTCTTTACTTTCACCATGACTGTCAGATTCAGTACCGGTAGCGCCATCACCAACTTTAGTTTTTTTCCCACCAACGTTCTCAACCGTCGTACCGGACGCATCCATTGCGTTAATTATTTCGTGCTCGTCTTTAGTGATAGCACCTTTCTTTACTTTTCCATTTACCAGTTCTTTTATTTCTTCAATAGCCTTTTTCAACTGTTTTTTCTGTTCTTTTGTCAGTTCATCTCCAGATTGTGGCGTTCCGTCTCCGACATTAACCATATCACCGTCTTGCAACTTATCTATTGGGTTATCGTGTTTCGAATCACCGTCATCTTTTTTATCACCGTCTTTGCTGTCGCCAGAGTCTTTGTCTTTTTTATCACTACCGTCAGAGTCTTTATCTTTTTTATCACTGTCGCCAGAACCGCCACCACTATCACCAGATTCTTCTCCACCATCACCGCTATCGCCAGATTCTTTTTCATCACCACTATCTTTTGTCTGCGACTCATCACCGGTTTCCGTAGGTTTATTTAACGGATGGTCAACCGGAAGCGGGTCAATGTTTTCTAACACAACCGTAAAAATCTTTTCGGCGACTATACGAGAATCGGACGTACTTTCCAGGCGGTCGATATTGTCAATATCAAATATGTTACTGATTTTATCTAAACCAGGAAGTGCATTCAGGTCAATGTTACTTTTATCAGACGCCAGACCGTAGAAGCGAAAATGATAACTTTCAAGATTTCTCTCGCGATAGTAACTTGATTTCAATCCAAGAGCAACTATTTTCGCGTTCCAATATCTATTATACAACGATGTATAATATGGTCTATAACCGATAACTTTGTCCATCATAATACGGTCAATGCGACGATCTTCAATAAAGTTCCAGTAGTCAAAGAACAACTTTTCCAACTCTTCTTTATTGGTTATGTTTTTTGTAGCGGCTAAAGCCGTGATTGATGGGGTTACATTTATAGTTCCAGTTTTAAGAAACTCACTGTACAATATGTGACTGGACTCGTGGAGTGCTAACCCGACAACCGTATCAAAATCTTTGTTAGTAACGTTAGCACTAATAAAGACATTTTTACTGTCGGTCATACTATGATCTTGAACGTTAAACAATACTTTGATTTTTTTGTCGCGAGTCGCGATGTGGACAAACCTGGCGACCGCTCTGCGAATAGACGACATTTCGATAAGCGATTTCTTATCTTTTTCTTCTGGGATAGCACGTAGCCAGTAACGAGAATACAGATTGGCGGTAGAGTAATCTTCATCTTCCCGAAAACCAAATCGCGTCTTGAAGAAATCTTTCGCCATTTCCTTATCGTATGCTTCGTCGGCTTTATTTTTGCCACCGAATAAGTTTTTTATACTCAATCTATCTTTCCTTCTTTAATTGTATACCTAAATATACCACCCCCCGGCGTATCAGTCAACTGTTATTTTAACTATTTTTTTAACCATATGAATTATTTCACATGACCGTTCCTGGAAAAAAAGAAATACCCCCTGCACATAATGTATAGGGGGTATTTCGCCTTCTTAGGGAAGGATTTTACATTAAGTCATCTTGATGAAACAGGTCGCCAGATCCAGCCACGACCGGTTCAACTTCTTCTTTTTCCTTTTTCTCTTTTTTCGGCTCTTTGACTACATCTTTTTCGAACAGCGGCTCGGCGTCGAGGTTACTATATTGCTGAATGAACTGCAACAGATGTGTTCTTTCGGAATCGGCACCACCTTCACCGGAAAACATATTCACCACACTGGCTTCCATCACTTCACTGAAAGTAAACCCATCGTTCAACATGCTAACCTGCGCGACAGTGGAGCGGATAGAAATCATGGTAGTCAGGGTTGGCGCTTCACTGGTAGCCTCTTTACGAGTATACCCGGCAACAGCAACAATACCCTTAATAAGTTTCTGGTTAATTTCAGGATATAAAAGTTTTAACAACTTGAATTCTTCGGCTTCAGTAGGAATATCCATTTCAATCATGACCGGAAAACGGTCTTTCGTAGCACGATCAATGATACGAGTAGCGGTGTATTCACCACCGACGTTAGCGGTCGTAAAGAACGTTACTCCAGGAGCGACATTGATTACAGGTGTTTTCGGGTCTTCATCCAACCGCACATAACGCTGATCCGGATCGAGAATCGTCATAAGGATATTTTCAGCATCAGGATTGGCACGAGTTATTTCGTCCAAGAGAATTACAGCACCCGGTGTCGTAATGGCTTTGATAAACTCAGACTTGACGAAGTAAGTACCGGTTTCCTTATTGAAGTGTGTGTTACCGATTAAAGTAGCACGAGCGTCCTGTGTAGCCCCAAGATTAAACTTGAAGAACGGGCGACCCAGAACTTTACCGATAGTGCGACCGGTAAGTGTTTTACCGAATCCACTATAACCCGTAAAGATGATATTCTGGCCACGAAGAGCAGAGTGCACCGCATACTTCCATTTCAGTTCAGCCAATATGAGGGTCTTCGGTTTCAGTGAGATTGCGTTCTTGATAGCAGTACGTACATCTTCATCAGATGGGGTTACGTATCCTGTATATTCAGATGGAGTAGTCGCCTCGACTGTGGGGTTGGCGACAACCGAAGTAGGCATAAGTGTAGAACCGTTACTATATTCATAGTCAACGGGAACTTCATCGGCTTTCAAACGACGCCAGAAAACATTACCGGCCTTCGATACCACTTTTCCTAAGTAGATACCGTGGTCAGCCGCATGGCGACGAGCGCCGTAAGGTATTGGTTCGCTATACATCTTCTCCGTCTTGATTTCAATCGGGTTCAGATGAGAACCATCGCGAACGACTTTAACGATTACTAAAAATTTTGGTGATTTCATGTAACTTTATTCCTTCCCTAAATTGTATACTTAAATATACCAAATCCCGGCTTACTAGTCAACTGCTATTTTAACTATTTTTTCAGCCTTGTGAATTATTTCACTTGACCTTTTTCTTAGCGAATTCTGAAAACGTATCACTCTTTCGAGCGACAGTCGCTACTTTCATTAACCGCTTACCGAACACCCGATCACAATCTTTGTCAGCAAGAGTTTTCTCTATTCTTTGCTGAACTTTCGCCACAAGCGCCGGGTGGATGTTAAAAGACGTAACCTTATATCCCCATTCCCGAACTTCAAACTTGAATATGCCCACCTTTTTAGGCATTCGTTTCAGTATCGTTAAAGTCAGACGATTATCCTGTTCCTTAAATATCGCTTTCATTTATAGCGCTCCCATTCTTTTTAATTTGTTAATTGCGGTATGCAGTTCGTGGCAAAGATATTTATGCGCAACAAACTTTTCAACATCCTCTTCTTTTCGAGCACGGTGAACTATCGTATAGCGTTTGGATTCCTTAACCCACCCAAATACCAGCCATTCGCGATGCCCCCTCAATGTCTTAAATAATCTTGGTCTTCCCGATTTCATTATACTTGTTCCTTGTTATATTTCATGTATATTTTATTTAATTTTGTCGCCACCTTTTCACCTATCGGAATCTTCTCATCGGATGAAATGGCTCTTAATACGGTTAGTATCAACATGCACGACTCTACCTCGTCACGATCTTCCCCCACAGCAATTAACTGTAATTTTTTCAGCTTCTCATATAGTATCGTAAAATCTTTTAATTCCACGACTTTCGCTTTGTAAATGTATAAAATTTCGCCTCTTTTGTATTTATCTACTTTCGGCGTATTATTAGGATCAGAATGTCGTATATCAAATACCATACTAAAAGTACCGCTGGCATTCCCATACAAATCGACTGTGCCCGACCAGGGTTCGGCAGGTTCTATCAAAGAACCACCTAACCCCTGCTTCTCGTACCCGTCTTTTTTATCGAATTCTATTATCTTGTATACCATATCAATCATTTATCAGTAAAAGTTTCATCCCATCGATGGAAACATATCTCCAGCCATGCGTTTCTCCTTCACCATCTTTGTCGGCTCCAGAAAATATAAAGGTTCGTTTTTCTCCAGTACTCTCGTTCAACACAGTAACACAATTGTATAAGTGATGGTTTTTCACACGACCACTCAAATCACTCCATTCCCATGCCAGTGTCCGGGTTTTCTTATCCCACCCATTTTTCATCAGTTGGTTATTTACAGTGATTATCATATTATTTGATCCTCTTTGATGTTAAAAAACTGTAGATGACGTACATAACTGCGGCGAATGCGAACAGCATCGGTTCCGTTATCAGTAAGTAAGTCAGTATCGCGACAACAAATATCGTTTCAAATGTCGCCTTCAATATCATTTTTTTATTCACTTTACTTTTCATATTCATATATTACATCTTTCCGAATTATCAGTCAAATTATATTTTAACTATTTTTATTCTTTGTGAAAAATTTCACTTTATTTGTGTCCTATTTTTTAATTTTAATGCCAGTTAGTCTGATATACGGAACTTCCACTCCATACGTACGCGCGTTCAAAAGAAGAGATCGATATAAACTCGCGACCATCTTTGGTAAGTTTTACCTTTTTCATTTTATTTTCCATACGAGCATAGTCATTACCGGCATTTAGGTCAGGTATAACGTAGTCGCTTAAACCGGTTTCCCTCTTCACGATCTTCTGCCCCACTCCGACAACCTTCACAGACTTAGCGGTCACGGCAACCACTTTATAAAAGTTTACGTTGGTCTGTTCATAACCCCAGCAACTTACGAGAATGTCATTTACTTTCATTATTATTTCCCTTTTAGTTTTAGTGTCAACATAAATGGATACAACCGCGTCAACCACTTTTCTACTTCTTCCAAAAGTGTTTCGTCAGAAACCGTTGATTTTGTCCGTGGTCTTAGCCAAGCTGCGAGTTCTTTTTTTATTTCGTCGAATGGACGAGTAGTGTCAATCGTAAACGGTGCGTCATTTTTTGATTTACTCATTTTATTTATGTCCTATTTTTTTACTTACCAGTGAATGTATCGTATAGCACATCGCCAGATTCGCGGCGACAACTACTAAAACAACGACTACCATTTTAATTAGTCCTCGACTTGGATGCACGTAACCAGTCAGTATTGACTACTACCGGAACGACATCAGTGATCTTACCATTAGCAACTTTCGCTAACTGACCAATATATTTTTTGATTCTACGTTTGATGATGGCGAACTGCTTGTCAGTGATAAACCCAAACCGTGAATAGAAGTTACCGATGCTGGTAAATATCTCACCATCGACACCAGTGAACCCCACTCCATTATCTTCGGTCGTACCAACGAATGATTTTTCGCCACGAGTCTGAAGAGAATAGATTCTCAGGAAACCCTTGAATATGGCGTAGTCATTGTCTATCAGCATATTCGCTATATCTTCTTTATTATACTTTGGTTTTGTTTTCATAATAGTATAATATACAATTCCTCAGTATAACAGTCAAATTATTTTTTAACTATTCTTACAGAGTGTGAAATTATTCACAAGATCGTCGCCGTGACTGGCGACTTGCCATCCCGAGCCTTGTGAAGTTTTTCACAAAGTAGCGGCTCAGCTTGACGCGAGCAAGCGGCCGGCCGCGTTGTGAAATTTTTCACAAGCGACTGTAATAAAAAAGTCCTACGTCCGTGACTTCCATGTAGCCTCGGGTTGCGATCCCGTTCGTCATGGCCTCGTCACGTAATTCGTAGGACTTTTCTCACCTAAGTCGTTTCCGACTGTCCACATTACCTGCTAGCCGGCGGGATAGTTGGATGGGCGACGACTCCCATCATCTCATACCGACACATACGGCCGGTGCGCCTTTCTTCCTTAGACCACAACTATTTTCGGTGATTCTCGCGATTTCTGCCGAATTCGCGATACTTTTATTCATTTCTCAAAGAACAAAAGAGTGCCCCGTAGGACACCCCCGAACGTTCTCCCGGGGAGTGTCCTCCACGCGGGTATACGTTCCATATTTGATATACTAATATACAACTTCTTGGCGAGAAAGTCAACTGTTATTTTAACTAAATGGGGAATCTCGATCTTCTAACTCGTCGAGCGTACGCTTGAAATCTTCGAGCGTCTCAATATATTTCAACTTCAGCTGCTTGTTTTCTTTAAGCAATCGCTCCACTTCCTTCTTCAACTCGGAGATGGTTTTCAGCATCTCGATCTTATTCTTTAGTTCAGCGGTAGTCATATCTTATCCTTATTTTTAAGTCTTAGTTATAGAACAAAAAAAACCGCTCGGTTCTTTCCAACCTTTTCATACGTCAACACCCTTGAAGGGCGGAAATCGCTCAAATAACCGGCGAGTTCATCCAAAGAATCGAAATACTTCGGCGAAAAAAACTTATCAGGATCGGGGTCTTTTTCCAATACCCATCGCTTGTTGAGCATTTTGCGCCGATTTTTGACCTTGTTGGCGAAATAATGGTCGGTGGTTTTCATATATTGTTTCCTTTTTTTATATTTTAATCTTGGGGTGCACGGTGAGATTCGAACTCACGCTCCGCGGGTCACAGCCGCGTAATGCTACCGCTACATCACGCGCACCATATATTTTATCCTGAGAAAGCTTTTTCCAATGTTATTCGTTGCAACACTTCCCAGTATAACTTCGGCATTGCCTTCTTATCGATCATTTCCGATATATTCCGAGCCGATCCGAATTCGTCTTCAAAAGCCTGTTCGGACTTCTCAATGTACTTTTTTACTTCTTTTAAAAACGTCATGTTACTCTTCACGGCGAAACTCTCCTTAATTTTTATACTATAATATAACACCTATCAGCTTACCAGTCAACTGCTATTTTTACTTATTTTTTGCGTATGCATTTAGTGCCCATCTCCACATTTCGTTTAAAAACCCAACGTCTTTTATACTGAGTTTGCGGGTTTTTAAAAATTCTTTATAAAATAACGTTATTTCCGTTGCTGATTCGGTACACCCGACATTCTTTAAACTACTAATTAAAAGCTCAATTTTTTCGCTGATTCTTTTTATTTTCTCTTCGGGCGACTCTACTCTTTCTAGTACGAAAAATGGAAAATTATATCCGCTATCAAGATGAATTCCTTTACTTCCGCTACAAATAAACGTTATGTCGCCCTCTTCACCGACATATTTGTCCATCATAGAAGTCCAAGTATTATCCCATCCATTTTCATGATTATGAGCAATCATTACAACTTTTACTCTGTCGCCAACTTTGAATCCGGCAGCTTTTTGTTTGATTTCGTATTCACTCATTTTTTAATATACGCTTTCCATATTGCATTTAAATACTCAACATCGTCTATACTGAATTTATGACTTTTTTTAAATCGCGCGTACATTTTATACACTTCGTTAGCAACACGTTTGCATCCGTTATTCTGTAAACCACTAATTAAACGCTCAAACTTTTCACTTACTCTCTTTATTTTCTCATCGGACGACTTCACTTTTTTCAGTACGGAAGGTGGGAATCTGTATGTCGGGCCTTTACGGGGAATACTTTCTAAACGAATTCCTGCGGTCTTATGAATATCGGATATAACCATTATTTTGCCAACACTTTTATTCATCTCAAGTACCCATGTATTCCGCCACTCACTCGTGTAGCTCTCAGCAATACCGGTAACTTTTACTTTGTCGCCGATTTTGAACTGGGTGGGGGTTCTCTTTTTTCCTGGCGACATCTCTACACACTCTCCAAATATGCGTGATTTAACCCGCCTTTTTTATTACTGTATATAGACACTTCTGCATCAAGTTCACTGGGAGTATTACTTACCCAACCGAAGAACTTCTTTCTACAATCACTGTGACGACAGAAGTCAACTTGCGGACCGTCAACCGGTTTACCACAGTAGTGGCAATACCTTTCTTCACGAAACATTTCTGTTTTCGGAAGTAAACGTTTCCATAGGGAAATATCCTTCCGCTTATACGTTTTCTTCACCACTGCGGGACTTCCAAATATAACTTCACCATGCAACTTAGCGAGATAAGGTCTTATCCATTTTACCGAGTATTCCACCACGGCGACTCGCTTATAAGTGTATTTATAATCGAACAACTTATCCATAGCGTCTTGCTGTTTTCTAATCAACTCCAGCATACCTGAATCATCTTTCACAGTAACGGTAATCCCCAGCTCACTATTCTTGAAAACTAGGAAGGTACGCCCGACTTTATACGCAAAAGATACTTTCGCGTCTCCGTATGTCTCGTAAAACTTTTTTTCGTTCATCATTATTCTTTTCTCCTATACCTAAAATATACCACTTCTCAGCGTATCAGTCAAGAACTATTTTCGCTATAGCGGCATTCCGGACGGCAATGCGGTCGTAACTAGAGCCCTTCGTGAACTTTTTCACATACGGTCTGTACGTTTTCTGTAAGTGGTTTTTCAATCCGCTCGCTCCTCTCGGTTGCAATCCGCTCGCTCCTCTCGGTTGTCAATTCGCTCGCTCCTCTCGGTTGTAGGGGGCAACTCGGTAGACGTGTCAGGCGAGTTCAGAACCGTGCATGCAAATAGGCAGCCTGAAGTGTGTTCGTCGTGTGGGGGGGTTCTTGGCGGGAGTTTGTGGTTTGTGCGGGAGTTCTTGCGAGAGTTTGCGCGGGAGTTCTTGCGGGAGTTTGCGCGAGGAATCGTGGAGAAGTGGGGGCATGGGGGTGGCGGTGCTTCCGACGAGTAGCAATTGCGCATCGGCAATACCTGCGACCCACTATTATAATATTATCCGAATATCAAAAAGGCGTGGATTATTTATTTATAATAGGGAAGTGATTATCAATTCCAGCAAGTTGTATCAAATAGGCGAGTGATATGCAGCGATATGCAGTGATATGCAGCGATATGCAGTGATATGCAGTGATATGCAGTGATATGCAGCGATATGCGCTGTAATATATATGGCTAATAACGTTGTATAAAAGCGAGTTCCGATTTAAGATTAGAAAGAAAGAAATGTTCATCAGTAGTTCTATCGAATACTATTGTAGCATCGTGTATAGTAGGTTGATCATAAATTAGTTTCGGATCTATATTATTTTTAGAATAGTCGCCGATTAGTTGTTTGGCCAGAACATTTAATGTTTGTAAATCATCTTTTTTTAAAGATGGTCGCAGTAACAAATGGTCTACAAATATAAATCGTAATCTTGCCTGAAAGCGTTCTTCTGATATTAAATACTCAAATATTCTCTCATATTTCGAAGTATCATTTTCCCATAATGCATAGGATTCGCGAAGAATATGTCTCAATTTGTTTAATATCGTATAGTATTTATTTATGTAATATTTTTCGCCGAGGTGATTCGTATGATATTTACTTCTCCAGAATTCAAGCCGGGTTGAAACACTAACATCTTTACTAAGAAGGCTTTGCAGATGATTAATAGAAAAAAATGTTTCACTTTGATTGAGTAACTTGCGAACTTCATTAAAATCATAGCTTTCGCCTTCTTGCGAAGTTTGGGCAGATTTATTTAGACACTTAGATACGATTTGGTGCTCTATTATTTTATAGTGCGAAAAATCTTTATCATACATTAAAACACCGCCGATTGGCAGCGCTTCTGCATAAAACACATAAGAGCGAATATGTATTTTGTTGTCTTTATAAAAAGATTTTAAGTTGATAGCGTGAACAGGTACTATATTTGTATTAGACATAACTATTTATTTCGCCAACCAGGCCCAATATTTTGGAGTTCCGTAAGCACCTATTGACAAACCGTTGCACCATATGGTGCAACGGTTACCGTTGTACCATTGTAAAGGATTTAGTTCGTCTTTCCATGGCGAAAATGATACGGCTCTATTGTGGTTGAACCATACCAGAATAGCACTATTATAATCAACCGTATTAACGTCTGGCGGGTCGCCTTCAATCCACTCCAAATCAAGCGGTGATTTTGTTATTTTCATAAGTCGTTCCTATTTTTCTTTTATTGTAAACGTGCTGTCAGTAGGTTGAGTAATGATGTAGTGATTGTCCCCTATTACTACTGGGATTTCGCGTGGTTTGGATCTAAATTGATTACTTTTCAATATACGAGAAATTTCCATTAACTTGCGCCTTGGTTCATCATACTTTCGGAATATTATAAACTTTTCTTTTTGAAAGTTGATTTCGTCGATAACCGCAAACAACGAATCACCAATCTCTTTTGAAAAACTATTTTTTTCGGAGAGTATCTTAAAAATAACCGTCAACTCTTCGGTTGGTTCTATATCACAACCGAGCGACATTAAAAATATAGAACATAATAATAATAACATTAAATTTTTCATTTTTTAACTCCAATTATTTTTGCTATTTTATTTAATCTTAACACATCATATTCGGTAAGGCGAGTACCCGAAAGATGAGTCCAATTTTCATTGGCTCCGTAACTCTCAACAAACTTTTCTACTAAACGATTAACATAAATTCGATCTCCCCACGCCTTTTGTTTGGAGTATGATAAATATATCCCATCGTTTATAAACCTATTAAGTTTATTCGATAATATTTTTAATCGTCGCCAGATAGTTAAACCCTTGTATAAACCGTCTATTTTCTTCTTTGCCTCGTCAACCGTCATTATATCATAATAGTTGGCCGGAACTTCAAGTATAACCATAATCTGAGAATCGGGTTTCCATTCGGCTATTGCGGGTACGCGACGATCTTCATAACAAAAATTTCCAACCCACGTCAAAACATCATTCATCTATTCTTATTTCCTTCAACGCACCTATTTATTTTATTTAGCATTTTTACTTCTTCGTCAGTTAGTCTCGACTCAAATCGCGGTATAACTTTTATGCTTCCAGGAACTTCGGCGGACTCTAGATAAGTAACAAATTTGCCAATTAGCCCATTAACATACCTTTCGTATTCTTCCAATACCAGAGACATTTTGGCGTAAGAAGATGGATAGTCTTTGTATTTAACCACCAGAGTTTTTTCCAGTTCAATAATTTTAAGTAGTAATTCTTTTAATCTTCGCCAGATGGTTGTGCCCTTATACAGGTCGTTCATCGCAACTTTTGCTACATCGAGGCTTAGGCAATCATGGTATACGTGCGGAACTTCGTGTAATATTAAAGATTTTTCTTCTGCGTTATAAGTCGCTATCTTATTAGAAGACCCGGTTTTCACGTCGCCTTCGTAACATTCATCATCAACCCATTGTAAAGTATTTTTTATTGCGTTCATAACTTACTCTCGATACGTTTTTCCATTACTTTGCATTTTCTGCATAAGCATCCAATCACTAAATTAAGATATTTTTTTCGCCAACGAGATTCTCTCGTTTTTAAAAACTCGTTTTCTTCTGTTAATTCAAGTATTCTCGCCTTCAATTGGGCGACCTCTTTCATATGTTTGCTCATAATCTTTCAATCTTTTTACCGTATTTGGACAAGTAAATACCCACACATCCGATACAGCTACTTTCCGTGTTGTTAGGTATCGTGATGGCGATTCGCATACACTCTTCACTACAAAAACCGGCAGTTATAGTTTTGCCTTTTTCTAAATAACAACTACCTTTAATATGTTCGTAATGCAGGTGTCCGGTAAATGTTCGTGCCTTTTTACCGCAAATTATACACCTATCAACGTGCCAATGGATATGGTTTTTTGCGATATTGTTCATGGCATCTACCATACCAGGAGTAAACCGGTCATTATTTTTAACCTGCCGCATCACTGCTAAAACCCTTGATCTCGCACTTTCATCATCAACATTTTTCAGAATACTTTTTAGTTTTTTTAAGAGTCTCTCTTTTTTATGCGGTATAACATAATCATCATATAATTCGGCTAATATTTTATATTTGCCATTAAAAACGGGGCATAATCTACCCGCGAAGTTATTATACGCAAAAATATAGTCATCTCCGTTACGATGTATGAAATACGAACTCGGGGTTAAGAAAAATAATCCAAACGAAGCCACTCCGCGTCCGGTCTTGGAAAAAACTACATTCAATAATTTGGATTTTTTTACTATTTCGCGAACATTTTTATATCTTCTAAAGTTTTCCGGAAGTGGTACGAGCGACATTATTTCCGGGATGCCGGTAATTTCTATCATATTTTTATATAATAAATGTCCACCGTCCCCATCATAAATTTCTATGTCAGGAGTTTCATATTTATTTGCAACTAACATAACTTTTATTCCTATACATGACGCAAATATGGTTTGTCTTTACCGGGTGCAATATCCAATACCGTACCAGACGTGTCAAACAAATAATAATCATTTCCATTGTAACAATTGACTTCTTGATAAACTTCGGTGGCGGTCATAAAATCCGAGTAAGAAATGATTTTATTTTTAATCAACCCGTCCGATATTTTGTTTAAAGTTTCAATCGACACAAAATTTTTAAAACTCTCTATTAGTAAAGTGTGTATTAACGTGCCTTTTATTATATCATAAATATTTTTATTAACAATAGTTGGAAATTTTTTAGTCATATGAAGATACAGGTATTTTAGTTTATTTAGTATCCTGAAATATTTTGCAGACTCCAGGTCATGCATTTGCTTAAAATAATCCCAATCGAGAACCACGTTGATATTGTCATAATGAATTGATGGGCGAAATTCGGAATCTATATAATTATAAATTTTCGTTATCGCTTCGCCTTGAGGAAACGATGCTAATATTCCTTCAGTCTTAGATTCTTTTATAATTTTGTTCTGAGTTTTACTTATCAAAAATGCTTTAACTGAAAATCTTGTTGGTGGTCTGTATTTTTTTGTGTCAGATACTTGCGAATAAATAACAATAGATTTGACATAGATTCTCGCTCGTGACATATTTTCTCTTAAATTTATAACGTGAACTGGTAAATACCTATCCAGTGATGAAGCCATTTTCTGATAACCTTACTTTTTTATCTATAATTAAATCATTTTTATTGCGGAGTGGTCGAATAGATAACCTTTAATTTCTTTATTATACATATTCCAATTCTTTTCGTACATTGGATATTCATTATAAATATATTCTTTATATTCATCCAATTCGTTTTTTTCTGCGTACAACCACTCATACTCATACGCAAAATATGACGTATTTAATATGACCGCCAAATTTCCAATAATTAATGCGACGGCGAAAAGATAAAACAAAATCATCGCATCAGTTATTACTAGAGCCGGATAAGAAAATATAAGAATAATCAGTGTTAATAATTCAGTATTAATCGTTACGATAACACCATTTCTACTAAATGTGTATGTGTAATTCATATCAAATATTTCTCCATCTTTTTGATAATGTTTTATCTAATTCTTCGGGAGTGGGTATTCTGGAAAATTGCAGAGATTCACTTTCATCCGCCATTTCCAAACGTCCGGCATCGATATAAAACGCCTGTTTTGGAAAACGAGACGCAAGAAGTGTTATCACTCCATTCTTCGGTTCGTTAGTGTCAGATATAGATTCTACCCTATCTTCTGACGCCAGAATGTTTTTATCTATTGAAAATGTTTGAGATGGGAATAATGAATGCAGTATGTTTAATAACTCATTATCATCTTTTATAACGATGTCGCGAAATTTCATAAATCTATTTCTATTTTTTTATTTTGATAAAAACTAAAAAACGGGCGGGATTTGTGTCCGCATCTCTTACCCCAGAGCCGGCTCCGGATAAAGTGTTTTTTCAGCCTTCTATCTATTATGAGCCTACTTATTAAACTACCGTTCTATTATAAAGTTTCTCACTTACTCCAACGGTGATATAGAAACGTCGCCAGTCTTTAATCCAGTGGCGACAATATAATATTTATATCTTGAAGACATGGATAATCCGCTAGTGGAATATTGTATTTCAATTATAGCAATATTAACATCGTTTTCGCCGAAGCCGTCTATTACTCGGGTGCCTTCGTATAAGACTTTAACGCCTTTTACTTCGAAACCTCCAGACGTTGTTTGCGAATTCGCGATTTTTATGAATCCGGTGCCGAATAACAAAAACAATATTAGCATGGTTAAAAAGAATGTTAGCGCCGTTTGAACGGAGGCCGATTTTAATATTTTATTCATAATGTTTCTCCTCAATTTATTTACGTTTTTTAGGAAGGACGGTGGGATTCGAACCCACCTATTACTTGCTCATACGGACTTAAACCGTCGCACTTTTGTCGCATTCCCGACATTCCTGTCACGTCCTTCACCACCAAAAATTACTTTACGGGTTGAATATTTACGAACGGAACCGCGCCACCAGTAACTTGTGGCAAAATACCATTCCAAGTTTGAACCGCTTGCCATTGAATTAATGCTTGTGTTAAAGACGCATTGACGATTCGATTAGCTTCAGCTTGTCCTTTCGCCACGTTAATAAGTGATTGAGCCGTACCTTCAGAAGTTTTAATCTTCTGTTGTGCTTCCGCATCAGCTTGACGAATCTTATTTTCGGCTTCGATAGCACGCTGTGTTGCTTCAATAACGGCGTTAATACTGGCCTTGACCGTTGGGTCAACGCGCATTTCGCCGACAAACCCAATCATATCAAACTTAAATCCCTTCGGCTCAAGATCCTTCACAGCTATTTCTTTAACTCTATCAAGTAGTTCTTGTTTTCCCGCTCCAAAAATAGCCGTAACTTTCATACTTGAAGCAATACGATTAAAATAATCCCTAATTTTTGAACGAACATAAACACGGGCAATGTGTTCGGGGTCTTGACGATATTCAACGAATAAAGATGGTACTTTTTCAGAAATATATCCAAACGATACGGCTATATCTGTATTGATAACAGCACCTTCGATAGAATTAAAAGTAATGGCTTCGTCGGTTGGCGACCCCTCGTTAAGGTCTTGTGTCCATACCCAGTTTTGTAAAAATGTCGGGAATTTGTAAACATCTTCGGTAAATGGGTTTAGCCAAACACGACCGGTCATCAAAGGAAAATCTTCCACACCTTTTTGGGTGCCGTATTGGTTTACTTTGATTCCCACATAACCGGGTTCTACTTTTACGCAACCATTTAAAGTAAGAAAACAAAACGCGATAATCATTCCCAGCATGAAAATCTTTTTGACTTCTTTCACTAAAAAGATGCCCCAAAATACTGCGGCGAAAATCATAAGAACCAATATCACCACACCGACTAAAACGGCAATGGAGCTCGGTTCACTTATCATTTCGCCAACACTTTCGAATACCCACATAAATGCGAAGATACCGAAAATAATCAGCGCAATGGCCTTGAGAGTCGCAGAGACTCTCGGGTTCATGTTAAATAACATGGTTTACCTCCTGTTAGTTATTGTTTATAGTTATTGTTCTTTTGCCTTCTTCAAGGTTTTTTATTCGTTTATGAAGTTCAAGTATACTGTCGTTTAATTTACCATTTTGTGTTATCGTGCCATTTACGAGATCCAAAATATCGTTGCTTTGTTTAAGAATCCATTTATCATTTTTGTAAATGCGGATTCCCAGAACAACCATATATATAGTCAATCCGATAATTATACCATATAATAAACTTAGCATAAAATTACTTTCTTTTTCTTGCAAAACATATCTATTAATTCATCGTATTAAATTTTTTAATAAGTAATTCTTTACGTTCTCCATCAATTTCTTCTTCATGTTTCAATATCAAATCCATCCTCGTGTATTTTTTCACTATTTCTTCTTCGGTTAAGGAATTCGGGTATTCTTCCGCAAGAACCAATAAAGTAATTTTTTCGCTCTTGGTTAAAGAATACCAATTTTTATCATTTACGAAATTTTCGATAACTAATTTATACCCACCGTGCATTTTTAATCTCCCCATTATCAGATTGAAAAACTTGCAATCACGTCTTTCAGTCTTGCTTCAAACATATCATTTTTTATTCTTTTTTTCTTATCCGGCATAATCCAGTTAAGATGTTTCCCGGTAGTGTTGCCCCAAATATTCTCGGAGCAAATCAGCCCATGATGAGAAGTGCTAAATGCGACAGGTGTACTGTACGAGAAATAGACCGACAGATTGCCGATAGAAACTATTAACGTATGAGCACCATAGTTACTGGTTGAGTATTTTCCGTAATTTTCAATTTTTGGTAACATAAAATTATAACCTTTTACTTTTTATGATGTTCAATTTAGATTGTTATTATTACTTGGTTGCATGGTTTTAATAAAAATATTATATTTCTCTTCGCCTAAAATTAAATATAAAACCGAATGAATTGCTTTATTTTTTTCATCTTCACTGTATTTTGTGGCGTCAACTCCGGTCGATTCGAAAATTTCGTAAACCACTTTATGAAATCGCTCATATTGGTCAGTCGTTTTTAATGATTTTTCTATTTTTGATAAATCCAATTCACTTTCCTTTTTTATTATAATATACTATTAAATATACGAAATATAATTAAAAAGTCAAGGTTTATTTTTGTTTCTCATAATATAATTTTTCGCCCATATGAACGCATCGGCGCTTGAAGCATATCCGACACATTCGAATAAAATTTGTTCCCATGAGTGTTTGCGAGTGTCAATCACTTGCCATACGTTGAAACGTGCTTTATAATAGATGATAAGGTTTTCAAACTGATAACGCTCGTCGTTTAACGCAACTATCAGACGCACTTTTTCCGACTCTACTCGTTTTTCGTCGATGTGATTTAATTTTTCACGGCGGCGTTCTTTTAAACCGTACTCTATTTTCTTCTTATTATTATTACTTACCATTTTTATTCTTGCCTCCTACCCAAACTTTGAAAACATACGCCGTAAGTGCGATAATAATTCCCGCAAATCCCCAATTTGAATCTAGTGTTAGTACCATAAATAACGCGCATATCAACGAAATAAAAATTAAGATTCCGCTGACTATAAGTTTTAATGGCTTCATAACTTTTTTCTTTTATTTTATTTTCATATTGGATATTTTTATTTTAATTTTTAACTTTATGTATAGTATTTTCATATAAAATCCCCCGGCCTTCTTTTTGTTATAGGTGACAGTATCCATCATCGATTAACGATTTAGCAGTACGACCATAAAATCCCTGTAATTGCCATACCACTCCGGAATCAATCATCTTCTGAAATTCGGTGATGACTTCATCTTCAGTCGCCTCACCATTTTCAAAACGTAAAATAAAATCTAAATTCGGCATTATTTTGCTCCTTTATTTTTTCTTGTTTTCATTCCACCACATCACAAATTGTTTCCATACCCACTCTAAAAAATGATAGGCGACAATACAAATTATTATATCTATTAGGTATGACAGTACTATTCGCATATTTTATACGTGCTCTCCATTATTCAATTTCCGGTATAACTCTTTTACCGTTATCGGCCTGAAATACTTATCTCGTTCAAGTCCGCAACCCGGAAAAATTTCTACGGACTCCAGTTCTTTTAGCGATATTGAACCCATTTCAGGCCCCACATCGTCAAACAGAATTGCCACTCCCCATAAATAATCGGAGTCTTTCGGATCCTGGTTCATTAGATACCAGGTCGCCCGACCGTAGGGATTAAAGATTTTGGCGACAACTTCCTGTTCGAATGACGAACCTTTTGGAAATTGTTTTTTTAATTTAGTCTCTAACTCTTTGGTGAGTAACTTCATTTGCCTATTCCTTTTTGGTTTTTGTTTTAACAACCGGTTTTTTAACTTCCGCCAACCACGTTTTAGTCGCGTCAGTATTTTTACGAACCATAACTTCTAAGCAATGCATTTTGTATTCTCCTTGTTATACTCTAATATACGAAATTTAAACCTATTTGTCAACTGAATAAATAAATAGTGCCTGGAGGAGGAGTTGAACCCCCGACCATCCATTCGGGCAAATCTACTAAGGATGGCTTCTCAGTAGGCGATTCTACTTCAGTCATTTGCCAACCGAAATATATTCTTTTCCTACCTACCCGCTCCGGCGGTTCCGGGCATAATAAATTGTTTTTTATCATACCAGAATATACAACTATTTAAAGTAACAGTCAAGTGGTATTTTGATTATTTTTTTGAAATGGTATACGAATGTACACCAGTGTTATTTTTTAAGTTTTATCTCTTGTATAATTTCTCCAGTATACGGGTCATATAGATATTCCCGTTTTTTTCCGGTCAAATTTCCAACAGTATAAAAATTACAATTATAACAGATCAGTGTTAGATTTTCTAGTTTATAGTTTGTTTTGTCACCATCATTAAACCCGAGCAATAACGGTGTTCTACCATCCACTATTCGTTTTTCATTGAGTCCACATATAGAACATTTTTCTTCGACCATTAATTCGGCGATTATTTGGTCTCTGAAACGGGTAGTATTCATTTTTTTACCGTTATATTTTCCTTCGAGCGTCGCTTTGAATCGTTCCCTAGAGAACCCCCGAAACTTTACAGTACCCTTGCCACTTCTATTTTTTCCACCACATTCAAATATACCATAACTCTTCGCGACTTTCTTGAACGTATTATAACTAATATGGAGATAGCGAGCCGCATCCATATATGAATGCGTTTTATCGATTGCATCTCTTAATGTAACTTCTGATAATTCGATTAGTGGTCTTCCAGTCATTCGTTTTCCTCATTTTGTAAATTATTCCATAGAACAATGGCTTTTTTTATTGTTTCGGATTTTTCTGATTCTTTTCCGCATTCTATACAACATATGGAAACCAAAGTCGGCTCACCGACATATATGTTTGGTATAAGTTTATCATTCCCGCACTTGCAAGGAACTGTATTCTCGTACACTTCATTTCCCCTGCCCGCGATAAGGTTTTTTATATTTTTTGCTTCCTTTTCTAAAGCGCTTGGTATTCGGAGAATTTCCTTGCCGAGTCTTTTTTGATTTTCTTTTGCTATTGTCTCGTTTGTATTCACCTATAAAAGCCGCCATAATTTTTCTCCTATTTTTGTTTTCCTACCCAAATATAAGTATCACCTTTGAATTTAAGAGTCTTATGCTCAGAAACTTCAAATTTTGTTTTTAATAAGTCTAATAAATAATACTTTCTATCACAATCATCTTTACTACGATTTTCAAAAATATTCATAGTCAAATAAACGTTATTCGAATACGAAAGTATGGAATCGAAGAAAAACTTTGTAGCCGAAACATTCATTTCGGATAAACAATAATCACTGATAGTCAAATAACTTTCTTTTTTTTCGACACTGTCAGACGAATTAAATATAACATTGTTTAAATTAAATTTACTCAGGTATTTTTTAGATAACTCTATTGCTTCAGGCATATCAACCAATCTATACGAATTAAATTTGTATACGCAACTAGTTATTAGGCATTGACCACCATATGCAGAACCTATTTCGGTTATATCTTTATTATTTAAGTCGCCAAAATGTTTTCCTAAATCCCCAACAACTTTTATATAGCGCGTTGTATTTGGCGAAAATTTACCGAATTTTTCATATTCGTATATTGGAGGAGAACCATGTATATCATTCTTTCTAAACTCGTCGAAGTGATTTATTAAATATGGATATTCTTTTTCAATATAGGTAAGGAATTGTTTTCCTCTTTCAATTCCATGGCTATCACACCCAACAATTTGTATGTATTCTCGTAATCTTTTAAATGATGAAAATGTTTCTTCATTTACGGCGGCTTCCTTACAAATTTTTGTATATGGTTCTGCGAATCTTCGTTCAAGCATCCAATGTCCCTTTACTGTGATAGTCATTTTAATTATCCTTCTTTAATTTGCTTACTAAAAGTTTCAATTCATAAAAATATAAAAAATCAATTTGAGTTTTTAAAAAACATTCGATGGCATCTTTTGGAGTTTCAACAATAGGCTCTCTATCGTTAAAACTGGTATTCAATATTAAAGGGATTCCGGTTTTTTCTTTCCATTTTTTTAAAAAATTATAATACCATTTATTGTCTTTTTCTGTTACGGTTTGTATTCTCGCCGAACCGTCTGCGTGAACTACTGCCGGAACTTTGTTTTTCATATCTTCTTTAAATTTAACAACGATAGACATATATGGACTGTCTACATCTCTAACAAACCAATCTTCTACGTCTTCTCTCAAAATACTCGGAGCAAAAGGGCGAAACCACTGGCGATGTTTTACTTTTTCATTTACTTTATCTTTCATTTTTATGTCGCGAGGATCGGCAAGAATACTTCTATTTCCCAGTGCTCTTCTTCCGGTTTCAGATTTTCCACCATATACGGAAATTATTTTTTGGTTATTCAATAAATCAATGGCTTCTTCATCATTTGAATTCCGTGATTCGATGTTGCTATATTGTTTAATAGATTTAAAAACGTCCGAATCAGGATAAGAATACCCCAAATACGGAGTGAAATTATCTTTCCAGAATATTCGAGGATTGTTGTTGATATGATGCCAAAAGTATTGAGCGGAGCCGATGGCGCACCCAGAATCAGCTGGGGTTGGTGATACGTATATTCCGTCAACGTTGGGAAACCAATCATAAAGTTTCCCGACCATAACGGAATTAAGAGCCACCCCTCCGGCCAAGCATAAGAATGTTGGGTTGTATTTTTCAATATAGGGCGACAATGTTTCTCGAATTAAAATTTCTGTATATTTTTGAAGCGCCGCGGCGACATCAAATTTATATTGCTCATTCTGCTGTATAAGTTCTCGAAGTGCTTCACGCGATATAGGAATTTCTTGAGTTACATTTTTGAAAAATCTTTCCGGGTCTCCAAACGCAGACATTGCCATAACCGTTCCTTCCTGAGATCCAATCGGATACCCGACAGACAACCCGAATACCTGACTCGTATATTTCTGCCATATCTCTCCGATATTTGGGTCTCCCTGAAATATTTTGATGGGGTATATTTTATTATCCACACCTGCCCAAATAGTAAATCCGGAAACTTGTTTACAAATACCACCGTCTTCGCCATTATGAAATTCGTCGCCACCACCATCCATCGTAATAATTAACGCATTTTTATAATTGGAAGAAAAAAACGCATTCGCTGCATGAGATTTATGATGCCCAATACCATAACTGGGATTAGTTCCCGGGTCTCCATAAAAGTTAGCTATTTTTTCAGCTTTTTCATACGTATCAGGGTATCGTTTTTTAATTCCGCCGTGCCATGTCATAACAGGATGAGTAAATGCGTTTATATCACTATAATATGGATATACATTAAACATGAATTCAATAGAATCGGAAACTTTCATCTTCTCTCGCGAAAATCTTTCCAACTCGTGATGAACGGTCGGTATTCCATTTTCTAATATTGCAAATGAGCAATCATGCCCGCTAAGAAGTCCGCATATTTTCATTTCTTTTATCTCCATTTATCATATAATATTTTTTCCAATATTCGATCATTTCATCTAACATTTCTTCAAATGTTATTTCCGGTTTCCAACCCGTAGCATTTCTTAATTTGGTCGAGTCTCCCCGTAGTTCATTTAGTTCTTCAGGTCGTAAATATTTTTTATCAATTTTAACATAATTTTTCCAATCCAATCCTAAAGATGCAAATACATATTCGAGCAATTCCTTAACTGAATGAGATACACCGGTGGCACAAACAAAATCATCTGGACTATCTTGTTGTAAAATTAACCACATGGCTTTGGCATAATCTTTTGCGTGTCCCCAATCTCTTTTTGCATCAATATTTCCGAGGACTAACTCGTTTTCCAATCCAAGTTTTATTTCTGTAGCTCTCTTAACAATTTTATTAGTGACAAAATTAGTTCCTCGAACAGGCGATTCATGATTAAATAAAATTCCATTTGATGCGAATAATTTATATGAATGTCTATAATTTCTTGTAATATTATACGCAAATAATTTCGAGCATCCGTATGGACTTACTGGATTTTTTGGCGTTGTTTCTCGCTGAAATCCATCACTATCAATATTGTTTCCAAACATTTCGCTTGAGCTCGCCTGATAAAATTTCGCGTTAGGAGTGATTAATTTAATGGCTTCTAATAAGTTCAACGTTCCTATCGCATTCGTCTGTGACGTATAAATAGGTTGGTCGAAACTTATTCTAACATGAGATTGCGCCGCGAGATTATAAATTTCGTCGGGCCGTGAATCTTGTAATACACGAATTAGCGAAGACATATCCGTCATGTCACCATAAACAAGTTCTAATTTTTTATGTAATTCTTTTTTAAACAGATCTTGTAATCTAGATGTTTGATTTTCGGCGACAGAATTTCTTTTTACTATTCCCCAGACTTTATAATTTTTTTCTAATAAGAATCTCGCTAAATAGCTTCCGTCCTGACCACCGGCACCAGTGAGGAACGCGACTTTTTTTATTCTCATACGGAAACTCCTTTATATCTATTTAATATATTACAGATATATTCAACGTCTTCGTCGTTCATTTCGGGATGATTGGGGACGTAAAATCCGAATTGGTCGGCTTTGTTGGCGTTATATAGTAATTTGTTTCCATATTTTTGAATGTACATCGGCTGAGTACCCATTGAACCGCATATCAGGGGTCTGGTTTCCACTCCGGCGTCAATTAAATCATACGTGATAGCGTATTTCATCGGATGAATAACAGGATACGCGAAGTTTGAAACAAAAGTATCGTTTAATGGCTTGGGTTTCCATCCAGGCAAATTTGGAACGTTTTCTTTCCAGATAAGATTTTGATATGTATTAAAATTTTTATTTCTGATTTCAACATTTTTATTAAGTTTTTTGAGTTGTAGTAATCCAAGTTTAGCATTTAAATCGGTTGACCTTAAATTAAATCCTGGATGATAAAAAGTCAGAAGCGCATCAAAATTATTTACATTCCAATGTTTTCTAAGTAGATTTCTTTTTTCTTCTGGCAAATCCCTGTCCCATCCATGGCTTCGCAACATTAATAACATATGATATAAATCTTCGTCGTTTGTATTCACAAATCCGCCTTCAATGGTCGAAATATGATGTCCGAAATAAGTTGAATATGTGCTGGCGATACCAAAATTGCCTAAATGTTTACCATGATATTTTGTTCCCATTGATTCACAGTTATCCTCAATCAAATCGACATGGTATTGTTTAGAAATATTTACGAGCTTATCCATATTTGGCGAAAACCCAAGAACCGAAACAGAAATAACGGCGACTATATGGTTGTCGTTTTCTAAGATTGTGGCTAATTGATCTAAATCAAGTGTTAAATCATCCATATTACAATCAACCAACACGGGCTTAAATCCAAGTTGTATAACCGGTGATAAGTCTGTCGCCCAAGAAATTGCGGGGACAACCACTCTAGCATTTCCGTCATAAAATTTTGCATACGCACTATTTTTACTTAATAAAGATAACGCGTACAATAAAAGAAGATTCGCGGACGAACCACTATTTACAAACACCGAATATTTAGTTCCGATATATTTTGCCCATTCAGATTCAAGTTGAACAGTTAGTTCACCTTTGGTCAACCTCGGAAATGTTTTTAACCATTCAATTAATTCGTCAATATCTTGTTTGTCAATTGTATCATTTATTAATGCAATTTTTTTCATCAATAATCCCTTTCTTTTTCATATCATCAATTATATCCTGTGATAATGTTCTGTTATCATTGATTAAATTAAAATTTAGAGGCAGGTCAAGTCTTCCTCGTCTTATAGCCTGACATGGTTGAATGACATAATCTCTATATGTCGCCAATATTTTATATCCGTCATTTCTCGCGGCATTAGACCCGTATATTTCAAATTCCCATGGCGACCAACCGGGTAATATATATTTTAATAAATATTTTCTATTCCATATCGACCACATTGCCGATAATCGGTAATCAACGTTGGGGCGATTAATTATAACATCAAATCCCACTTGCGAACTACAAAAATCAAATGGTCGTAATTTACCATCATTCGTTAAACAAAATCTGCCCAACTCATCTGTTAGATAGTTTCCAATTATGTGATTATATATAAAAAAATTAACCGGTTGCATAATGAATTGATCTTCTGTTGCCCATACAAAAAATTCATCATCAATCGACTCAAAAAAAATTTTCAAATCCGTTGACCACATTTGTATTCCACCGGTTTGTTTTCCCATAGAAACAAATGTAAAATTACTCGGTAAATTAAATTCGGGCGCATCATACCCCAAAATGGTCACTGATGCGGTTGTACTCCAAAACCTGTTAAACAAGTAAGAAAACACTTTTATTAAAGGCAAACATTGGTCGGCAGTTGAAATATAAATCTTCATTTATTAAGCACCATATTCCTTTCTTGAATAAATTCTAATATTTCTTTTCTATGTTTTTTTAAATCTTCATTTGATAATTTATCATGCGTGAACACAAAATCTCTTTCATCTTCATCTTTATAGAGTCCGACCGTAAATACATAATCACTAAAATTAAGTTGTTTTTTTAATTTAATATTATATTTTTCAGGATTGTTATAAATATCAGAACCTGGCAATGGGACAAACGTAGAAAGATCTACCGCGTCCGGATTGGTTTTTTTAATAAAATCAATCATATTTTTACTCACATCACTTTCCTGCCCCGGCAATCCTATCATTAAAAATGCTCTAATTTTAATTCCCGCTTCTTTTGTATTATGGATCGCTTCATAGATTTCACTAACATTAACCCCTTTATTATTTATATCTAAAACATTTTGAGAAACGTCTTCAATTCCAAAATCTAATTCATAACACCCAGCATCAAACATTTTTTTTAGAACGTCTTTTTCAGCAAAATCTATTCTTGTATTCGCTCTCCATTTGATATTCAAATCTTTTATTGTATCGCAAAATTCAAATACCCACTTTTTGTTGGATGTTAAAGTATCATCTTGAAATCTAAATTGTTTTATATCGTATTTATTAATAATATCACGTATTTCTAGCGAAACATTTTCTGGGCTTCTATATCGCAATCTTCTTTTCCAGATGCTATTGATAGCACAGAAAGAACAGTTGAAAGGACATCCACGAGACGCAATTATAGAAGTTGCGTCTTCTCCCCTTTCGCAAAGATATTTACTAATAAAAGAATCTTTTGGAAGAAGATGTCTAGCCGGAAAGGGCAAATCGCTTATATTTTTTATTAATTTCGCCTCGTATACATTTTTAAGATTGTTTTTTTCATAATCGTTTATCGCATCAATTGTAGATAACTCGCCTTCTCCAATTATTACAGAATCAAATATTTCATCAACTTTGGATGCGGTTCCATGCATTCCACCGAGAATTATTTTGCATCTATTATCTCTTCCTTTTAGCAATTTCGCGAGTTTTAAAACGGTTGGATATTCCGGTGTAGTAGCCGTAATCCCATATATCTCATTTTGTGGCACAAAATTTAACCATCCACGTTCTTCAATATTCCGTAAATCTATCATTTCTACCAAAAATCCGTTCGTTTCAAGATATGACGCAATATACATTATACCCAGAGACGGATTGCGTTTCTGGTCTCCTAAAAATAGTGATGGTGGTATTATTAGAATTATTTTCATAACGAATTATTTTTTGTTGTTTTTTAAACGACCTTTATTTTCCTTACGATTTTTATATTTGTTTTCTTCATTTTTCATTTTTGTTTTTTTAATTTCAGAAAACTTTTCGAAATTTTCTTCTTGTTCGTCAAGTTCTTCAAAATCCTCGATTTCTCTAAGATTTATTTTAGGCATTTTAATTTTCTCCTCTAAGTTTTTCGTTAGGTCGTTTATGTTTAAATTGGAAGGTACTACTGATACTATTCCGAAATGATGCAATGATTTGAAGTTCCCCATCGCGAATTTTGTCGCCTCGAAAATGGAATAAGACATCACATCGCACAATTTTTGCGGTTGTGTATGTTCATTTTCCATATAAACCATGTATGATTTTAATTGATTTTTTTTCATTTAAATAAATTATTAAACCACGCCGTTATCTTTTTAACTCTTTCATATTTCCATAAGTATTTAGAAAAAAAAATATGCAAGGGCGAAACATATGTTGCATCTATCAACTCTTGTATTGTGTGCTGATAAATATCATCGGCGAGAATAATGAATCCTATTGTAATAATTACTTTCGCTACTATAATGAGAATTATGTAGTGAATAGCAATTGCCAGCCATAATAAAAGAGCGCCAAAAATCACCAAACCAATTCCTAGATATCCATGATGCCATTCTCTCCAAGTCATTTTTTATTCTCCAATTTGTAAATTTCATAGTCGCGATTTTTTTCAATTGACTCTAAGGATAAATATACTAATCTTTGTTTATAGTCTCGTACTGAATAATCTTTTTTTATATCTCTTCTAACCGCAATATACGCCTTTCCGTTTGGAGTTAATAGTCTTTTTATTTTCTTGAGTATTGTCGCCTGAACTACTTCTGAAACAACATTCAACACAAACAAACAGGTAATAGTATCAAATTTTTCTTCAGGAACGGTGGGATTCCAGTGCGGGTCATACGATTCTGTTTTTAATATTTTCGCATCTTCTCCCTGACCGCAACCATAATCTAAAATTCTTCCCACCAATAATTTATTATCGGCAAGAAATTTCATCGGCCGGGACAAGGATTTTCTTTTAATGGCGGCTTTCCAGGAAGTATTCATAATTATCTATTCATCGATTTATCACAAAAAATTAATTCCCGTTCATAATGTTTTACGCGACTAACTATAACAGTAAATATATCAAATTGATAATTTCCAACTTCGGTTAGTTGGTCGCCCAATATGAAGGGCATCTCGGCGACATAATTAAAAGTTTCTCTCGTCGCTTTTCTGGCGTCAAACTTAATCATAATATCAGGTTCAAAAAGAGTTTTATTTTTTTCATTTGGAAATACTCTTTTAGTTAAATCATAAAAAGTATTCGGTTGCTCTTCTTTAATATATTTTTCGCATTCACCAACTGGCAAATCTGTGAAGATGCGTGTTGAATACGGCTCCAAAAAGTGCAACAAATCCAGAGTTACTCCTGAAACGGAATATGTGATCTGATATTTGTGCGGGATAGTTGGTCTTAAATAATTGTCGTGTTTAACCATTGCGCCCCATTTGCGAATAAAGTTTCTTTCTGACCGACGATTTTGTATCAACCATTCTATTGAAGGAGTTCCCACCGTAGTGAGTTGCGGTTGAAATCTTGATCCGCGACAGGTCATATGATAGCAAAAAGAGTTCCACGTCTGTATTGGTTCATACCCCGCCAGAATAAATCTATTGAAAATATCAGAGTCTTCTCGCGACTGCGGAGCAAAAAGAGGATCGTGCCCACCAATTTTTAAAAAATCTTCCTTGTGTATCGCCCACGGCGCGAACATCCCCTTTGTTTTTTCTGAACTTTTTTGTTTTTCCGCAAACTCCAAAAAATCCTTTTCTATAAATTGTTCTGGTTCAGTACCATATGCGGCTAATATCTTTTCTGGGCCGGGCGGGTGGATTGGTGGTTCTATTCTGGTAACAGATACTACTGTTTTCGGTTTTATTAAATCAGATATTTCAGTATCCATTCCAGGGATTGCGTGCATGTCCGCGTGCCAGATCATTATTATTTCGTTTGTCGCCGAGTCGATTAACCGGTCGTATAGTATGGTGTGACCGAGACGAGTTGGGCCTTCGTTACGAAATATCCGAACATTCTTATCTTTTTCGGCGACCTCTTGTAGCCATTTCCACGTTCCATCGTTGGAAAAGTCGTCGTACATACAGATTTCGTGAGATGGGTCGCAATGTTTTCTTAGCGAATTATACGACCATTTTAAGTACTGTAAATTGTTTCGGCTTGGAACTATAAAACTGATTTTTTTCATCCAAGTTTCTCCACAAGTTTTTCTTTAAACTTAATAATGGCCGGATTTTTTCCGCACATTGGAAAATCGTTTATCACAGTATTACTCGTTATGACCGTGTTGCAGTATTCACACGCATAATAATCAGGTCGCAATTCAATCCAAAAATGAGAGTTGAAAACCCAATCTTGCAGCATATTTTCTTTTTCGTCTTTTATATCCGTTGGTTTAAATGGTTCAAGTCTTTTAAGCATAACTACCTCCCGTTTTTATTTTTAAAATCTTTTTTTCTATATCTTTGATTTTAATCTCTTCCGCTTCAGATTTGTTGTCGCTTCCGCGCTCTAAAAATATAATGTCGCCATCATTATAAAATTCAAACAAATAATACATATAATCTATTCTGAAAAATTCCATTATGACACCCTCCTCGGAAGAAGCGACTACTAAATCAGGAAGAAAATTATTTTTAGTGAAGATATTTACCGCTTCTATTGCATTTTTGATGGCGACATCATTTGGAGGGTTCGACTCATACGAATCAAATCCTACGGGTAAATCTTTGAAAGAAAGAATTTTACTTATTAAGTCCACTTTTATTTTTCTTTAGACGCTTTTTTTCGGTCTTCATCCGTAATTTCATAATCTCCGGTGGTACGATATGACGCGACTACTGTATTTACTGCGGAATATAAATTCATCGTTCCTATCGCATTCGCATTATAAGTTAGTGAAGATTTTGCTGAGATTCCATATTGAGACGCCGTGGTAATTGCATCCTGATTTGCTCCCAAAAATATAAATTCCCATTTATTATTTTCTTTTTTATCGGTAATGAGTTTGAAAATATGTTTAGCATCAAATTCTTTACTATTATTTTCGTAACCATCCGTCATAACAATAATCATAACTTTTTTAGGCTTATCACTTTCGGCTAATAAACGTATTCTATCTTCCGTCGATTCTATGGTTCTACCTATCGCATCTAGTAAAGAAGTCATTCCTCTCGGAACAAAAGTGCTATCATCCAATTCGTTTGCGGTTTGTATATCTGCTCCGGTATAGACAACTTCATATTCATGATCAAATTGGAATAAAGAAAATAACGCTCTATCTTTTAACTTTTTCTGTTTTTTAAGAAATTCATTAAATCCTCCGATAACATCGTTTTTAATAGACGACATCGACCCCGACCGGTCTAATACAAATGATATGTCCGTGTAGTTTTGAGATCCTACTTTTTTACTATAATGTTTTTTAATGTAGTTATTCCTTTTTTTTCTAATCACGGACTCTTCTTTTTTGTTAAGTTTTTTTTTCATTTTTTGTTTCTCCTATTTTTAAATTATAACTCGTTTTTAATTATTTGAAAATGGATTTTTAGTTAAATCGTTTTCCGCCTTTTTCTCGCCTCGTGAACTTAAACTGAAAACAATGTCGTCTTTTTCGGGCGAATAATCTATAAGGACATCAAAATTGAGGACGGATTTTAATAACGCCAGTCCTATAAATATGGTATCCGCCCCATTTAAGAATTTTTTCTACTTCATTTACATCAAATCCTTTGTTATTTCGAGAAACCCCCAGATTCGTAATCAATCTTATAGCAATTTCATCAGTCAACTCATGATTTGTGTTAATCAGAGTTTTTAATTCTTCGCTAACATTTTCGAGAAATTCTTCCGGGTTGCTGGACAGAAGTTTTTTTATTTTCTCGTCATTTTTTTGATTGCCTCTTGCCGATTTTGACTTCATTTCTCCTCTCCTATCTATTTTCAAACAACTTATTGGGGTCATTTGCTATATGTTTATAATCTTTTACTTTGCTCACACTCATGCCTTTATAATGGTAAATAAATGCGGTTTTACACACGGCAGAGAAATCATTGTTCGGAATAAGGGTTGACCAGTTAAATTGGTCTTCGGCTTTATCCATCAAGAATTTCGAGTCGAATAAGAATCCGTCGTCTCTTTCATATTTAATAATATTACGACTCATCATAAAAAAGAAACCATTAAACATTTTCATGCGAAGTGGATCTAAAAAATATAAATTATTTTCTTTAGTTAATTTGGTTTTAATACTTAAAATCTGATCCTGAACGATTTGATAATTAACATCGAGAGTAACAAAATTTGCGTCTAATTGGTAATGATTTTCTATTCCTTGAAATTGGCCGTTGTGCCCTGCTCCGTATCTAGTTGACAGTGGTACAACCAATGAAAACGGCCATTTATTAAAAACATCAACCATTTCGCTTAATGCGCCATTTGGAACGAGAATATCATTATTGGTGAGAACAATATATTTATAATTCGCGTTATCTTTAAAATGTTTATATGCATTGTTCCACGAATCAGTTAATCCTCTCCCCGTATCCTTTTCTTTAATCGTAACAGTGTTTTTATAACACCATTGTTGAGTGCCATCCTTTGATACATCGTCAAATATCATTAAATCATAATTTACGTCGGTTATTTTTTTAATCGATTCGACACATAATTTAGTGAAAGGCAATTGATTGTATGTAGTAACCGCCAATAAAATTTGATCAGGCATTAGCACTCTCAACTTCGATTTTGTATTTCGCAAGTAATGCAATGAGTGCCTCTTCTAAAACGGCGTGTTGACTAGATTTTTTGTTTTCTTTGATTGTTTTCAAAACGACTAACTCTTCCAGTAACACTTTTGTATCTTCTGAAACCTTAAAATTTAAATTTACTTTATGGCTTTCCATTTTTTTCCTCTATTTTATACTTTATAGTATTTATACTATTTATTTTAAAGAAAGTTCCATTTCATCTAAATAGTTCGTTGATAACGTTGTTAATATATGGTATATAATTCTTTTCATTATATAACGATTTATTAAAATTTTCTCGGGCTTCCAATTCGCACTCTTTTCTAAAAACTTCGTCGGTCTTTAATTTTTTTGCTAATTTTGTCGCCGTGAGAATATCGCCATCACTAACACTTAGTTTTGGCTGGCAGCTTTCTTGCGTATCCAACCCCCTATATCCGATGCAAGGAATTCCATAAAAAGAGCAATTCAAAGTAAACGTTCCTGCGGCGTGAGTCGGCATTAAATGCACCCCAAAGGAAAATTGTGAAAGTTGTCTCATCCATTCCAACCAATCAACAAACGGTATATGAATTAACTCCAAATCTTCTTCCTGTTTTATTCTTCTTCCCATACTAGGAGCATATATTGGGTAACCGAATGTTTGGGCGACAATATAAGAATCGAATCCCCCATACCATCTAACCATATTTCCACCAATTATAGTCAATTCCCGTCTATTGACAATATTTTGTGAAAGTCTTTCTGTAATCATTAAAGTCGGGTTAATAACAGTTTTAACTCCAGTAAGTCCTTGATAATAACTGGCATCTTTTTTATTGTGCGCCCAAATCATATCAAATTCTGTTAAAATATTATAATACCAAACCTGTTCTGCCATAGAAAAATCTTGGAAATACCAATGCGGCCCCTCTTGCATCATTATCATTTTTTTAGAATTTTTTTTAATTTTTTCTATCGAATTCAGTTGAATTAGAGCGGTTATATTTTTTTTAGGTAATGTTACAATAGATAAATCAAATTTTATATCAGGAACATTAAATCTTGTATCGGGAACATTAAAAATACAATAGTGAGTCGCGTTTAAAACATGCATCCACGCCGAGTCATTTCTCATATTACGATGATCTCTAGGAATTTTTCCGACCCAGTTGCCCTCTGTAAACCACGCAATGTTTAAGTCTTTTATTTCCATATCAGGTCTTCCATTTCTTTGATAGACATTTTTTCCGCCGTTAAAGAAGAATACTTTTCAAGCAATCTTGTATTCGAATTGGTATTCTTTTCATTTTTAATGTATATAAAGTCGCCTTCGACATATGAATATAATATTTCCATATCATTTATTAAATCTTCATTTATTTTTTCGCCTTCTCTATCTCCTACTATCATTACTTTGTCGGAAATGATTTTTGCTAAAGAATACATATTTACTGATTTTGATTTATACAATCCGATTATTCCACCGCCATTTTTTACTGTATATTCCAGTACGTTTTTTATCGTAGTCGCCGCATTTTCTTGGCTCAACATCAATCTATTCATATCGGGATTAGTAAGTAACAAGGGCTCTCCATTTTCTTTTAGTGATAACCAGTATGGTATAACGGAACCGGTACTGTGCGCGACATTAGCAAACCTGACTATCGAAAATTTATTTTTTTCAGAATTGGAATTCAAAAAACACTTTTCCATTAAATACTTAGTTGACCCGTATACATTGCTCGGAGAACACGCTTTATCTGTGCTGATAAATAATGTGACTGGAACATTGGTGCGTAAAGACGCATCTATAACGTTTAAACCGCCCGTTATATTTACTTTACACGCATACGTTGGATTTTTTTCAATCAAATCAACGTGTTTTAATGCTGCGGTATGAATCACCGCATGCGGTTTAACTTCAGAAAAAACTTTTAATAAAAATCCGGCGTCTTCAATTCCTCCCGAATACGTTTTAATGCCAGGAAATTCCCTATTCAATTTTACTGAATTTATTTCCGTTCTATTCACATTTATAAATTCGTAATCGTTTTTATATTTCCTTATAAAAGAACTTCCAATAGTCCCGCTTCCGCCGGTTACAAGAATTTTCATATTACTCGCCATCCGATGCGTGGTTTATTTTTATATCTTTAAATCCTTCACCGTATTCTTCAACAATTTCATTTTTTATTGCAACTCTTTTCTTATTCAGGTCGCGAATTTTTATTGCGCGTCTTCCTACTTCTTCAAGACCGAGTTCACCCTCTCTACCCTTTCGTATGTCAGATTCAAGATCCCAGATTTCCGCATTTATATTGTATAATCGTTCGGCATATGAAAAAATATCATTAACTTCTTTTCCATTGTCGCGAGTTTTCCAAAATTCGGTTATTTCATCAATATACATCTGAATTTCTTTTAACATATCAGCACCCGTTCTCTCTCGTTTGAGAACGCAAATAGAATATCTATCCGCTATTTCTGAAATAGGCATTGGTATCATTTTATTACTCCTTGTACTTTCTCAAAATAATTTTCCCACGTATGAAATTTGAAATTCGGATTATCTAAATTATTCAGATTTGCTTTTGACATATCTACCAGCATCGACCACCACAATCCCTTATCAGTTGATCCGCAAAATCCCATTTCATTATTTTCGCCTTTAATGTATAGCCGTTTTTTTGAACGGCGACGATTATGTACGCGCAAAATATTTTTTATGATGTATTGAGTATAGTTTTTTCCAAGTATTTTTTTCGCCGACCATCCAAAACTAGTGTCTTCTCCGCTACATAATAATGCGTGCGGAATATTTACTCCGCACTTAACCATTTCGGAACTAATAACCAAACACGACCCATCAAATTTTGGTTCATCCGTTATTCTAATATCATACTTTACGGACTTTTTATTTATTTCATTCATTTGTTCGATTGACATATAACATTTTTCACTGGCGATATTTTTTAGCGTCCACTCGTCATTATCCTGGAATTGTTCATTTTCAAATTCAGGGTGTTCCAACAATTTCCAATCCGTTCCCCACATTTTACGATAGGCGAAAACAATCGTATACCGGCGATTTTCATTGTTTTTTTCAATGTGTTCAGAAATGCTTTCTATTATATGAAATGTTTCTTGTGGAAAAAAACTATCCGTTTCCAACCACAATAAAAAATCCACCATTTCGCAATATTTATGATTAAAATCTCTTCGATACTGAGCAATATTATATGGGAACTTTTCGTTTTCGTCATATAAAATTTTATCATTAACAGTTAATCCAACACTTGTTAATCTGTTTTTTTGCGTATTATATTTTTCTATTATCTTTTCTCTAGTAATTTTATTAATATCTATGGTTTCAAAAAATTGCGTTGTATTGAAACAAAAATCTATAATAATATTCTCCTTATTTTCTATATCTTTAATCATATTTAATATACCATCAACAAATTCTATAAACATCTCTACTTCGTAAAATTGAATCAAACATCCCAATCCATATTTGTTTTTAAGGATCATTTTATTTTCCCCATATTTCTATAAATTCACATTTTAAATAATTAATAATTTCTTGTTTTCTTTTTTTATCTTTTTCAATTTGAAATCGGTGACGCTTTTCATAATATTCAAACCAAGTATTAGTTGATTTACTATATCCGTCGGCCCAATATCCTAAATCTTTAATATAAAACTCGCCCCCGTTTTCGGCGTGTTGCAAATCTGTAATATTGAGTTTTTCCGCGTTTGATTCTAGAATCGGAATGGCTCTTGGATTATAATTTGGTTTTATTTGCCCTTTATTTTTTTCTATTCTTTTAATAGCAGACAATCTCATTTTTTTCTTTGTTTCTTTTGATAGTTTTTTTCCTGAATTGGCTTTATTCCCAATAGTTGCGTTACCTATTTTTCTTTTCGTCTCTTCCGTATGTAAATGCCAAGAATTTACTCTTATTTTTTCTTTTGATTCTTCGGAATGTTTTCTACCACCAAATCCCGCCGGTTTAACTCTCTTTATAGATTCGCTAATCTTTCTTCTATGTTCTGATGAAAGTTGCTTGCCGAAAAAAGGATTTCCTTCTCCGGTTTTTGATTTACTCATATTTAACTTCGCATTCTCAGAAAGGTGTCTTCCTGAGAATGTACAGGAAAGACATTTATAATTTCTAATTTCTGCAAAATTTCTGTTTTTTTGTGATTTATAGAATATTTTTTTCTCACACTTAGGGCACTTTCTGCTCCATTTTTTTTCTTTTATTTTCCCAATATCGCTTTTTGTTTCGTTCATCAATTTTCTCCTTATTTTTCCAATAAAATCTGCGAGATTTTTGACGGTTTGCTTCCATCAGCTCTTCTTTTGTTTTATATTTTTTTAGTCGTCCCATTTAAAATCTCTTTTAATATAAATATCGGAAAAATAAAAAAGTTAGAAAAAAAGTTAGATTATTTTCTATTATTTCTTTTTTAAACATATTTGTCTTTAACCATTTCCCACGTTTCTTTCATCAATCTATTTCTTGTTTCTCCTCTGTCAGAATATCCTGAAAAAATCCAGCAATAACAATATTTGATAAAAAATGGCGTGGTATCTTCTTTAAGTTGCCAGTTGTGTGAAAATAATTCGTGGCGATATAAATGGCTAGCCCCATACACTATCGGAAGATAGTTTACGTCTATGTTTTTTATTTGCAATAAATAATTTATTACTGGTTGGTCTCGTCCCCTTTTTACTTTAACATCTTCCAATTCTATAATTTTATCTGTATTCTGCAAATAAAAATCTTTTAACTCCCTGAAAAATTGTTCGTGGTATTGTTTATTAAAAACTATAAATCCAGACGCGATATACTTATCAATATCAAAATTGAAATTATTAAAAAACTCTTTATATCCCATCGCGCTCTCATACGTCCATTTCAAGTTTTCATCAGAACGAAATGCGCATAATCTTCTTTTATCGAGTTCAAAATAATTTGGAGCGTCCCATCTCACCATTGTACTGGCATCAACTGATAATATGTTGTCATAGTCGCCAGGAACAATATCAGATATGTCGAGCCATCGAGCCCAATTTATTTTAGTTTTTAGCATATCTATATTTTTATCCAGCGGCTTCTCGTATGGAATAAACGTAACCCCATTTTTATTGCACCAGTATTCCCACGTTTTCCGAGAATAATCCATCCACGAGAAATCTCCATACCCGTATTTTTCACTAACTCTCGGATCATCTGATTTTACGCCCGTCCAGAATACAAAATTTTTCATTTTATACACTCCTCAACCCATTTTTTAGTTTCTTCAGCAATAGTTATTTTATTTTTATTTTTTTCATACCACTCTTTTATATCCACGAATCCGTTTATTGCTCTTCCCGCGCCAATCCAGTCGCATAACATTTCAACGCGATATTTTATAGACATCTCCATAACTTTTTCTTTTCCTTCGTCCTCTCTTAAAATCCACCATTGCCAGTGGTGTTTATTTCTTCTTTGATGGAGTAACCACGCAAAATCAAACTTCTTTTTATTTTCATCATTTTTTTCGCCAAAGAAATAGTTCGTGTAAGGAATAAATTCCGATGGAAGCAACTTTGACCAGTCGTGAATGATCCCCAGCAAATACTGTTTTCTTTTAAAGCACTCAATTGCCACAAACCATTTATGGCGAAGAATATAATTAAAAGTTTTTAAATATTTATTCATTTTTATTTTTTCCATATAATAGTTTTTTAAAAAAGTCTTCTACGTCTATCGCGAAATATGTACCGACAAAAAGACCAAACAACCACGGAAATATTGGCCAAGAATTTATAATTATTCCTTTGATTATGACGGCTGCAAATATTCCGGTAGCGACTGAATAGAATGCGCCCTGTAATTTTTTTCCTTCGGCAACTTTTCTGATATACAATGCCCAAACTATGTCCGTGAATACTCCCGTCAAAAATAATATTAGTGCATAAAGTATCATTTTAATTCACCCCAAAAGTATCCGTAAGTTTTTTTCATCCAATAATTCGTCGCTTGGTTGTTTTCATTGTTTGGTATGGCATTAAACTGATATATCCAACCGCATTTAGTAAAGAGTAAATCTTCGGTCAAAATTTCTTTTCTATTCATATCTACCATATTGTACGAGTACGGGAGTTGAATGCGCGGAATATTATTCATTTGCAGCAAAAAATTAACTGGAGTCTGGTCGGTTCCTCCGTGAAACTTTTCCATTTCTTTTAGTGCGTTTTTACTACTCAAATAAAATTGAAGTATATTATCATAAAATTTTTTATGCATTTTATTTACGATAAAAAATCCTGCATCCATATATTCCCAATAGTTTATCATACTACCACCAAAAATAAACTTGGAATAGTTTTCTATGCTTCTCAAAACCCAATCCCAACTTCCCGCAAAATGCGCTCCCGCGAAATCATATTTAGTCATATCAAAAAAATTGGGCGTATCTGGGTGAACTATTGTGTCAGCATCAACCATTAAAATTTGATTATATTTTACGCCATTTCCTACCAAAATTTGAAACATATAATATCTTTGCCAACAGATGCCCATTTCCTCGATTGGCATCAGCAAATCTTCTAGCAAAATCACATCCGAGTTATTTTTCTCCGCCCATTTTTGCCAACTGGCGATAGAATATTTGTACGGTTCGCTACGGCTACTTGACCATCTTCCGTCACCAGATAGTTTTATATTTAGCATAAAGATTATATCTTTTTTTCTCTTCAATTTGAGAATAACCCCCTCCGGATCATCGGGACGAAACTCCGTTCCTTTTGCAGAAATTAAATCTTTTCCTAACTCTCCTATGTAGTGAATCGACTCCACCGCTCCAGATTCAACTAACTCGCTTACAACCTGTTTTACTCCGACATTTGGATGCGCATAATCATCAAAAATAATATATGGGTCATTCAAATTATCAGTAAATCTTTCGACATCATATTTTATGGAACTATAATCGTGCCCCGCATCAATCCAGATTATGCGAACATCGCTCGGGCATTCAAACGTTTTAGAATATACATCGTCTACATAAAATTCCGTATTAGCGCGATTTTTATTAACTTCTTTTGCAATAGAAATTGCGTTTGGATCTTTGTCCACCGCGAAAACCTTTTTAAACAAATGACTTAATATAAAAGTTGAATAGCCATTACTACACCCCAATTCAAGCACTTTTAAACCCCGGCTGCCAATTTCTTCTTTGGAAAAATATTCGATAAGGTCTTTCTTGAATTTCCGACTAGTCGTATTTTTATCAGTATTTTTATTATGGGGAACCTGGTTTAGCAATTCTTCATAATTTATCATAGCAACTCCTCAGGAAAAGATACCATTTCGGCTTTCATAGACTCTTTGATTTCTTTATTTTTTTCGGGTATCAGAGATAAAAAATTGTAATAGTTGTTATATCCTGTTTCTGTCCAGGAATACGGGTGACATAACAACTGTAATTTATTTATTTTAGATAAATCTTCTTTTAATGGGTGCCCATATTTCCACGAATGATTGCTATCAGAAAAATAATAAACATCTAAATCGATAGGTCTTTCGCCTTCGAAATAACGAAAAAATGGTTTATCAAAAAGATTTATCAATTTATTTACTTCAATACGACTTTTTAATAAATCGGGCGTGGGACGATGAAATACGAATCGATCAATAGAAATGTTCAAAAAATGCCCGAGAGTCCACGCATCTTGATAAATAAAACCTCTCAAAAGCTCAGGAATAACGATATGGTTTTTCCAATAATCTATATGAACATGCGCACCTAGGTGGTGCCCTAAATCGTAGATTTTTCTCGCCAATTCTATATTTTTATCTGATAGTGCGTTATAATTATTATTTCGCAATTGTATATTATAAGTCGACTGCACTCCCATTTCTTTTTCAACTTTCGCAAGTTTGTATGCACGTTTCATTGAAAATTCTATGTCGTGGCGAATAACACAATACTTGTCTAAATTTTTATCAATAACGTCTTTATAGTCAACGATCGGCAAATATTTTCTGATCGTGTCCATTATAATTGCGTATTCTTTGTAACTAAATTGTTCTACCATTTTTTAAGTCTCCTAATTATCAAATAAATTTTTTAATAGTTATATTTTTTCAGTATCTTTATGTGGAGTTTCATCTAATATTTTTTTATTTAGTCGCGAAAACTCTTCCATTATATTCCCCTTTCTATGTCGCGAATTCGCGAGAATGGGTTTTTCCAATGAAATAAATAATCATATACATTAAACGGGCATCCCGTTTTATCAAGTAAACTCCCAAATCTAAGTCCTTGCGCTTCTAGAACACGTTTTGTTCCATCAAACGCGATACAATCATCCCATCTATCAAATTCGAAAACTGCATGAGTTAAATAAGATTTTAAAAAACCGTCAATAAAATATTTTCCTCGTTCCCCCAAATTGAAAATCATAATATCCGTCTCGGTATAAAGACCAAACAATTTTCTATCTATATGGCAAACATCGAATTTTTGTACCCACGCTAAAAATTCATCATCGATAGGCTTTTTCCAAAAAACATCTGCGCCTACCCAAATTAAAAAAGGTGTTTTTACCATATTAATAACACTATGCAATGCGACTACTTTTCTAAACCAAAATATTGCGTTTCTTTTCCAATAATGAGGTGGATCAAAAGTGGATGGGGTTCCGAATGTATGGCAATATTTAAAAGGGCTATTAGATAAAAAATCGGGCAGCCACGGATTCAACTCAAATAAATCGTATACGTGAAGCTTATCCCAATTTTCCTTAATTATTACCTCTTCCCTCCCTCGTTCTTTTTCAAATTTATTTTCATGAAATACAAAAAAATCCATATCAGGATAAGTATCTAACATACTTTTTACTATCATACAATATTCATTTTCGTATAATCGTTTATTAAAAGTTGTTCCGACAGTAAAAAGTTCTTCTATGGAAAGTTCTTCCGTAATCATCTCGAATTTTCCTCCTTATTATTTTTATCCCATGCCTAAATTGTAAAAGTTTTCAAAATACCATTCATACGTTTTTCTCAACCCGTTTTCCAACGAAGTAAACGAATATTCATATCCTAACAAACTATTTAATTCGCCGTTATCTCCATCTTTTCTATATTGCCCATCAAGTTTCCCATTGAATTTTATATGTAGATGTTTACCGCTAATTTTTAATACCATGTCAATATATTCTTTAATACTGATATTTTCTTTTGGCGCAACTATTATCGGAATATCATTGTGATGTTTTTCCAACAGAATAGGAATAATATTAGCCAAATCGTCTACATATAATTCTTGTCTTAATGGATTTCCAGTACCAAAAAATTCTATCGTGTCCCCATTACGTGCATGCACAACTTTTCTAATAAGAACGGATGTAAAATGCGAGGTTTCCAGATCAAAATTGCTTCCCGGCCCATATAAATTTGACGGTACGAAAGTACAATAATCCATGCCATATTGTTTTCTACACGCATTAATGTGAACGATCAGCATTCTCTTCGCATATCCATAGCCTAAATTTGTTTCAGCTGGAGCCCCTTCATGCAAATCTCTTTCAGCCATTGGATATTTTGGAAGAACATCTGGAAAAGAACAAACACTAGACGCCGCAATAAGTCTTTTAATTTTCATTTCAAGCGCGGCTTTAACAACATTAGTATTGATCATAATGTTCTCATAATAAAACGTTTCTGGAAAACTACTATTTGCTTTAATCCCCCCAACGCGTGCGGCTAAATGAATAATTGCGTCCGGATTATAATATTCTACCATATCACGTGTGTCTTTAAAATCAATAAGATTGTTGTGTTCGTTTCCAACGTATATCCATTCGGGTTTAACCTTACGTAACGCACTTCCTACAAATCCAGTACCACCGGTGACTAATATTTTCATAATATCACTCCCAACTTATTTCCCAATCTTTAAATTCTGCGGCTATACAATCTATTTTATAATCTTTTCTACCGCCAATTATATTTTGTATTTTATTTTTCGCCGTGTTTCTGATACCATTCAGACCATGAGTTAATCCAAGATTTCCGTTTCCGGTACCCGCACGATATTCGGTTTCGTTATGCCAGATATGCAAGTTCATCTGCGACAAAACAACAATAGCACGAATGACATCTGCATTCATATCCGGATCATTTTCTGCTAATATCAAATCTATATCATGCATTATATCCTTGATCTCTTGAGCATATTCTTCTTTGTGTTCTGGAATAAAAACTTCTTTCAGTTGTATAATGGATAATCTATCTATCAATTCTGCAAATGTGGGAAGATAACGTCTTCCATTATTTTCTATGCCCATTTTCATTTCTCCACTTTATAAGTTTCTGAATGTCTTCTTCTATTCTCTGTTTACCTTCCCCGTGATCTAACCAGTACTTAGCAGGGACTTTTACTTTTGTAGAATATCCTCCAGCACCATCGTCGGGTAATCCAAAAATTAATTTTTTCGCTCCACCATCATCATAATAATCCATTTCGCCTTTTCCTCTTTGTAAGTGGAGCATTTTCATATTAGCATTTAATGGAAGAATACCCGCGCCAATTCCCACCAATTTTAAATAGCCATCCGTTGCTCTACTTCCACTAACCCTTCCAATGATTTCGTACCATTTTCTATTTATTCCAACAAAAGTCGGAGTCCCCTTCCAAATTTCGTTTAGCGGAACGCTCGCAATCCAAAATGGCTGCCCTTTGACCGGAGCAACAGCGTTTCTAAGATTGGTATCCCACCCCCCTTCTATACAAATTAGATCGTCGTTAAAAATAAATAAACATTCTCCGGTAAACAATTCTCCCGCCTTATTTTGGTATTGTTCTAATTCCCCGTACCCGTATCGTTTGTCCATAACAAAACAAAACAATTGCGCATCATTCGCATAACACATTGGCGAAATTTTAGTCAACGCGTCTTCGGTTTCCTTATCGTCGGGGTCTAATGCAAAAAAATACTCGATATTTTTATTATCATCCGCATTTTGAATAAATGACGAAAGAGAATATACCAATTCGTGCGAACGTTTTCTTGTTATCCACACCACACTAATTTTCATTTTATCTCCAATATTGATATAATCCTTTTTCTATTTCGTAGTTTTCCCATTTATATACTGGGCGATTTGGTTGTATTTTGGCCCACTCCCACATTTTTTCCAACCCCTCTTTCAATCCAATCTTATGTTCGAACCCGAGAAAATCAATAGATTTTTGATAAGTCGAAAACGCATTTTGAACTTCGTGACGACACTCAAGAAATTTCATTTCACCTTTACCGGCAACATCAATTAAAGTTTTAGCCGCATCAAGAATAGTAATTGACTCAAATCCTCCAAGATTTATAATTTCATCAGTCGATTTTTTGTCGATAGCATTCCACAAAGGTTCTAAAATATCGTCGACAAAAGTGAATGCTCGGCGTTGTTCACCGTTACCGTATATAGAAATCGGTTCATTATTTAAAATTTGTCTTACCCAAATTCCGAGAACATTCCGATATTTATCCCATATATTTTGGTTAATACCATAAACATTATGAGGGCGAATAATCGTATACTCTAACCCATGTTGGGCGTACGCCACTTGTAAGTCTAATTCACACGCAAGTTTTGAAATGCCGTACGGGTCGATTGGTTTTGGAACATCACGCTCATCAAATGGCACTTCGCCGTGTCCATATACAGCTAAAGAAGATGTGAAAATAAACTTCTTAACGTTATATTTAATCGCCATATTGATCAATCGTACTGTCGCAATTAAATTTGTTTCATAATTAAAGTGCCGTATAAATGGCGACAATCCTTCGGCAGCATATGCGGCGAAATGATATACATAATCAATTTTATGGTTTATAAAGATATTTTCAACATTGTCGTGAACCAGATTCATTTTTTGAAAATAAACACCCTGAGGAATATGTTCCAAATATCCGCCGCTTAAATCATCGATTCCGATAATCATAACATCTTTTTTATTTTCAAGAACCCAGTGACAAAATCGCGACCCGATCATTCCTGCGCATCCCGTTACTAAAATTATCATGTACTTCTCCTTAAATTTATAATACACCTCTCCAATATTCCAGCAAATCATCACAGATATGAGTTAAACTCTTTTTAGGTTTCCAACCAAACTCATTTCTAAACTTTGAGCTGTCGGGAATCTGTAAAGTAATATCAGTTGGTCTAATTCTGTCGGGATTTAGTTGTTTGTAAAAAGCGTCTGGATATTTAGACATGGAAATTAGCATATCTAAAGCATCGCCAACAGTACAAGTATAATCCCCTCCGATATTGTATACTTCGCCAAACTTTTTTGCAGAAGAACATAACCAATATGCTTCAACCGCATCTTCAATATGATTATACGTCCTAACGGAGTTTAAGTTCCCGTGCTCTATTGAATATAATCCGATTGGAAAATCTTTTGATTTTTCATGCGCGACTATTTGATGCGCAAAAGAAGATAGTGCGAATTGTTTGCTGCGTCTTGCTCCCTCGTGACTAAACATTCTCGTAATAATAACCTTCATGCCATACGCCGAATGATAATATTGTGACATCAAATCATGCCCGACTTTGGAAATTGAATAAGGATTCGCCGCTCGAATCGGATTTTTTTCTGTAATCGGAACTTCGTCTTTGGTAGGATTTCCATAGACTTCAGAAGAAGATACACTAACTATTATTGGATTACACCATCCCGCTTCTTTAAAGTTTTTTAGTTCTTCCATAAGATTTGTCGTACCAAGCACATTTGTTGTCAAAGTCATTATCGGAGTTAAGAAACTCGTTTCAGGAAAACTTTGCGCGGCAAAATGATAAACAATATCTGGTAAAGATGCTTTAATAGCTCTAAATAAACTTCCTCTGTCTGTTAAGTCGGCTTCGAGAAACTTTACTCTCATATCAGAATAGAAATGTTTTATATTATCATCTCTACTTCTCCATCGTCTTATCGCATATATTTGTATATTTTCTTTTTTCAGAAGATAGTCCACCATGTGACTACCGACAAATCCCGTGCAACCTGTAAGTAAAACTTTCATAAACTTTCTCCCGTTTTTATATCATATACCGGCAACTTGCTCGTATGTTTTTTCTCATACGCATAAATAAACGCGGACGAACTTTTGCGATATATATTCTGCGAACGACAATTTGGGCATTCAATAAAAGATTCATAATCCGTATCAACCCATTGTGTATCGCAATCTTCACACCACATTTCTTCAACATTTGTATTCATTTTTATACCATTTCAGAGTTTTCTTTATTCCTTCGTCTATACCGGTTTTCGCCGACCAGCCTAATAAATCTTTCGCCTTTGAGCAATCTAAATATAAAGATGTTGGAATTGTTGGTTTTGATAGATCATGCGTTACCTTTAATTGTTTCCCAGAGTGTTGAATTATTTTATTTACCAGGTCTATTATTTTAACAGCTTTACCCACCCCAACATTAAATAGTTCATAATTAGATTTTTGGTTTTCTAGCGACAAATCTATAAAATCTATTAAATCGTCTACATATAATAAATCTCTCGCCTCTTCACCGGTTCCCCAAACAACCAACTCTCCAGTTTTATTTGTCATTACTTTAGTAATTGTGGCGCCGAAAACATGGCTTTTTTCTAAATCATATTTATCGTACGGCCCGTACACATTCGAATGGCGAATTACTGTATGTTTGGTTCTTCCCAACCTCGAATAAAACTCACACATTTTTTCAATATAAACTTTTGTATTGCCTACACCAAAATAAGTTTTGTATATCTCGTCGTTACCGTTAAAATCCGTTTCCTTTAATGCTTTATCAGATGGTTGATACATAACAGTGCAACTTGGAAATATAATATGTTCTATCTTTTGTTCGTAGCATTCTCTTAAAATATAACTATTCATGACCGCATTATCAGTAACGTGAACGTATGGTTGATTGACTATATCGTTAGCACCAGACGTTGTTGCGGCGAACTGAAGTACAATATCAACATCTTTCAGTGCGTCTTTAACATCTACGGGATTTCTCAAATCGCACCAAACCCATTCAGCATTTCGATATTCTCTCGCCAAAAATAATGACCACACGGAAAGAAATGGTATTCTAATTTTGTATTTTCCACTTTTGTAATAATGATTTAATAAATTTCTGCCTATAAAACCAGATGCTCCGCAAATTAAAATTCTTTTCATTTTAACCCCTTCTCATTAAAAATCGTTTTGACACGATTGCTACAATTGCCAATGTTAATGTTATTAAAAAAGAAATACTCATAACGTATATTATTGAATGAGTACCTTTTCCAGATAAGCAAACCAGAAAATAGTATACCCACGTTCCGACCACAACAAGAGTAAAATTTTTCCAACTCGGTTTCATTTTTTAACTTCCTCCCAAATAATCATCAATTGCTTGCCATGATGTTTTTCCTGTATAAATTGGATTTGGAAATGTTTCTGGAGTAATATATGTAAAGTCGCCAAATTCAACATCGAAACCATAGTGATATTTAATATCTTTCAATTTAACATTTCCCGTAGTAACAAAATCATAAATTCCCTGTAAATCGTAACATTGTTCGCTCATAAAAAATTTCAAAAGATAATCATAGCAAACATAATTAAAGGTCGATTCTTCAGATAAAGTTATTTTTTCTCCTATAATCATTTTCGTGAAATGATTTTCTCTCATTCCTTTGCCAATTAATGCTGAACATCTCAATATCAATGAATTTGGGTATTGTTTAACAATCGATTCGGTGAATCTTTTAAACATACTGTAAAGATTTTCTTGTAAAGCGAACCAATATACATCAATAGATGAAATATAAATAAACTTACCATACTTCATGTTTAGCAATCTTTGGGTTAGTAAAATGTTATCATCGATATATTTGTAGTAGTCAGTTATTTTTTTTTCCTTATTGAAAGCACAATGAATAACAGTATCATATTCTTTATTTTTTATGTCGTCAAAATTATGTCTATTCAATCCAACAGAGTTATTTAAATTTTCATATAAATATTTACCTAGACCGCTACCAACACCTGTAATCAAATATTTCTTTATCATTTTAATTTCCTTTCTTTTGGTAAGAAAGGGTACGCTCCAATTTTCCACCATATAAACACCGCTATTAAAAATAGAGAAATCCAAAACACTAAAAATACAATATTCATATTATTTAACTCCCTTCTTAAAAGCATTATATCTTTTATCAACAATATCTTTATTTTCTAAATACCATTTTATTGTATCTTTTATGCCTTCTTCAATTGAAATAAATGGCTCGAATCCATATGAACGAATGCGACCTGTATCGAATAGTCTTTCTAAATCTCCGGTAGGCTTGTCGCTCAACCATTTTATCGGTTTGTTAAATTCTTTCGCCACAATCTCGGCGACTTCCTTAATCGCTACCCCAAATCCACTTCCCAGATTAACTGGTTGAGTTATACCGCTTTCAACTGCTAATATCATTCCCCTGGCGACATCATCGGCGTGTATAAAATCTCTAATGGGGCTTCCGTCTCCCCAAACTTCCAACATATCATTTTCATCGGCTTTTCGTATTAGTGAAGGTATAACCATAGCATTTTCTGGATCGAAGTTATCATATCGCCCATAAACATTCGCGGGTCTGACAATAGATACTTTATTCCAATTATATTGTATGGAATATGCTTCCGCTTGTAACTCTCCCATCCGTTTCGCCCAACCTGCAAACCTATCATTAGGCGATGGAAATGTTTTCCACACATCGTCTTCTCTAAATAACTTAGCAGGAGAATACACACCAACAGAACTTGTATACAGATACCATTCTACATCTGCAAGTCTCGCCGCTTCCATCATGTTTGTGTTGAATTGCAGCATGGGAACAAAAAAACTTGCGGGTTGTTCCGCACACATTTTCGGAGAACCTTTTACGCCAACTAAATTAAATACGTAATCCATTCTTTCGCAAATAGCGCGGCAATCTTCAAAATTTCTTAAATCGGCATAAACGTATACGGCATCCAACCCTTCAGGATATGTCAAATCCGCCACTTCCACATCCGCTCCGCAAATCTTTAACCTCTCGACCAATGAGCGGCCTATCATTCCACTACCACCAGTAACTAAAACTTTTTTATTTTCTAAATTATTTTGTAGCATAACATTCTCCATACTCAATTAATAATGTTGATATAAAATCATTTCTATTATATGCAAATTCAAATGCTGGAAATATCTGTTCAGCTGAATTTAATATTACTATATTAATTTCGTTTAACATATGTACGAACGCGGAAGTATGATTCTGGGTATGTTGAACTCCGGCGTCTAACGGTGTTTTCGACCCGACCGAAGTTCGTATAATAACTCTTGGCAATTTTTCCCCTTTTGACATTTCTCGCATTTTATCAAGATGATTTACTAACTGATTGCATGCAAGAATTAGAAAATCAAATCGGGGGTAACAAGTTATCGGAACAAATCCTTCCAACGCAAGTCCTGTGGATATACCCATTTGTAATTCTTCAGCAACAGGCATCTCATATCGTTTTTCTTTTGGTACACGTTCCATTGTACCAGACATAGCATGACCACTATATACAATTGCTTGCCCAATAAAAATAGTATTTGGTTTTTCTGCTAGCCATTCCATTGCCTTAATTAATTCTTCTCTGTATTTCATAAGTTTTTCGCCTTTAAAAATTTAAAAATTTGCCAGTTCCGTGGTGAGGATACTCTAATTTGTATGAATACGTAATAATATCACTGTAAAAAGGACTTGGGATGCCCCACGCAATATTAGTTGGCGTATGAACGCTCATACCGTTGTCCTCGACAACAAATTGAATGGGCAAATTGAAATTTTTTGAATACTTATGGCTTTCGTGAAATATTCCCGTTTCATAAGTCATATCGCCAATAAAGCACCACACTTTTCTTTCAGATTGTTTAAATTTTAGCGCCAGTGCAACACCAACCGCTATTGGTATTATTCCACCAACAATTGAAGATGCATAAAAGTTTTTATAACTGGTACTCATACTTCTACCATTTAATATGTCTTGAAACAAAATATCTGGCGACATCCCATGTAATAATGCATGATAGTGATTTCTCCACGTAGAAAACACCCAATCGTCCGGATGAACATATTGAAAAATTTCCATTAGTTCATCTTCATTTCCTTTTGATAAATGAATCGCGGCTTTTATTTTTCCGTCGTTATAATATTCGGCAACCGCCGTTTCAAAGTCAATAAGTTCTTGTTTAGTAATTGTAATATCTCTAATTTTTTTAAGATTTTTTGGAATGTGTATATCCATATTATACGTCCCTCAATAAATTTTTAATTTTGCTTCCTGAACGCACCCAAACACTTCTCGAAGGCTTTCCAACTACCGCATCTACCATCGAACCCAATTCTATGCAATGTATATTCTTATTTAAATTCCACAATCTCTTTGTAATAACTCGCCCCGCCATACCTGCAGTAGGTAAAACCAATTCAACATCATCGACATACTTTAATACTTCAGGCCACCACTCGTCCATAGAATAATATGCTCCCGAAAATACTTTCTGTTCTTCTACTTTTGCGCAAGGAATTTTAACATAATAATCTATTTTACCTACTAATTTTTCGATTTCGTTTTTATCTACACTTCCTATAAAAAGTTTTTTCTTTGGACGTATAAAAACATCTAGAAAATTCATCATTATATCTTGTTGGCACACGGCTAAATAAGTTAATAAAACGTGAGAATCGAAAGTTATTTCTTCTCTTTCGCCATCATAAAGACGCTCAATAAGATCTAATATTTGTTTATTGCGAGCCGAATTTACGGGTTGCAAACTAAAACCATTAAACGTAGGCTCGTTTACCATAACACCTTTAATATAATTCGGAGCGTCAATCATAAACGCGCCAACCAATTCTTTTTGAAGTTCGGGTGACGCGGCGTGTTCTATACACCTTCCCGTACCAAACATAATATTTAAATCGCCGTCACCAAATCTGCAATAGTATACTTTAGTATTCGTACTCAACAAATTATACAATTTGTTAAGCGTTGTTTGTATGTCATTGGTTTTTATTATCATTCTATTCTCCTCGAATATAAAGAAGATCGTCGCCTTCTTTACCTTTTATTCCTAACTGATAATTATGTTCTAACATATATGTATGAAAATCGTTAACCTGCGTTGGCGAAAGAATTAATGGATGTTGTTCCGCAAAAATAACTTTTGGTCTTATATTTTTTAGCCCTTTTATTACGTTTAATTCCAACCCCTCCACGTCAATATGAAGCAAATCAATTTCCGTAATGTTGTTTTCTTGACAATATGTGTGCAAAGAAATTGTTTTTATTTTTATGGGATCCGAAAATATAATTCTATAATCCCCATCTTTCGCTCTCGATTCAATAAATGTTCCGCTCCCGCAAATTACTTGCCGCCCCGATGCAACTTTAGCTGAATAAAAATTGCGCTCACCATCTTCGTCCGATACTCCAATATTTGAAAGGATGATGCCTTCATCTTTCATATAATCTTTAATTTTATCATTGATTCCAGGATCCGCTTCAAATGCATGCACTTGCGCGTTTTTCCACTTACGTTTGAATCGTATTGAATCTCCACCATTATTGCACCCGACATCAAAAATTACTTTAGGAATTATTTCCAGTTCGTCTATCCAATTTAAATTAAATGCGCTATAGTTAAGATAGAGAATCGTTTCTTTTCCGAATTCATTTATTGTGGTTTTATAAAAATTCTCGGTTTCTCCGGGTAAATAATCGGATTTTATCTTTTTATTTACGATTGTAGGCATTGCCGTCACCCGCGCATTTTCTTCTTTCAATTCTTTATATTTGGATTTTATTTCATCATATAATTTTTCCAATCGAATCTTTTCTTCTTTCAACTCTTTATATCTCGTTTCTATCTGGTCGAGCGTTTTTTTCAAATAGTCAATTGTTTTTTGAACGTCGATAATTTGAAATTTAGTCTGGCCCAATTGAAACGCCAGATTTTCATATAAGACTTTAATGGAATCAGGCATAATTTACATCTCTTTTATATAGTTCTTTATTATTCATCATTTTTTCAAATACGTCTAAATTTTTTATTGGCGCCAAATCATACGCTAATTTCTGATATTTTCTAAGTGTTTCTATGCTCATTCTTTCACTTTCCATAACTATCCCGTGTTGTTTTCCGTACTCATCCCAATCATTAGATAATATTTTTAATCCATATTCTCCTTTAGTTGCCCACTCTCTCAATATTGTCCCTGGAAATGGAACCGCTATTGGGTATGTTAGGGAATATACTTTTGGATATAAAAGTTTGGAAAATTCTATAATTTCTTTCGCCGTTTCTTCGGTTTCCCCCGCCAAATTAAAGATAAAACTTCCCGCCGTAATAATTCCCGCATCCCACGCAGCATCCACCGCACTTTTTATTTGCCATTTTGTTTTAATTCCCTTACCCACTCTCGCAAGCATATCTTCATTCGCAGCTTCAAATCCGAAAAATATGTAATAACATCCTGCTTCCCTCATCAATTTGTAAAACGAAAGGTCGTCTATATGAACCGTCGTTTCGCAAGACCATTTTATTTTTTTGGAGATTCCGGTCTCTATCATTTTTTTAAATAATTGTTCAGACCAATTTTTATTAACTACAAAAGATTCATCTAAAAAAACTATTGCCTCTACACCAAAATCTCTGTGATTTCTTTCCATTTCATATATAATACTATCGATTGAACGATAAGTACGTTTCTTTCCAAAAGGTCTGGCGCAGAAATGACAATTGTACGGACACCCTCTGCTTGTGCTCATGGGAAGTTCCCGAGATGTTCGGTGTGGGTCGCCTCCCATATATTTATTTAAATCCGCAAAATCTTCCCACGCGGGTGATGGTAAGTCATCTAACACCGTCACTCTTAGCGAATCGGACGGGGAAAAGGATTCCGCCGTATAAATTCCCGGAACTTTATTTGGAGTATTTAAATTTTCAAATATCAAAGGCAGAAGTGTATCAGCTTCACCTTTGACTGAAAAATCAAAGACCGGAAATTCTTTTAATGTCTCCACCGGCATAGCGGATGCATGAGAACCGCCAACGCATATTTTTATTTGCGGAAATTCGTTTTTAATATGTTGCGCAATCTTGGCAGCAGTTTTAATTTGCACAGTGAATGCGGTGAATCCTATCAATAATGGTTGTTCTTTTTTTATAATATCAATCAATTCTGGTATATTAACATTTTCCGTTACCAAATTAACAACCTTTGACTTTATATTATATTTTTTAGCGGATGCCTGTAAATATGCCAATCCAATGTTTGGCACATTTCCAGTAGATAAGTTTTTTAATACTTGTTCTTTTTTAAATTTATCAACCATTCTAGGATCAAACTGCGTATCAATTAATAATAAATCTAAACTCATAATAGATTACTCATTTTTGTTATATTCATAGAAATATCTTCGGAATCAATAAACTTTCTGTTCTTATGTATAGGTAAAACTTTTGGATTGGTTTTCTTTGCCATATCATAAACCGTTTTTAACTCTGTTCCGATATTATATATTCCGATTGCATCCTTCTTTATTACTTTTATCATCAACTTTGCTATCACATCAACATAATCGAAATTTCCAACTAAATCAATCCATGCGCTATCGTAAGGAAATGGTATCGGTTTAAAAGAAGATCTTAATATTAAGTATTTGTTCGACTTTGCAACTATATATGCATCGGCTAATAACTTTGTATAAGTATACCAATTATCATAATGAATAGGAATATCTTCTTCTGTCGCCATCTTTTTTGAATTCGCATAAACATAATCCGTGCTGATATGAACTAATTTTATATTTAACTTGTTGCATAATTCTACCAAATCAATCACCGCAACATAATTTGTATTCCAGTGCATATTTCTTGTGTTATCCAACGTGTTCGTATACGCAATGCAATTTATCAATTCTTTCGGGTTGTATTTTAACAATAAAGGATAATAACTATTGCTATCAATAAAATCAAATTTATCTTTTAGGCGACTTATACAATTCCATCTTGTCAAGTTAATAATTTTACTTCCTAAAAGTCCATCACCTAAAATTAATCTTTTCGGTTTCATTGAGAAAATTCCTTAACTATTTTTTTAATATAATTTATTGTTTTTTTATTGTATTGCGGGGAACATCCAACAAAAAATACTCTTTTCAACACTTTATTTGCATTTTCATATTCTTTCCAATCGCCTAAATGTTTATATGCTGGATGAATTAAAATGTTTCCTGCAAAATAATTTCTAGTTTGAATTCCGCTTTTTTCCAAATATTCGACCAATAAATATTTCATTTCTTCATTATCGCATATTAGCGGAACTCCAAACCAACAAACGTCCGATAGAGAAAGAACATCTACTCCCCGTAAACCGATTATATTCGATAAAAATATTTCTTCTATTTCATTTTTATATTTTATTCTTTTTTTATGTATTTCGCCAAATTTTTGTAGTTGAACCAACCCAATCGCGCCTTGTAAATCTAACGGTTTTAAATTATACCCAACATTGGTAAATATGTATTTGTGGTCGAGTATTCCATCGTGTTCAGGTATCCATTTATCAAATCTATGTTTGCAGGTTCCGCCGGGTAACAAATTTGCAGCTCCAACACAATAACAATCCCTTCCCCACCATGCCATACTTCTGGCGATTTTTATTATTTCCGAATTATTGGAACAAATCATTCCACCTTCTCCGGTTGTAATGTGGTGCGCGGGATAAAATGAAAATGAACTCGCAATCGCAAAATTATGCAAATACTCACCATTCCACTTTGTCCCTAAGCTATCACAACTATCTAATATTAATTCTATTTTATGTTCGTTTGATAAATTCACTAAACAATCCATATCCGGCGGATTTCCGAGAACGGGAGATATGAATATTGCGCGTGTTCTTTCTGTTATTTTATTTTTTATTTCGGCGACATCAAAATTAAGAGTGCCGAATTCAATATCCACGAAAACCGGTTTTAAATTGTTAAGCGTTATTGCAGATAATGTTGTCGGAAATCCAACTACTGATACTATAATCTCATCCCCATCACTCCATTTTAAATATTTTTTTAACGCGGCTATCATCAACAAATTGGCCGAACTTCCAGAATTCACCATTACAGAACTTGTTATGCTAAACATTTTTGAAAAGGTTATTTCAAATTTGTGGACATATTCTCCTCCAGAAAACCATTTTCCGAAAATCAATGATTCCATTATTGCCAATATTTCTTTTTTATCAAAATACGGACCGGAATAAAAAACTCTATTCTCAAATTTTTTATTGTTGTAAACAAACTTTGGAAATTGACCAAAACTTTTTGTCAGTTTATTTATTATGCCATGAAGTTTTTTCTTATTTTTTTCCGTAATCATGTTTCCTCATCTAAAGTTATTATTTTTATTCAGTACCAATTCCATCTAATTCTTTTAATAAATAATAGAGATGTTCGGCTCTCTTTTCGGGTTTGTTCTGAGCTTCATATATTTCTTGAAAACGCGTATACATTTTTTTATGAATATCCTGCCATTTAGAAATCGCAAAATCGAGTTTTTCTTCTAAATTACTCCAGTCCCACTTAACGGAAATATAGGATTCGCCATCGACGTAAGGATTCGGTATGGTTTCAATATGGCTCATATCATTTTTAATTAAAATGCTTCCAAACATTGAAGATTCTAAATCACGATGGGTTATTTCACCATAACCCAAAGGCCCAATAACCACTTTTGCGTTTGTCATTTTTTGATAATATTGGTCTAGTGGCAATCTAACTCCGTTAATCAATTTATTTATGCTATATTTTTTTTCTAATTTTTCTAACTTTTCTATCACCGGTCGACGAAGTTCATCATAATATTTTGATTGAAGTTCTTCATGTTCATAAACTTCTTTTCCCATTGGATATTGGAACATTGCTGAAATATCAACCGGTTTCGGATTATTTCTGAACGGCAAATTCCAATTAGGAATTGTGGTCGATAACCAATTAAATCCGGCGAGTTTCATTTTATGTTTCATATCATCTATATCCGGAACCGAATATTTTCCTTCGCCCCAATATATTCTTCCAGTATTCCACCCCCTTTTATACAGATCAAAATCTTTAAGATACGTGGGTTTAAGAAATAGTCGGCATCGTTTATCTTTATAGACGTGTCTAAAGACATCAACGGTTCCTATTAGTGTCGTGGCGTCTTGCCCATCAACGATTATGTAGTCGCCAGTAATGGAATCGAGTTTTTTCAACCCCATTTCTACCGACTCTTTTAATGATTTTTTCTTGTCGATAATAGACGCCTGTCCAACCATCGCGAAATCGTAAGAAGTCGCGTCGGTGATTAATTCTATCCCGAGTTGTTTAAGTAAATTTTTAATAAATAAATAAGGTCGATATGTACATTCGTTTCTATGAATATCTGGCTCAAATAACTTTATTTTAATCATTATTCAACCTTTTCAATTTCAATATGCCGCATTTTTCCACCAAGCTTCATTTTTAACATACCATCTAATCGTTTGTAATAAACCAACTTCAAATTTCCATTTATGCGACCACCCTAACTTTTTCATCTTATCGTATTCTATCGAATACCTAAAGTCGTGACCTGGCCTATCATTCACAAACTCGATCATATCTTTTGGCTTATTCATATATTCTATAATTAAATTTGCTATTTTTATATTTGTGAATTCTTTTTCTCCACCGATGTTGTAAATATTTCCAGATTCGCCATAATTTAATACATATTCTATAGCTCTACAGTTATCTAAAATGAAAATCCAATTTCTAATATTTTCGCCTTTTCCATATATCGGTATGGGTTTATCCTGAATTAAATTAGTGATTGCTAACGGAATAAATTTTTCTGGATGCTGATAATATCCATAATTATTTGAACTCCTAGTGATTACTACCGGAACACCATAAGTTCGATAATATGATAATGCTAACAAATCTGCGGCAGCTTTCGATGCGGCATAAGGATTCCCCGGTTTCAACATTGATTCTTCCGTAAAAGAACCGCTATGAATTTCCCCGTACACTTCGTCCGTGGATATTTGAATGAACTTTTCTATTTTATATTTTTTCGCCGCTTCCAGTAGGACATACGTTCCAAATAAATTAGTATCCAAAAACTGTTTCGCGGAATCTATGGAGCGGTCAACGTGAGTCTCCGCGGCGAAATTTATTATAACATCAACATTTCTCATTAAATTATTAACTACATTTTCGTTACAGATGTTCCCGCAATAAAACATAATATTTTTATCGTTTATTATACCGTCTATATTTTTTATATTGCTAGCATAAGTCATTGCATCCAATATTATTATTTCCTGGTTGTTTTTATCCTGACCATTTTTATTGTGCAAGTATCTGACAAAATTGCTACCAATAAAACCCGCTCCGCCGGTCACCAATATTTTCATTTTATTTCCCGTTATTTATTATCGTATCTTTAATTATTTTCGCGCAACTAGAACACAAATCATATTTATCCGTTTTACGTCCACTTGGAGTTAAATAAGATTCGTATGTAAACGTTCCCGCCAACTCTCTCGATATGTCGTTTGAAAGATAACCTCGTTCAATTATTTCTTTTTTACACATATCACAATAATGTTTTATCATTTTATCTCCTCAAATCTTTTTTTTACCGCATCATATGAATATATTTCATTTACTTTACTCCAAGCATATTGAATAGCATTTATTCTTTTATTTATATCTTCAAAATATTCTGCAAACATATTTTCTAATATTCTTTTGTCGTTTGTCGCAGTATCAGGCCATAAAAACTGATGTGAGTCGTTTATCCCTCCTATGTGAACCACTCCCAATGCAGAACATTGCATAGCTTGTTGCCCCGGATATTGTGGAGTAGGATCTAAATTAAAGTGAAATGTGCATGGAGTCCACAACTTTAAAAAATCCTCCCACTGTGTTTTACTGTTTTGTGTGTGCTCTCTGATAAATGGAACTTTGTATTTTAAACTGATGTATTCCGTAAATTTTAATGTCTCCCCCCATCGAGATTGATTATGAACCGGAAAATATGAAAAGATTTTTTCAACCCTATTTTCTTTATAAAAATGGTCGTATAAATACTCAACATGAACAGGTTGCGGTAAAAAGACTATTTCTTTCTCGCAATATTTTAATTCTGGAAACAAATCAATTTTACTTACCGGAATGATAACTTTGTCGCATTTATTATAAACGGAAATTCTTTCTGAAAATGTTTGACCCCAATTCCATGTTTCCTTTAATGCGGCAAATAACTTTGCATTTGGGTATTTCCTTCGCAAATCACAAATTTTATATTTATTAAAATCTCTTTCAATTATGATAAAAATGACATCCAAATCTAAATTTGGAAGACTTTCCCATTCGCTCCAATTTATAAAACACCCGCCAAATACAAATGGATAACCCCAAAATCCAATAAAAGATTCATTTCCGACGGAATGATGAAATTTGTACGGAACTTCTGGAAATTTCATTTTGTATGCTTTTTGATTTCTTATAATATATGATTCTACTTTACAGTGATCTACAATCAACGCAAAATTCATTTGGCTTCCAATATTTTACTATATTTTTGGTTTTGTTCTATTTGTCGCCAGAGAGTTTTAACGTGTTTTATGGCGACATATTCGGTCATATCCATTTCAAACGGCAAAAATGCGTGATTTTTGTATCCGGTAAGTCTTTCGTGCACTTTATTTATCCAGCATATTCGCGGATAATCTTTTTTAAAAACCCGCTGTTGCGGATCCGGCCAGTTTACCCAACCTTTTTCGTTTACGCGAAACCCAAATCTTTGCGCCCATTCTGGCGTAAGTCCCTCAACAATGTTAACGCGCGGAAGCCACAGACATTCAGCTTTGTTTTGTTCGATGATAAGATGTATATTTTCTAAGAGATAATCAGGAAAAATCTCGTCCGCATCTGGATTTAATATGTAGTCGCCAACGCATTTTTCTATCATAAAGTTTTTTTGAGCCGCATAATCATTATTGAGATGTCGTTGATAAACTTTAACTCCCCTTTCTGCCTGATGATAACCGAGAATCCCCGCCGTTCCCTGATTATCAGAATAATCATCTATGATCACAACCTCATATTCATAGTCGCGATGTTTTAATAGGGAATCTAATAGTTTTTGTAAACTATCCGTTTCGTTATGAACGAGTATGCCAAATGATATTCTCATAATGTATATTGTAATAAGTTTATCGGTTTCACTGTGATTTCATTAGTATTGTCGTTATATGATTTTAGCAAAAAGTTTCCTGCCCATAGACTGTTATCCTTCCCATAAAAATATAATGGTATATAGTTATTTTTATGATCTATTCTATTTTTTATGGATGTTGGGATCAGTTTTTTAAGTTTGACGGTGACTTCATTCCATTCAATGCGGTCGTGTGAATGTTTTGGGTCAAAAATAAAATCTGTTTCAACCATCCCAAGTTGATAATCAAACTCATATGGAAACATATAATATTCCATTATTTACCTCTTTTTATATTTATTTTTCCTTTACTACAGGTTTCGCCATTGGCTGCGACATGACCCAGTTCATAATTTTATCCACGTCCAACTTCTTATTTTTTTCTTCTTTGTAATAATCTAGCCAGGCTCTCATCCACGCAAACTTATCTTCGTTTCTTCCGCGGCGCAACATTTCGTCAAATAACTCGCCATCGTTAAATAATTTTAATAGTTTTTCTTTCATGGTAAACTCCTTTTATTTTATTGTTCTCTAAATTCTACGGTGGTTGTTTTTTTAACTTTTCCGATATTAACTAATTGATATACCGCGACATCAACACCATCATCGTAACCATCAACATCATTGTCAGCGATATAATAATCACTATCATTCGCATCACTACCTCTCATAACATACAATTCGTTTGGAAATTCTACTTTTTTGTTTTTCATAACTCGTTTTCCTTTTTTTTAAGTTTTTGATTTTAAGTCGTTAGGCATATTTTCGTCCAACCCAGAATAGAAATCTTTATAGTGATAATATATCAGGCGAAGATTTGTTATACCGCTTACTTTATATGTTCTATAAGGCGAATCGCCTTCACTGAAATGTAATCTAATAAATGGTTTTAATTCGTTGTCGTAAAACCTTCGTGGGTCTTGTATAGTTGCTTTCAATAAAGGAAGTCGCAAATGCAATAACTTCTGCAATCTTTCTGTTTTGGTCTCTTTAATTATGTCGTGTAGTTTAATCAATACTCTATCACTAACATAATCTAACACTACCCCATGTAAATAACTTCTCCAGTCCGGATTTAATATTAAAACAAGCGGGCGTTTTATATGAGATCTGTCGCCAGAATAGTTAAACCGAACAATCTGCCCGGCCTCCAATTTCGTTCTCAGAACAACATTTTCAGAAAGTATGTTTCGCTGGTGGAATCCTGTCCAAACCTTATTAGGCATTTTTGTCTCCTTATTGTGTTTCGTTTGGTTTTTTCGACATAAAATCTTCTTCGGGCAAAATCGCGCCCATTTCGATAAGAGCATCGTAGAATCTCGTGAATCTTTTAGCGCTGTTAGGATTTATTCTATTTTCATAATATTTATTTTTACTGTTTGGAATTGGAAAGTTGATTCTTTCATTCTCCGGTATAATTTCTATCGGCGCGTATACCCATATTATATTCGTCTTAGTTCCTTCTGGAAAAAGTATTCCTTTGGACGGCATATTGATAACGGTCGGGATCCACCAAATAAATCTAATGTTGTCGTATTCTCGAAAACCGATTATCAATTTTGGCGATGTATTTATTACCTGCCGAAATTCTTTAGAATTTTTCTTCCAGGTCGAGTTTGAAGTGTATCCGCAATTTATACATAACCAGGTTTTAATTTTATCAAAGTCTTCTTCTAGTGCGGAATACTTATTACATACCGGACAATAATCCGTTTTTCCTGACAACGGAATAAAGTTATTACTTCTGTCATTTTCCACCCGAATCTCCTTCTCGTTTTTTTAATATTATAGACATATAAATTCTTTCCAATTTTTTGTAAGGCAAGTTCGCTAAAGTTTCCCCATATTTCTCTAACTCGCCGTCAAAATATTTTTTTCGTATTTCAATTAATTCGGTGAACATTTTTATTCTATCTGTTTCATTCGTTTCCATTATTTTTCTCCAATGCGGGTTCCCCCATTTTATCAGGTTCTTCCATTCTAGGAAGACTTATTTTCATTGTGTCTTCTTTCGCCGCCTCATTACTTCCCGCCGCAGGTTCTTCTGCATTTAATCTTTTCAATTTAGGCAAAATAATGTTTTTTTGCAGGTCTGGCGAAGATATATCTTCTATACCGCTTATTTTTCTAAGTTTTGGTAAATTAGGTAAACTGATAGATACTTCACTCGGAAATTCTGGTAAATACTTGTTTAATATTTCTTCAAATTTTTTCTTCATTTTTTCTCTTGTAAATCTGGCTTCATTTATCGCTCCCAACTTTTTAGCGTTTAATTCATATTTTTGATAATTTCTATGCACATCTTTCATCGCAGCGATTGCGTAACCATAATTTACAGTAAACCATTTTGATTCTTTAACTATGACCCCTTCCCATACCGCCGATTTGTGTACATCCGTTATTTGTCCTGGAAGTAATACTGATAAATCCTTATTGAGAAAATCCATTTGCCCAGACCAACCACTCGCTATAATAGGTTTCCCGCTTATAGATGCTTCTAGTAAAGGTCTTCCAAATCCTTCCCCCTTAGTAAAAGAAATATGAACTTTTACTTTTGGATGATTATACAGAGCATTCATTTCCTCGTCAGTTAATTCTCCATGTAATAGATATATCGGTGGGTGAGTATTGACATCAGTTCCTATTGATGACTTTATAGAATTTATTTTCATCGTAAGTTCTTCTCTATCCATAACAGAAAATCCCGCTCCGCTCGTTTTTAGAATCAACCCGGGAGGATTTTTTTCATCTTTAAAAGCGTCTATAAAAGTTTTTAATAGCATACCAACATCTTTTCTATCCTGACCGATGTCGCCTTTTAGCCAGTGTCCAACAAATAGAAAATTAAAAGTGGTATGAATTTCTTTCATTTTATCCGCAATCGGCTTTGGATATTCGTCGATTTTCGATAGGCGACGATATATTTTCGAGTTAAATCCTTCAAATAAAACTTCTATTGGTTTTTCGCATTTTAGTTGTTTGACTGGTTGGTTGTTTTGATCTCGTTGAGTCCAAACCGTAGTAGTAAAAACATTTTTAGCGTGTTCGGACGGGACAATGTTCAAATCCATTCGATTCAATCCCATAATCCAATCCGCCGAACACATTGTCGTTTCTATTCCGGCCGTTATTCCTATATTAAATTTTGCAATAGTTTGATATTCATTCGGCACTACTAAATGAACGTGAATGTCGGGAGTTTTATTTAATGGTTGATTCATATTTATTAACCGTTGAATAATTGGAATGTGATCCGGATTGTCGATCTTTAATGCGTTTCTTGGGGTGCTTCCCCAGCGAACATCTCCGATTTTTATATCAAACCTATCCATCTCAATTAATGCGTTCGCAATATCTACGGCATGGCTACCATAACCACTGCGAGTTCCAACTGGCGCGGTCATTATCAAAAAAGGTTTGCTTTTGCCCATAATTTATTTCCTCATAAGTTTTAATTCATTCAATAATTGTTTTTGTTTTGCCTTCCCACCCGATATTTCTCTTTTCAGATAAATCCAATGGTCATCCTTAAACATAACTTCCCAACCGTTCAACCCGGCCGCATTTAATCTAATTATCAAATCCTCCGGTTCAATAACGCTGGCAATAATATCTATTTTTTTATACTCAAACTCCTTCATTTTTTCAACCCCCTTTTTGCTGAAAGTTTCCCGTTCCCTTCAATGAAATCTTTATTCCATAATGAAGGATTTTTTCTTATTTTAAATTTTTCGCCCGTTTTGGTATCTTTTATGACAATGTTTTCCGGTTCCGTTTTTTCAACTGCCGCGATTGCTTTTTTTACCACATCATCTTTTACTCCATAACGCAACCGTAAAAGATTTTTAACGTTACGAAAAAAATTCTTGATTTTAGTTTTTAGTGAAGGTTTGAGCATTTCAATTTCAAGATCATTTGGTGTATTTTTCTTCCTCTTCAAAGAACTTGCTGATGCGGGTTTTGATGCGGATATGAACCCGGTTCCCCATTTTTCATCAATATCAAAAATTTCAAAATTCGAATCGAGAGATTCTAGCGCCGATTTCTTTTTCGGTCGCGGTTTTGTTTGTGTGCTAATTTTCTTTTTGGTACTCATTTTGTTTCCTCCCATTTAGTCGCGAATTCTTTTTGAAAATCCGATATTCCGAAAGATTCGGCGACAAATTTTATTTTATCATCCACTGGTTTTATTTCAAAAATATCAAATCTTTTTCTCGATTTAAAATTTTCAAAAGTGATGTCTATAAAATCCATAAAATTCTTACCCATCATTTCAGACGTCATTCCACATTTAATTAAATATTCTCGCCCTTCCAATCCACGCTTATCTCTTTCCTCTTTGGGCACGTCATACCAGTATTTTATCGCAACCGCCGCATCGTACCAGTCGCATCTATCGTCAAAAATGTATGGCGTTGGAGGCGACCCAACTAGTGCACGATTAGTCGGGAACAGTGGTCTTACCCAACTACCGTGTTTTTTATATTTTCCATCGTGATTTGAACCCCATTCCGAATTGAAGTGCTTATCGGGATCGATGTATTCTCCGTTCTCATCGACAAATCCCATTTGATCCTGTAATCCTCCAGTAACCGTTGCTATAATAGGTTTCCCGACCATAAGAGATTCGCAAGTAGATAACCCGAAACCCTCGTTTGACGCCATGTTGATTGTCACATCGCAAACATTGTATAAATAATTTAAGTATTTTGGCTCTAGCCTATCATTAGAAAAGATTAGATTTATATCAGGTGCAACTGCACGTTTAACCGCAATCAAATCCGTTCCATTTTCGTCTATTGGTTGAGTATGCATGACCAACGCAACTTTTTTTCGTTGTTCTTCGGTTAGCATATCAGTGAAGCATTTAAATGCTAAAATCACATCACCCGGCATTTTTCTGCGAATATTTCTATTATTGTAAAATACAATGAAATCAAAATCTCTTTCCTTAAAAATCTTTTTTCTGAAATCTCGTAATTCTTCGTATTCATTAGTGATTTTAACGGTTTCGGTTTTTTTATCTTTTATTTCGAAACTTTCTTCGGGAGATGATAAGCCGAGAGGTTTAAAGTTTATATGATCTACTCCGTGTGGTAAGTATCTTAGCGCCCAAGATTCAAGAGGCAATCTTTTTCTTGATTGTTTGACTATGTTGTATGTCTGTTTGCTAATACACCCAACACTGTCACATGATTCATAATAATCCTGATTATACATTGGAATCGGAACATCGTCCCATATCGCGTAAAATGACAATGGTATGTATTGCCGTATTTCGTGTTCCATCTGATATAACCAAATCCAGAATCTAGGGTCTGTAAAATGAATGATCGCATGGACTTTTTCTGCGTTAATCATGTAACGAACTAAATCCGGATCCCCGTATCCATCATACGGATATATTCTCATATAATTTTCGCCAATTCCGAACAATCTGTCCATCTCTTTAGACATATCAACGATTTTACCTTTCTCCGGATGCTTAATCGCGCCTCCAACTTGCACCCAATTATATCGATGAATAGTTTTTAATACGATTTCTTTAGACATTGTTCCGACACCACTTGGAAGTCTTAAATCGTCGGATAATAAAAGAATTTTCTTTCGTATATTAAAAGGCAAAAATGTATCCCGTCTCCACTCTTCACTTGACTTAAGCACTAAATTTTTTCTGTATTCCTGTAAGTCAAAATTATTTTCCATAGTTAATTTCTCCAATCATTCATTCTAAATAAATTATATCTATGCCAACCTCGTTGAGCATTTCCCGTGAAACAATGTGGTTTTCTTTCCAACGTTCTTCCTTCCAACGACCGTTTTCTTCTGGATTATAACAAACCAACATTGTTATTCCGGATTGTATTATAGCACGAGCACAATCAGCACAAGGAAATCCATTGACATATAAAGTACATCCAAACAAACATACACCGGCTCTTGCGGCACTATATATTGCATTTCTTTCGGCGTGTTCGCTGTAAAAATATTTTATAGGTCGCTCGTGTCTTTTATCTATGTCGTCATTGCATCCACTTGGAAATCCATTATAACCAGTACTTAGAATTCTATGATTTTTATCGGTGATAATAGCCCCATATTTAGTCGACCTATCTTTACTCCACAACGAAATATATTTCGCCAATTCAATAAATCTTTTATTCCAATCCATCATATTGTCTTTCTTATTCCTCTGAAAAGTATTCGTTAAATTTATAAAATGCAACATACACCATCGGATCCACTGCGGCTGATATATCAGACGTCCAATAACAATGAGCCATAGCTTCTAACTTAGTTCCATCTCCAGTTGCTTCTTTCTTTTCTATTTTAGTCAATTCAACCGTAAACAAATAATATACCGTATCAACCGATTTTGTTCCGCGACTAATTCCCAGAAAAACCATATCTTGCGGCTCAACTTCATACCCGGCTTCTTCTTTTAGTTCTCTTACTGCATCTAGTATTTTACTAGTAGAATCCTTTTCAACTTCGCCAGTGATACTGCTTATACTTTCGTTCATGCCCCACGGTGGCGTGACTTCACTCCTAAGTAAAAATTCCAGCAAATTAGTTTCTGGATTATACCGATACGGAAGTATAGCAACAATTTGACCATCGCAACGATCTTCGTGCAAATAGTCATAACCATTTACACCATGTTCTGGGTCTATCATTTTGCGTAGGGAAACCCATTCGGTTTTACATAATATTTTTTCTTCCATTATTTCATACTCCCTGAAAAGATTACGTGTTCTAATATAAAGTTTGGATTAAAGCTGCTTGATAAAATAAGATTTTCAAAATTTTCGTTATTGCTAAAAATAAATAATGCGGCTTCGACGAATTTATTAAAAGTTAACTGTCTTTCTACCGATTTATACTTAAACTTACGGTATAATTCCGAATTTACCTTTACTGAAGTAATTTGTGTGTATTCTAATTTATTTTCCATAATGATTTTACTCCTAAAAAATATACATATACATATAAATATATGGAAATTAAAAAAAACCTTACTCAATTTCAAAAAATTTATTTTTTATTTCTTCTTTAACTCTTACAAAATCATCATTTTTACCGCGAAGCCACCAGGTTTTCCAATCATACTTTAGTCTCTCTGTCGCAATCTTGTAATACTCGGGGTCTATTTCAGAACCAATATACGGTCGGTCTAATATTTTACACGCGATTAAAGTTGTTCCGCTTCCGGTAAAGGGATCATAAACCGTTCCACCATCGGGAGTTGAAAACATTTTTACCAGATAATGCATGAGTTCTGTTGGCTTTACTGTCGGGTGGTTATTTTTAACTTTTGATATACGATTTAATCCAATATGATTTTGTAGGTATTCTGTTTTACCTTCTTTTTCTGCGTATTGCGCGCCACCACTTCTCGCCATCAATTTATCATCCAATTTTTCCAATCCCAAGTTTCTTTCAGAAGTGGACGCTTTTGCGGTATAAAAGAAGCGAGATGCTCCACCTTCATCTCCCAAACCACCCGCGTTATCACCAAGTTTTTTATTATATTTACCGTAAACCAAATCTCCCAGTGCTCCCATGCTTTTTTCTCCTCGTCCCCCAGAAGATTTACTTATTCCGCTCTGTTCGTCCAATATCTTTACAGGGCAATCATCTGAACATTGCCAGTCTTCTACTTCTTCCATACCGTTTTCGTCGGCATATCCAATCGGAGTTCCCAACTCACTTTCGTCGCAACCAGAATATCCGCCGCTATATTGATGACCGTGTTTCCAGTTTCCGCTTTTCGTTCCTGTTATGGCTTTTATTTTTTTCTTTCCGACCAATTTACACTCTGGAGCGTGACTTAAAACCAGATTGGCGGGAAAACGACCTTTTTCAGAAGCAGATGCGATATCGTTTTTAGTGGGATCGAAACCGCAATTTTCGCTAGAAAAAACGCCTTTTTGTCGCGGTTGGCAAGAAGTTGTTTTTGTTTCTTCGTTATGACTTATCCGACTACCATCTATATTTATTCCAGCGACACCGTGAGTAAGCGCATTATTTACAAAGTTTTTATCAGTTGGTTTCATTCCGATAATAATCGGCTCGTAAGCAGGCTTGAGAGCAGTTCCCCAACCGTTCCATTTTTTTGCTTCGTCGGTAGCAGGACGTGTTATATCAACCATTCCGTTTTTTAGATGCATTTCTGAAACAAAATCTATGCCACTTTTTTTATTAGCAGTTCTTCTCTTTTTTCCATCAATAAACGGATTCCTTTGTCCAACAACTTCTCTTTCCGCATTAGCATTTTTATCTATTCCCTTGCTTATATCAAAACTTTTCGGAAATCCGCTTCCGTAAAGCCAGCAAATAGTATCGCGTATTTCAAATCCAACATCTTCCATTGCGGATGCCAATCGGTGTGATGTTCTCGTTCCACCAAATGCAACAAGAAACCCGCCGGGCTTTAAAACACGATAGGCTTCTTTTACCCATTCTAAATGCCACTTATACATTTTTTGACCGTCATTGTCGCCTTCGAGTTGTTTATGCTGCGAATCAAAAGCGGCATTCATGAAATTGAGGAGATATGGTGGATCGGTTATTATGAAGGGAATAGAATTTTCTTCCATTTTTTGCATTGTCAGCTTGCAGTCTTCGTTATATAGCATATTTTTACTCAAAAAACTTATTTTCCTTTTCATTTTTTATTTTGTCGCCAGAAACCTCTAGCTCGCCCTCTTTGCGAAAAATCAGCAAATATTCGTGCACTTTTGAAGTATACCGTTTCGCCGCAACTTTCCCTATTTGATTTGAGGCGAAAGGCGAAATGTTTTTAATGATAATCGTGTCCCAATGCAACAAACCTTCGGCGACAAACATCCTAATAATATCTGAATGAAACGAGCGAAACTTTCCATCACTTCTCCAATCTGCACAAACCCACGCAACGAACCCGCCCGGTTTTAATACTCTTTTTATATTTTTTCCAGTTACCGCCATTTCGGCTAAAAAGTCGCCATATTCTTTAATGTCGGACAGTTGTCCTTTTACGGATTCGTATTTTTCCAGATCGTGATATGGTGGGCAGGTCATAACTAAATGGGCAAAGTTATCAGGTGTTTCCCCCATAAGGCAACCATTACTATTATAGATCGTCGCCTCGATTGAATGCGTCTCCAAATGTTTTTTCACCCGGCCAACCGTCGTTGGCGAGATTTCGTATCCGTAGTATTTTCTTCCCAACTTTGAGGCGACAAACGCTCTAGTCGCTCTTCCTGCAAACGGGTCTACTATTATTGAATCCACCATTGACCAGTATAAAACTATATTCTCGGCTAATCCGGCGTGAAACTCGCTGAACTCCAAACCCGGTAAATACTTTGCGTCTTCGGAGCGTTTTAACTCTTTTACGGCGTCGTCAAGGTATGCGTCTTTCCATTTTGCTTTGGACTGTTTCTCAGGTTCTATTACCGACAAGGGAACAAATCCGAATTGCGAGTTTATCCGTCTTATATCTTCAAACGGAAGTATTTTTTCGTATCTCATAAATAATAAACTCTCGCGTTATTTTTTACAAAAACACTTTCTATTATTTTACTAACGACATCCCAGTCGCCACCAGCAAGTCCGCAACCAATTTTAGGCATAGCAAATGATTTACTACGAAAAACAAATTCCGCGGCTTCCAATCCAGTACGGATTGCGTCGTAGTCGGTATAAACTCCGCCGTGACCGTATTTATACTGGGAATATAAGTTGATTACTATTATATCCTGATCATAATAATGATGTTTCCCGTACCAAAACGTAAAAGTTCCCAATTTGCCTTTGTCGCCTTTTTTTGTCAAGTCGTCTATGTTCCAGGCCTCAGGATATAATTTTTTCATAGTTTTGGCGACACCGGCTCCCCAGGTACAGAAACAGTTACAGCCGTGCACGAGAATATCTTCTTTTGCTTTAAATAGATCGTCTTTGATTAGTTGTATCATTCATTTCTTTCTTTAACATGTTTAATCATATCATTAATTATTCCTTCTGTATTTTCTACGATATTCTGCGCGGCATCATCGACTCTATTTTCGCCGCATGCATATACGGCATGTTTTAAAAAAAATTCATCCTGCGGAGTTCGTAAATTTAAAAGCGTCCATACGACGGATAGAGCGGACACATTATTATTGTCCGGATTCACGTTGATTGATCTAATTCTGAGTCTCATATAAATCGTGTCGCTCTCCGTTATATTTCTTAAAAACGACGAGTTGGAAATTTTATAAACAACACACGTAATAACCATTTTACCGACATAATTTTGCCCACTTGATACTACTTCAACAGGATGTTGCCCGAATGCATATCCAACCAATATAAAAATTAAAAGGCATTTAATAATATTTATTTTATTTTCCAACGCATTTTCCTCTTGGCTTTAATAACCACTCTTTCAATTTAATAAAAACGCCCGACTTCGTAACATCTTTAGCAGAAAAAAGTCCGTCGTTTATATCTTTTTCAGATACCCATCCAGCATCTTCATTAAAGAAAAATTCTTCTTTGTGTTCTCGCCGTGGAAGGGAGTTCCATCCCGCTATAGCGTCTTCTGGGTGCCCGTCGAATTGCGGGCCGCCTACTCCGCAATGTTTGCAAAAAACATAATCAAAATTCTTGTGAATTTCCAAATTAAAACTTTCGCAATTTGGGCAATTCGCTAATCTGTGGCTAAAATCTTTCATTTTTTTTCTCCTATTTACTCTTTCTCTCTCGCACACGAACCGGATAAAATGTATAACAATACGCACACCAAACATAATCGGGGTTCCGTTTGATTCCAAAAATTCTAAAAATCGGGCCTTCGGCGAATTTACCGTGGCATCTTGGACAGGGGATTTCAATTTGTTTCATTTTTAACTCTCTATAACATTTTAAACAGTTGACCGAGAACACCCTTTTTATTTCCCGGTGTATGAAAAACCGAAGGGTATGTGTTGTATAATCGGTTTTTTACTTTTTTATTTTTATAGTCGTATGTCACATCAAAATAAGTTGTTTTTTCGTCGTCCCACTTTGACATCAGTTGCAAGTTCTGAAAAATTTTATTCTCATAATCCAATTTTATATCATATTCATTGGTTATATATAAAAGTTGATAAATAAGTTGATCGTCCTCTCCAGGATACGTTCCTGACATGGATAGCAAACCATTTTCATCTATGGATGGTTTAACCAAATCCATGTAATAAGAATTTTTATTCGCCAGTTTTTGTTTTAACACAATTGCGTCATCTATGAATTGGCGAAAATCTTTTACACGCGCTATACAGGCTCCAGAGTTTAAAAATCTTGACTTATGACCATTTTCTTGAAAATGTTTTGCAATACAGCTTGCAGGATAACAAAAAATTTCCGCTCCAAAAAGTATTTTTGCATTTATTTCAAGAAATTTCTTCATAATGTTTTCGCCAGTTTCAAAAATAATGGTGTCTCTAAAATCGAGCATTAAAATAAAATCGTCGCCGTTCAAATTTTTCAAATGCGACTGAATTATATTTATTTTTGTTGCCAAATCAAATTTTTCAGTTCCCTGACCTATTATCCATAAATCTATTCCGAATTTTTTACAACTTTTCATCAAGGAATTGCCGTTGATCCCGTTAAATTTTGTTAGCGGGGTTGTTTCAATCGCGCAGACGTGCAGAGTCATATAATTTTCTCGGTATTATTATAGAGTTGCTAACATTTTTTACATACATCTGGGTTCTCTTATTTAAAGTAGATTTCATCCCCAACGTGCTTACCTCATAAACCAGAACGTTATCCTTTAAAGACGCCTCGTGAATATCGGGGGGATACTTTCTTATGCTCGGAATTATGATAACTAACGTCTTATTAAATTTGCGTAGAATGTCGCCGACCTCCGAAAAAAAGGTGTCATGTTTATTTCCAAATATAACAAACTCGTCAATCTCAGAATTCTGGCGAATAAAATTCTCCAATTCTAAATTAGTATATGCGGTTTTATCAACATCAAAAAACTTTTTAATACAACACCAACACTTTCTTTCCCATCTTTTTCGCCTTAGTAATGGTATCGTTAGTCCCGCGACTGTCTTCTATTTTCCAATTCTTAGGAATAAACGCAACTACTATGTCAGCGTATTTTGCTATTTTTGTATTTCTTTGCAAGTAATGATATACCCGATATGGCTTTCCATAATTAAAAGGTTCGTCGCCACAATGCTGATTGAATGAAAAATGTTCCGGTGGAAACTCGACATATTTCGCACCCAACTCAACCGCGAATTTTTTAGCAAATCCGTCGGCCCCTTTTGGTTGCCCACCAGAAACTATTTCCAATTCATCACCGTATTTTTCAATTAGTTTTCTAATAAAATTTTTGATCTTCAATGAATCGCGATACTCACGACTCCCTATTATCGCAACTTTCATTATTATTATTTTCCTTTTTATAGATTACTTTTTTTCCATGCCCACTTTCTACAAATTTAATAACAGATTTAAAATTGTCAATACCTTTTATTATATCACTTAGTTTTTGATAAACATATGAAAAACGATTGCATTGGGTATGGTTATTTTTAGCAAAACTATAATTTAATACATCAAACCAGACAAATTCTTCGTTGGGTCTATTTTTGGTAATTTTAATATGGGAACAAAAATTGTATAAGGGTTGTATCTTTTCTTTAAACATTTGTATTTGCGCATCGTCAACCCCACCGTTGTGCCAAAACACTATTCTTCTTATTTCGTGCTCTTTTGCGATAGATTCCAATCGGAACATGATTTCGTTCTCCAATTCCGCACGCAAAATATCTTCTAAGTTCAGCCGAATCTCGTTCATTAAATTTCTCCTAATTCTTTTTGTCGCATAGTTCTGGTACTTGATTGAATTCACAATACCTACAATTATTTTCAGTTGCTATTTTCGGATATACGATTCCACTCACACAATTCCCGACACTATCAAAACAGGTGTTTAAAAACCGATTAAAATTTTGTATTGTTTTATTGACGGTCGGCTTTCCCGACGCCGGAACGAATCGCTGGATTCTCTTTTGTGGGTAAGGCGAATCTTCATATAATTCTCTTTTTAATATTATGAATTCAACGTCTATGTCTTTCAGGTCTACTTTAAATTTTTCAGAATAAAATGATTTATAGATAACCAATTGCGAAGTCTTATTCTCATCATTTTTTTGATATTTCCAGCCTCGTCTAGAAGTTTTAAAGTCAACAATCCTAATCTTACCAGTAACCTTATTTCGTAGAACAACGTCTAGGTACGCAACGAAATTCAAATTTTCCCTGAGAGAATACTCTATGGGAACTTCTACTCCTATCAACTCTTCATCTCTATAATTAAAATAGTCTCTGCGATGTTTTAAAAACCCGTCCAATATTTTTATTCCATCATAATAAAATTTGAGCATATCATTTTTAGTAATTTTATTATCTAGACTTTCGCCGTATATTTCTTTTAATTTTCTATACTCGTTCCCCATATATTCGCGAAGAATATCTTTTAGTTCCATCGAGTCGGCAAATTTAACGCCATTGCTATAAAGTGCGGTCAAATACGCCTGTAACGTATGATGTATCGCACTTCCAAAAATCAACTCTATCCCCGGTTCATCAATCCGTTTCTTATCAATATAGATCACTTTCCACCTATGAGGGCACTGACTCCAAAGAGAATATTGTGAATAACTTATTTTATTTTTATATTCTTCTTCCATAACTATCTTCCAACTATCTCATCCACGAGCCCATGTTCCAAACATTCTTCCGCAGAAAAATATAAATCATGTTTCATCAATTCATCTATTTTACTTTCTTTCAGTTTAGTGGATTCTAAATAGATCTTTTTCAGCGCCTTCATTAAATTTTCCGAATTCTTCTGGTCATCTGACAATTCCTGATGGGTAAATGTTCCCCAATATTCCATTCTAACTTGATGAATTAGCATAAAAGAGTTTTCATAGATAAACCTTTTAGTTCCCGCAATATTTAAAAGTGTCGCCGCGGATGCGGAAACTCCATCCACATAAGTATGAATCGGGATTTTGGATGTCTTGATTGCGTCATAAGTCGCCAACGCAGAATGAACCAACCCACCATACGATTGAATGTGCAGGTGAAGAATCGGATTTTCCGCTAGCGACCATATTTGTTTCTTAAACGCAAAATCGTCAATTTTTTCTTGCAACATTTTAGTCAACATAAGAATTCTATCTGGGGTTATGTCCGAATAAAAATAAATTTTATTATAGGTTGTAGATTCTAAAAATCCCTTTTCCTCATCGGACAGGGAAGCGCCTTGTGGGATCGAATGTGTTTTACCGGCGTCTTCTTGCATTTTCCAACTCGTTTTGTATAGCATAAATCAATCTCCTCATCATAATCATAATTCAAAAAACTTAATAGATTTTTTAGATTCCATTGCAATAGTAGATGTGAATGGTTTAATATAAACTTTAACGTCTTTAATCATTTCACGAAATTTATCTTTATCCTTTTCCTGAATAAAATAATTTGTGAATCTAGAGTCTGGATTATCCTTGACTCCATGCTGCAATAACCAACGGCGAGTCCATTGCCAGGCAGAATTTTCGCTCATTACGTCGCTCGTTTGAGAAATAATGTCTTTTTTATATCCTATCCCATTTAAAATATAATAAATCCAATCGTTTCCGTATTTTGTATCTTGGATGGTTTTGGAATAAAAAGTTTCATTCATCGCGTTGTGAAGATTTTGTTTAAATTGGGTTTCAAAATCCGCCAATTTCCATTTAAACATTGGTGGAACGGTTTTAACTAATTGCTCAAATTCGTCTTTTGTTTTAAAGAAAAATGGGTAATCAACTCCCAAAATTCTTTCCAGAGTTGGGTGACGATATACTATAACTGGTTTGTTTAATCTAACTCCGTCTTGTGATGATAAATTCCAGGTTGCGTAACCACTGACAAAACAAACTGACGCCAGACTATTCTCTATTAAATATCTATATTGCGAAAATTTTAAGTTTCTGGCGACCAGTTCTTTTGGAGCCCTAATGTCAGTGCACCAGACAATATATTCACCGCTATTCCGAAGATTTTCAGTATATTCCATCATCATATCCCAGCCGGTTGATTTATTCCATCGGTGATTGAATACCAGTATTTTTTTATTTGTCGGAAAGTCTGATATCGGTTCAGATGGAGGAAAATCGTCCGAACTTAACGGCATACATTCAACTTTTTTCATCAAATTATCAATATTTAATCCAACAACCATATCTTTTCTAAAGTTTTTTTCATAATACAATGGAGATTGTTCCGTATGAAAAAACGCCTTATCGGCAATATTTATTGCTTCCAGTTGTCGCATAAATGTTGGTGGAACTTGAGAAGAACCGCGAGAAGACGGATTATCTACCCAGTGAAAGAATAAAAATCTATCAACGATTTCGCCGTATCTTTTTTCCGACAGAGAAGTCATTATATCCAACATTACTTCTGATTGATGGTTAAAAATAAAATCAAAATCTATTTGCCGTAAATCTATATGTTTTCTAAATGCGAGAAAATCATAGTGGGTGCGATTCACCACTGCATTTTTTACATACTCAAAAGGAATATACGTAACGTTTTTTCGTTGGTCGTATCCGTCAAGTTTATTTATTTTCGGAACAATTACGTAGTGATGACAGAACGGCAGAAAATTAATTGTTTTTTCTAAAACTTTATAGTTTGAATCGGATTGATGCAAAAATGTTCCGTCCGGACTAAATTTTACTGGCGCAGAATAGTGAAGTATTCTCATTCCGTACAATGGGTGGTCAATATAATTTTCCATAATTATTTTGCCCACATGCCACTTTTAACAACTCTTGCAATTTTAGAATAAACTGCTAAATCGCGATAACTATCTTCTACAGATTCATTATTTGCTTCCAATGTTTCTTTTATCAGAATAATATTAAACAATCTTTGCATCTTGTCATTGCATCGAAACCAAATCCCTTCTAAACTCACCATTATTTCCTTTATTGTTTTTAATTGGGTTCCGACCGCAATATTCCCAGTTCCATAATCGCTTTGTTTTTTACAGAACACAATATACTCTTCTAAAAGATAATGCTTGAAAGACGATGTTGTTTGCGGATAGTTTTTTTCCATTGTTTGTATTACTTCAATGTCTTTTTCAGACAATTCTGTTAATAAATTTAATTCGTATTTTTTTTCTTCGCCCATATTAACTCCTAGTTTTTAATAAATTTTTTATTTCTTCTTCAGTCTTTGCATACATTTTACATATTTTTATGAGACTCTCTTTTAAAACGTCGGCAGAGAAAAATATCATTAAATAGTCGGTCGCATCTCGTTTTGATATCTGATAGTGATGCGCGATTAATTCTAATAACTCATTGTTAAATCTTTTTTCTTTTTTTCCTTTGACGTATTTTAAAAATGTTCTGCCCTTTGGAATTATATTCCCATAGATTTTATACAACGCCTCAGGCGAAACATCATAACTTATTTTTTGAATCATGCTTACGATAGATAGCCAATCGGGGTTCATTGACAGATACCTATTTATCATATATGTAGAAAATGTTTTCCTGTCAGATTCCGATAAATTATCAAAATATTCCTTATCGTACTTATGTTCCGTAATATATTTGAGATGGTCGAAAAGAGTTATGGATTTTATTTTTTCGGCTTCATCTTTCGCCTTTTCAATAGGAAATTCTATCGGCAAATCCTCTACGATAAAAAAATCTCTATTCTTCATCTATTAAATTTCCGCCAAATTCTTTTGGAACCGCTCCGCAATTTGTGCAGGAAAAAACTTGAACGGGAACAACCGCTTCTTTTCCAACCGGCGACTGTAACGCACTTACTTTTTTAATTATGTAGAAAACTTGAAAAAGATTGTGCCCACACTGGCATTTAAATGTGGTTAGATCTTTAACATTTACATTTAATCTTAATTGTTCATTCGCACCCATTGACGGGTCATCTCCACCCGGAGTGAAAATCATTTTGTCGGCCATTTTTATTCTCCTTACTATTTATTATTTTCGCCAATCGCAGTTCCTTGTGACATATTATTCGATATTAAAGGAATCGATCCGATTGGAACGTATTGTTTCAATTTATTATGCAATAATTCATAAACTTCTTCTGGTATTGATAAGTTGTATACTACAGGTGTCATATACTCTCGAACATCAATGCCATTTCTCACCGCGATATAAAAATCCATTTTGCAATCCATTTTTTGCTCTTCGCTCTTCAAAACCGCCTCTTTGGATATTCGTATCGGGATTAAATAAAAATTTAACATATTACTCTCCAAATTCATTTATTAGTGTTATTAACGTGCCCATAAAACAAATTTCTTTGTCTACGCTCATGAAATCATTTTGAATGCCATTGGCGAGTATTAAAATAGAATTCGCAACATTATTTGGAGCAAACTCGTCAATCTTATCATACAGAAATCTATAAACTTCGATGAAATCGTTTATATGATTATCCGCAACCAATTGCCTTACACTTCTAAATATGTCTTTCTTGTTTTTTCCTTTTAAAATCTCTAGAAGTTTAAGTCTAAAATCCGACTCAATTATTTGCGCTCTATCAACTTTTAATTCACCGTTCATACAATTCATTTGCGCAGAATTTATTAATTGTCTTATATCAGGATATGTTGCGTCAACCAATACCTTAATGTCCGCTACATCAAATTTTATATTTTCCGCCTTCAATATATTTCCCAATCGTACTGCAACATCCTTTCTCGTTGGCGGCACAATTTGATAAATCTGGCATCTTGAAATTATCGGATCGATTATTTTTTCATGGTAATTCGCGGTTAAAATAAATCTAGTTGTTCGCGAAAAAGTTTCCATTAAATTTCTCAATGCCGCTTGCCCGGAAGGGGAAATAAAATCGCACTCATCCAAAATAATTATTTTAAGCGACTTGAACCCCACACTCGATGCGAATCCCTTAATTTTATTTCTAACGGTTTCGACCGAGTTTTCATCCGACGCATTAACATACATTACGTCAGATACAGTGTTTTCCGCGATAATTTTCGCCAGTGAAGTTTTCCCAGTTCCCTGTTTGCCATAAAAAAGTAAATGCGGTGGATCGTTTTCCTTAATATATTGCGCAACTTTTTTCTTCACGTGGTCGTTTCCGACATATTCTTCCAGATTTGTTGGTCTATATTTTTCAACCCAGATTGTGTGTTCTTTTTTTATCATGTGCGTATTCCTTAATTGGAAAAGTCAGTATCAGCTTCAACAATATAATACTTGGCGGTATAATTGTCGCCTTCGAAGGCGACAAACCCTAATCCTTCAGAACTAATCTTAAAAACCGCTTTTTTAGCACCTTTGTTAGCGGAAAAAATTTCTTTAATATAATCCGCGTTATATGATATTGTTTTGTCTACTGAATTTATTTCATTGACTTTGACATCCAAAAATGCTCGATTGGTATTTATCGATGAATATCCCAATACGAGTTTATATTCCCCGTCTCGATTTTTCAAAAGCGTCGCGATCTTGGTTTCGGAAAAAACACCTTTTACTTTAATGTAGTCGTTCATAAACTCTTTCGTTAAACCGATTTCCAAATCATATGGCGGTTCATCCTTTAACCCCTTTGGTTTTGGAATAACCAATAAATCAGACAACATATAATTTAATTGCTGTTTTTTATCTCTCATTTGCACAGACACGTATTTTTCTTCTCCACTCTCATTAATATTTTGCAAATCGAGTTCGAATTCGTCGTCCATCAAAGACAAAAATTTTGAAAGTAGGCCGGAATTCAATATTCCTATTTTAGTATCTATCCCAGTAAATCCGGCCTTATTCACGACAACTTCTCCCATGAGAGATTTATCTTCAGTAATTATTTTCGTGCTCAACGTGTCTTCTGAAATATCCCACGCAGCTGCCTCAACCGTTCCGCTTAGATAATATTTTTCAATAAAATCAAGCAAATATGACTTCTTCATTTTCATAATCTTACTCCTTTTATGTTAGTTAAAAATCAAAATATTTATTTATCGCACTTCTTTGAAATGTCGGCATTTCCCAATTAACCGCTTTATAACAATCTTCTATTTTTGACTTTAAAATTCGCTCAAAGATTTTTTCTCTGTCTATGTATTTTCTCGCGAATTCCAAAACTTCTATTGGGTCGTCATATCCTCGAATGGCGAGTCCATCCATACCGAATTCATTTTCTTTTAAATACATCCAACGTATTTTTTCGCCAGATTTTATTGGAGAAAATTTATTACGTAACTTGTAATAATCCAACAATTCATTGTGACTAACCGCCGCCTTAACATGAGCGGGAGTAGCTTTAATCCAATTTCCAAATGTCTTATTATTTGTTTTTTTATAGGTTTCAAATTTTGATACATTTTTTACAGAAGTTGGAACCGCAATTTCTTCTATTTTCACATTTTTGATCATCTCTTTAAAATCCAAAACTTTTTTATCAATTATATCTCGGTCAATATTTTTTAACATATCGCTGAGAAGTATAGTTAAAAAGTTTTTGAACGCGTTTGGAAAATTGGAACGAACAACATCCAATCCTTTATAGTCTATTTCATCGGTTATTACGCCCTTGTCATAAATAACCCACAGCGCATATCTTTTTTTAGTTATCCATATTCCGCTCTTCGCGATTATTTCTCTTTTTACGTCAAACCTATGAGAATCAACATTTAAAAAGTTTTTTCCAAACAACTTGAAAGAATTATTCAAAAAATCTTGAACCTGTATTGTTATTTTAGAAATATGTTCCGTCATCTGCACGTCATCATTGGTGTCCACTTCCGGATATATTTTTTCTATTAATGGTTTTGCTGGGCAAAAAATAGAATCGGTGTCCATATAAATCACGTAATCTTTATGGCTTTCCATAATTTTGTTGTAATAATGATTTGTCATTAACTCCGTATATTTTATTAGACTAACTCCCGTTGTGGTGACCGCTTCTGCATTGGCGAGATCATAAAATCTAAAACTTGGCAGTCCCAAAACACCGTAAACAGAATTTAACATAACCTTTGCAATGGTTCTTCGTCTTTTATAGTATCGTGATTTTTCCTTGTCGCCTTTATTTCCATATTCTTTCATTAACGAGTCATAAATATTTTTATCCTTATTCCATTCTTCTAATATTTTTGGAATGATACCGATTTTGTCTTTTCTATAAACTACACCGTTAGAAGATATACAAAATCCATATTTTTCTAAAGTTTCTTGAAGTTCGTCGCCAGTAAATTGATAATCTTTACCTAGCATATTTGCCGTGTATGAAACGGACTTATCTTTTAGATGAACAGAAGAGTCCCAATTTTCAACTTTTCCAACTTTAGTTTCTGGCGAAATATTTAATGTCAATACAATTGATGGGTATAGAGAAGTAAAATCTAGATCGTAAATCCATTCATATTTAGCAGTTTCCGGAGATTTTACGTACGCACCAGAAAATCTTACGTCGGTATCACTCATCAACTTTCTATTTTCTGGATTTTTATTTGGAGCGACCAACTTATGATGCTTCATATAAGTCAATATCGCACCCTCTATCCACCGACTAGAATAAAATATATCTTCATACGGAACGTGACCTTTGTGGCAAATACCCTGAACTAAATCTATGAAATTTAATTTTTGATCTAGTTTAACCACTAATTTTGTGTCCACCAGAGAATATTCAATAAACTTGTTTATATCGTCTTTTCTCAGTTTACCAAAGTTTCCATCGTATTTTACTTTCCCTTCTCCTAATTCGAGGCGAGAAATAAAATCCAAACTATACGATGAACGTTCTTTATACGCATAATTTCTATACAGTGGGAGATAATCCAGACACGACACCCCCGCAATAAAATATCTTCTTCGGTTTTCGTTATAAAAAATAATCCCAATGGGACTTAATTTTCTTGCATAATTTTCGCCCAACACTTTTAACAGACGATGATATAAATATGGAACATCAAAATTATCTATGTTCCACCCAGTAATAATCGTCGGGTGAATCTCTTCCCACTTTTGCAGAAATGCTAATAAAAGGTCTTCTTCGTTAGCAAATGAAATAATTTCTTCGTTTTCACGACGATATTGTTGTATTGTATTTTCATCGTCCAAAACATAAACAAAATAATCATCGGAGATCTGGTCGTATATGGAAATGGCGGTGATTTTATTTTCCGCTTTTCTAATGTCGGGTAGACTAAATTCGGTTTCTACTTCAATATCAAAAAATAAAATTCGATGGCCGGTGGAAATATCATCACTTTCATAATATAAATCAACTAAAATTCTAGTTTCAGACGACACATCCGATTCAAATATCTTTCCCTTTTCCGCATCCCACTTTGTCCACGAGTGTACCTTACTAACTTTTTGTCCGTAGATTGTTTCGTAATCACCGACGTCGCCCAATTTATATGCATAATTGATAAAATCAAACTGTTTATAACCCAATTTGTCATCCCAAATATGCGCTATACTTTTTCCGAATGTCGGTGTTCTTTGAATAAAAATGTTTTGATAAATTTTTAGTATCCTCCTATTTTTTTAATTTACAATTATCTAAGTGCCATCTATATAAATTCTGGATTGTCATTTTCTTGTGACAATGGAGACATTCTCCCAATTTATTATGTTTGCCTTTATTTGATTCTGAAATTTTCTTTTTATGTGTATTTGACTTTGGCGCTTTTAACCATTCATAAGAATATTTTCCGTTTTTATGACTTCTCTTTAGCCAATCCGAAAAAGTTGGTCTGGCCTGTCCCCTACATTTACTCGGTTTTCCTTTTAATGCGTCCGATTTTCGCTTAAGCCATTGTATATATTTTGTTTTTGTATATCCCATTCGCGTATTTCCACCATCCCCACCTTCAGATATATTATAACCCAATTTTATTGTATTTAATTTTTTTATCCAAAATATTTCACGCTTATTTAAATTTGCAATAGAATTACAAGATTCAACTATTTCTTTTTTGAAATTTTCTATACCATATTTTTTAATGGCTTTTTTCAGATATATCCCAGACCCCAAATATTCAGAACTTTTTTCTTCCGACGATTTACATTTTCCAATATATACTTTTCCATTTATTAAATTGGTGGTTTTATAGATATACACAATTCTCCTATTACGAAATACACATTAGGATTCCGCCCCCCCCGTTTTTAGATTTTCTTTATGCATAAAGATTAAATCAAGTTAAAAGATTTAAGTTAAAACCATTATTCATATTATACTAAACTATTTAATAAAAGTTCCATTTTTTCTTTTTTTTATTGTCGCGAATCATCCATATTATAGCGATAATCGCGATTATCGCCATCAAATAGCCAATACCGGCAATAATTGCCCAAAGATTTTCCATATGATTACTCCGTTTCAAACATATTTTTCTTAGATATTTTTATAAACTTCGGATCTTTTTTTGCTTCGCTACAAAACTTTTTGTTTTTCCATTCTGGGTCGTCTAATAATTTTTGTACTTCTTCTTTCCTATCATCTCGAATTTCCAAACGAGTGTCCGAATCAAATGGGTCGTCAACCGCACCCATCATTATAACCCATCTCCTCAGATGCTCCCACGAATTAGACAAGTGAAGGTCTCGATGTGTATTATAGAGAATATTTCTCTTATATCCGTTTCCGTTTATAATATGTTGTAACCATTCTCTTCCGTATAATCGTTGCCCACCGTCACTGTACTCGCGATCATCACCCAGACTATGCGGTTCTTTTTTTCTTGCATCTTCATAATTTTTTATACACTCCGTCATCGAAGAAAGTAAATTATTTTTAAACACTTCTTCGTGCGATGGTGAAGGTAATTTCCATTTATTTTTATCGGGCGACATTTCGAGTAATGATAAAAAATCACTTTTCGTTTTAAAGTACTGAGTATAATTGTCGCCCAAAACGTATTTCATAATTGGATGCTCATAAACCAATGACCTCGCGCCCAATTCTATTCCGTCCTGAACCGACAAGTTCCATGTAGCATAATCGTCCACAAATGTCAATGTCGCAAAACAATTTTCTATCAAATACCGATATTCTCCACGGCTTGGAAGCGATTCTACCCTCATCCAGTTCGGAGCGGCTTCACCGGCAGTTGGGTGTAGAGCATTTTTATCCGTTACCCAAATCAGATATTCGTCCCTGGATAAATCTTTCGTGTATTCTATTAAACGTTTAATTCCCGTGGAATTATTCCAGCGGTGATTGAAAACTAAGATATTTTTCTTTGGTAACGAAATTGGTTTGGATGGCGGGAACGGGTCTGGCGACAGAGGCATATAAGTGATTTTCTTTTTTATTTCAGTGTCGATTATCTCTCCGGCAATTCTCGATCTTTTCCAGTTGTCTTTTAAATAATTTATGGAAACATCACTGTGTATAAATGTCTTCGCAGATAAATCTATCGCTTCAATCTGTCGCCAAAATCCATCCGTATATGTTTCGGACGGCTTTGACTTTGGGGAGTCTATCCAGTGAAAAAACAGAAATGTATCTACTGATGTTCCATATCTTCTCGATAACATCCCGCTCATAATATTATAAAATAGTTCTGGTTGATGTAGAAAAATAAAATCAATGTCGTATCTTCGCCAGTCGAAAAAACTGGCCAGCGCGGAATATTCAAAATATCCCCGATTCGCTAAAACCGAAATCGGGTATGGAAAAGGCACCCACGTAACATTTTTCCTAATGTAGTCGCCTCCAATTTCGTTTAATTCAGGAACCAGAATAAAATGGTGGCAATCAGGTAAGAAGTTTACGGTTTTCCATAAAACTTTGAAATTGGAATCCGCGTGATGTTGCCAGACGTTTCCACTCCATCTAACAGGCGACATACAATGTAAAACTCTTCTACCGTATAATATACTTTTTTTATCCATAAATTATATTTCCTTGTATAAATTTTGTATCCAATTTTCTGCGAAAAACTTCTCTAAAATGTTTTGTTGCTTTAAAACTATTTCATTCTTTTTATCAGTATTCGCCGTATAATAATTTATTTTTTCTATTAAGTCGCCCATCGAATCGTATCGTAACTCGTCAATAACATATTCTTTATATGCGGTTGTATTATTATTAGGCACGAAATAACAGAGACCACTCACCATACCCTCAATTACCGCATATCCGAAATTATCATAATCCGATAAAGATAATCCGAATCCGCAAGTATAAAGAAATTGCTTGTACTGACCATCACTTATTTCTGGATTATACCTAACATCAAACTCCTCTTTAAATTTTTCCGGAAATGAAGAGAACGGTTGAAATGGGCAAGTAATCACCATTCTATTTTTTATTTCTTTTGGTAACTCAAATAATTTTTGCGGATTCTTTTCTTTAACAAGACGATGATTAAATAAAATGATATTAGAATTCCTCGGACTTAATTTTTTTTCAAAAATTGGTAAACCCATTGCGATTGTTTCATATGGTAATAAATCGGAAAACCATTTCGTCGCAACAAAAACTTTTGTCGCCAATTCAGCGACAACTTTTTCATATTCCCTCAATTTTTTAGAATTTCCCGGTTCGTATTTTGAAAAATTGGAACCGTGAACTATACCGTATATTTGTTCAGCAAACCCCGCTTTAATTATGTCGGGAGTAAAATCTTCTATCAAATTAGCGAAAAATACTTTCTTAATTTCCCTATCTCTCATTTCTTTAATAATTGTCGCCAAAAGTTTATGCTGTTCCGTTCTCCCTGGTAAATACGTATCTTCTCTAAACGGGGATGGCGACACAAATACTTTTGATAAAAATACGTTTAAATCACGAGACCACTTTACGTTGTAAAGATGCGGAACGAAAATAATATCTTTCCGTTTATACTTTTCCGCAAAAGAAAATTGGTCATCTTCTGATTCGAATGTTTTACTCATAGATTATATTGTCGTAATGATTAATAAATAACTTTAAATATTATACTACACGGAAAATAAAAAGTTCCCTAAATTCCTGTTGAGCCGAATCCGCCATCTCCGCGAGAAGTATCCGATAATTCATCTACTACCTGTATCTCGGGAGTTATTACCGGACAAACCACCAATTGCGCGATTTTTTGACCTTTTTTTATTTCTACCGCATGATAATTGACATTATACAGTATCACACAAATTTCTCCCCGATAAAGATAGTCCACGGTTCCCGGTGTATTCAATATAGTCAACCCCTTTAATGCCAACCCGCTTTTTGGACGAACTTGCGCTTCCCAGATTATTTTAACTTTTGGATATGCGGGAATGTTGATACTTATTGGCGGTGGCAACTCAATGGCCATTCCAGTATGAATAAGTTCCTGTGATTTTGAAACCAACCAAAAATCTTTATCAACCGAATATAAATCCAACCCGGAATCAGTATCATGCGCTCGTATTGGTATAATCGCGTCTTCTCGTAGTTTTTTAATTTTTAATATCATGTTTTTTAACCATTTTTACTTTTTTCTTTATTTCTCTAAATACATCTTTTGATTTTTTACAGTCACCTTTTTTAATTTTTAATATTTGATTTTGTAATTCTTTTAATTTATCTTCTCGCCGAGAAGGGCTTCCAAACCAACTTATTTCATAAAGTATTGCGCTTACTACATCATATACAGTAAATATTTTGGTAGATGAAAACAACTTTTTTGGTTTAATAGAATCCGAATAAATTTCAAATTTGGTATCCAGTTTAAGCGGATAGTTTTTAAAATTGTTTATTGGAGTAAGTTCCAACGCGAAACCAATATTTCTCCATTTTCCTTTTTCTTTTATTCGTCCTTCGCCACCAAACTCCACCCCTTCAGCTAATTCTTTTTCAAATATATAGGTTCTCCATCGTATACTGAGATATGTCATTTCTTCGGCATAGGTATCGTTGAGTTTGTCAGTGAAAGGCAAATTCCACTCTTCAACCCAATCAGACAGATGTGCATGACCCAAATGACTGGCAAATGCTTCTGAATATTTATCGTGTTCTTTCATTATGTGATTAAAAAAATCCTCGAAAGTAACACCATCTTCTATTTCTATGTTTTGTATTAAAAATGGCAATAAACTATTTACCTTCTTTTTTCCAAACCATATACCGTTCTTTTTAATCTTAATTGTTATCATTTTTTATGTCCTCTTCCTTAACTTCTATCCATTTGGCATCTCTGGTAATTTCTATTTTAATGTTTTTCGCCTCTAATTGTTTCTCTACCCATTTTTCAACGTCTATCCAATTTTTCATTCTTTTCGCAGTTTCTATTTTGTGCCAATTTTTAAAGGCACTCGTTTCAATACATCGTTTGAAAGCAATAATTTTATTCTGATGCTGAGAACGAGTCTCGCGACATTCACCAACCGCGCCAGATGCGATATGTGTTATTCTCACGCCGGATGAAGTTTTATTCTGATGCTGCCCGCCTTTACCACCGGACCGAAAAGTATCAACTTTAAAATCTTTTCGAGTTATGCTGAAAAGTAGTTTTCGCTCTTGCATTTCTAACCTCTTATTTTATTCCTTTTTATGTAGTTTGATAGCAACCTTTGCTCCCTCTTTAATTGCCATGTCGATTAGCTTTTTATTGTGATCATCCACGACAAAATAAACCTCGCAAAATAGTTTTGATGTCCTTTCCAGTTCTTTTGTCAGTTCATTATTTTCCATTTGTTTTCCTCCTTGTTTATATTATATTTATATTATATGCATCGGCTCCATCCACAAAATGAACATTTTACGCAACCATTTTCGTAAATTAAATTAGTATTATTGCATGACGGGCAACTCATTCCGCTCACCGATTCACCATCCTTAATATATTTTTTTAGAACTCGGGCAGCAGCAGCGGTGAGTGAATGCATCTCTTCTACAGATTTGCTCAATTGTTCCACGATAAAGCGAATCGGGACTCCGTGTCTGAGACCGGTGGAAACCATTCTAAATAACGCCTTTTCTACTGGCTCAAACTGTTCCGAAAAATCATCTATTATTATTTCATTCGCAATGACTAATTTATATTGCGATCTTTTAACTTTTTCTATGATTCCGGATTTTTCTTTTCCGAAAGAGAACTTCAATCCGTTCATTTTTCCACCGAACATTTCGTATGGGACACCATTAAGTAATCCAATCGCCAACAAAAATCGTTCATCCTTAACCTGGATCGTGAAAACGTCAGCGTCCAGTATTCTTGGTCGAGCGGGGGCGAACGCAGGAGTGATGCTATCCCGACTTAAATTCAACTCTTTTAATTCGTCATCGTCGAAATTTTGCGGGTGTAAAGACACTCCCTCCGATTTTAATTTCATTGCTGATTCTCGGAACGGAATGAATGAAACTATCCCATACATTTTTTTATCAGGAAATGTGGCAATAGATTTAACTCCCCGTTTCCAACCTTCCAGTAAAAAGTTTTCTACATCGTGTATCTTTGTATTTTCTGGAAGCATATACGTTACAGAAATAGAACTATCTATCCATTTCATAACTTTCGCCATCAAGTCCATTTTTTTCATCGGACTTATTTCCGTTGAAGTTTTAAAACGTATCTCGATTTTTTCCTTATTTTCTTCTATAAACTTCGCAATTGGGCTCCCTCGTTTCCCGTCCCATGTATCTTCTATCATATCAGCTTCCATTGGAAGTTCCAATCCGCGTTCTTTAAACAACATCCTGACCTCATTCGGGACTACAAAATAGTATTTATACTTTCCAGTAATTCGAGTTCTTTTCCAAAAATACATCCCGAACGCCGGTTCTATTCCATAACTCATTGTCGCCGTTCGTTTCATCAAGGTAAGTGTCCCGGTTGGGGCGACAGACGAAACGGTAACATTTCTCATCGCATCAAATTTTAATTCAGGAAATTCTTTATTCATATGTTGGATAAATTTTGATTTTTTAATTTTGTCCGGATCAAACAACTTGAAAGAACCTTTCTCCTTTCCAAGAGAAATTGTGCTCTCATACAAATAATAATTATACCACTTAGCAAATTCTTCCACTTTATTATTTGCGTCTTCATCACCGTATTCCAAATTCATTTTGAACACCCATCCACCCAAATCAGTTATTCCAGCACCGGTTCTTCGTAAACTCTCTATCGCTAATTTTTGAAATGGCGTCGCATACGTACCGTACACTAATTCGCACTCATTCACATCGTCTAAAAATCGGTTGATCGAATACGCGACAGTTTTCAGTTCTTCTTTGTATTGTTCGGGATAGATGGAAAAACTGCTCATAAAAATAGACGATAAAACGCATAAACTGTCTCGGGACATGTACTGTTCCGAACATGCGTTAGTCCCAATAATTCTGCTATCATATTCCGCACTTTCGTTGTATACGGCATCTGAGTTCGAGTATTTTCTGGCGACATCTATATTTTGAATTCCAGGTTCGGCATTTTTCCACATATTCTCGGCTATAAGTCTGAATAATTTTTTCGCAGAAATTGTTTTTTTAATCACTTCTTTTTCTTTGTTAAATTTTGCGGTATAGTAATAACCGTTTTCATCTTTCTCGTGATCCATCAGCGCGGAATGAATATCAACGTATACTTTGTCGCCTTTTTTAACTTGCGGAATTGTAAAAACCAACTCCCAATCTTTATCTTCCAGCACCGCTTTGTAAAATTCGTCCGTTACTTGCACAGATATATTTGCATTTTGTATCATCGTATAATCTTTTTTAACCGTGATGAATTCTTCTATATCTGGGTGTTTTATATTTAAAGAAAAAAGCATAGCGGGTATTCTACCTTTTTGCCCGACGAAATATCCGATAGAATCTATAAGTTTCATCCAGTGAATCGCACCAGTGGATTCGTTGGACGAGTTCATTATTTTTGAACCCCGTGGTCTCAGCCGAGAAAAATCCACACCGAGTCCCTGACGATACGCGGCAGTTTTGGCGACAGTGTAACCGAAGTTACGAAATATCCCTTCTAAACTGTCCCAGCTTAAATTGTCTAATCCACCGGCAGAAATGTGGGTGCAATTTGCTAATGATATTTTGCGACCACTACCGGCCCCCTGCATAATAGAACCTGCTGGATGCCACCAATCACTTAAAATTTCCATTTGCCATCGTGCAGACCAATACTTTCTAAGTTCTTCGGTTGTTTCTACAGACGAAATAAAATCACATACTCGTTTTACGGCGTCGGAATACGTTTCATCTCCCTGTCTATATTTTTTATTAAACGCGTCTATCGAAAATTGGTTGCCCCCAAAGTATTCTTCGGTTGTCATGTTTTTATATTTATTTATCACATCGTTCATTTTTCTAATTTCTTCCATGAATAAACCCCCCAAAGTCCAGTTTGTCGTATTCTAATAGGTTATTGTCTCCCCACGCCTTCAAAATTCGGAAAGATTCTTCAGTTAAAAACATATTTTTACGACTGTTATGTTTATGGTTTATCATTTTAAGGTTAATTATGTCTGATACCAAATAAGGAGATATTTTATTGACAAACGAAAATTTGATTGGAACTATGTGGTCAATAGATAGGGTTACTGAATTGTTTTGATGCCCTCTTTTATTAAAATTTTTTAAATTATGATATTTAATATTTTTAATTGACAATTTTTCTATATTTCTTTTGTATTTTTTATATTCTGGCACAGAATCCAAATGTTCTTCATATGACTTTCCTCTAGAATATATTCCTTTTTCATATATTTTTTTTCTTAATTCATTTCCTTGAATTCTATCCAACATATCCCACCATTCAGATCTGTTTCTAATTTTTATTTTATATTTTTTGAGCAAATTACTGCATGATTTTGAAGAAATAGACAATATGTTAGATATGTCCGAAATTCCCATTTTTTTATTTATATATAAATCATACAAAACATTTTTCTTTATTGTTTTTACATATGTTCTAAATTTTATTTTTTTTATATTAAAAAATTTAAATAAAAATAAAATGTCGTTTTTATGGCAATCAAATTCTTTTGATAGTTTTTCAATAGAAAATCCTCTTTTGTAATGTAAATTATATAATTTGCTTTTTGTTATATTATTACATAAAATAATTTTGTTTAATCTATTAAATCGTATCAAAACCCAACATTTCACTAAATGTTTTGGTTGAGTTTCTGATGTTATTTTATTACAAAAAAAATATAGTTTTTGATTTTTCACTTCCTCGTATTTTACCATAGATTTTTCTCCAGAGTTGAATAGTAACAAGATAATACATCACAGGCCGAACTCCTATGTGGTGATTTTGTATTTGAGATTAAATAAAAGAATGTTTATAAACATTCGTATATCTATAAATAGTATAAAAAACTATTTTATAGTTAAACGACTTGAAAGAGTATTTTGTTCCCGAAAAAACAAAGAAGCGATCAACGCCTATCGCTTCTAATTTTTATCTGAATTATTGTTTTTTGATTTTTCTATTTCTTCTTTTTCACACTCTAAACAAATAAATTTGGGAGATTCGTTTTTGGGTAAAAAACTTACTCTATATTTTGTTTCATGGTTTTCCGCACCAAAACTCGCGTCTACAAAATATATCTTTGTTTCTTTCTTTGGTAAGTCGCAAATACTACATACGGCGGGTATTATTTCATAATTTACGGCCATATTTAAAAAATTCTCGTTATTATTAAACTTTCCATCCTCCCCTATAGCATCACCCCGCAGATTTTTGGGTATTCTCATAATAATTTCTCCATTTCTTGTTTAATAGTATAAAAAAACTATTTTATAGTTAAACAATTTGATATAAGTTTTAATTCCCGAAGGATTGACTATTCTTTATATTTCTTAGCAATTTTGTTTAATCTTTTTATTTCATTCGCGTCTAAAATATGGTCGCCAACTTCTTGTACGGCCCGAGTATACAGAGATTCAACAAAATTCATATCATTATCGTAATTCTTTCTACCAAAGCCAATAAATACCAAAGAACGTAACCGATTCAATCTTTCCGCGATACTTTGTATTTTTTTCTCTCGATACCTAACAGTTGCGTCGCAAATTGCGTCAAATAACTCTTTATATTCCTCAACCGATTTTATAGATTTCCCCCGCACCGCTTCACATACTTCCCACTTTTCGTTAGAATAACAAACAAAATATTGGTCTTTAAGATTAAAACTATATGGATTATCGGCCACCCATAAATGATAATTTCGATGTGGGCTGTTCGGACGTAAATCTTTAAGCCACTTTCCTGCCGATCTTAATATATTTTCGCGAGTCAAACAACGACGACCCGATAATAAATTAATAATAAAAAAATTTCCATAAAAATTATAAAAAAATTCCCAGTTCGGGTAAATATATTTTATTTCCCATCTATTGTCTTTTAGATACGTATATTGATACGGGTTTATTTTACGAAACACTCTAGGCATTTTATCTTGTTAGTCTCCCCCGAATACCACGATATTCACGATACTGAGTTTTATTTTTTGCATTATTCATTAAAAGTTTAATTTTCTTTTTTCGTTTTTCGATGACTCCAGGGATTAAACCGTCGGCCATTTCCACCAACATTTTTGCGTTGCATTGACCGCAATCACGATGGGATTTTTTTTCAGTGAGTTCCTTGATGTAGTTGTCTACATAAATAGGATTTTCGCCATCCGAAAATTGAAGTTTTTCGGAATACGCATGACCGCACTTGTATTTTAAAGTAATGATTTTTATCATATCGGCTCCTTTTTATTAAAAAATTCAAAAATAGTTACTTCTTGTCGCGAGTCAAGATTGATACATTCTATTGGCGACAACAAATCAACTTTCGTCTCTTTTTGTATTTTTCCATCTTTTAAATACGCGCGTATGTGAACGTTTAGTGTATTACCTGCTCCCCTAGTTCCATATAATTCCATGAACGGAAGATAATAATACCACTTCTCATAAAATTTAATACTGACCCACATTCCAACAGGTACAAATTCAAATAAAGTTTTCATTACTCAATATACCAAATTTATTTGTTATTGTCAACCGTTTTATATTCTCTATACAAAAAATTTAATTTTTTTACCTGCGCGATTGTTAGTTTTTCAACTCCATAAAGAAGAGAACTGCCCGTCATAATAGTTGACACGTATCTTTCATTGGATTCGTCCATCTGCGTTTCAAGACTATTTTTAAAAATGCGGGTCGCCATTACAGATTGAATAAGTTCACGTAATTTTTTTAACCTTAAATAAATAAACGCACCTTTATAATATTTTTCCGCGTATGTTATGGCGGCATTTCGGTGTTCAATTTGAGCGATCGCCGGTATACCAAACATTTCCGGCGCAATATCCAATAAAATCGGAGCTTCTATTACATACCAATTACCAGTCGTACTAATCATTTGTTTAATTTCTACAGTACGAAAATATTTATTCCTGGGATCCCGCAAAACCCAGTAATTAGTGAGCACTTCTTCCCAGGTAATTGTCATATTATTTAACTCCGAAATGTCTTTTTAACATTTTTTTAATCAAATCCTGCACTTCATTATATCTGGGTTTCGAGGGAAGTTTGCTAGTATTAGATAAACTTTCAACTTCCTTTTCTAATTCTTCAGACATTTTTAAAACATCGGTCATTTTATACTTTCCATTTTTAACATCTAAAATCAGGTCGCGGTCTTTTAAAGGAAAAATCAACTCACCGGTTTTTAATAACTCAATTCCTTCAAACATAAGACGTAATAAATGACTTCCGAACTTAGTGTCGAATCCTTTATTTAACAATAAATCTTTACGATTACTCACTTTAGATAATCTTTCAGCTAACATTTTTTTTACTTTTTTAACCATGAAATGTCGTTGAAAATTTAAATCCCCACATTGAATATTGTCGCCTTTAACAGTGAAAAAAGGAAGTTTTTCCAAAGGCAATTCAACCAATAATTTTTTATTTTCTTCTACGGTATTAAAGTTTTCTTCCAAATATTCATATGTGTTTTTTAAGGCATAAAAATTCTCGGTACGAATAACCATTTTTCTTTTTTGAGTAAACGCATAACCTAAAAACCTATGTTTCAATCCAACATGAAGAAAAAGATGGCGATTATCCAATAATTCTTTCCCAAAATCGTTGGCGAAAAGCAAATTTTCTTTATTCACAAAAAGAGTTTCTAGTACATTGGGATTATTGTCGAGCGACAACTTGGCGTATTTTCGTAATTCATAAAAAACAACATCTATCGCTTCTTTAGAATTTCGCCCACTTTCCAATTTATCTTTGACGGATAAATCAATAAAATTGGCGGTTTCAAACCCGAAAACTTGATTTTCTTCAGGCATAAAAACACCGGCATAGTCTTCATCGGAATTAACGGTGTTAGTTCCATATAGAAAACTACCAATACGAAATTTTAAAATCTTATTTTCTTTAACTAATTTTTCGGCGTTCACGATACATAACCTTTTTATTTATAATAAAATATAACCACAAAACTCTCAATTGTCAAGATAAAATTTCGTTTATTCAATATTTAAAACGGTCACGACGGTTTTTTCGGTTGGATTAAAAACCAATCCGATAATTTTACCATTAAGACGTACTGTTATGGTCAGGCTGTTGCGAAGGGCTTCTTCTTTGATAACATAAAACTTTTTCAAACTAACAAGAAACCGAATAGCGTCCAATTCACGTTTTAGTTTTATATCGTACCTTTCAAACAACCGCATGACGGCATGGTTCGTTAATTTTATCTCGTTCATAGTAACATAACCCTTTTATTTATAATAAAATATAGTCATTATAACCATATCAGTCAAGAGAAAAATTAACTATTTTGAAGTTGGTGTACGAGTGTTCACCATTGGACTATCCCATGCCCTCAACTTTTTTTACCGGCGTCTCTATCAGTTCTTCAAATTTCTGATTTAATAATCTTCTTTCCAACAGAGTTCCGCTTTCCATTTCTTTTTTGATTTTCTGACCCGTGTCCGTCTTTTCATCAAATATTTCAATCGTACCATTCGCCGCATTTATTTTGGCCGGATAAGTAAACCCGTCCGGCCCGAATCTATTTTTGGCGACATGAATTCTTCCAGTGTGAGATAATTTATCCTTTGTTCTTCTCTGCAAAGTCATTATAAAGTCGCTTATCATCACCTTAGAATATGCTTCCGATATTCTATTCGCTTCGATGTATTCGTCTTCGGTAGATGACCGATTACTTTGTGATGCGCTCCATAACGGAACTTCAAATTCTCCGGCCATTCCTCTAAGTTCTTCGTATATGCCTTCTAATTCGAACCGTTTTTCTTTTGCGTTATATAAAATATTCCCTTTTATTAAATCTCCGTAATCCACTATAATCATATCCGGTTTAAACCCAAAATTTATACAACGAGTTATATGCGCTCGTATGGTATCGATTGTCGCATGTTTTGTTGGATAGTGTTTTATTATAACATTTCCTTTAACTTTTCCTATTTCTTTTAAAACGTCATCCTGATGAAATTTTATCTCTTGAGATGGATACCCCGATAATCTAGAATCATACCTCAGTCCGATATAATCGTCAGATAATTCTAAAGTATAATGCAAAACTATTTTTCCCTTATTCGCGGCAGCAATGCCTATGCAAGTCAATGCCCATGTTTTTCCAATTCCACCTGGCGCAACAATCACTCCCATTTCTCCCTTTCCCAGTCCGCCATCCAATATTTCATTTATGATTGGCCAGGGTGTTGAAATAGTATTTCTAACCGTTTCGCTAACTCGTCTCTTGAAGAACTCCAAGTCTTTATAAATCACCCCTAACTCTCTGGACTCCCCCGCTTTAAGCGCTTTATCGACGATTGGGCGAACACCGTCCAGCTTTCCTTTGTTTATCAAATCTGCGCATTCTATAATTGCATTTTTCATCGCTTGGTTTTTGGCGAAATTTAAAAAATTTTCCTTAACATAATCTAAATCTGTCGCCCCCATATTTTGATATACGGAACGCAAATTCTCTATTATGGATTTTTTTAGTATATCAGGTAAATCATTTTTTTCTAACTCTATCTTGAAAACGTCTAAAGTCGGGTAGTTTTTATATTGTTGATGATACGATAAAATATTTCTAATGATCCACTTATTTGCGTCAGAATCGTAATATTGAGGCAAGACTATATCCGATATCTGTTCTAAATATTTGGAATCCTTTAATAAACAAGTAATAGTTTTTATTTGAAATGAAACTCCGAATTGAAATAGGCTATCGTATTCGGTCATTATTTTTCTCCCTGGGTTTGTAATGCAAATATATTTAACTTATTAAAATTAGTCAGCAACCACGAATTCAAATTAGGAATTGCGGAATACATCTTGTCCTCTAGAAACAAGCGTTTAAATTGAAACTGATTTATTATACTTATCGGCTTATCAATAAGTTCCCGAATAATTGATTTACTAGTTCCGCTAATATTACTGGTACTGAGTTGCATTAATTTATAATTTCTAATCAGTTCATCTTTTTTTTCAGATAAAGTTTTAAGTGTCTTATTATTTTCCGACTCTTTTTGTATGTATTCCATGAAAGAATCAAAATCTATTTTTTTATCTTCGCAGATTATTGCGACATTTTTATGCACCGTTTTTTCGCCGATTCCTTTTATACCTGGAACATTATCAGATTTATCCCCGGTAATAATTTTAAATAAAATATGATTGTCAGATATAACTCCGTAGTCTTCTTTCACCGAAGAAGGGGTATAGAGTTTTTTTCGGGTTGGACTCCAAACCGAAACCTTATCGTTTATTAACTGTATAAAATCCGCGTCGGTCGACATTATAGTTACTTTTTCTTTGAATATATCATTCGCAAGATACGCCATCACATCGTCGCCTTCTACATTTTCTATCACAATAGTTGTTACCGGCAAAAAATCCAAATACTCCGCTATTCGTATTAATTGTCGCATCGCATTTTTATGTTCTTCATCCGCATCTTCAAAATCGTATGCACGATTCAACCTTACTCGTAATCCTTTTCTGTTTTGCTTATATTCGGGGTATATTTTTCGCCTTCGTTGACTTCCACCTTTACCATCGAAAACAATTACACAACGAGTTGGGCTCAGCAATCGAACGGCATACGCGACAGTATTCAAAAACCCGACAATCCCTCCAATGTGAGTTCCGTCATCATTCATGGACGGATTGACCGAAAACGCTCTTAAATAAGAGTTGAGCCCATCGATTATTAAAACATTAGAATTTACGGTTTGCTCAACGGAATGTTCCTTTTGTATCTCTTTTAAGAGATTGTTAAAATTTACGGTCATGGATTTAACACATCAACCAATTTCTCAGTCGCCTTTCCATAAATTTGTTTAGTCCAACCGTTTGTTTTTCCGCGATTGTTTCCTATTAAACAACCTCGCTCTTCATTTTTTGCTTTTACTATATGAAGATAAAATTTCCCCTTTACTTTGCAATAAACAATGTCGCCTACTTTAACATCTTCCATTTTAATCGGCACCAATCTAACAGGTTGTTTTGATTTAATTAGGGGAGTCATAGAATTTCCAGATTCTTTAACTATTATTGATTCTCCTTTTTGGAGCATTTCTACTTTCCAATTATTCAACTCCGTTTCCTCCAATATATTATTTTTTTTATGTAATTCAAGTTCTTTTTCAAACTTTTTATCCGCCGCCCTAAAACAATGAAAGTTTTCGCATTGACTTCCAGGATCTCGTTCTTCTTTATGTTTTCTACACCAACCTTTTTCTATATAGCCACCAAACTCATTTCCGTTAAAATTATAATAAATACAAAAATCGCAAACGGGCAAGCACTCATCGCAACAAGTTATTGGTAAATTACTTTTCATATTTTTCGACTATCCTCTGAATAAAAAGTTTTTTATTTGAAGTTTTTTTCCATTCACTTTGCCATATAATTTCTATATTAAATCCCATTTTCTTAGCGAAATCCATCTTTTCTTCGTCTTTTTCCCACTTTTCCCACGCATACTGATTTTTTATCTTATCATAGAAATCTGGCGAATATGTATTTTTATTATAATGCCATCTGTCGCCATAATACTCAACGATTAAATTTAAATCTTCAATATACATATCGTATGGAAAAGTGTTTAAATAAAATTCATTTCTGATTTTAAATCCACAAGATTTAAATTCTTCGGCTACCTGAATATGTCCCTGACTATATCGACGGCGAAGTATTTTTTTCTTCTTATTGTTTTTAGGCAAAATAGTTCTCTATGAGCGCTATTCTTCGCCCACAACTTCATCCGTGTGAACTACCGTATCATCTTCGCTCAACCCGATAGTCGATTCAGAACGATATTTGGTGATTAAAATATCGCAAATCTTATTATAAACGAATTCTTTAAATTCGGGTTTGCTCTCCAATATAGATTTCCAGTTACTTAACTCGAATTTTACTTCTTCTCCATTTTGGTCATCCATCTTATATCCCGGGCTTGAACGTTTCGCAACGTCATAGTCTTTTAGAATGTTAAGCCAACTTTCGTAGTCGTCTATTCCGCGATCAAAATACATATCAAAGTCGGCAGTTCTAAATGGTGGTGCGACACGATTTTTAATAACCTGCGCTCTTGCTTTAACTCCGAGTACCCTATCTTCACTTTTTGTTTTTTGTTTTATTTGCCCTATACATTTTAAGCGAAGTCGTACAGAAGAATGAAATGCTATTGCTTTTCCGCCAGAAGTTGTATTATGATTTAATCTTCCATTGGCATAATAATTTTCGCCATCAACTTCAATGTCAACTATATTTAATGGTTCGTCAGTAACCCACTTAAAATCTTCATGGCTTCTTAGCGTAATATCTTTATAGATTTTTTTTGTTTTAAATTCTTCTCCACCAAATGAATCCGCGGGTCTCCTCAACTCTATTATTCTATGATTTCCACTTCCTTTCAATTTTCCATCTGTATAATAATCTTCAACGGATTCTTTAACCAAAAAGGTTTTTACTTTCTTATATTCATCTTTTCCAGTTTCCAGATTCTTTCCCAACACTTGAATATCAAAATCAGATAAATCATACTCGCATGGTGTCTTAAAATCATTTATACCGATAAATTTTTCAGCGAATTCTGCTAAAGTCAATTCTTCTTCAATGTATTTTTCCATAATTATTCTCCAAAAAATTCAAACGCAACTATTTTTTCGTTTTTTCGGATTCCCCGACCTTCTTGATTAAAATGATCACGTAAATACTCGTGACTTTTAAAAAATATCATTCTATTCTCTTTAAAAAAATCTTGATTCATAATAATTCTATAACTGTTTTTCGATTGTTCAAAAATATTTTTATCCGTTCTTTTTGATCTTAAATATTCCCTACACATTTTATATATTTCTCTATCATTATATTCTTTCGTATATCTCTCTATACTATCGCATAAACCATCCAATTCAAAAATAAAACTATGTATTAATATTTTTCTTTTTGATTCTAATAAATCTCTTTCTGATTCTTGATATCCTTTAAATTTCAATATAAAATTAATAACATCCGCAACATCGGTTTTTCTTTCTTCAATCATTTCTAAAATATAGTTCATAATAAATTCTCCTCAATTATATTTTTCCATCAACTATTTTAATTTTCTTCATAAAATAAAACTCCTTTAATTATTTTTAATATTATCTAATATGAAGAATATTTATTTTTCATTCAATTTATATCTAATTTTTATTTTTGTTGTATATGGGTCAACACACCACGGGTCTCCGAACATTACTCCGAGTTTCTGCCTAAGTTGATTTGTCAGAACAACGCATATCTTTTGTTTTCCGATTAGACGAGTTATTTTGCGAAGTGCTCTAGAAATGATAATCGCTTTATCGGTATTCCAACCTTCTTTAGAATAGTCGCCTTCGAGTTCTCCAGTAGTCGTCGCTGCGGCGACCGAATCCACAACAATCGTTACTAATTTATCTTTGTGCGCTTCACGAACTTCATTTATTATTTTATCTATTGCGGAAAAAATTTGTTCGACCGTATCAAGTTGAGTATAGACCATTTTACTTATATCTATTCCGATTGCTCGTAAGAAATCCATACTCAATGCATTTTCAGTATCAATATAAACCGCAACGCCGTCTCTCTTTTGAGTATTCGCCAAAATGTGGGCGGCCAATAACGATTTTCCTGATGCTTCCAATCCATTTATTTCTATGATTCGCCCAACCGGAATACCACCGTGCGGACGATTAGAAATCGCCAAGTCCAGCATCGTACTTCCAGTAGAAATCCAATCGTCAACATCCGTAGGAGTTTCTTCTTCACCTATAAAATATGCCACTTTTCCTATGTCTTTAAATTCTTTATTTAAGTTCTCCGCCAACGAATGCGCTAAATCATTTTTGTCCGTTTTATTCTTTTCACTTTTATTTGTCGCCATAATTTTTCTCCATCTCCAATCAATAAAAATAAAATGAGCCGGAATCCCGGCTCATTTGTTAGTCGCAATTAAATGTTATTTCTCGTTAAAAACCGCATTAAACGCATCTTGTAATTCACCGGCATCTAGTGGTTTCGTAGATGGTTTCGGTGGTTTAGGCGGAGCGGGTTTTTTTGGAGCTTCTTCTTCTTCGACGACGCTGTCTGGGTCTGGAACTTCTTCTTCGTCTTCCGAATAACTGACAGCTTCCTTACCTTCTGGCGCATCTTCCGGATTCAGGTGTTTTTTGAGTATACTCGTCAACTCTTCATAGCTTTTTTCTTCGTACAATTCGGAAATGTCAATCTGAGAATCAACGATGATTTTCATAATTTCCTTATCGTCCGTAATAGGCGTTTGGTTTACCCGAATACGCATATTTGTTTTCGGATAATCTTGACCTTCGGCTTTTTTGGAGCTGACAATTATATCTCTACCGGATACTACGTCAGTAATATCACCGTATTCAGGATCGGCGATATGTGCTAACAGTTCTTCGTATACCGTTTTACCGAATCCCCAGAACTTAACTCCCTCTTGTTCTTTTTTACGAATAATAATCGGAACAAAAGTTCTCAGTTTAGGTTCTAACTTTTTACCCATCTTCCAGTTTTCCTTGTCGCCAGAAGTTTTCAACTTTTGTGCGAATTCCATTATCGGGTCAGGACGACCAAATGAAACGGGCGACAAAAGTGTTTTACCGGCGAGTTCATAATGGAAATACAGTTCGATAAAAGGATTTTCGCGATTGAATTTGTACGGCACAATTCGTATAACCTGTTCTTGTACTGTAGGCTTCCAAATCATATCAGATTTACGATTTGTTTTCTTTAAAGCGTCCAGACGTTGCTTGATTGCATCGATGTTGATGCCTTTTTGAGGTGACATAGCAATTCTCCTTGTTTTATGATTCAAAGTTTAAGGTTTACCATTCAGACTTATTCGCCTAAATGCAACCCTTTTTGTTTTATGTTTTATTATACTACCTATAAATATAAAAGTTCCAAAAATTATAAATTTATTATTTCAAATATTTTGGTGTTTATTTTCTTTAATCCATTTTCATCAGTGACTAATAGAGTGTTCTGAAATTTTTCCCAATCTATCTGAAAGTTTGGATCGGGTTTTCCGTCGTTTAATAGACTGACAATATGATTTAACGCGTTTATGGTATAAAGAGTGTTGGTTTGTTTCTTCCTATGAACTGAAATCGTATTGTGTAGTGTTTCGGAAGGAGTTTCTTTTAATTCGATATTATATGTGCACATTAGTTCTCGGTTATTTTCTTTATTTTCTAATACATATATTCGCCCGAATACCACATTATAAGTTTTTTTTATCAAATCAATCGTTTCCTGTAATTTGTTTTTTTTAGTAAATGTACACAGTAACTGAGTTTTATCCATCGCGTTTCTCCTCTTGTTTTTGTTTCAATTTTTCACCAATTCGCGTAATATGGCCCATTATTTCCTTTTGGGCTTTTTGATTGCCTTTATTTGCATTTAGTCGCTCTTCATATTCTCCTTTTAATTTTTTGAGAAAATTGACTCTTTGAATTGGATTCCATTTTTCTATATCAAACGTTTTAAATTTTAAAGCGTTCGCCATATATGGGGTTTGATGTACTTCAAGTACTGGAGCGGCGCCGATTCCTCTTGTTCTAGAAGCTATAGTAAAAATGGGATATTCCTTACCATCTTCATGTTTTACTTTTATTACACCGTCTTTCGCTCCATCTTTAAAATCAATATAAATACTATCGTTTATATTTTTTATTATCATACCAGAATATTTTTTCTCCTCTTCTGAAGTTTCGGCTTTTTGAAATTGCTCGTAGATTTCCAAATTCTCGTATAATGCGGTAGTCTTTTTACCGAATAATTCTAATAAAGTTTCCTTACTCAACTCGGCTCCATCCGGGGGTTCTCCATACGCAACAATAAATTGATCCAGTTTATTATTTTGTTCTAGATTAAGAATCTCCTTTATATGAACTTTATTTATAATATTTTTTTTAACATTTGCCGCGAATTTCGGATTCTCTTCAAAAACTTTTAATAGTCTAGAAGTAAGTCTATTATCAGCTAAATTTATATCGTCATATAAATTTGGATGTTTTTCGTAAATAGGGGAACCGCGACCAATGATTCTTGATACAGATTTTATTTCATCCGCAGTCAATTTTTCTCCGAAACTATATTTTTTAACTAACGAATTAAAATTAGATAGTATCCCTAAATATTTAGGATAATTACTACCAAATACAGATTTAGATAATTCAGAATTAGATTTAAATTTTTTCAATGAGGATTGTAAGTCTTCTTTCATTTCTTTATTCAAAGTACTGACCGCCCTTCCTAACTTCTCATCTCTGTCGGCATAATAAGTTTTTACTCCGGCCATATTGGAAATTTTTTGTTTTTCGGAGTCGCTCATGCCTTCTGTCAGATCAGACAATGCCAGTTCATATCCAAGATTTACCAAAAATACGTCGCCGTTTTTCTTTAATGATATACCGATTCTCGACATCCCCTTTTTTGTTTTCACTGTAATAAACATATCAGAAGGAGTTTCGTGTCCTTCAACTCCAACCAACTTTCTTCCGGATGGAGTATCCCACGCAACTTCACCTATATTTTCTATTCCATATTTTTTTACTATGAGTTTTGTAGTGCTAATCGCTCCATTAACCCACGATTCGTCTAAATAAGTGTTTTTTCCACCCATTTTTTTCTTACTCGCGATTTTCATTAAAGCATCTTCTATATCTTCAATAGATTTTCCTTCTTTTAATTGCCGGATAGCATAATGTACACTGGCCTCTCCCGCTCTAGATTCGGGCGTACCTAATCCGCGACTTAATAATTTTCCACTTTTTCTTAATTTTTCTTCTTCATTATATTGATCTTCAGTAAATGTTAAAGCTTTATCCGTTTCATCATGATCGATTTTCCTTAATCTTTCTTTTTGTTTATCATCCAATTTTTCAGGAGTCGTTGGTTCTTTTTCTGGGGGTTCTTCCGGTTTATCCTCCTTAGATGCTACATACTTTCCCGCTTTTGCCTTTTCAACATCTTCCGGATTCGCGTCCTTTTTTATTAATGCTTGCCCTTTTTTTGGATCGTATTGTTGCACCGGATAAACATTTCCACTTTTTTTCTTTTTTACTAAATCTTCTTCGCCGACCAACTTTTTCGAATTTTTTTGCCACTCTTTTAAATCATCATATTTAACAAACAATCCTTTTTGTATTTCAACAACTATATCATTTGTAGGCAACCTCTTTATATTTTCAGCAATAGTTAATAAAGACAAATCTTCTACAGAAATCAGGTTTTCGGTTTTTTCTAATCTGTTATTATCGTAAAAATATGATGGCATAGTATTTTCTGAAACATCTTCTTTTTCGTCGCCTTCGATTTTTTCTGGCGACTCTTCTTCTTTTGGTTCTGGTTCTTCAGGCACTAATATTTTACGAACTACCAAACTTTCTGGTTCGTCAATACCTTCTCCTTTTTCAGATATTGCTATCAATCGTTCTATGATTATATCTGAAGGTATGTTTGATTTTTTTAAAATATCTTTTAATACAATAAGATGCGACATATTAAAAATATCCGGCATACCATCGTGCACTTTGTATGCCCATTCTTCTAATAGTTCATCTATAAAATTTTCACTGTTTATATCAAGTAGCATCTATTTTCTCCAAAAAATGTTTTCATATCTATAAATATGTCATAATTCAAATATATTATTTAAAATTTTCATATCGCCATAGTTTTTTCCCTTAAATACCTTGAAAGGAAACACTTTAATAATATCATTTATTTTCGCAATTGCGTCTTCCCCATCTTCAATTGAATGGTCGAACAGAAACGAATCGTATGTATATAACAGCAATTTAGTTTTATATGGCTTTAAAACTTCTATTATTCTTTCAATCATCGCGAAATTCGCTTCCGTTTCGATAAGTTGTAAAAAATAATTAAATACTTTTGTCGCATTTGGCGACCCGATTTTATCCAAGAAGATTTTTCTTTTTGTCAATGGCGACTCGTAATATCCAACCTTATTAACCTCTTTCCACATTTCATATACATATTTATTAACTTCGGCAAAAAATGGTATCGCCTCTCGTATGTCTCGTGGAATCCCGCCGTATAAATACTTAAAATTCAACTTCTTCGCTTCTTCATATTCCCAATCGTCAAGAGTTTCTTTCCCGAAGTAATATTTTCCCAAATATGAATGAAGGTTTTTTTCGGCAAATTTAAATTTTATTATTCTGGAAATTAAGTGTAAATGGAAGGAATCAAAATCAATCATAAAAAATTGGTCGTTTTGTGGAATGAAAGCGGAGCGGGAGCCATCTTTCTTATTTACTGCGGCGAAATTAATATTTCCAAAGGAATTACTCGGTCTACCTGTTGAAGTATAGAAATTATAATCAGAATATACTTTATTCTCTCTGTTTATAAATCTTGATACTTCTTCTCCATAGTATTTTTGTAATATAGTCGGGTCTACTTTGATACCGATGCGCTCTATACTGTATACTATCCCCCCGTACTTGGAGTATTTTTTATACTCTTCAAAATCTAAAAAGTTCCCGACAATTTCAATTATTTTATCGGTATTAAATTGGTCTATTTCAATGTGTTTCATTAAAGGTATTATTTTATTAATGTTAATCATATTATTAAATTTTCGCCGAAAATAAATATGGGCGGGAGTTTCCAGTTGCCAACTCGGAGTAGTGTTATTTTGAAGATAATAATACATAGTTGCGTCTTCTATGATATCTGAATTAAAATATGGTAAGAGATGTTTTTTGTTTATCGTCCACATTTTTCTCGGGCAAAGTTCGTTTATTATATTTCTCGGAAGAGATTTCGCTTCTTCGTGCCCGAAAGGTAATACGAAAAAATTCTTGTTTTCGAGATTGGTTATACCCAACATTAAAAGTTCAGATTGACTATAATGTTGGACTGAGTCGGAAAATGTAGGCAAAACGACAACTTCTTTGCCTTCAATCTCTTTACGAAAGTTTTCAAATGTTTCTATATTTTCTATTATCATACATAAAACCTTTGGTAAGACATAACCGGTTTACTTCCAAAATTCTAAACGGTTCCCCAATTTTAAATTTAGACCTGGGAATATGGGTTCTAATGATTTAACTACTCTATCGTTGGAAAGTTCCACATCAGAACGTTCTCCCGAAATTTTCCAGCGAAGAGATGTCGATAAATACAAGTCCGACAAAGACGATGCGACCACCGATGTAAACATTTTGAATTCTTTTTCTTCGACTTCTATAATAGAAGAATCTTTATTAGATTTTAACTTTATAAAATACCGAATAATATATCCTCGCGCATAATCGTTCTGTGTTGGGGCGGGAGTATAATTTCTTGGATATTTATAAACCATTCGCCTATTGCCAGTAATTATTTTATATTCTTTATTTATATTCATTGTCACCCTGCCGTTCCACTGGCCCCCTCATTACTTACATATTTTGTCGGTCTATAAAATGCTCGTATTTTAGTTGTCCATACGTCACTACTTATTTCGTGTGAAATCCCGGTCGCTTGAAACACCCCCCATTCTTTATATATTTGTGGAATATTTTCAACCGTAAATACATTTCCGGGAAGAATCCCGCTTATTCCATCGATAGTAACTTCTATTTCTAACGGATATATTGGCATATGTCTAGTTTCATTACCACGCTTATCCCTTCTTAAATATTCTGATAGTGTTTTCTTGCACTCTTCGCTTAAAACTATGTATCCGCCGGGTTTTTTAAGTTTATTACTGTTTGGAGGAATGGATAATATAAAATCATCGTATTTTACTTTATAGTCCGCTTCTTCCTTGGCTTTAGCTTCTTCGGCCTTTTTTCTTTCCTCGGCCTGCTCTTTAGTTTCTTCTGGAAGTTTCAAATCTTTTAAAATTCGGTCTTTTACATCTCCATATAAAAGTTTTACGATTACGTCTGAATATGCGCCTAAAACTTGATTGGGATCGGCTTTATTTCTTCCAAAATATTGAGTCAACGCAATTTGATTAGTCATTTTTGAAGTAAATGATAAATCAGATACAATACTTCTCCCAGAATATCCACCAAAAACAAACGGCCGGTCTTTCGAGTATATACTATTTATATTATCTCCAGAAACATAATTTAAATCGATAACATATGAAGTATATCCTACATACGGATCTACATATAATTTAAAATTCCATATATCCGCCGCCGCCGAACTTATTTTTTTTAAAATTCGATTTAATCCTTCTTCAAGGGTTTCCGACTCGCTCAATTCTTTTTTGATCAAATCAATATTAACATAAACATATTTCAGGTATCCTGATTTTGTATTTGGTGCCTGTTTCTCAAAAGACTTGCGATTTGCGGAATCCTCTTTATACAAAAACATTATATTATCATCCGTCGTATATAAAAGAGGGTCATTACATATTAGTGTTTCCCCACTGTCCATTTTAAAAGTCGGCTCTTCCTTTTTACCATTTGTTGCCAATGCGCCAAGATGCCCGTTGATTATAACTTTTTCTAAAAATTCCCATGTCACGAATATTAATGGTTTAGATAGGGATGTCGATGGATATACAACTCCCGGTAACGATGAAAACGAATAGCTACTAACCACTTCATTCGCAATAAAAATAGAACCCGGTTCAGGGTTTCCATCTTTTCCGGTGCAGCGTTTAATTTGAGACCGAAGACCTTCTTCTGAAAAAGTAGTATCTAGATATTCTTTAATAGTCACCGTTTTTTTATTCTTTTGTGCTTCATCAGTTCCCATCACATTACTTTCAATCTGTATATTAAGCGCTAACATTGTCTCGCCAAGAGTGGTTAGTTCTGTCATACAACTAAAAGAACCGTCATCGTTTTGATTCCAAGAGAAATTTGTTATCAATCCAATATAAAAATCCTGATTACCATTTGATGCTAATATTATATCATCGTATATTTTTCGCGGACTAAAATAATAGTCGTGTAATTTGCCAGTATTTTCTACTGATGTTTGGATCGGGGTTTCCGCAATGTCTGCCCATCCCCACTCCACTATTACAGAAATTCCCGGGGATAACCAATATTTCATGAGTTCGTCCAAATCTTCCGCACTGGGGCAAAACCAGTTTATTGTTACTTTTCTTAAAGAACCATATTCTCCTTTACTTTCAACTGATATATTTTCTATACCTGGAATTGGACGATCTTGTATTTTTCTCCCCGGTCGCCTATATACCGGTTCAAATCCACTGGCAATCTTTCCCGATTTTGTCAATAGCCCGCCGACCATTACATTCTTAGAAGAGTCAAACCCGGTTGGTGGAATACCATTTGATATGGCTCTTACCCATATCGATTTTGGCTTATTAGAAGAACCGAATGAACGAGATTTTCTACTGTCTAGTTCTTTTATTATTTTTTCATCTATATTAGAAAGACGTGGGAAACTTTGAATAGCCATTTTATCTAGCCTTATTTACGGTATCTAAATCGGAAAAAATCTTGCCCAAATTTTGCGGAATTCTTAATTGAGTTCCTGGGTCTATATTCAGCGTTCCTTTTCCAATGTGGTTTGCCTGAGCAATAATCCACCACAGAGTTACATCTCCGTAATAACGATACGCTAATAAATCCAGTCTATCCCCAACATTTGAATAAATATAAATATCATTTTCATCGTCTTCTATTTTTGGATAAATTGTGGAACTAATTTTACGAAACCCGGAATCTGTATCATTTGCAACAATCGAACTTCTATATCTATCACTGGACATATATTATCTCCGAAAAAATTATACTTTCTTTGTTTTCCAATTTTTAATTGCTGAATAAAATGGACTTGTGGAACTAATGGGTGAATTATCCAATCCGAATATCGTGAATCCACTAATTGTTACTTCGATAAATCTAGGTAATTTGGCTATATCAATTTCTTTTCCACTACTGTCTTTATTAGGCGTGGAGTCGCGAACCTCCCACGTCGCTTCATCAGGAATACTAATAGTTATTCCACCGTTTAATATTCCAGGAACATTCGCAAATAAGTCGCCAATGGTTAATTTGACGAACGGGGCTTCCATATATTTACCTTCATTATCTGATAAATCTCTATATTTTGGATAGCACAATCCTATTAAGTAATTTACTTTTTCCCATACCGGTCGGACTTCTATTTCAGAATGAACAGATACCTTAAAACCGAAATTAACAACACGAGTCGCACCTTTATAGATATAAACATTATCCGCTCTGCCAATATATTTTCTGGAATTCCAATCTGGGGTAATTGAGTCGGTTAATCCAGTCAAAGCGGCTCTAAATATAATCCACTTGGCATTATTCACATGATAAAACTTAAACGGGATTAAATCAGTTACTCCAGAAGGATAATCTTCGCCGTATGGAATGGTGTTTATCTTATCAGCGAGCCGAGTTTCTTTTATGGCTGCCCCGGGATTGGCGAACCCGTAATCCACGTAAATAGTTTTTGTTTTATTTTTTTGTAATTCTTTCGTGTAAGGTAATTTTTGGTCTGAACCTAAATCCACTATATTTGCGCCTCCGGCGGCATCCGCCCCTCTCTTCAAAACAATGTCTCCGTAACTCTGCAAATATCTTTTATTTAGTTTCGCGTTATCTTGCGGATTGCGAAGAATCCTATTATCTGGAATAGTAGTATTACCCAATTTACGCGCAAGTTCTTCTCTAGATTGGAACGTCCCAGTAGTTGGTTTTCCCTTATCGATAGTTTGTATTTTTTTAATCCCTTCCAGCATTGCGGCGAGAGGAGATTCAGAATTTAAAATATCATATGTCGCAATAACGCGACCTTCTTTATTTAACATTCTAATAAACTTCGGAAGATTGGTATTATCAACATATCCGTAAGTTGGATTATATCTATTGAATATTTTTATTTCTGTCGCCTTCGTTCCCATTATACCGTAACCGAGAAGTTTTAAGAGCACGTCTGAATACGGAATAGCTTTTAATAAGTTGGATAAAAATCCCGCCCCTGCTTCCTGGTTCATAGTAATCTGCGCGTCTATGATCGGATTATATCCGGTAGACATAGTAAACCTAAACGCCTGAGTCGCCAATCCGATATTTTTTTTCATTTCTTCGCGAGGACTTAATCTACTGGTTAAAGGTAGACCCGCCCCATCCGCCCCGATAGGATATAAATACTTATTCGGATTCAAATTAAAATAAGTCTGAGGCATAGTCATTATATCCCGACCAACATTTGCGTAATCTAACCCGGGATATTCGTCGCCTTTTCCAATGGAAACCTGCGGAGACTGATGTATATTTCGGCTTTTATATTCTGAAGAAAATACGGCCTGAGTATAAGTTTCAGGAACAGCACCTTTTATGAAACTAGTATCCAGCCCGAACAAAGAAGAGAGAGACATATGCCTTCTTTCATGATAACCAAACACTGGAAGTGTATTGCTAAATAGTGATAATGGATTCCATATCTTTGTTTCTATCGTCGGGTTAAACGTTTGTATCATTGTTTGATTAAAAATCATTTGTAAACCTTTTGGACTAACTAAATAATTCGCCAATCTTTTCGCGCTAGTAAGTGCATAACTTGTTTTATCGGAAAATCGTTCTTTCCCAGATGTTTCACTCGGAAGAGTCGAAAAAATCGTATCTCCCGCCAGAGCAGAGCGAACCGGTCTCGGCGCACTTTGATAAGATTGTTCCGCCATTTTTAAGGAATTGGTTTCATTCATAGCCGGTGGCATATTTTGCACAGGTTTATCCAGCGTTGCGGTTTTCGGGGTCGGCATTGCCGAACCCAGATTCCTAAAAATCGACCGTTCATATAGTCCTAAAATCGTTGCCATTCATTTTCTCTCTGTTATTTATTTACGGGCAGTTTTTGCTAAAAATTCTCCTATACGGGCGCCATTGAGCTTTAGCTCTACTCCGTTTTCCAACCGACTTGCAATGTTATCTAATCTATCAACCACTTCTCCCATATCTATTTCCGTCGAGGCCACTGTTCCAACGGCTTCAGCCGCAGGTGCTACTACGCCCCCAACCACCCCGCCAACTCCACCTGTCGCGATGATTTTTACTGCGTTAGCAGTTTCTTGCAATCCCGGTGCTAACGACGCAAGTTTTTCCAACTGCTCAATAAGTCCACCGCCAGGAAGCAAACCGGTTATAAATCCACCAACTCCCGCTACAGCATTCGCCGCTGAAAAAGCGACAAGCGCGGACGATAAAGAAAGTATGGCAACAGAAGCGGTCATAAGACTGGTCGCAATCTCACCCAATTTAGAAAGTGGGTCTATTATTGCGTTTAATCCAGTAGATAAAATTTGAGTGGAGAATCCAAGTGCGGTAAATGCACCCGCTAGTGCAAACATAGCAACTATTCCCGCGCCAAATAAAACCGCTCCGACACCGGATGTTATTAATGCGCCCAACGCGAAGACCGCCGCAGTCAATCCAACTAACACAACCGCTGCTTTAGCTAAATCTCCCCAACCAACGTCAGTAAACTTTTGCATTGCGATTCCTAAAAGAAGCATTGATCCGGCCATTAAACCAATTGCGACCGCTCCAATGATAGCCTTTCCAGCAATTTTGGATAACACTTCAACGGCTACTACTAATCCGACTAAAGAAGCACCCGCCTTTGCCATGTCACCAACACCAACCGTCGCAAACTCTTGCATTGCTTTTGCCAGAATAAATACTGCTCCCGCAATCATAATCAGAGACGCTCCTGCCGCTAACATCTGAGTAGGTTTCATATCCCCAAAAATACTGCCAAGTATTCCGCGTTTCCCGCCGACTTTACCCGCCGCCCCTTTACCGCCAAGAAGACTTCCCAATCCAGTTTTTGCTAAACTAAATGTTTTGAATATCCCCCACAGCGCTCCAGCAGCTGCTGCTGCGTAAAGAAGTGCCTTTCCTATTCCAGTTATACTAATACCCGCTTCTTTGCTCACAGTAGTAGCTTTATCCCAACTACCCGTTAATTTGTCGATCCCTCCCATAACCCAACCAATACCGCTGGCGACCTTACTAAGCGTGGTCATAACCAGATTAAGCAAAGGTAATATGGTTTTGAGAACAACCGTTCCGATATTCGCCAGAGAGTTTTTTAATTGCGTTAACGGCGACAATACACCTTCTACATCGAGCGCTTCGGATAATGATAGCCCTTCAACTTCAAACGCGCTCATCGCGTGTGTGGCGACTTTATCTAATTCTTTTGATCGAGAAATCATTTTTCCTAATTCAGAAACAGAAACTCCAATAGCATCAGCCATTGCTTTTCTTTGTATAACATTCATTCGTTGAAATTCCGCTTCAGAACCGATCACGTTCACTATTTCTTTTTGAAGACCCATCAAGTCGCCTTCCAATGCGAGTGCGCGAGCCCTATCCAAGTTGACATTTCTTCCAGTCAAAACCATTGCGTTCATTTGTGCTTCGATGGAACTTTCAAAGTCTAATAACTTATCCGCAATCCCAGTTACTGTAGCAAGATTCACTCCGAGTTTTCTGGCCGCAACCGCTGCCATGACGATATTCTGGCCCATTCCTTTCGAGTATTTTGCGGCTTCTTCTGAACTTTCAGCAATATCTCTCATTACCACACCCGGCGCGACACCGCTAGCTTCCGCAAACTTTTTCGTGATTTTAATCATATTTATCGCCGTTTCGCTAGATCCGGCAGTCATATTCATAAATGAAGCGACAAGTTTAGCGGATTCATCTGCGGACATACCCAATGCGACAGATATAACGGTCGCATCTTCTATCAATTTAGTGTTTATCATATCAAGAGAACCAAACTCACCAACCAACGCTTGAGTTTGTTCGAGCGCTTCTTTTTGAGTTATTCCAAATCTTCCCAGTGTTGACGCGACAGCTGTTGCCTGGTCATTCAAAACAGTAAATTGCGCTCCAGTTATAGCTGTTGCTTTACGAAAATCTTCACCGGCCTGAACCCAATCCACAAAAATCTTTCCAATCCAGGTCGCGATTGCTAAGGCAGCAGTAAGCGGGTTAAAAATAAATCCCATTACTGCGCCTTTTACGCGCTCAATTTTATTTCGGAGTTCGTCTATTTTATTAGCCTGTTCTTTATATCCTTCCAAGTACGCATCTTGTATTGTTTTTACTTTTTGTAATTGTTTGATGTTTTCATTAAATAGTTCACCGGCCTTTTCTTCGGACAGTACTTTTGCTTTTACTTTATCGAGTATCGATACCGAATCATCAAGAATTTCAGAAGACATTTTTTTAAATTGCTCAGTAATAACGCCTTCTTCGCGATATGTTTTAATCATATCTATGTGTAAATCCCCAATTGTTTCGAATAGGTCTTTATATGATTCTTCGTCTCTAATCTTTTTTTCTAATTTTTTTACAATATCTTCCTCAACTTTTTTTATTTTTTCGCGGGATCCCTTACTCCGTTCATCAATTTTTTGTTGTTCTTTTTTGGTTTTAACAAGTTCTCCACTTAATTTGATTCTCTCTTTTGATTTTTTCGATAATTTTTCAGTAATTTTAAGAAGCTCTCCGGAAAGATTTGTTAGTATTTTTTCATAGCCACCCTGTTCCTTAATCATGTCCAGCATACTATCACGTCTATCACCAATGTTATCTAGAGCATGAATAAGTATTCCCAAGTTCTTTATTTCTTTTTCGTAATTCTTTGAAAGATCGCCCTCTTCTTTTACTTTCATAACAGTTGAAAGCAATTCTTTTGCAAACCCAGTAAGTATTTGTAATTTTTTTGCACTTTCATTATACGTTTCAACCGAATCTTCTTGATAATTTCCAATTTTTTCCGATTCCGACGCAAACCCTTTTATTCTTTCCGTCAATTCATTTATGCGATTTTTATCATCAATATTAGCGTTGTCTTTGAGAGCCGTTTCTTTTTTTATGTTTTTTATTGCATCGTTTGTTATTTCATTATATTTTTCAGATATTTTTTCTTTATTTTTTATTTCGTTCTTATAGTGGTCATTTTCGGCTTTTGAAACTTTGCTTATATTTTCTATTTGGCTTAAAGATGTCTCGGATATTTCTTTCACTTTATCTCTAATACTAGTTAGGTAATCAATTCTATCTCGATGTTTCTTTGCAACATCTTCTTCTAAATCCTGGGTTTTTTCAAGATTATTATATATTTCTTTATATTTTGAAATTTGGTCGTTTAATGACTCTATCGCCCGAGGTAAAAGCTTAATAGTACTGACCATGCTTTTTAAAATTCCCTTTTCATTAAAGAATTGGGATTTTTTAAAATCCAATACTTTTTTAACTTTTTTTATAATTCTATCCGTAAGATCTATATCGGCTTCAAGATAGTTGTTAGTTTTTTTACGTTCATCGGTTAATTTTTTAGTCAGCTTAACAACTCTATTAAGAGCCTTTTCGTGAGCGTCTAGTAATTTCTTTTGTTTTTCTAAATCTTCCATTGCCATTGGATTTATTCTTCCTTAGATTTTCCTAACGATTTTACATATTCAATATCATCATATTTCGCTAATCTTTGCGGTCTCTGTGCATCCCATTTTTTTGCGTAATTTTTTCCATATCTATCTTCCAGATACTTCAATAAATCTTTATAATTTTGATCTATTTTCGACACGATGGCTTTTAATTCCGGATCTTTTTGTATTTTACTTTTAACTCGTTCCAATTCTTGCCGTTTCATCGAGTCAATGATGCGGTCAATAAATCTAGTAATGATCCCCTCGTTCAGTTGTTTTTTAGGCATCGGTATTCTCCCATTTAGAATATATAATTTACTAAATATAAATAGTTATATATCTTATTTTTTTGTTTTAGAAGATGGTTTTATGTTTTTATATCTGGATGGGGATGGAGGCGGCGAACTTTTTTTAGTGGATTGTTGTTCTATCTGTTGTTTTTCTTTTTGCTTGGCTTCAGTTAATTTTCGCAGAAAAAATCGTCTTTTATGAACAGGCATAAAATACACTTCGGAAAAACCAAATGCGCCCTCGGAATAATAGCACAGGTCAAAGATTTCTTCGTGGAAGGCGACGTTATAACCTTCCGGATGGCCAAAAAAAGGAGAGTTCCATTGGTATAGTCATTGTTTGCTGATGCATACAGGAATTACATTCGAAATTAAAATCACTACTAATATCCGGGGAAACTCTGGCGATTTCAGATCGTAACGCTAATGAGTCTCTACTGAGCATAGTATTGACTAAATTGGTTATAACGGCTTTTTCTTTATTCCCATCGACTTCCGTAATTGAATGTTTTAGACGAGTAGTGATTTCAAAGTCGGATTCGGATCTCAACTTTTTTAATCCTTGTAAATCTTTTTCTATTTCTTTATCTTCGATGTGAGTTAGCAGTTTAAATTTTACTTGTTTTTTAGACGTTGGTAACTGAAAATCAAATTCTTGTTGACCTTTGACATATGTATTAAAATCGATTTCTTTCGCCTCTAATGACGTTAGATCAATCTTAACATCTTTATTAACCGCATTACATTTAGGGCAAGTAACTTCCACAGTATAATCTGACCCATATGCGAGTATTCTTGCGGAAAACATGATACCGTTCTTATCGCCTAATAATAAAGAATTATAATCAAGTTTGGTTACGATAATAGATTCGAAAAATTTATCCAATACGACACCTTTCTGAATTAAATTCTTTGATGTCAGAATATCTTCTTCCCGAGCAGTAGGATATTTTAATTCTATTCGCCCGTCCGATTCAAATAGTGGATGCCCCGAAGGATAGAAAAATCCTTTAGATGGGAGAGTGACTATTTCAGTCGGATAATCTATTTTGGTTTTCAGAGTTTCCTGATACTCTTTTAATGCTTTTTCTCTTAATTCTTTGTCATTCATAAACTACTCCTTTTGAATTGATAATAACTATTAAACTATAATAAAATCAAATTGTTCCCAAGTATATATATAAATATAACAAAAATGAATTTTTAGTTTCGCCAGAAAAAATAAAGACCGCTCCACCTGGGTGTGCGGTCTTTTATATTGAAAACGTTTAAATTTAACACGGCAATTTTAGAATTCGAGTATCGCCCAATCGTAATTCAGTGTGACGTTGATTTCTATCGGCGAATCACTGGTGTAATCATAACCACCAAAATCTACGGTTTCCAAAAAGGCACCATATAATTTCCATTTTTCTACCAAGTCGCCAACCGGCCCTAATCCATATAAATCCAAATCTTTTTTATAAAAGTCTTGGTATCCATCGCGACCAGTTAAACTTTCATGATGCAATCTAAGCCATTCCATTATAGCTTGTGCGGCGGATGGGACTACCGGATCAATCAAAGTAATACTGATCGAATTCCAGGTCCATTTTCCAGCGAATTTTCTCTGCATGTTAATATAATCAATCGGAATTACATTGGTTTGAGGTTGCGGTCTTTGAGCCGTTTTAATTACCCATGACGGAATTCCATCGATATACATAATAAACCTGTGCATCTGCTTTGGCTGGAAACGGTCTATCATCAATTCGTTTGCTTCTACCATGCGTTCTGTAGGCATTTTATTTCTCCTAAATTTTTATTCTTATAAAATTACATCCAAGAAATTTTTTTATTTCTTCTTGTCTATAAATATCTTTTTCTCTCAATTTTCCATCAATATAATGATGTTTTTCATCAATTTCTATTACTATATTCTTTTCTTTACTATATCCGTCTACCCAATATCCTAACTCTTTAATACAGTATTCGCCACCATTCTCGGCGTGTTGAAGATCCGTAATCCCAAGCTCTTTTGCTTTTTGCTCAAGTATTGGAATGGCGGTTGGATTATATCCAGGAATTATTTGAGAGCCATTAAATTTATTTTTTTCAATCCTTTTTATAGCAATTAATCTTAACTTTTCAATATTCTCCCTCGTTAATTTTTTCCCAGTGTTTGCCCGGCCAATTTTTATTTTAGTTTCAATACTTCTCGGTTTCCTCCAACAAGGATTTTTTTCCCCAATTTTTGTCATACTTAATTTTTTTCGATGCTCTTCTGATAATTTTTTCCCAAAGAACGGGTGATTTTCCATCTGTTTAGATATACTCATTCTTTTTCTTGATTCTGGGTTTTTCGCCGGATTTTCATTCCCATACATTCTCTTGCTCAATATCATTCTACAATTCTCCGAAACTTTATGCCCCCGAAGAGATTCACCAATCTTTCGTTTAACTTCTTCGGTACGATGTTTTCCAAACATTCCATTTTTTTCTCCACGCTGAGCATCACTCATTCTTTTTCTCGTTTCATTTGAACGTTTTACGCCCCACCCAGGATTTTTCTTTCCGAGTTTAGCACAAACTCCGCACAATGAATTAGCTTTATTCGCGCGATTTAATGAGCTCTTTTGAGAATATTTTAATTCTGTTTTACATCCTGAGCATTCTCTTATAAATTGTCTATCCATATTTTTTACTTATTTAAAATTTTTTCTATTAACTCGGCTTTAGTCCCGACCGCAGCAACACCAACTGATTTGGCGTATGTTTTTAATTGAGCGTATGTAAGCGCATCAAGATCTTCCGCGGTGTTCTTTGGTTCTACCATTATGTCGGAAACTACTCCTTCTTCGGCTACCAACTCGTTCGTAAAATTCATCGGCGACATATCTTCACCTGCAAAAGTTTTTTTGTTGGCATTTTGAGCACGAAATTCTTTTATCATATTGCGTTTTTTATGTATTGCACTACCCATAATACAATCTCCCAGTTATTATAAATATAAATATAAAGATTTTTAAAAAGTGTTATAAATATTTCTTCAGAAAGGTTATAAGTTTAGGAAGTTGTTCTTTTTTTATAAAAATTATTTCCCAGCGAGTTACTCCGTCCTGTTTCAGTACTATATCGTTTTCATTATCAACATACGCAATAATTGGCATCCCTTCCCCGACTTCTTTTGGATTGATGGTCTGCAAATCTTTTTTTTCTTTAATCAAATTTTTTAATTTCATTATGTTATCTCCCAGCCCTTTTTTCATTCTGAATCTTGTCGCCGCGGGAATCTCGCCAGGTAAGGCTCCAGGAACCCTATGTCGCGACCCCATTCCCGGCGGAACTTTTACGTTACGTTTCAACATCGGCGACACCATGTGTTGAGCCCCCTTTTCAGAATCAGATCTTTCTTCACTTCCAACATAATCTTTTAGTGGAATGAACTGAATTTTATTTTTTCCGGCAGAAGAATCCCATTTATCGTTATTCCTTTTACTGTTGGGATTTATCATTTTTTCATGTTTACTTATAATAACTTCTATACGATATTTCGGGTCGTTAGAAATTTTTATATTTTTGCCAAGTTTTATATTTATTTCGGATTCCAGATCAGCGGCAACTTTTTTTATCATATTCTTTGGCGGATATTGCCAGAAAGAAATTATTTTCTTATTTGTCCATACTCTCCCAGGATATTTAAAATTTTCTCGATCTGCATGGGAGTGCATATCATCATAGTATTGACGAATATTATTATGTGTCCCACTACTAACTCTCATTTTGTTTTTATAGTATCCAAAGCAAATTGCGCTATTGTCCCCCCAACTCAATCCCTTTTTGTCGATAAAATCCGGACTTTCTAATATTTTTTTTAATTTAATCATTTTTTATTTTCTCACCTATCTCCTTATAAATATAAAGATTATTTGTTTTTTTAGAACCGAGTGTTTTTTTATTTTTTTATATTTATACACTACGTTTAAAATAAAAGAGGGAATAAAAATGGAAAGATGGCAAAAAATTCTGCAAAAAAGTTTAACGAAACCCGAACAAATTGCTAAAAAATTTAATTTACCGTTATCGGAAATTCAACAAGTAAATAAATCATTTAAGACTCGTATCACTCCGCATTTCGCCGCATTGATAAAAGAAAACGGCGACGCACTGTATCGTCAAGTTATACCTGATAAAAACGAATTATTAGAAGGAGATTCTGACGAAGACCCGTTAGGAGAAGACGGAGATTCTCCCGTCCACAACATCGTTCATCGCTATCCAGATAGAGTATTATTTTTAATCAGCCATGTATGCGCATCTTATTGCCGTTTCTGCACGCGCAAAAGAAAAGTAGGCGACGCATCAAAAATCAGTTGGAAATATGTTGATGAAGGGATCGAATATATCTCCAATCATTCGGAGATTCGCGACGTTATTTTATCTGGTGGAGATCCATTACTTTTATCTGATGACAAAATAGAATATGTTTTACGAAAACTTCGGGATATTCCGCACATTGACATCATCCGCATTCACACGCGCGTTCTCGCGTTTTTACCGCAGCGCATCACGGCGAAACTATTAAAAATGCTAAAGAAGTATCATCCACTGTTTATGAACGTGCATTTTAATCATCCAGACGAATTGCATCCGATGGCAGTTAAAGCATTAAATAGATTGTCAGATTCAGGAATACCGTTGGGGAGTCAAACCGTTTTGCTCAAAGGAGTTAATGATGATCCGATTATCATGAAAAAATTGATGCAAAAGTTATTAAAAGCCAGAGTAAAACCGTATTACATTTATCAGGCCGATAGAGTGTTTGGAACGGATCACTTTCGTACTAGTGTTGAACGTGGTTTAGAAATTATGGAAAATTTAAGGGGGTGGACGTCGGGATTGGCGAATCCTTATTACGTAATAGACGCGCCAGGTGGTGGTGGCAAGATACCACTTTTACCTAACTACGTTATTCGCCTCACCGATGATGAAGTCGTGTTGAGAAACTATAAAGGGAAAATGTTTAGATATAAACAATCTGATAACGAACAAATAAAAGTGGAAGAATTGATAGGCGAAAATTTAGACTTATCGTTGGTTTAACGATCTACATTTTTTGGAATATCGTCGCCTATTAAAAACCGGTATGTAAAATTGGAATTTATTACGTCATAAAACAAAAGTCTGGCCATTGTCCATTCCGAGTTATCATACATACGCATTTCACCGGTAGATGTAATACTTTTTTTAATCCCGTGTTTTTTCATAACAGAATAAAACTTTTTTCGTAATGTCGCCAGAGAATCATCGTCCTTGATATTCATTTTAATAATATCTTTGGCGACATTTTTCATAAAGTCGTGTTTTTGCGTAGATAAACTATTCCAGGCCGCAAGTTTTGGCGTTTTCATTTTATTTTCCTACATTTTTTAGTGGGCAACTTTTTTGAAAATCTCCCTTTCCAATAAAAAGAATCGGTATTCTGGCATCAACAGGTTCAAACATTAACCTTGTCCCATAGTCTTTAGATCCAATATATCGCATCGAATAAGTTTTTCCGGTTCGTTTATCAGTGAAAGTTATTATTTCTCCAATTTTCATTTTATTCCTTTTCTATTTTTTCATATGGAAATTGCGTTTCCAAATCGTCATAAATAACCAATTGACCACACAACAAACATCGGTCTTTTCTCTGTAAATGAAATGTGACAGCGTTTCGGCTAACCGGTAAAATCCCGTCTTTACACGCCGGACAAATAGATTTATACAAGGAACTTTCATCGAGTCGTTCAAGTTCAGCATGATTTACGTGAATGGCTTCTTTATATATGTTTTTTGGAAATCCCGATTTCACCCTTTTCATTTTTTCGATTCCTTTATATTTATTTTTGATTCATTCGCCCACGCCAAGAGTATATATCCGGCGTCACGAAATATTTTTTTGGCTTCGAATTCACCGACTTTTAGTGCGTCCGACAGGGAATGAGCCGTATAATTAAAGGAAATTTTGCGACCCATGTAGGACGCTGTGATTTTGTAATCTACCATTTTATTTAACCCTCTTTTTTATTTAATACAATATACAAAATTAAACACTAAAAGTCAAGTTTAATTTTTATTGCGCTCATTTTTTAATTGTTCTCCTAATAGTCCCAAGGCATTTCTTGAAATCTTTCTCTGCCCTCTTTAATGGAAATTTCTAACAAGTCATAAATGGCGCCAGCGTCTTCAACCGATAAAATCACCATCATTTTTTTATTCACATGAATTTCTTCTGATTTAAGTATGGCGCGTTTAAGTATATCCCTAGCAAGTTTTAAGTTTTCTAAAATCATCTCTTTATCTCCAAATTTAATAATAATATTTTTTTACTTTATGCCGGTATTTACGTCCAACAATTCCGACAACCAGCATAGCAACAACCGCCAAAAAACAAAACCCTAAATAATATGGAATATATGTTTCCAAAAAATTACCGACTTTTGGATAATCTTTCGCCAACGCAGACCCCATAAATAATACTCCAATTAAAATACTCGTCGCGAATGCTGTTATCACATATAAAATATCATCAAGTTTTTCGATAGTTTTACTTGAATATTCAGTAAAGTATTTCGCTCGTTTATGATTTCTTGGTTGTCTCATCAGATTATAACCCTTTCTTTATAACAGAATATACCAAATTAAAGAGTAACAGTCAAGTAAAAAATAATATATTTTTACCACCTTTTAACTCAATGTGGGGCAAATATATTTATCGTTTTCTCGATACCGATGACCTTCCTGAAGACCGATGGGATTGTGATACACTTTGTTTGCTTGTGTTGCCAGTGGGTCGCGTATGAACTTTCGGAGTGTTATTTTCAACCCTTTGTCTACTTAATGGTTTGAATTCGGAACGTGAACGGGTAGGCTCCTTTCTCTTAATCGTTCCACGAGTATTTTGTTTAGCGACTCTATTTCCATTTAATTCGCGAGTATTGTTATAGATTCGTTCTCTTTTAATAGGTTGTCGCCTAATTTGTTGCGCCGTATTGGATATCTGAGTTCGGTGAGTATTCATCGGGCGACGATCATAAAAAGAGTAATGATGGTTAGCAGCTAAATAGTGTGGGCGACTATGATAATAATGGTCGTGGTAATAATAGTAATCGGGATAATAATATGGATAATAGTAATAATAATCAGGCCAGTAATAATACGAATAATAATATGGATAATAATAGTACGGAGCCCATCCCCAATAAAGTTCTAAATAAACTCGGGAATAACTTTCCGTGTCAACGCAGGTTACACTATCACTGTATACATCGTTGTCAGTCTGGGCGACAACCCACGGTGTGCAAGACGACAAAAGTAAACCTAACATCAATACAAATAATAATTTAATTTTCATGGCGACTTTCTCCATCTATTTACTACTATAAATATACTACAAATATCATACCAACTTTGAGAAATAAAAAAAAGCCGCTTTATGGGCGGCTTTTTCCAATCAACAAAAGATAAACGGCTTATACTATTACTTTAACATTTACAGCCTGTAAACCTTTTGCAGTTTTTTCAACATCAAATTCAACTTTATTTCCTTCACTTAAAGATTTGAAGCCATCGCTTACGATACTTTTAAAATGAACAAATACGTCTTCTCCCTCTTCGCGAGAGATGAAGCCAAAGCCCTTACTTGAGTTGAACCACTTTACGGTTCCTTGTTCCATAGTTCTTCCTCGTTTGTTTATTGTTTCCGTTAATTACTCTATAACTATTATACTCACATATAAGTAGTTAGTTCCCAATAATAATATAAATATATTTTTTCGGCTTACTTTTCTACGTAGAGTGGTGTTCTCGCACTTTTTTGAATTTCGGCTCTTTCTGTCATTCTTCCACGAGAATGCGCATGGCTAATAGCAAGATCCGACAATAAATGAGATTCCCACGCACCTGCGCAGTTTGTGTAGTTATACTTTTCAATCAAATCTATTGAGCCCATCGGATTCAAAAAACAATGAACTATTCTATGAAAAAGAGGCAGAATTTCATCTTCTTCATAAGTCATAGCCAAAACCGAATATCCATGAAAAATTTGAAGGAAAACTTTTAGATATTTTTTGGTTATCTCTTGATCTTCCTCATAATCCGATATTAAGTAATATACCGCCCTTTCATCCAGAAATTTAGTTATTCCTCTTACATATTTCCCTTTACACCGAATAACTGAAAAAGTTCCTTCATAAAAGAAATGCCAAGTATCATCTTTATGGAGAATTTTTTCATAGAGAGTCTTAAAAAGTTCTCTATCATAAATCGTAGTTTCTAGTAACTTTATTTCTTTTAATTCCATCGTGTGCTCGTTCCCATTAAACCGGTTTCTAAACCTTGAATCCAGTGCGGTTCGCCATTTAGCCATTCTATTTCGTCGGGAATATCCCAAACAATATTGCCGCAATCATAACACCGCGTTCCCATGGCTCCGACTCCTTGAGCACCGCCACCTAACGTATTTGAGCCACGGCGCCAATGTGAATACTTCAGTTTTGCTGAACCGCACTTTTTACATTTGGGCAATCTGAGATAGGCGACAATCGGTAAAAGAATAATAACTAAAACTACTAAGAGAAAAATATACATAGGCGACTCCCCATTTTTATTTTAATATAATATACAAAATAAAAAAGGAAATGTCAAGGTTTATTTTACCTGCTATATATCAACTCATATTTTAGGTTTCCGCAATCCCAAACTCTATCGTATTCGTTTAGTTGCATATTTTGCCATTCGGTAAGGTTAGGATCGTATTTTTTTAATTTCTTATGTAAGACTTTTTTCCTAAAATTAAAACGATGTATTCTACTACTGCCGTTCATATTAAAATACCAATAACTAGGAGATGTTTCTGATACTTTTGTAAATCCCATCTTATTGTATAGATTGCTGCCGGATTTTGTCCAACGGCGATCGGCGAAACTTATTATTTTTTCTGGAGAATATTCGCGCACAAAAAAATTGAGTAATTTACTAGCTAATCCATTTGACCGGACAGATGTTGCAAATCTCATCAATTCATATTCTCCTTTATTTTTTCCAGACCCAACAGACCTTTTTGATTTTCCAAAAGTCATCACGGCAACCAACTCATTATCATAAAATGCACCTAATTTTATTTTGGTATTGTCACTTCCTTGTATGTGATTTTCGTTTAGGAATTTGTTTTTTGATGCGTTGTCTATTTCTTTTATATCACAATTTCTAGCATAAACTTTTCTGGTTTCATCGGACAATATGTATTCTAATCTGTTTTTTACTATATTTTGTTTTTCTATCCATTCATCTTCAAATATCTGAATTAAATGAATTCCCTTGCTCTCGGCTAATGAAGTCTTACTTAGATGATATTTTTTATCTTTGTTTCCATTTATTTCGGAATGCCAAAATATACCATTATATTCTATACCAATTTTTTTATCTGGAATGTAAAAATCTAGCTCCTTCCCGTTCAATGTTTTTCTATCATTTCTTATTATTTCGCCAGAATATATTTTCTTCAAGAAGTTATTTATTTCGTCTTCGGCTTTAGAAACACCGCTCCACAATAACGGATAACACGTTAAACATCTTGGAATGCGCCCATTTTCCAAGCTGCCAAAAAATATATTATTGCACTTTTTACAACGAAATTCATATTTTTTATTTTTAACTCCCTGATAATCATTTAAGGTAAATAACACTTCAACGTATTCGCGTATTTTAGGTGAGCTTAAAAAATTATTATACACCGTTTCAAATAATGATTTTTTAATCTGCGCCATTCCTTCTTCGGTTTGAGTAAAAGAATTTGCACCGTATTTCTCTTGGTTGGTTTTCTTTATTTTTGCAACCATCATTTGTTTAATCATTGGGTCGTTAGCTTTCAACGATTGTAGTTTACTGGTTTTATTAGATGTGGTTTTTTTTATTCCATATTTAACAATGTAATCCAATGGCAAGATATTATGTTTTTTTAGATGAGTATTGCTCAATTTAAAAAAATGTTCTTGACAAATTTCGCATTTAATTCTATTATCTGGAATTAGTAGTTTATCTTTTCTATCCTTTTTTATATGATATAATTTCCAGAGATATTTATATCGCGGGTATTTATTCAGAAAGTCGTCTACGTTTATGTTGTGAATACTTTTTAGATGCGCAGTAAACACGCCAGATTTATTCTGTGTATCAGAAGTTTTCCATTCTTGGCACATTGGGCAGGAAAAACTTTCTTTTTTAATCGCGTTCTTTATTATGAAATTTTCTATGAAAAACGGAGAATTGTGCAAAGATGTTGAATGTGTAGTCAATGCTCCAGATAAATTATTTATATCAATACTTTCCCAATCGCATAATTTACATTTTATTATTTTTGAATTATCGTTGATTTTCCTCTTTACTGTTCGTTGTTTATTATATTCTTTGTCGGAAAACTTGCATTCATTTGAACAGTATATTCTTTTTTTGAAAATTTCTTTTTTACATATCTTACACTTCATTTTCACTCCTTTAGTAGTTATTTTGACCTTATATGTATAGATATGAAATAAAATAAAAAAAGTTCCATTTTTTGTAAAATAAAAAACCCGCTCCGAAGAGCGGGTTTTCATTAGATTTTATAGTTTAACTGTTAAGTGTCAGAAATTAGACGGTTTCCAACCCATGAACTACTATTTTTCCGTAAAATTCCGGACGCACGATTTTCTTTGCGTATCGCGTCATAACCCCGCGTCTTGGCGTGAAGTTATCCGGGTCGTATACAAGAGGAGTCATGATTAATGGAATGTATGGAGCATAAACAGCGCCAGTTTCCAAGAAACTAGTTCCTCTGAATCCGACTAGAATTACGTTTTCAACCATATAAGGATTCTTATATACTGTAAAACGTGAATTCAACATACCGACTTTTTGAACGCCCATCGCGAACGACATGGCGGTTCCATCAGTATCAGCCGCATATCCAGGAATAGATTCAATAATCGTAGCAATATCCGGTGATAAAACTATGAAGTTTGCACCACCGCGAAGAGTCAATTGATGAATCTTGTTGGATACTTTTTGAATCTTGTTGCCAAGAGTTTGATACCATTCGTTCTTTGTACCAGTGTGAGAAGTTGCATCATAGAACGACGCTTTATCGGAAGAGATTTCCCACCCAGGAATGGCTGACCAGTATTCTTTAGTAACGGCATTCACCATTAACATATCAAGAATTTCGAGGTCAATTTCCATACCAATATATTCGCTTAACAGAGCGGTAAGCTCGGCTTCAGCGTCTATTGAATGGTATGCATTCAAGTCTTGGGCAAGTTCAGGAGTCCATACGGCTTTCATCTTACGAGTTTTCGAGACGATGGATTCTTGAGCGACCGATAGGTCAATTTCAGGAATGTCAAGTTTTAATGCACTACCGGATTCAGACGTATCTTCGAAATCACCGCGAGCAGTAGCCGTTGGTTGTTTATGATAACGAATTACATACGAACTTCCAGAAAAATCAGTTAATTTGGCACTACCAGAAACAACCCACATAATATTTGCACCGACAATTTTGGTAAATTGTGGCAAATAAGAATGAATACTACTACCAGAAACGGAAAATGCGCGAACGCCTTCCAAATCCAGATCGGATAATGAACCGGTGTTATAGAAGATTTTTACTAGCTGGCCCGCAGAAAGTGAAGCTGAAACTAATCCGGTTGTAAAATCAATATCAGCGTATGCACACGCAGCAGATGCAAATGTATTTGTGGCAGCCGTTGCGCCCCAAATAGGTATACCACCAACACTAGTATCATTGACGGAATAACCGAATTTTCCAGCGCCATAGAGACCGCCGACCGTATCATCAGTTGTTCCCGGGGTTTTTCCAACACCTGAACCACCATATACGGATTTGTTCTGGGTAAACCCAGGTTGATGACCGCTTCCATATTTAAAATCGATATAGAATACGAGTCCAGAAGGAAGATTCATCGGCTGAATAGAAACGAATTCCTTAGCAGCCACTTCGCCGAAAATACGGCGAACCAATGGAAGAGCGACACCAGACCATTGTTCAGCACCACCCCCGCCGGTTTGCGATACTTCATGCAATACCTGACGAGCTTGGTTTTCCAAAAGGATTGCCATTCCGTATACTTCATGTTCTTTTTCCAGACCATCAAGTAAACCGGTTGGCTCCCATTTCTTTACTAAACCACGAGTCTGCTCAATAAGAGCGTCGTAAGGGTTTTTCCCTTCCATTAACTTTTTTAAGTTGAGCAATGTACTCATTGTTTTTCTCCTAAATTTATTTTTTAAGTTTAATGTTCGCCAATTTGTGAATACGAGATTTCATATCAGCGTTAGCGTTGACAATTGGATCATCAACTTTCGGCTTGGTCGTACCGACCGATCTCGATGCGCCTTCTACAATCCTTTGGGTTCTGTTTGGCGAGTCGCCAGAACCGAGATTTTCCATCAAAGTGGCGTAAACCAGTTTGATTTCGCGAATTGATTTTGCGCGGTCAAAGTTTTCAACAACTTTCATTTTGCTTTTGTTATCGAGAGCAAAATTACGGAAAACTTTGTTTGTGAATAGTAATTTAGCGTTGAGCACATTAATTTCGTTCAATTTACTTTTCATAAATCTCACTACTTCAATAGCTTTCGCAAGTTTGTTTTTGGTTTTTGCCAATTCCGTTCGAAGAGATTTGATTTTGGCTTCACCGACGAAATTATCAACTTCGTCTTCGTCATCATCTTCTTCTTCCGGCACTTCGGCAGGAACTTCTTCTTCGGCTTCACCGACCGGTTCTTCTTCAGGAACTTCTTCATCTTCCTCGATGTCGATGTCTAACTCTTCATCATCATCAGCAGCGGGAACTTCTTCGGCTTCACCAACCGGCTCTTCAGGAACTTCTTCCTCGTCATCTTCAACGTCGAAATCTAAATCGTCGTCTTCATCAACAACGGGTTCTTCCAGAGGTTCATCTTCTTCACCGGCTTCGGCTTCCAATTCGGCGACAACTTGTTCCAAATCAAGGTCATCTTCTTCCGGCGCTTCTTCGTCTTCAGGTTCGTCCTGTTCAGTCAACTCAGACTCTTTCGCGTCTTCATGGTCAGACTTTACTTTGGTCGCACCTTCTTCGTCATCAGTAGTCGTTTCAGATGATTCTTTGGATGGTTCTTTGTTATCACCAGTTCCGATATCAGAAGTGTCTTCTTGTTCGGTTAATCCAGAATCTTCTTCCGCTTTTTCGTGATCATCATCGGTTCCGATTTGAGCACCAGCGTCATTCGTGACTTCTTCTTCTACAGGTTCTTCCAATTCTTTTTCTTCTTCATCTTCCATTTCCTGTTGAATCTTGCGAGAAATCATCGACTTAACTTGCGGAGCAAAAGCTTCTTCCAAAAACGCCTTGGCTTGCTTTAACGCCATTTCACGAATCGTTTTTGCTTCAGCAATCGATTCTTTAAGTAATTTAGTCATTACGGTTCTCCTAATACATTTATCCAATATTATTGGTTTGGATTTTAACACTATTGATGAGTGTTAATGAATTACTAACATCATTTATTTCGGTACACTATATCGTAGATAGTGTATTCGGTAGGTTAAATATAAATATATGTAAAAAATAAAAACATATTAAAAATGATATATTTTCTTCATACTTATTGGTTTCGCCTCATTTCACTTCGCATCCTCGCTTTCGCGCGATTGCGTTTTTCGCGTTTTATAGCAGATGGTTTACGAAAATTTGATTTTTCCTGTATATGGAGCATCAACTCTTCTTTTTTAATCATTTGTTTTAATTTTTTCAGTGCTCCATCAATATTTTTGTCACGTACAGTTACTTGTAATCCAGTAAACCTTGATAAAACTTCTTCATTTGGGATCATATTCCCTCCTATTTATTTCACTTGATTATATTTTCTTTCTTCTACACTGTCGCCAAGAACATAGGTATTAAAAAGAACTTCTAATTTTCTACCTTTGTCGCCTTTAATCATTTTTAACTGGGAAGTCAGGAATTTATCACCTTCCATATAGCGTTCCATTTTTTTAGCGTCAAACTTTATTAGTTCATTTATTATTCTTTCTTTCGCCTTTCTTAATGCGATTGTCGGAATTCTAACTTCAAATAGATTGTATTCCGAGCCAGAAACATACGCATACTTTCCTTCAAACGCCTGAACTTTTACTGTACCGTGTCCTCGGTTTACTTCGTCTTTTACTTTACGAATATAATGCGGTGTCGGGTCTACTTTTCTAACGGCGTTCATATCAACTGTCGCCTTGTCGCCGACTCTTAGTATGTCGTCTTCCTGCACGACAGGTTGTTCTGGTTGCGGATCATCAATCTCAAAATAACGATTGAGAACGTTACCCATGTCTTCGTATAGCGCGTTCATTCTGTCCTGTAACGATTGCGCTTCGTTGGCGACTTTCATAAAATTACCGGATAAGCCTTTCAACTCTTTCATATTTCTTTTAATAGTAACCTGATCAAACCAATCATTCGCACTTTCTACTGTAAATCTTTCGGCAAATGTCGCAATTTCGTGTAATGTTTTTGCAATTTCTGATAAATTATTTTTACGATAAATCATTTTTCCGAAATTATTGTATTCGCGAATAGAACTCATAATCCTTTGTTTATCTTCTTCCGTTATTTTTGGCGGATCTGTAATAGAACTTTCGTTTACTTTATTCAGTTCCTTTTTTGTGAAGAAAATTTCTTTTAAGCTTCGTTTAGTCATTTTAGTATCTCCTTATTGTTTCTTAATAAATTTTGCTATTTGGAACGCTTTGTCTAAAGAACCGACCAATTTAATAAATTCCTCCGTTTTTTTATTATATTCTTTATCGTATGCCCCATTTTCATAATCTTCTTGCGCCCAACCCGCCGGACGTCCAGAATAAAAAAGAAAATCCCGAACCGCAACAAATCTCTTATCGCCCACATCTTTATCTCTCCAATCTTTCAACACTTCTTCGCGAACTATTTTGCGTATCATTTCTTTTATCTCTTTCTCAACTTTGTCGGGCAAACCTTTATGTTTTGTTTTCGCAAATTTTTTTGCATCTTCTGGGTCTATTGACTTCGCAACATCTTTTGCTTTTTTAGTAACATCCGACGGCTTAACCGTTCCTTTTTGCAATCCGTGCACAATTCCGAAAAATTGTTGCTGTTTTTTACTTACTGCCGGCATCTTATTTCTCCTTTTTATACGGTAATACCATAATTATTGCAGAAGATATATAATTTATTGGTTGCGTCATCAACAAGTTTGGAAACGACTTTGAATTCAGATTTGGCTTTCGCTCTACTTAGCTTGGGCATTTTCTTTCCAGTAAACCGAGGTTCTTCGTCAAAATCTATTTCTTCCTCCAAATCAATGTCCTTTAATGCGTCCATAGTGTTTTCCAGACGATAATAGAGTTCTCCAAGAGAATCCGCATATCCTTCCTTTAACAATTTTTGTTTTTCTTCTTTAATTATTTTCACCAATTCGGATTTTTTCATTTTAATTTCCCCTTAAATATATCCCATTACCATCAACCACGACGGCGAACCGTAAGGATCGACACCATCCGGTTCAACCGTTTTTCCCACCACACTTTTCGATCTACCACTATTAACCATTCTTTCAAGCGCTGAAAGTGATGGTGGTTTGCTTACACCGCGAACATATTTATACAAATTCTGAGTTAAGACGGCAATTTTGTTTTCATTGCCACCGCTAATTTTATAAATATACGTAACTCTATAATCTTTTGGCGTCCACTCTAGCACAACGTCTTCGCCAGATTTTATTTCAAACCCCTTTTTGCTCTTAACATCTTTTAACGTAGTTGTCGTGAATGTTAAATGATGAGACACTCCTTCGTTCTTTGACTCTTCTATTCGCGTAAGAAGTTCTACAGGAACAGATGGGATGCCCATGACTAACGATACAGGATTTCCAGAGTAAACATCCGCAGTTACTCCATTAACAGTTTTCACTATCAGCACGCCTCTTCCGCGTTGAATCTCAGATTTAACTATTCTCAGCCAGTGTTTACCGACAACAGGTCCCATTTCTTTTGCGACTTTATTTAACTTCACATTATCAATTTTTACTTTGTCGCCAGGTTTAATTTTTTGTTGCATTAGTTACTCTCCCGTTTAATTTTATTTTTATAAAAAGGATATTTTGCAGAGATTAAATCTTTTACGTTTGCAAGATCTTTTTTATCTACAAACAAATACCCGTTTTCAAAATAGAAATTCTTTTTATCTATTCCATTTTCTTCCAAGTAACTCGTTACTTCTCTTTCCAGACCTTCTTTCAGCAGAGTAAATTCTTCTTTAATTATTTTATGGAGCTCGGATCTTTTCATTTAATTTTCTCCTTACATTTCGTCATCTTTTCGCCAGTATTTCGCGAGTTCTTTTTCGGCTTTTGGAGCGGCGCTATTTATATCATCTTTCAGATTTTGCATCACATCTTTCAGATATTGTTGTTTAGCAAAAGCGATTGCGCCTTTAACATCTCTCTTTTCGTAAAACTTTCGCTCGTTCATACCGATAGCGATTAAACCATCAACAATTTTTGGCTCTGGAAAATTCAGGAATTCTTCTTTGGAAAGTTCTTTCAACAGTTGTTCTTTGATAAGACTTCGCAATTCGGATTTTTTCATTTTATTTCTCTCCTCAGCAATAATTCCGGCGTATCCATAAGATGTTCGTTTCCCTTTAGGCGCGATGGAGTGTCCATCAAACCACCATTTATCGGGATTATTTACAATGGCATCAACTTTTCCGAAATACTTTTTTTTATCAATGACGCCGTATCCCTTGATATAATAAAGTTTATTATCGGAATCCATCATAAACTTCCCGCTTCTCTGAACATCTATTTTAATATAGCTTTTTCCGGGTTTGACTTTAACCTGCCAGTCCGGCTCGAAAATTTGCCATTTATCTGGCGAAAAGTTCATATAGTATTCTTTTACTCGCTTCTCTAGAATTTCAGCGAATTTTTTCGCAAGTTGAACGTCCATATTACATACTCTGTTTCTTTTTGGTGCTGAATTGCGAGAACTTATTTTTATCCAAGTCCAACATATCAGTTAATCTTTTGAAAAGATATTCCAGTTTGTTTCTTGGAAAATTATATTTCGCCAATTCTTTTGACAATCTACCGAGTAAAAGTTCTACGTTCCCCGGAAGAGTAACTTCGGTTTCATTTACTTCTGTTTTTATCGGATTGCCTTCTTCATCAAGAACTTTTTTTCCATCTTTATCAAATTGACCTGGAAGCCCTTTGAAAGTAAAATTATCTTTTCTTTTCGGGGTTAATCCGAAAACACCGCCAACAGGTAGAAGCGAAGTAAGTAATACTATTCCTTCATTCAATTTTTTCTTATTCTTTTTCATTTTGGTTTCTCCTATATTATTTATGAGTTGTTTTTCCAATAGTTACATCGAGAGATACATGCGCATCATCTGACCCCACCGCGGCCGCGTCTATCATAACGGTATACCCGCTATCAAAAATGAATTCAACCACTTCACTGTCCCAAGTAGTATACGTGATTATTTTTTTAATTTTAGCGCCGCTGATTCTTGTTATCATGGCTTTATTTATCTTACCCAACTTATCTCTGAGAACAATACCGGTATCATCCTCTTCAGCTTCATTTAATGCATCGGCTCTAAAATTCAGCCACTTTCTCCAGTCATATCCTTTTTTTTCTTCTACTTTTTTATTCACAATCGTTCTCCTTTTCTAAATCGTTCTAGCGGTCTAAGTGCGTTTTCCCACGATGGCTCCCCGAGTTTTTCAACAAACTTTAATGCCTTGCCTACATCATCAACGTGAATCGCCAACGTTTTCAACCCGGGATGCGGTGACGTATTCATTATTTTCGCCCTAATTCCCCCGCCATTCAAATTGGCGACAAGATAACCTAATTGCTGTCTGGTATCAGAGAAAAAATTAACAACGTAATTTCCGATTACGCGATAAGTTGACGAATACTTTTCTGTTATTATTTCTCTAATTATCTCCCGAACAATTTCTTTTATTTTCGCCTTTTCCAAGTTTGCGTCATCCCATCCTTTGAGCCATTGCGCAAAAGTTTTTTCATTTTCACCGACTTCTCCGCGTATCAGTTTAATTAAAGTCGGGTCGTAAATCGGGATTCGTCTTTTTCTTTTCTTAAACGCATTTTTTCCAAGTTCGTATGCACGATTACTCATTTTATTTTCGCCCGAAATACTTCTTATAAATATCTAACGCCTCTTTTTCATCAACAATTCCGGCTTTGACTAATTTGGAGTAATAATCCGATTTTTCAGAAAGATGATCTAGTGCGATTTCTGTAGCAACTTTTTCATCGTCAGTATGCTCTTTTTCTACAGCGACACCAATCTCAAGCTCTTTTGGATCAACATCTTTCGGATTTAATTTGTCGCCCTTGCCTCCGGATATTTTGTCGCCCTCTATCTCGTTGACCAATGAATTTTTATAAAGCAATCTATTCCAGAGTTTTTTGTCCATAGATTATCTCCACTTTTTAATATATTCACGAGCGCATATTTCGTTTGGAAATACCCACACTCCATCGCCACTTCTTGCCGGTTTTCCATTTTCATCTATTGGAACAAACCCAACCGTATTTCCGTAGCCCTTAGCAATTACTGGAACTTCATCGAGCGTATATTTTTTACCGCTTTGAGTTTTGTATACTGTTTCTTCCGTTAAAATACTTTCTTTAAGTTCTTTTCCGAGAAGTTTATACCATCGTTTTTTGTCCATTATGTTTTCTCCAATTTACCAACTTTTTAGCCCTGCGTCCTTAGCGGCCGCTTGCAACTCTTTAACAAAATCTTGGAATTTTTTATGAACTTCTTTATAATCTTTTCCAGAAATATTTAATTTTAAGAGTTCCATCTCCATGTCTTCAATTATACCAGACAAATATCCACCAGTGCTCTCTTTTAGCAATTCTTCTTCAATTATTTTTCTCAACTCTGATTTTTTCATTCGTCTTCTCCCTTACAGATTATTTTTCTTTTTGTATTCTTTTCTGAGCAGAAACGCAAAGAAAATTAAAAATAACGGAACGATTAAAGCGAACGGCCACCCGAAAAATGCCGAGAGCAATCCACCACCAGCTACCAGCGCACCAACTACCCAGATAGTTCCCCATTTTTTATACGAGAACTCTCCCAATTCCGCAACCCACGATTTCCATTTCTCTAAAAATTTTTGCCATATATTCATATTATTTCTCCCACTCTTTAAAATTATTTCTCATTGAAATAATCAATGCTTCCAAATGTTCAAGATCCTGCTCAAATGATAGCATGTCAAGCGATTTTAATGCTTGCTCACTCCATTTCATATATTGACCCATTAAATTTAATTGACTTTTAAGTCTTAGTGCTATAGTGTTCGGCGACCATTCCAGTAATTTCTCTCTTTCTTCGCGAATAATTTTTTTCAGTTCCGATTTTTTCATCGTTGTGCTCCTTGCGAATAATCGTTTTCAATTATATCCTCAGCAACTTCTACGGCATCTTTTTCATTTATTAACGGGTCTTCTGACAACACCGACCAATGATACCCATCAACTTTTCCAACTACTTGCCATGTATCATAAAACACTTCTCGTCCAAAATCACGAATAGACGCGGCTTTAATTTTCTTTTTCGCCGCATCATCAAACTCCTTTTCTACAGTAATAGTAAATTTTGATGCATCGTGTCGCCATTTATTTTTACCAGTTTTTTTCCATCCATTAGGTAAATTACCTTCATTCAGGTTAAGCAACCGTAAAATTTCTTCCTTTATAATTTGTCGCAATTCGGATTTTTTCATTTTGTGCTCCTTTTTAGTTTCATTCTTTTTTATCCGAAAAGTAACCACCTTTCTTCCGTTAATAGTAGGCATTCCGTGTTCGTCTTTACCTATACTTTTTATTTCCGTTGATTTGTTCTTAAATTTTCCGGTAAGTATTATGTCGCCTATTTCTACAGGTATTGTTATCATATTATTCCCCATCTATATATCTGATTTCAATTATATCTTGCATCTTCTCTATTATATTCGGATTTTTCTTCTTTTGCTAATTGTTTAATGTAATTTTTAACTTCCGCCGGAAGATTTTTATTGACCCAACTAATAACTCCAGTTTCAGTTTGTACATGAGCCAGTTTTTCGTAATTGCCGTGTACTTCTCTATTTCTATTCCATATTGTCAATCCATTTCCCATACGCCCCGATCCAATATCATATTTTCCAATAATCTTTCCTTCTACTAGTTGTTTTTTTAATAGATCATATTCTTCTCTTATTATTCGTCGGATCGTTGACACTTTAATTTTCATTTTACTTCTCCATATCAACTAAAATTTCAGTAATAATTTCCTGTATTTTATCATATTTGTCGCTTTTTTTGGAAGACCTTTTATTTACCGACTCATGCAACGATTTCATAAACGCACCCTGTGTACTCGGATTGCTCACAGTATCAAATGCGATTAGCTCAAAGTCGTCCTGAACCTGATTTGCACCATCGGTGGATTCTTTTACAGAACCGAGACCACGAGAAGAAATCCCGATCCGTATTCCAGATTTTAATAATTCTTTCAGAATATTTCCAGACGGAGTCCCCAATATTTCCAGCGTGCCTATCAGATCATCGTTAGTCCAGTGCATCTCCACGATATTATGACTAACGTTTGATAAGTTGACTACACTACTGTCCGGGTGGTCTAATTCACCGAGAGCGCGTTTTTGATCGACGAATTCTTGCAAATATCGTTTAACTTCTCGGGATAATATTTCTTTTGGATATATTCTTCCGTTCTGATTTTTTGAGTTTGCGCGTTGTAGCACTCCGGTGATTAAAATTCGCCCGTTGTTTTTTTCGAGCGACTCGTTAATCATTGAAGGCGACACATCAAACGGAACATAATCCACTAATAATTGTCTATTGTCACTCATTTATTTTCTCCACTGGTTATATTTACTTTTCCAATCTTTTGGAGCATATTTTCTCCAAACATCTTGCACTTCTTTTTTTCTTCCAGATTTTTCTATTTTTGAAATCAAATCCATAATGTCGCTCTTTATTGCACTACCGGATGACCACGACCGATAATCATCACTGTATTCGTATGTCCAATCAAAGTTTTTAAGCAAACTCTTTAGTTGCTCCAAATCATCAACAAGTTTTCCGGATAAGTGTTTTTCCATCTGATAAGTATGACCCGAATCAAATTTTTGCCCATCCACTTCAAACATCCACCAACTTCTCCAAACATCTTTTTTAATCGCTTTAATTTTCGTCCCGTCTATCAGAATAATTTCAAACTCGGCCGGAAATTCTTTTGTCTTTTTGGTTGACTTCACCCATTTTTTTAGTCGCGAGTTTCGGTCATCTTTTTTATCTGTATCTTCTGGAAGGCACCAATATAATTTAATTTCCATATCTTCTTTTACATCGTAGCCGTAATCTTTGTCAGTTACTTCCCTTAAAATTTTCTTGTTTATTAAAGTTTTTAATTTCATATTCATTACTCCAAATCATTATATGATGCCTTGGAAGCTTTATAAATATCATCGAATAACTCCAATTCGTTTTTGTCTAACACACTGGTTAAAATCGTCTTCAATTCTTTTATGGTTGCGGTTCTTTCCTTGCCTTCTTTTTGTTTACTAAGAGTGAGAACCAACTCTTTGAATTTGTTATTCTTTTTCAATTTTTCTACAGCACTTTTAACAGTTTCCCGATTTTTCTTCGCTAACGCTCTAACTTTCATATTACCAAATTTGTCTTTCAACGTGTCAAGTCCCATAAGAGCACCGAGTCCAAGCACTTTAAGAAGGCCCAATCCAGCAATTGACCCAACTACACCTAATACGATATTAAGCGCCAATCCCAAATCTTCATTTATTTTTTGTTTATACAAATAAGAGTCGATCTCTTCTTTTATAATCCGTTTTAATTCTGATTTTTTCATTTTGTTACTCCTTATATTAAATATTAAACCCAGACCGTGCGTTTTTTATAAAGGTCAAATAGAACCGCCGCTATTTCCGCTCTAATCAGACTCTTTATCTCTTCATAATCCGCACTATCTAATACCTCGTTTAGTTTTTCGCCTTTTTTTGTATTCGTATTTTCATATACTACTAAAGTATTTTTGTTAAGTTCTGCGGCGACATCTTGACCATCATACCAGGTAAATCCACTAACTTCTTTTTCTTCTTTTCCATATTTTACTTTTAGTTTTTCTAAATATTTTTCAGCTTCCGCTTTATCTTTTACACGAACCATAATTTTTCCTTTTAATGGAAATCCCTTGAATTCTTTTAAGATTTCATTTTTAATTATTTTCGCAAGTTCCAATTTTTTCATCCGGTATTCTCCAATAATCAATCAAAGACTTTATTTTTTTACCTTTATCCTCGTAAATTCGGAACAATTTCCCCAAAATTTTTCAATTAGTCGATCTATTTGCACCGATAATTTACGTATCTCTTTATAATCCGCTACCAATTTATCATAGTCATCGCGATTTAATATTCTCTTTATTCTAGTCAAGTTGCTTGCAAAATATTCAGTTCCTGTTTCAAGTGAAATTGATTTTTCATTTAGTATTTTCACGCTTTGCATAAATCCTTTCACAACAAATTTAATATTTTTTATATGATCTCCAACTCCGTGTAAAAAAAAGTTATCGGCGGCATTAACTTCAATTTCTTCCCTAATTATTTTTTTTAATTCTGATTTTTTCATTTAGTATTCTCCGGCAATCAATCAAAGATTTTCTTTTTGTTGGCGTTGAGTGCGTTTTTAATGACTTTTAGCACAAACTCTACATTCACGTGCGACCCACCAACATTATAGCTTGTCGCCAAGTCCTGAACGGTATAATGAACCTTTTTAATAAAGTCGTCTTCCAGTGAATAATCTTTTCCGACTTCTTTTATAGTGTAAATCAAAGAACGATCATACGCATCTCTTTTTCCCAGAAGTTTATACCATTCTCGCATCGTCATTTTTCCCACGGCGACTCTCCTAATAAAATTTTTTAATCTTTGTAATTATTCGCCCCATTTTTTCTTCTATTCGCTGTAATGCGCGATGACTTTGTTTCCAGTAATCTCCGGAATCCAATTCTGATTCTGTTTTCAATCGTAAGTTTATATCAATCATATCGTCTATTTCGCATAGATTGTCGCGGATCATTCGTAAAGAATAACCAAGTTTTTGTTTTGGAGTCAGAGTAGAATCTTCTTTGAATTCTCTGTAGCGACCCTCAGCAATTTTATTTTCGTTTTTTGATGCATCCTTATACATTTGAATTGTATATAATCCAACACTCCCGGTTTTCCAACCCTGTTTTTGTAATTTTTCGGCTTCCTTAAATCCTTTTTCAGAACGCAGGTCAATTGTTTTATATTGTATGGCTTCATTTATAGATTCAGCAACATGCGCGGAAGCTAAACTATAAACAAACGATTCTAATTCGTGCGGGGAAACTTTAAGTTTTTCGGCAAGCGCGTGAACCTTCTCATCAGGGATTTCTTTACCATTGTATTGTTTCAGAAGAGACATTACTTCATCTTTCGCCTCTTTACTAACCACTTCATTCATTTTATCCGGTTTATCAACGTCACCGATCACTTCCCAATCAGTCGCCGTATCTTTGGCCTTTTTCTTGCCCCATTTTTTCGCCTTTTCAGGATCCATCGGGCCGGTAAATGCGTATGGCGTGTTATATCCAGCAACATCTCCGGTTTGCGTAACTTCTTTTAACAATTCATCTATAAGTTCGCGAATGATGTCGCGAAGTTTTTGTTCAGTGAGTTTTGCCATTATTTTTTCTCCCCAACGACTTTTTTAATCTCTCTTAGCAATTCGTAATAACGCATCAACTGTAAAATTTGACTTTCCTTAACCACTTTTCCGTGTTTTACTTTTTCAATATGTTTGATAACTTCATCCACTTTTATTTTTATCGCCTTGTCGTCTATTTTTGGCGACAATTTAAGTAAAGACGTTTTAACTTTGTCGGCTGATAAATCAACATATTCGCGAAAATGTTTTGTATCTGATACATTGTAAATATATTCACGCAGCAATGCTTTTTGCTCCGCTTCCAGCCCATTATATTTTTCGTTGAATTTATCAAGCATAATTTTATACGCAAGAGCGCGAAGATCATCGTTCTGTTTCTGGAATTCTTCTAAAACACTGGATTCTTCTTCGGTAAGAAGTTTTGGGGGAGACGTTATCGTTTTTCCAGTAATATATTCAATTAAATTATGGCGGCACTTTACTATTTCAGATGGTGCCAAGTCCCCCTTTTCATTTGTCGCCGCTTCAAATAGTTGATATATCGAGGCGAAACTTTTGTAATTCGGGATCTTGTTGCTAAAAAATGATTCTATATCATACCGATTTTTTATTTCTTTTATTAGTTCATATTTTTCTTTACGCAATTTAACCGTACTAATTTTTTTTCTGGCGTCAATGGTTTCCTGTATCAGTTCTTTCGCCTTATCTTCTGAATTGAATTTCGTGTCCGTCAATCCACGGTATAACTGCAACTCTCTTGCTAACGTAGTATTTTTACCAAAATACTTTTTGATAAGTTTAACCGCTACGGAATCATTATTTTCATTTAGGACATCGGCCGTGGTTTGTCTGATTAATAACTCAAATAAAATTCCCGTATTTCTGTATTTTGAATGTTTTATGCGTGTCATTTAGTTACTCCTTAATTATTAGATTATTTTAAATCTAAATTCACTACCAATAAATATATTACCGAAATCTTTTACTCATCATTTTCATTATTATTTACTTCTTTATTTTCTTTAGGTTTAGTTTTTGATTCTGAAAAGAAGTCTTTTAATTTGATTTCAAAATCGCCCTCAAATTCTTTTAGAATATCAGGTTTTGAAGTGGTGATAAGTCTTCTTCCCAAAACGGCTTCAGCGTGTTTTAACCTTCTGCTCAGGTGCTTATTTTTGTTTGCGTCATAATTTAGCTGAGTATCCAACTTTAATATCTTTTCATAATCTCGCTGCCCAAGTGGGTCGTCTCCAAACGGTTCATCCTTGTCGCGAGTTCTAAGTTTTTTTCCACGGCGACCATCATCGGATGGATTTACCGGTTCGTATTCTTCTTTCTTTTTATCTGCGGAACCACTACTTTCAGTCTTATCATAATTTAAATTAAACTTTTCATTTCTTCCCGCTTCATCAGTCTCTTCCCCGCCAAATGTCTGGTCTGTTTTCGCCGGGTCGTTTCCTTCGGTTTCTATTTGCGATAACCTAAACGCTAATTTTGCGTCTTCTACTACCTGTTCTTTTTCTTCCGCAATTTCATCTTCCGTCATATTGAAAATATTTTTGTAAATCCAATATGTGCTTCTCATTTTTGTATCTTTCGCGTCTCTGGCGAGAGAAATTTTAGAGTTCCACAATTCAACCTTTTCTTGTTCGTAAATAATGCTCGGAATGGTCAGCTCCAATTCAAAATCAACAAGGTCGCTCCCCTTAAATCCCTGAATGAATAAATGAACCAATGCAATTTTAGTCAGTTCAGAAATAATTACTTTTTGAAGTCGTTCAACAGTGCGACTAAACCGAACATCCTGGGATGCAAGAGTTGCTTTGCTATTATGCACAATCACTCCGGCGTCAGTTGCAAAATTAGAATACTCTTCTATTGTTATATCGCAAGTATTTTTTCGTTCAGTTAAAAACTCAACACTAACTACTTTATGATTTAATACGTATTTATGAATAAATCTTTTATTATTCATCGCCAATAACATATTTTCGCAAATAAATGTTTCTTTATTGATGCCGAATCTGTCAAAAAGTTTGTATAATGTTTTAATGTCGGTGAGACCTAACCGATGTCTTAATTCCTTAAATGATTTACTGTTTTTTGCAGCATCCAATAAGTTTTCATATTGTACTTTTGTATATTTTATATTATCAATTCTATCGTTGCCATAATCTTTGCAAGAACATTCAAATGAACAATACTTCCTATTTCTACCAAGTTCTGCCCAAAATTCTTTTCCGCAACATACACATTTTCTATTTTCTCCAGTTTTCATATCATTATGATAACATTCATAACTACAGTATTTAGCATTTCTATCTCTATATGGGTAAGTATAAAATGACTTACCACACGATTCGCAATTAATATATTTTCCACTTTTTTGACCTTTTTTAAGATTTTGATGGTATCGCCTATGCCCCCAATAATCCATCGAGCAATCAAAGTTTTCAGGATAATTATTTTCTTTTGTAAAATCTTTATGATGAACCACACATCCGCTACCCTTTTTGACTAATCCATAATGTTCGGCAACAACTCTGTGTACTTCTTTGTATTTCTCATTATTTGGTTGATAAACAGTGGAATACCCCCTATCAGTTTCATTCAAATACAACGGCATTAAACTTTGACCGACCAATAAGTCTTTCGCCTCGACCCATCTTCCATCGCGAGTCAGAAACTTATGGTCAGAAGTGCAATCAATATATTTTTCGTTATCTAATTTTACTCTTACCAATTCCGCATTTTTTCTAGTGAATCCGGCCCAAGTAATTTTTCCAGGAACAATGCTATTCGTTTTTTGGTTTATAGAATATGCATAATTAGTTATTCCATTTTCATAATCTTTGATAAGTTCCGCAACAGTTTTAGTTTTACCATTCAATAGAGGTATTTTTGTTTCAGGAACTATACAATTAAGCGCTTCTTCGTAGCCAAGAAAAGCTTTCGGAACTTTTAACGCGGCCATTAATTTATCTTTTAAATACGCGATATCGTCTATCGCGTTATATTCAAGCCCCGCCAACGATTCGATAGAAGTCCCGCTATCTCCACCACGAACCGGTAAATAAAAGTCTTCCGTGATATTTTGCATATTAAATTTTAGGTTATATTCGCCAGTGGATTCGTCAATATACGGAATCTTTTTAACTTTATTCATAATCACTTCCATATACGCATCAACTTCGTTAGGCGCAAGATTTCCAACGTCTATTTTGAATACCCTTTTTTCTGGCGCACGCATAATACGATGAATAAGCATTGCGTCTTCCATAAGTATAAGTTGTTTCCAGACTCGGCGAGCACCTTCTATTATCGAGTTATGTACCACAAATCCTTCAGCGACAAAATTGTGCAAACTATTATCTATCTGAATATCATATACATCATCTTTTCCGATATATTCTATGCTTTGTACTTTTTCTACAGCATAATTTTCGCTGATTTTTTTATAGTCGCGAGATTTTTCTCTAAAAGTAAATAAACACATTCCTTTATTTTCTGATTTAGCACCCCAGGTGCGAGTAACCGAAAATCCCGCCTGGACTGCTAAGGCGCGGGAATCTTGCATCAATTTATAATTCACAGTTCCGATTTGCCAAAGTCCTTCGCTAATATCACAACCATCGGCATCGGCAAATCCATACAAAAATTCTTTTTTGGTATTGGCATCTAATCTCCAAATCCACTCCGGAACTTCTTTATTAAAAGAACCTGTTATAAATCCCAACTGTTCAAATAATTTATAAAAATAAACAGAATTCACAACACAAGATGAATCCGATTTCAACTCATTTGTTAATCTATAATTTATACCTAATTTTTCTATAAAATCTAAATACTTTTTGCTTTTATCTAGTCTGTCGCCAATAGAAAAACAAACTGTTTTATTTGACTTGTCTAACCAACCATCTCCAATCATAAAACCGAAAAATCTGACAAAATCATTAAAATTATCTTTTAATATGTTTTCATCAATAATTTTTAATTTGGAATCGTATTTCCAATTTTCGCTTTCTTCCACTATCAACTTAGGATATGACTTTTCTATATTCGCAACTGGAAACATCAAATGGTCGTTTACTGTAAGTTCAGAAACCAGTTTATATTTACCGTCTTCAGTCATTATTGGATGACTTTCAGTAGCATATAAAGTTTGATGAGCAGTTTTAATTTTGTATATTTCCTTTCTTCCAGAATAAATAGTTTTTATAACACGAGATTTCAACAATTTTTCATCGTTATAATCAAACGAAAAAACTTCGTCGTTTTCTTCCACGTCTTTTATATTTTTAATTCCAGAAGAAGTCCAGACTTTACTGTCCCATCTTAAACATTTACCATACGGAAGAAAGTTACTATCACTATTCAGTCTAAAATGCGCAACCTGAAATTTTTCAAATTCCGCTTTTCCGGTCATTCCTTGTAAAACAAACTTCACCTCGTCGGGCTTTTTCGGGTCTATTCCTTCCAACCGTGTCACTTCATAAACCGGAAGAGGCATTACTCCAGTTACACCATATTCTTTCGCCAAGTCCAAGTATAAAAAATAATCGCCATATTTGCACATTCCCCGAACCCACGTCGGTAAATTAAATTCTATATTCATTATATCGTAAAAAAGATTTTCTAACACTTCTCGAACACTTTTTGTTCCCGATTTTATTCTCAAAATATATCCCATTTCATTTTTTAATGTGCTCTCTTCTGAGAAAACATCGAGTGCAGCAGATATAATTGCGTCCATATCCATAACTTCATAATCTCTAAACAGTTGCAATCTTGCAGCAGTAACTCCGTAGGGAGTTCCCTGGGCGAAAGTTCCATAACTTAGCGTAGAATACAAACGAGTGTATTTATCATTCATTCGTCTGTCGCCGATTTTCTGCACCGAGTCTATATCAACTACGCGCAGACGGCGACCACCGATGTTACGAACTACTACATCACTGGAAAAAAATCTTTTTAATCTATTAAAAATGTTGTCATTAGTTGCCATATAATTCCTTTATTTTTATTTATCCTTCGTCCATCGCGTCTATAAACTTATGAATATCTCTTGTCGTCTTTGGAAGTTTAGTTCCTGTAATGTCTTCAAATGCATCCTTCATAAAAGGCTGATTATAACGCAGGTGGCTTTTTAACCACCCCTTATTATTTGTTTCTATGTTTCTCGCCAACTGGCGATACATTGTCTCAACCGCATCTTTATTATTTTTTCTTACAAAATCTTCAACATCTTTTTCGGTATATTTAAGAGCATTTTTATCGCCACGTTTTTGCGCTACGTTCAATTCTTTTTTCTTTAGCGCAAGTAAGTCATTCAGTTTCCAATAATCAATTTCATCTAGTTTATCATATAATTTATCAAACGATTCTTTTAATTTTGATTCTCTAATTTTTTGTATCTCTTCTCTTATAATCCGTCTAAATTCTGATTTTTTCATTTTTTATCTCCAAGTTTCCGCAGCTCGTTTCGCATCTTCTATGGTAGTATAATACTGCCCACCCTTATCATTTCCATTTTTATCCGTAACATTTAACAGCGCCGCTTCCCCAAGCGCATAATAACTTATGTGATAATTATATTTATCATCTTTTGCTGATAATTCTTTTCCCATCTTTTTCCAAATTAAAGCCGATTCAGTTACTAATTTATTGTATTTAAGTATTTTATTCCAAAGTGATTTATCCATTTTATTTTTCTCGCATAACTTCTTTTACTAACTCGCGAATAATGTCGCGAAGTTTCAATTCTTTTATCTTCATTTCATCTCTTCTTTTACTGTCGCGAATAATCTGCGCATATTTGCTCCAATCGGGTGGAAGCACAGGTGTTCCATCATTCGGTAAATCTCTGAGAACCTTTACATTATCTATCGTAAACCGTAGCAATTGCCCACCCGGCATTTTGCCGATTATACCTCTGTTCGTATTAAATGATCTCGCAAGTTTATTTTTTTCATCTGCCGGTATAGGCATTTTTTCTATTCTAAAGTCTATTAGGCCAATACCCTTCGCATTATAAACGGCGTGCGGAGTCTCCAGTATTTGTTTATTCATTTCAATTTAACTTTCTTTTTCCACTTTTCTTTTCTGCCAATAATATATTTTCCACATCTTCTATTGGTATTTGTAACGCATATCTCATTTTTTCCTTTATTGACCAGTGTTTGTTTTTCACCTCGTTCCAGCGTTTTTTAGTTTCTTTAGTCATTTGCACTTTTTCAACAGTAAAAACATCCATCTTATTTCTCCATTTTTTATAAATATTCTTTCAAATCTATTCTAGTTTTTCCCACGCCATAGTCAAATGGGTTTACCCGCAAATCCGTGGATTTATAGACGCCGTCATAAGAAACTTTTCCTATCCTGCCTAAAACAATTTTTGTCAGCTCAATTCCCTGGGTTTTTAACTTTAACGCTGTGTCGCGAACCCATAATAATATACCCAACGACATAACCAGATCATCATTTCTTCCCGTCATGGCTTCAGCTCGCCCATCTTTCCAAATAAATGTTTCTAATTCGTTTATAGTTCGTATTGAACGAACAATTATTTCTCTATCTAAAAAATATCTTTCTACTTTTGAAATAAGCAACGGACGAGTTCTCATCGTGGTCGCGAAACCAGGTTTCATTTTTTTCTCTTCCCGATGTATTTTATTTTTAATTTGGTGAGTCGTATCAACATATTTTAGATCTTCCGTAGAATAGAAAACGTTCGGATAATTCAGATTAATAATTTCCTGCAATGTTCCCCAACCGAGATTTTCTCTTTCCACAACTATCATCGCGTTATTATATGTTATCCCGAGACTGGCGAGTAATCTTCCAAATGCGCGAGTGTCTATTTTCCCCCGATATTCCGCTACTTGTATTACATTTTCCACATCAAAAACTTGCGCGGCGGAAAAATCAGACCCGTCTCCGCGAGCAACGTCCGCCGATATTACATATGCTTTAGTATAATCTGGATAATCCCAGATCCATAATCCGTTATCAATTCCGCTTTTTTCTTTCGGTTCGGCTACGTGAGTCGCCTTATAGAACTGAAGTATTCCCATATCCACGACAGTATTTCCAGATGTTAAGAAATCTGCGTCGCACTCTTGCGCGGCCTTTCGTTTTCCGAGTTTAAGGTCTTGCTCATCTCTCCACATCTGATCTCGTTCTGGATGCACGTACCACGGCAACTTCATCGTCGCAAACCCGTTTATCCCGTCTTCAGCGTCTGTCCACATTTTATGAAACCAGTTACCGATACCATTCGGTGTTGAAAGAACGATACAATCTCCACCTGTCGCCAACGTTTGTTGAGCGGCGACCCATATTTCGTCAATGTATTCTATGAATGCGGCTTCGTCTAAAATTAGCAGAGACAAGGCTTCAGAACGACCGGCGGTCGGAGAAGAAGAAATTGCTTTAACAATTGAACCGTTACTTAACGCTAAAGACATTTTGTTGTTTTCAGTTTCAACCGTTTTTAACCATCCGGGCAAGTTATCATACATAACTCGTATTTTTGTAATCATATTTTTGGCGACATCTCGTACTGTTGCAATAACTAAAATGTTTTGATCCGACTTGAAAAGGATTCTCCACAATGCGTATCCGGCCGTTAAAGTGGATAACCCCAACTGGCGAGATTTCAGAATTAAATTATAACGATTCTTTTTAATTTCTTCTAGAGTTTTTTCCTGAAACGGGAATAAAATGAACGGTATTTTCCCAGCACTTACGGGATGTTGTATTTTCGCATATTTTTTTAAGAAATAGGCGGTATCCACAGAACATCGTTTGTATTCTTCGGCAACAATATCTTTTAGTGACTTTGCTACTATGGGTAATGTTTCATTCATTTATTTTTCTCTTACTTTAACGTAAGACCGACCGTTGTAATTATTAGCAATGAAGTGGCAATCCGATATATCCATATTTCTATATCTTTATCTTTTAGCTGTTTGTTTACTACCGCAAGTTGCTCTTTTCTGAATTCTAGTTGAATATCTTTTTTTGCCATAATAGAATCAGCAAGCTGATTTGCTCTTTGTAACTCATATACTTCTGATTGGAATAAAGAGCATCGCTGTTCGTATAAATTATTCAAATATTCGCAATTTGATAGTTCGGAATCCACTTCAGTATATGTATGTTTCAGAAATTCCCAATCTTCCCTCGCGACTTTTATAGAATCTTGCGCAAATAAATTAACAGAAAGAAATAATAATAAAACTAAAAATATAAACTTTTTCATTTATACTTCTCCAAAATACTTTTCGCCAAATCACGTTTTTCTTTTAAGTTTTGTTGTTTCTTTTTATGTTCTTCAATTTGTTTATCTAGAAGTTTTCCTTGTTCGTCCAATTGATTAGCGTTATCTAAATGCAACTTTCGCTCATTTTCCAGTGCCTTTATCGTGTTTTGTAAGTACGCAATTTCTTTTTCCAGTTGTTTTAATCTTTCTTCACTACCATCTTTTTTCAAAATCAACCGATAAAGAATTATCATGCCAATAAGGACGAGCGCTCCCCATACCCATTGAAGAACGGATTTCAATTTTTGACAAAACATTTTATTTTTCTCCTGCGGCAACTTATATCGCTTTATTGGTTTCGGCGCTTCCTATCTGAGTCACTCTTTTTTTCGCACGTTTACGGCTAAGCCCTCCAGGAATTTCGTTAAACATAACGAATTTTAGCTCTTCCCGAACCAACTGACGAACTTTCTGAACTTCTTTGCTTTCTTTCGCAACGATTTGATCGCGTTTTTTTGCTTTCAATCTTTTTGTCGGGTTATATTCTGGCTCACCCGCTGCCTGAGAAACTGGCTCAAGAGTTTCTTTTTTAATTTTTTCATCTTTGCATTCAGATTTGCCTTTCCAATTTTTTTCCACGTATGAAAAGAATTCATCTTTTTTGTCGCCTAAGTCGGCTGGCGATTTTGCACCGAACTTCTCAAGTGCGTCTTTGAAGAATTGCTGATATTCATTGGTTTCTTCTGCCAAGACTTCTTTGATAAGCCCTTTTAATTCTGACATTTTGATCTTCATCGTATTTTCTCCTAGTTGATTATTTTCGTTCTTTTTATTTTTTATTGCGTGTCCTTCAAATCCATACGCAATTTTCCAAGCATCGTCTCTGTCAATTTGCGGATTTGCTTTCATTATCGCTCTTGCCATTGAAGTAGCATCGGGATATACGACAGCTAAAGCGGATTTAATTGCGTTTTCAAATTTCTTTTCCTGAGCTGCGGAAACTTCCTTTATCATCGTATTCTCTCCTTGTTGTATATTTTCTTTTATCATCACAGTATTATTGCCACTAAATTGCAAATCTAATACTGTTTTATGTCCTTGTTGTTGCATATATTTTGCAAATTTTTGAGCGTCGGTTTTGTCGCTAAAACGGAATTCCAATCCTTCTTTTCCTTTACTAACCGGTTTCCCAACAGATACCAATTTCATTTTTTTAGCAACTGGTAAACCGTCGTCAAGTGCCTTTTTGAATTTTTTTGGAATAGGACTCGTTATGCGAAATTTAGGTTTTTGTTTAGCACCGGTTACGTCACCCGCTTTCGTTTTTTGTCCCGAAACAGTTACTACGGTATTGGGTCTAACCTCGTGTTTTTCAGAGTATTTTGTAAATTCATCTTTATCCGCAAATTCTAATTCTTTCAATGAATTTTCTTTTATTGCCACATAATCTTTAGTCCGTAATTTATCTTCCAAATTTATCGGGGATATTCTTGCAGATTTTATTTGTTTATCATCTGGAATAATCATATAATTAAAATTTTTATCGTCATATTTTATTGTCGCAGTCAACCACCCCTTTCCAGAACCTTTGTAGAATTTTTCAAACTTTATTCTAAACGGTTTCAAATGCGCAGAAAGTTTATTTAATCGCGACAAATTATATTTTCCGCCTTCATTCATTTTATTTTCTCCTAATCGTTTTATATTCGCCGGTATTTTACCGCCTTTTTTCGCCATGTCTTTTTTCAGATCGTCATAGGCGTCAGCGTCAATACCGTGTTCAGTCTCGTTCCATTCTTTCGCTTTGGCGACCAACCCATCTAAAGTTAAATCACCATTTTCTACATCTACCAAGCCTTCCATATCAGCCTTTCGTTTCGCGTTTTTATTCTTAAAATAATTTATTGGATAGCTCATCTTACCAACTCATTTTTTTTACAAAAATCAATAATCAGTTTTATATCTTTATCAGAAAAATCTTTTCCGTAGATATTTCTTGCGTAGCCTTTCGTAAGATATTTTTCAAAGTCACCATCAAAGCGACCCTTTGCCGATTCTATTGCGAGCGCAATAAAATGTCTTTCGTCTTCATTCGCCATGTCGCCATCGCTCAACATTAAACTTTTTAATCTAGGAAAAGTTGTTGAATAATACTGACCTTGCGTTTTGAAACTTATATTTGGTTTCGGTTTCTCTTCTTCGCCTTTTCCTTCAGGAGATTGCGGCTCTTTCGGTAAAGACATTCCGCCACCGCCGCCACCACTGGCCTGTTTTACATTGGATTGTCTTTTATCAAAGTTTAATTTTTCTTTGTTAAAATCTGTTTTTTCTTTATCCACATCAATTTTTTGTTTTTGTAACTTATTTTTTTCTTTTTCCGATTTATCTACGGAAGAAGTTTGTTCTTTTAAAATATTCCGTATCAATTTCTTTAATTCATTTATTTTCATCGTTTTTCTCACCATATATGTATAAATATGATATTTTAATAAAACATCACAATCCTAAAACAATTTTGATTACGAACGCCAAAAGAACTCCGCCGGCACCTGCCAATAGGCCCCACAACCCGGATTTTATTTGTAAAGAAGTTATATCATTATCCAGTGCACTTATCTTGTTCAGCAACTCGATCACGTTTTTTCGCAAGTTTTCGTTCTCCGTTTTGAGTTCCCGTACACTTTCAATGATATAAATTTTATATTTATCCCAATCAGTTCCGTTACTAAGTTCATTACCCATTATCTTCGTCTTCTTCTGATCCGAGTATTTTCAGTTTTCCAGGGTTGTTCGGATCGGGAATAACATCACCATCCGATTTATTACACAACGAATCAACCGTATATCCGGCCGTAAATACACCAACCACACTCAACCCACCCGTCGCGATCAATGATGCGTATAAAACTATTGCGGAAATACAGGTAACAAGCGTATTCTTAAAATGACTACTAAAATACTGTTTAATATCTGCGAATGTTTCGCCCAATATTTTTTTCTTTAGAAAGTGACTAAGAACTCCCAGCCACAATACAATAAAGTATAAAAAATAAATTAAAATTTGCATCCAATCGATATTCATGACTTTTCTCCCAATTCTTGTTTTTCTTCTTTTTCTATTTTTTCAAGTTCAGAGTCAACAAATTTTAGCTCATTTTCCCAGAACTCTTTTATTTTTTCGTCGACCGTCCACTTTTCAAATTCGCCTTTTTCATTTACAAACTCAATATATCCTTTTTTCATTTCTTCAAGATAATTCCCGATCTCCGCTTTCGCTTCCGAATAAAACCCCCTTTGTTTGCTTCTAATATATTGTTTTTCATATTGCTGAAAAGTTCCTTCGGTTATCATTTTCGCGTCTCGTTCAATTAAGCAACTTAAGCAAAATCCGAACTTCCAGTAAACATGCATATCTTTTGATGCTTTACCGAGAACATTTTTGCATTTAGGGCAAAACAATGGAATATTCGCATCTATTTTCGGAACTTTTACTTTATAACCGTTTTTTTGTTCCCATTCCCCATTCTCGTCTTCCCACACATCACCTATTTGATGCAACGTTCTTATATTTGGATTGATATACCCAACTTGGACTTTGGGATTTTCTCCGCGCAAAACCGAGCGGATTCGTTTAGGATAAATATATTTGCTCATTTTTAACTCCTATAAATTTCTTTTTGGTCATTGATAATTTATATTTTTCATTTCTTTCTTTTTGTCTTTTATCGGCTTCATTTTTACCATACTTATTTAACCAAATAGAGTATATTGATCTACCATACATAGGATTCTTTTTGCCTCTATTTAAACCTGGATGCTTTTTACCATAATTAGGATTATCATTATTTGCTCCATATTTTTTATGCCATTCACTCATTTTCTTTTTAGTTTCTTCTGGGTGATGTTTTCCGAAAAATGGATTGTTTTCTCCAGACATTCGTATTGATAATTCCGGAAATTTCTTCCCAAAATTAGGATGATTCTTACCTATTCTTTTTTTATTTATTTCTGATAGATCAGGTCTTTTCTTACCGTACATGGGATGATTTTTTCCAGTTCTACCATACATACCATTTTTTTTACCACGGCAACTCATCGCGGGCCACGCGCCATTATTTGCCCAATCATTCCTCTTATAAATTTTTTTATTTACTTTGACTTCATATTTTCGCGCTTCGTCTATTGTATCAAAAGTCCAACGCAATTTCCACTCAAAATTATTAGGATTTTTCTTAAATTCCTCTTGAAATGTGCCACTTGTAAAATAATTTTTAGAAAAATCATCCGCCGGACAGATTTTAGAAAAAACGTTAGCATATCTCAATCCATGATATTTTAACCCATCAGATTTCCGTTTAATAAAATATGTATATGGTTTTATTTTAGTAAAATGTTTTGTCTTCAATTTGTTCGCTCTTTTTTTATAATGCATTTCATTTTTCTAGCCATAATAACTCCTTTATGATAATACTACGGTGATGTCGTATCTGTCTAGTGGATCTTCTACACTTCCCGCTCCAGCGGCGTGTAAACTTCCGTATATTTTTTTAATCTTGCCTTGTTTATCGTGGAACTCAATTTCAAAATTCCAAATTTTACCGGTGGGAGTATTCCAACCGATAGAGCCATCTTTCGCATGTGTGTATGTGGCTTTTGTTGTATTCCACTGCAAATTCATTTTTTCAAATTCTTTCCAGATTTTATTTACGCCTTCCCAGCTATCATCTTTGAAAATCCCCTTTGTAAGCGGGGTTATTTTTTTATAGATGTATCGTTTCGCAGTCTCTTTATCTTTTCCATCTATTTCAGATTCAGTTTGTTCTCTGAGAACTTTTTTAATTTCTTCGCGAATGATTTCCCTAAGTTTTAAATTTTTCATTGTAGTGTTTTCCTTTACTTTTTTTATTTTTTTCGCCTTGTTTTTTACTATTTCGTATGGAACTAATTTCTTTCCAGTTGGGATTTTTAATCCTTTCATCCCACCGATAAAATCTATATTTCCGCCCGGAATAGTCATTCTTTCCCTATGGTTCATTTCAACATAATCTTCGCTACCGTCTTTATATTTTACTCTGTAAAGAACCTTGGGCGACACTTCTTCTTTTAGTATACCGCGATTCCTGAACCATTGTTTATAAAATTGCGGAATAAATCCTTCAAATTTTACATCATACTCTTTTAAGAGCGTCCAATACGCTTCCATTTGCATACTCGGTCGCTCGTTATTTTGCGATGTGCTCGGCACCAACTTATACCAATTATCTTTTTTCTCAACAACTAAATGATGCGCAAACATACTATCAAATTTAACTCCCATTTCATCTATTTTATATTTTTTAGTAATTTCATTAAAAAATTCTTCGTTTACCCACAGTTGATAATTTTCAAACTTTGCGACATACATAATAATTTTCCCTCAATCATTTATAAAAATTATTCGCCTTTTCATTTTTATTTCAACCGCTGACGCTATATTATAATCACTATCCGCAAGCACGGCCGTTTTAATTCCAGTAGTACCTGTCGCAGTATAAGTTGCCCAACTCATTGCCAATATTTGATTGGATGCAGCTGCGGCGGTATTTCTATCCAGTATTTCTGCAAAAGTTGGAGAACCTGTTGGCGGGGTGCTGGTTGTTCCATACATAGCAGAACCGATATGAAGATATACATCACCGATATATTGTATATTTAATGGCGGAGCTGTATTCCATGTATCAGACACGTTATTCACGTTTACACTACTACTTACTATTGGAGCGGTTTTGTCGGCTCCGCTAAACACCACCATTCCAACACAGGATTCATCAGTTGCCGAAGCATAAACATTATAAGATGTTGCTTCAGCGACTCCTGCGACTTTCCACCAAACATACTGATGATGTGTTCTGGTAGATAACGGAGCATCAACTATTTTAGTCCAGGGGGCGGACATGCTTAAAGTATTTGTCGCATCTTTAATAACTCCACCAACAATCATCAGATTTCCAACTCCCACGGCCGGATTGCTGCCAATAGTTATCGGATTTGCTTGCGACGTCGCACCGGCGAAAGAAGATGTGACAAATGATATTGCCATTTTATATCTCTCTTATTAAGGTATTGAACTGCTGTAAAATACGGTATAACCTATTGAAGTAACAGTTCCGGTAGTAGCACCAGTCTTTAACCACGCGAATGACCCGGATGTTATTTTCGCGTTCGTAAATGTTTTATAGAAATCGCCCGTGGTTGTACTTGTACTGGTTGAACTAGTTACATACGTTGGCGCAGTATTCGTTCTGGTTGGATCAAATACTAATGACCACGAGACCGTTGGTGTTGTTCCAACTAATATAACGGCTATTTCCTGAACCGTCATATCTCTTTTCGCCCTAAACAGTGTTATATTTTCTGTTGCGGATGGACTTTCTATTGTCACCGCTTTCATTTCAGTCGGTGTCACTCCCGCTGCACCAGCCGCGCCACTGGTTCCCGAAGTTCCGCTTGTTCCACTAGTTCCCGAAGTTCCGCTACTACCTCCAGTTCCTGCAGTACCGCTACTACCTCCAGTTCCAGCAGTACCGCTTGTTCCACTACTACCTCCAGTTCCAGCAGTTCCGCTACTACCACCCGTTCCAGCAGTTCCACTAGTCCCGTCCGTTCCGCTACTACCTCCAGTTCCAGCAGTTCCACTAGTCCCATCCGTTCCGCTACTACCTCCAGTTCCGGCAGTACCCGATGTTCCGCTACTACCTCCAGTTCCTGCAGTACCGCTACTACCTCCAGTTCCAGCAGTACCGCTTGTTCCGCTACTACCTCCAGTTCCAGCAGTTCCGCTACTGCCTCCAGTTCCAGCAGTTCCGCTACTTCCTCCAGTTCCAGCAGTTCCACTAGTCCCGTCCGTTCCACTACTACCACCAGTTCCCGCAGTTCCGCTGGTTCCGCTACTACCTCCAGTTCCAGCAGTTCCACTAGTACCACTCGTACCACTAGTTCCTGAAGTTCCAGTTCCACCTGTAAGAGTTTGTTTTCTTTTAACCTGACCGCTTCCAGATTCCCAAACCAATACGTCAGTAAGTCCTTCATTGATACTCGCGGTTGATAGATAAAAAACACTTGCGGAAACTGCTCCAAAAGAACCCGTTCCGGTAATACTTGCAGTAACGGCCTGAATTTCTTCTATCGATAATATATTACCACCGACATCTAAATATCCAAATGAACCAGTAGCGCTAGTATATAAACTTCCAGTAATATAAACGTCATGAGTTGTCGCCAGATAACTTCCAGAGTCACTCCACGAACCAGCCCCGCCAACCCCCGAAGTACCACTAGTTCCGCTGCTACCACCCGTTCCAGCAGTTCCACTTGTTCCGCTACTACCACCCGTTCCCGCAGTTCCGCTACTACCACCAGTTCCAGCCGTACCAGATGTTCCGCTACTACCACCCGTTCCCGCAGTTCCGCTACTACCACCAGTTCCAGCAGTTCCACTTGTTCCGCTGCTACCACCCGTTCCAGCAGTTCCGCTGCTACCTCCAGTTCCGGCGGTTCCAGATGTTCCGCTACTACCTCCAGTTCCAGCCGTTCCGCTTGAACCGCCAGTTCCCGCTGTACCGGATGTTCCACTAGTTCCTGAAGTTCCACTACCACTGCTTTCACTATTTAACGCATACGATGCAGTTAATGCATAATTCGCATAACTTGAACTGCCAACTATATTTGCAGAAACGTATAAACTTCCAGTTATATATACATCACGGGAAATCGCTACATAACTTCCACTGTCAGACCATGCACCGGTGCCAGCTCCAGAAGTCCCGCTTGTACCACTACTTCCGAATCTTCCGATAACTAATGACATGCACTATCCCCAAAATTAAAATTTTATTTTATATATATTTTTTCTTTCTAAGTTCCCACGCCCTTCTTAGTGCGCTTTTATGTTCTTCACTTTTCGGTTTCCCTTTTAATGACAAAGAAAGTTTTTCACTTATTTTTCTTTTGTGTTCTTCTGATTGATGTTTCCCCTTCCAATATGCGCACTTCTTTCTTATTTCAGGATCTTTCATCGCTTCTTTTGTCGCCCGTGAAATTTTTTCACTCATTTCTGATGACTTCATAATTTCAGAATGTTTTGAGTTTTTTATTCCTGTTTTTATTCTTTGTTTTGTTTCTTCACTTCTTTTACGACCCGTATGTAATTCTTTTGCGTATTGCGCGAATAACTTTTTATTTTCTTCGGTGTGTGTTTTTCCATAGAACGGATTATTTTCACCAAAAAAATTTATACTTCTCATTTTTTCAAGACCGGATTTACTATAAATCTCTTCCCACGTTTTTCCTTTTCTTATTTCACTTATTTTTCTACGGCGCTCTTGAGAAAACACTTTCCCCTTTAGAGAGTTGCTTATTTTTTCTCTAACTTCAGGTCGTTTTACTGGACTATTTTCTCCACTAAGTTTTTCACTCATTTTTTTTCTAAATTCTTTATTTTTCCACCTTTCTTTCATAACTTTACTTATTGATTTAGATATAAGATCTTTAGTATAATCACTCATTTTATAGTTACCATTTTTTCTTCTGGTATTTACTATTTTTCCGACAACCTCGTTTGTAGCTCTTAAACCTTCTCCTCCATAAGTAAGATTGCATAAGCTATCAATTCCTATTTCATTTATTCTTTTAATCTCTTTTTCATACGCATCATTCTCGTTTTCGGTAATAAAGATTTTTTTATATTTTATTTTCATGTTCCCATTCATTATCTTTTTAATTTTATTAAAAAGTTTTTTATTTCCATGCGGGATCTTTCCTCTTTTAACATTTTTAGCATGAAAATACATTCGTAATCCCGTCCCCTTTCCTATATAAAAAGGTTTGTTATTTCTTGGGTCTATAAGCTCATATACGTAATACATTTCAATTTCTCCTTATCTCTATATCTTCAATATAAATAGTAAGAAATAAAAAAATTTTTACCTAATGAACTTAGTTATACCAAGCAACCGATTCAACGGGGCAAACGCGCCCGTCAGTTTAAAAAGTTTCCCGTTATACATAAAAGTTATTCCTTCGGCAGGAACTACGGCGTCAATCCCACCTATTGCGTTTAATCGTTCCAATTGTTTTCTAAACTCTTCCATTTTTTTAACATCTTTCGCCTTTTCCAGTTCTTTTATTGTTCTATCAAACTCGTCTTTAATTTTTTGAACGGCGACATCGGGATTATTAGTTAAAAACGTATTCAGATTTTTTAGCACTTCCACTCCGAGTTTCAGAAATAGCACTTCAAACGGTTTCATATTTTCTTCCATTTGCGCATCGTGATCTTTTTTATCAAAGTTTATCACCCAGTTCGCAAAATCTTCGTTTGGTATGTCGCCTTTGACATTGCGAATTCCGTAAGATTTGTCGCCAAATGCCCAACGATTTACGAGCGACTGAAATAAATTATTCGGTAATTCATACCCGAACTCTTGCGACTTTTCCGTTATAAAATTTTCCCACCATCGCTGATGATACAGAGTAATCTGGTCGGTGTCTTTCAGATTAAATTGTTTTTGCAACTTACTTAATTCCGCAAAGTATTTATTTTTCTTTCTGGAAAAATCTTTTACTTGCGACAAATTTATTTTTGGAACATCATTTATATTAAAATGTTTCTGAGTGTTTTGATTTACCTGTTTTATCATTCCCGACAGAATTCTCGCATCTTCCTTACTTCCCCCTGTCGCCATCCCGTTTTCATCGTATTCTATTGAACCGTGAAATAATAGCATTGAAAATCCATACGGTATAACATTGGCGGTTTGCGGATAAATGACTTCCAGGCTCATAAACTTTTTACCTTCCTGAAAAATCTTATTTCTTTGTTTTTCAGTCAACTTGGAAATGGCGTTTTCCAAATCATCAACCGCGAAAACAAACGCGTTTTGTATTTCTCCGCGACCGCTAAACATCTGAGAAATACCGCTCTTATCTAATGCATTTTCGCCAAAGTTTTTTAGGTGCGACTTATTTCTTGCGGCGACTAACTTACCGTTTTTCCAGCTGATTAAAATGTTCTGCCCATCCGTCTTTTCTGCCGCCACTTCCAGCTTCCCCTGAAGCGCTGCGTCTATTATGGTTTTTAGGTCTCCAAAAGTCAGACTCCAGTCTTCAAATGGATGAGCGAGATGTCCATATGCTCCACCGCACAATAATAATTGTCTATATTCTTTTTTTGCATTTTCTGTAATTATTCCGCTTTCATCCCCCAGCAACCAATCCACTATACGGTAACCAACAGATGTAGCGGCTTTTTCAATAAATCTTTTATATTTACCTACTACGTCGCCAGGATAATCATAAACTCCGACTTTACCTGGCGAAATAAACGGTTCAGTATCATATTTGTATGTTTCATCAACATATCCATTTTTTTCGCCCGTAAGATAATCAACTATTTGCCATCCGAGATCCCGACAGATTTTACCCGACCGTTTATCATATTCTTTTTTGTTGCGATAATAGTCTGAAGGCCCGTCATCTACAGAAACCGCTATATCGGTCATAGAAGATTCTGTTATTATTTTTTTTATATTATTTTTTTCTATAAACGTTTCAATAACTTCGCCAGAAAGTATTATACTTTCATTTAACTTATTTACTATTAAATCATATATTTGCGGATCAAACTTTCCGTACAATTTTTTGAATAAAGTTTTCTTTGCATTAACGCTAACATTTGAACCGAACACTTTTCGTATCTGGCTTCCGCTTATAGTTTTTCCGCCGACTTTTACTTCCAGTTGCGGAACGGTTATAACATAACCTTCGTCCTCAAATCCTTTCGTCGCCGTTCCCGTCCACTTTTTGAAATACTTTCCAGTTAGTCGCGATTCATCTTTTACGCCAACTGCGGCGACATAAGCGGTTTTCTTAGGATCAAACTTTTTCAGCAACTCTTCCGCTTTATATGGGTTTTTTGTCAGAACTATTTTGTCTTTCGGGATACCGAACATGCGCGACATAATCAGTCTTTTTTCAGCGAAGTTAAATGGAGAATCGTCAGGATTGACTATGTTGGATGTTGCAACATAAACATTTTCTTTTCCGAACTTTTTAACCAAATAATCATACGAAAAATAATGCCCAGAGTGGAATGGCTGAAAGCGCCCAGAAAACACCGCGACAACTTTTTCTACCTGATCTAATAAAAGATTTTTATCATTTTTATTTTTTTCGCCTTCATTCACATCGTTGGCGACATTTGAAAACATATAAAGTGATACATTTTTCGGATACGCGATTTTAATACACGGGATCAAATAATCTTCTCCATACGCTTCTTTGCAGGCGAGCCATCGATGATGCCCATCCAGAATGTAGCCATCACTGGAAACAAAAATCGGGTTTATTTTTTTATTTATGTGCAAATCGCCCTTCATACTTCCGACTTTAATCGGATTGTAGTCTTCTTGCGTCGGTTTTAATTCGGCGCAAGAGATTCGCCCCTTTTCGTATTTAATGTTTTCATTGTCAAATATGCGCAATGTTTCGGTGACATCCTTACTGCGAACTTGCGGCATATCGGCACGACCTATTTCCATCAAATAGATCGGTAAAAGTGCTTGTTCAACTAACGTATTTAATGATTTCATCTTTATCTCTATTTTTTCCAACTATCTATAAATATAAAAGTTTATTATTGTTATCTGTATTTTATCTAAAATATTCGCCGTTTGTAATATCCCATAAAAAGAAATCCAAATCGTTCAATCCATCATTTAATTTTATTCTATCATTGAATACAAAATGTCCGTCGGAGAAACTAAACTGAACCCAGTAACATTCCCCGTCGTCTTCTTCTATCAGTATAACATCAGACAAATTATTTACATTCCTATCCCGATTTTGTAAAAAAGTTCTAATTCTATCAGCAATCAGATTTATATGTTTTTTTACTGCGGCTCTAATTTCTCTTATTTCGCTTACTATTATCAGCACCCGATTATTATGCCAAATTATTTTTATACTAGGCGTTATGTCGCCGTCAGGTGTTGAAACAGTATAAAATCTATGTAATAAAACTTCCATATTTAATTAAAAAGCTTTTTTAATTGTGTATAATTTTGTTGGATTTCTGCATCCGTTAATGCTCGATTGTATCTCATTATCGCTCCAATACTGCCGGTACACCATTGCGTTAAAGTTGTTGAATGAGCAGGCATGAACCATTTACCGATTGTCATATCTAAACCGCTAGCGTAATACTTAAAATTATATGGAACGCTGTTAGATGTGTTCGGTTCTCCGTTTACGTATATTTTTAGAGAACCGCTGGCAATTATCAAAGAAATGTTTGTCCATTCAGAAGATGTTAAATTAGTTATTGGTTTTGAGACTATTGTATTAGTCATTACGTCTTGCATATTGACGCAGGTGAAATCATTCTTATTTAATACCGATACTCTATAAGACGCACCAGCCGCCACATAAATATAATTTTCATCCATCTTTCTATCATATACGGCATAATATCCGCCGCCGCAACTATGATAACCGAATTCTTCTGTTGTATTTGTCGCCAGATATTGCCGTTGCATATTTATTTTTTTCTCCAATATAGGGTCATCTTGTAATGTATAATATGCATTGTATTCTCCGGCTCCGCCACCGGTTAAATATATTCTATCAGAATATCTATCATAACGAACACAAAATGGATATTGCATTAAATAACTTTGCGACACATAATTTAAGTCGGTATCTAGTATTTTAACTGGTTGATATTGGCCGCTTGAGCCAACAAACAAATAACTGCCAGATATATCCATCCACGCCGGAGACAACACCGTTCCAGAAATTGAACAGGTTACATATGTTAAATCTTCTTTGTTTAATTTTTTTATGCGATGATTACCTACATCAGAAACATATGCGTAACTGCCACTGAATACAATATCTCGCGGATTGTTGTACGAATAAATATCAGACCCCGCCGCTCCGTGAACTCCGCTGCGTGTTACAAAAGTAATAATTGGGCAAGTATATTTTTGTATAGAATGTTGGTCATAACAAACAACATAATAATTTCCGTTATCTACTCGGCATGCATGGCTATCAGCATAATATCCGGTAGGTAATAGAGAACGAGAAACAAATATCATATTGCCATAGCTGTCTTTTTGCCAAATAGATTGGTATCTACTTCTATCAAATAAATGAACATATCCGTCGCCAGCGTCCACTTCTATTGACTTTCCTGCGGCAGTTAAATTATAATAATTATAAGAAGGCGGTTCATTCATAGAAATATCCACAAAAGTTGTTTTATCTATTTTATAGATACCGTATAAATATGTAGTATAATAGATACTATTATCATCAACCGTTAATCCAAATATCGGGCGACTGACTGAATGAGATGCTACAAAAGTTAAATCTGATTTATTAAATACTTTTATGTATTTGGCTTGATCTGTTACATATACATAATTCCCGTATACTTTTAGATTTGCAAAGGCAGTAGAAGAACTTACAGTCGTACCAAATCCAAACTTGTACGGTTCCTGAGCAGTCGCCGAACCAGTAGTCATAACAAAAGATAAATCGGATTTATTAAATATATAGATAGATTGGCTTCCATAAGAAAGTGCATAAACATAATCATCGTCAATATCCAATCCAGTCGCATATCTGCATAATGAATGCGTATAATATGTGCCATTTGATGCTGTTGCTTTACAAACTCTATGATTACTATAATCTGAATAGTAAACATAATCATCGTCAACGGCGACTCCCATTATAGAACTTGCGTACGTTTCTGGAACACCAACACCGTTGGTTCTGCTTACTAACGTAGAATACGCTTGAGTGTTCATATAGGAAAGAATTTTTGCAACAGGTAAATTGCGAATGTTGCTATAATTAGCACAAATAAGAGATCTCGACCATTTAGAAGTATAACCAGAATTTATATGATAGTTATTTGATAATAGGCTTCTATTTGTCGCAAGCGCCCATCTTGAAGCCGAAAGTTCCAAACTATTGCTATCGTAGCAACAGTATTCTACAGAATTATTACCACCAACAGAATTTATAGACCATAATTGCCCTTGAACTATGGCCGGATTATAAGAGCGATACACTGAATTCGGTTTCAGGGTAAAATTTAATTGGTTTTCGGATGTTAAATAACAACTGAAATGATCTCCATTTTTTCCAAACAAATACTGATTGTTAGTGTTTGTCCTGAACCAGAAATTTAATGTCGCTCCAACTTCATGCGTTCCTAAATTGAAAGTATCATAATTAGTATTCATTGTTAGCGTCATTGATTCTGAAACTTTCATATTTTTTTTATATAAAGACGCACTCATCTGAAAATAATTAGACTGGTTTATTCTATCAGTCCAGGTTGTTGACCCGGACGTATAATATCGGGAATTATCAAGCGGCGCAAAATAAGACGTAAGACCGCCAGTCACTATTGAAACGTCACTTCCCCGTGTAATAGTCATTCTATTTTGATCCCCAGTTAAAAAATGCCCCAAACAATGAACTGTGCATCTGATGAAGATAATACTATATCAAAGGTATTCGCCCCTTTTGATTTCAATGCGATATTAAATACCATTTTATTTTTCCTTTACGCCGGTTTTCCACTATCACTGCGACCGAGATGCGTAGAATCCTGATATGCGACGCAATAAATATCTTCTGTATTATCGTACCAGTTTCCAGTAAAACCACCACCGACTGCACTGGTTAAACTTAAAAGTTTTTTATCATCACTATCTCTAAATACATCTACTGTAATACCGCTTCCATCTCCAGTATATCCTGTTAAAGTTCCGCTTACAGTGTAATCAATCGTGTGATACGTTGTCCAAAACCCGATTGAACCATTGTATGCCGTTCCTGGAACATTTAGTCGCCAAGAATACGGAGATTTTACGCTCAATTTATTTGTTTCAGTAGAGTTTGCCCATTGTTGAAACTTATTAGTAGAGTCGCCAATAATATCAAATGCGTATTCTTCAGTAGTTGCCATACCGTTCAGACTAAGCACATCTCGCCAACCAAGTCCTGTAAAAAGTTCGCCAGCCGCAACAGTATATCCAGACACGCCTTGAGCAGCGGTTGAACCTTGACATCTTGCGCCGATACCCGTAATAAAATAACTATCTTCAGGAATATGTGAAGCACTTAAACTTGCGCTGAAACACCATCTATTGCGTGCGCCAGCAGTTTGACCGAAGACGGATTCTATATTTCTATAAACTGAATGATTATGCGCACCATCACCATCAGTATATTTTCCTGACTTATAGTTTATTAAATAATATCCATTTCTTGCCCATAGTTGAGACCCATTTGCCGTATTAGATACAACTCTTGTTGTTAAATTATTTTTACCACGTTTCAGTGTTCCGAAAGCAGTTCCATGGCGACCTGTATTATCAATTTTATGCACAAAAGAACCGAGTGCTGCAACACCCATTTTCTGATAATATGTGCAAGTAGCAAGTGTCATAGAACCAGTTTGTGCCCCACATGCTATAAGAGTTGGATTTAATGTACTACCTTGCGCTTCCAAATAAAAAAGATTAAGCGATGAGGTCTGTAAAGTAATAGTTTCTGGTTCCTGAATATAAAAATCTTGCGAATCCTGAGAACAGGAAACTATTGCATTAGCAAGAGTTATATCTCCACCTGCGACACCAGTATTTACTGGCGCATACGGTATAAGAATACTGTTCCAGATTGTTGTTGATGTGTCGTGATTATAGGTATAAGTAATACCGTTCATTCCGCCTAAACCTGCTAATCTGAATCCTTGTCCACTCATTGAAACTTCTAACAGTTGAGCACTGTTAGCCAAAGATGTAGTTATAGCGGCATAGCAATTAAGACCAGTCGCTAATGTAGTTTCTTTTTTATGAAAATCAATTACATTAAGAGCGCTTGCTCTATTAACTACTAGCGATGCAGTCCAGTTTTTAACCGTACCGTCGCCAGTTGGTGCCCATAATTCAACCCAAGATTGTTTTACTGAACATTCTGCTTCGGGTAAACTTGAAGATGCGAATATTGCACCTTTTCCACCAAGTTCGCACCACGAACCAGATTTAATATATGAACCCGTGCTTTCAATCGGAATATAAATTGTTTTTGTCCGAGTTGTCGCCGAAGTATCGTCAAATGCGTATGAAAGCGTAAGTTTTCCAGTTCCATTTACATTATTTGTTCCGACAGTAGCATAACTGGCAGTACATCCCATATTAGTGCCAGTCCAATTTGTTCTAAAATAATTTGTATAATCAAATACATATAATATATTTTTGTTTTCACCAGCGGCAGTTATTGTTATTGAACAAGTTTGTGGAGAAACAGCAACAGTTCCGAGTCCTAAAGAAACTTGTCCTGCTGTTGTATCCGCTGCTGCTGTAACTGCATCGGATACTACCAATTCTAAAATAACACTTGTAAAAGCAGGTGTCGGTTCAGCAACCCAAACTGTGATCGGTGGCCACACTGTATTTATGGCAGCTGCCCTTGTATTTGTGTCGGTGTTAAAAATATATGATATTGTTCGTGTTCTATTAGCCATATATTAAAAATCCTTTTTATATAAATAGTTAATCCATTATTATTTTTCTTCCGGATAATGTTGTTTGGTCTTCCCCAATCCAACCTTCAGTTGAAACGGCAAATAAATCATAATATGTTGTAAAACTGACCGTTGATGTTGAATAACCACCATACCCGATATACCAATATCGAGGAGCTCCACGGTCAAGATTCCCGGCTAAAATTCCTTGTGAATCTCCGTCGACCAATAATTGATGAGAACCGGTTCCGCTATCATCAATTTTTATTTCTACTCTATACCAAGTATCAGTAGATATTGATGAAGATGAATATGCATTAGACCAACCGGCTCCGAAATGAACTGCCAATCTCCAGCGATGTGTGCCCGCATCATTATAAATTCCAAAATTCATCGTAGTATTTGCATCCTCATCACTATCATTACTCATTGCTAATATACACCCATCTTCTTGTGATACACTACTAGATAATGCTGAAAAATATATATAGAATCTTGTATACGATGTATTTACTTGAGAACCGTAATCACGTCTTGCATACGCATTTGCTCCAGAAATTTTTACATAATTAAGGCATTGAGAACCGGCGTTTGGCGGAGTTGCGCCAGGTATTGCAGAATCTTCGTTTAGAGTACACCCACCACTATTATATTCTGTCCAACTCTCTTCATACCCCGTTCCCTCAAAACTTTCATCGATGATTTTAGCGACACCAATAGGAAATGCAATAGAAAGCGTTTTCATTCGCTGAGTAGTAAATATAGAAGACCTTTTGCTCATTAACATTTAATTTTTCCTTATCTAAATCTGAATCTAGCGGTGCCGATTCCTTGAAATACAACTTTCGGTAAAATTACTGATGGAGTTCCGGCCGTGTATTCAAACGCACCAATATCCCAGACAGTATTATACGGTCTAGTTGTTCCGATTATATCAACACTAAAAGAACAAAACGCATTTGCAGATAAATCCGCTCCTATGTCTCTTGCGCCAGCATCTGTAGCTGCTAAACAAAAATTATCAGCGTCTCTATCAACAAACGTAAAAGTCTGACTTGCATAATTAGTTCCACCGGGATTATCCGTCTGGTTGCTGGAGTTATTGGTTGATAGCGCGTCGTAAGTACCGATAAAAACATCGCCATCAGCAGAACCAGTTATCAGATTATTTATTACAATTGCATCCCCCGCTGTGCGGCGAATCCCTCGATTGCAATTTATTATCGTGTTATTATAGACCGAAGCAGTCGCAAGAGTCGCAATTGAAATTAAAATACCTGTATTTTCAGAACCCTTTGCATCATAAATAATATTATTATATATTTTATAGAATTGCCCAGGTTCCCCAATCGCACTTACAATGTTTATATACAAAGTATTTGAACCGCGTAAAATACAATTTTTAACTATCGGATTTCCAACCGAATCTGTCGCCCCGGTCTGAAAATCTAATGCTTGTGACGACGAACCCCACAATTGTAACCCATCAATCGTCACCCACGTATCATATATCACCATTGATGTCAGGTCAGCCGTTATTGAAACATTTCTATATTTTGTGTCGTCCCAGACTCCATTGTGTCTGTCGCTTCCAGTTGAAGTAATAACAACACCTTTACCGCTTGCCATTACCCAACCGAGAACACGGCAGCGTGCTGTATCAGCAACCCCGTCCGAAGATTTACAATATACCCATTTTTGGCATCCGTCACCGACCGTTAAATCGGCCTCTTCAGTCGATTCCCACGTTGTTAAGCTTGTATAATTTCCAGTTCCGCCGGTATCTACCAGTGACATAGACACACTTACTACCACGGGGACATCTGGTTCCGGTTTTAGTGCTAATAAAATAGTACCCCAACCACGTTCAGTTCCAAGAGTTGCCGACTTTGCTCCACTTGAACCCGCTACTGCTTGAACATCTCCCGCTGCAAATATAGTTATACCGTCATCTAATCTTTCTGTTAAAGTAGAAAGTGTAAGTGATGTATAATCATTACTTGTTGCGCCTACTAGAATTACTCCAGCTCCAGCTGTCGCCGTTGTAATAGCCGAACACGATACAATCGTGCTGCCATCGCTCCACGCCGAACCCGTCGGTGCATCAAGTGGATTGCCGGTAGAAACTACTCCAGTCATTCTCCAAATAAAGCCATCAGTATAAACAGCACCCACAGTACTCCACGAATAAGAAGTACCCTCACTTGATGCGCGTTTATACCACAACCGTAAACGATATTCGTTTGCAGCTGGATAAAAATCATAGTTTTGGAATTCTGTCCATCCTGCTGGAGGAGTCATTACTTGATCAGATGTATATATAACTCCAGCTAGCATGAAATCGCCATTAACAACACCAGTGGGTTTGTTAATAGATGTTATATTTGCACCTGCTGATTGCGAAACCTGTATATTAAGAGTTAAATCTATTGCCATTTTATTATCTCATTAAAATTGTTCATCTAATCTATTTAATAACCACAATTTTAGAGTCGCCAAATCAGTAGTTATACTTCCACCCTGACCCACGATTGTATCTATTTGCGCTTCCGAAATTCTAAATTGTCGTCTAAACACCGGTCTTTCAACCGCCCGTGCAACTTCTCTTTTGAAAACTTGCAAAACATCTTGGCGGGTAATACTCATTGTAATAATTTTATTAGTCGTGTCGTGAGCAGTTACCGTGCCGCGATTTCCCTTTACAATATCTTCTGCTCGTTTCGGTTCAACATTAGCAAAAGCAGAATAATCAACTTCCACCATATGAATTCCGCCAGCTTGCGTATAACTGGTTTCGTTAAAAACCAATTGACCTGTCGCAAATCCCCAGAATCCTTGCGATTGCAATGCACCCGGATTGTTACTTCCATCTTTGAAAATGGCGACATCAAAAGTAACGGAATTGTTGCCAAAAGTAACTACTGAACCATTCCACTTGGTGATAAAACTTTCAACTTGAGCACGAGTTATTCCTGCTTTCCCACCAGGATAGTTGGTAGAAGCCGCACCGGCATTTGTTGCATAAAATCGTAGACGCCAACCGTCAATCGTTAAGTTCTGATTGACCACCTCATAATCAATTTTTTTGTCCCACGATTGGTCTAATCGATTTGCACCAAAATCGGTTTGTATCATTGCGTTTATTTCGGCGACTGTTGTACCGGGAATATTGACGTGAACGAAATATGGTAGCCATTCTTTACTGCCCCATACTGCGCCGTCATCTTTCATGATAACTGGATACCCCTTTTTATAAACCCCCTGTTCATCTTTTTCAGGATCGGGATGAACGTAAATACCATTCGCATGATATTCGGTTTTGAATAAAATCTCTGCCATTGTTAAATCTCCTTTTTGTTTATTTCATATAAATATAATTATTTATCATCAACCCAATCAACATACATAACTTGCGCGATTGACGTTGACATATAAAATCTTGTATATGAATCATTGTAATATCCATTATCAATCCATGTCTCATATCTAAATTCTTCGGTGGAAACCGACGTAGAGTACGCGGCGACTAACGTACTATCAATATAAAAAGATGCGGTGCCGTTGTATCGTCTTGTTTCATATGTGTGCCATTCACTCAGGTCATATCCAACTATCGTTTCATTAAAACTGGGTGCTCCATTATTAATAACCTGAGCTCTAAGTCCACGCATAAGCACCGTGTTTTTTAGACCGCCGTACCAAAACCAAATAACATCCGCCGAGCCCATATTTACGTTCCACATTCCGGCTCCCCATGTGCCACTCGGAGCAGTAGTATTCAATCTCATATTAAATTTGGCGATATTGTTTCCATTTCTATCGGTCGCATCTTCATGAAAAGACGCATCGTGATAGCCGGCATCGCTTGATATTACCGGAATCCCGGCTTCCACGACTGACTTATATTTTCCATCAACCGTTACAGGACAAATAAAATAATTATTTCCCTGCGAATAACTCCATTCCCAAACACTTGACTCATAAAAGAAATGGTCGAATCGCGGTATATCTATTTCTTCTCGCATCTTAAATACATTTAGCCAATTATTATTTTTGCTCCGTATTTTGAATGTATTGGTATTTCCGATTCTATTACTAATTGATAATGTTACCATTTTTTACTCCTTAAAATCTAATTTTAATTCTTGCGCCTAATCCTCTGAATAATATTCTATTGGCTGTCGCCGTATATTCATCCGCTTCATACGCACCGATGTCCCAACTTGCGCCAATCGGGCGACTTCTTCCGGCAATATCAGTCGTAAATGATATATACGCATCATTTGATAAATCGGCACCTTTGTCTTTTGCAGCGGTATCAGTGGATGATAGCCTGAAATCCCCGCTTCCAGAATCCTGAAATTGAACCATACTTCCTGAATAAGCGTAACTTCCAGGAGCCGTATTATCGTTTGAAATATTATTAATAGAATCATCAGAAATACCAAGATAATTCTCTCCCATTGTATTCTGAACTATAATATTTTTACAAGTAGCCGTTCCACTAGTTCGTCGCACTCCATAAAATCCACCTATTACGGTACAATTATAAATTTTTGCGGATGTACCTCCAAAATTAATTTGACGATTGTTATTATTATTAAGAGCACTATTCATATTATAAAGAATAGAATTAAAAACTTTTAAATTTATATTGTCATTTTCTTCAGCGGTAATACTTCTACCCCAATATGTAGTATCGTTATGGTGCTTACAAATTAAACTTTCCAACCAAATTTCATTAGATACACCCTGACTAGATATATAAACATTGTTTCTCCCATTGCCCGTTGGTGAACTTGTTTCCATTTGAATACCTATTACTTTAACATAATCATCTAATATAGCCATACAAGAATCGTCGGTGATAGAAATTCTATACTTATTGGTATTCCATATTCCAGAATGGCGATTGCTTCCAGAAGTATAAATTTTTATATAGTTTGTCGCCGATGTGTCCCATCCATTGATAGTAGTTCCGGCCGTATCAGCCGCTCCGTTTGTTGCTCTACATTCTGCAATAGCAATTTTATTACTAGCTGTCAGATTTGTTTGTTCACCACTTTCCCAAGTTGCTAAAGTGGAATAGTGCCCAGTTCCTCCGGTATCAACTATTCTTGCGCTTTCGGTTACGTGGAAGGCACCGATGTCCCAGTTCTGCGTACCGCGACTAGTTCCTAAAATATCTGTACTGAAAGAACAATTAGCGTCCGCATAAAGTGGAGTACCGTTCATACTTGCAGAATAATCATACGGCGACAACCTAAAGTCGCAACTGGCAGAGTTTATAAATAAAACCGTTGTACTTCCAGAATATGCATAACTTCCGGGAGCAGTATTGTCTTTACTTATATTATTAGCAGAATATGTCGAAAATGTACCCACATAATCATTAGTATTTCCGTAACATAAATTGTTTTTAGAGACAACAACATTAGAATATCCCGCCGACGATAAAATACCCGTCGAACAACTTATAATTGTATTATTATATATGTAAAAGGGATTCGAAGTCCATACTGCGATACCACCACAATCAGTACCTCTCCAGTTATATAATATATTATTATAAATATAATAAGTTTTTCCACTTCCATCAGAATATCCCTGAATTCCATCAGAATATTGCGACGTTGCAGTTGTTCCTCTTATAATAGCGTTTGATACAGAATTAATTCCAGATTCGCCAGACGAATCTCTAAATTCAATCGCGCTATCATGATAACCAGTAGCACTTTTACTTATCTGTATTCCGTCAATCCTAACATTGCCGCCTACATTTATATAAACTGTTGCACCATTACTTCCATCAGTTTGCAATCTGTATTTGGTATCATCCCAAAATCCGTTATGTTTGTCGCTACCAGTACACGCAATTTTTATATAATTCCCCGCAGCAGTTGTCCATCCGCTTATATAAACATCCAACGCATCTGCACTACCATTAGAAGATTTACAATAAACGGTATGAATACATCCTTCACCAACTGTAAGATTGGTTTGTTCTGTACTTTCCCAAGTTGTTAAATTAGTATAATTTCCTGTTCCGCCGGTATCAACCAGCGACATACTTACTGACATTTATAAATCTCCCCCCTCCCAATCATCACCGGCAAAATTTACATTTCCTGCAGCGTTATACAGATTAACACCAACTCCTCTATATGTTCCTGGAAAAGCACTACCAGTATCGGTATAACTTCCAACTTGAACGTCATTTATGTATGCGTATAAAATGCTACCATCGACAGATAATTTAATAGTATCATTCGCAACAATTGTATCAACTGAAAAAGATGCAAGTTGAGAATATGTTGTATTGTTAGAACATTTATATATTCTTACATTACTCGTAGACGCTATTGCCAACGCATAAAAATAACTCGGAGCATCTAAATTCATTCTAACAATTACTGATTGCCATAAAACAGAGCCTACTACTTTTAATTTACTATAATGGTCGCCAGTATTGCATGGAATAGTATAATAAGAAACGGTATCTTCACCTGTTTCAGAAGTTGATATTCTATTATTTAATAATTGAACCCCGCTCCATAATGTACCCGCCGCCCAACTTCCACTTAAAGGATTTTGATTACCACGATTAAAATCATCAGAAAAATACATCTTTTTCGTAATGGGTTGGGTATTAAATGTCGCTAAATGATGTATCGGTTTCCGCGACATTATTAAATAATTTTGATTTGTAGATTTTCTGCCAAATTTAGCAAGACGAGAAGAAATCGCGGCTCTAAACGCAGCTATTGCTCCGACTTTGCGACAAGTCTCCGTGGTAGTCCATTTAGGATCAACAGTATCGCCACCTATTAAATATGCCATCGTACCACTCATATCATTACCGTTATATTGACTGGTAGCTATACTAAAATTATCATCAATGGTCGGTTGTTCATTTGTACTGTACCCATCAGAATATAAACATATCAGTAAACTGCCGGCTTCAGATGGAGTAAAACTCGGTAATTGGATAGAAACATTTGCACTAGAACTTATACTGCCACTTTCTCTGTCAAATACGGTTTCATCGGTACGGCTACCTTTCCACGCACTTACCGTTATGGTTTTATAACTTTGACCTGATGTAAGTGTAAAAGTATGGTCAGACCCAACACTCAATGCACTACCACTAACATCATACGAATAAAATATTTGGGCACCGCCAGCTTGAGCGGTATCCAAATATCTATTAAGTCCATACCATGTATTTCCTTTATTATCAGAAATGCTTCCGCTTTGTTCTCTCCAACAATGACTTCCGACAACCAATAAAGTAGCATCGGTAGTATCTATTGTAGTTCTAACCGGCGAGCCGACACTATTGGTCAACGCGCCGCTTGCTGTTATAAAAGTTATTACCATATTAAATCCCGACTTATTTTAAGCAATATTTACTGATTTACTTGTAATCACATTAAAAGTCAAATCTTGCGCCGCATTTGTGGTACTTACCAGAATCCTTAATCTATCATATTGTGCTAACGATTGGCTTAGCGTCATACTGCTCGAATACCACATAGAATTGCTTACTGGAATTGGTTCTCCGAAAGATACTTCGTTGTGTTCCATCGTCACAGTTAATGAACCGCTAATCGTTTTCGCTCTTACTGAATATAAATTCATACTATCTGGAATTATTACTCGAGGCGAATGAAAGTCGGTAATAGTTCCGCGAACAACAAAAGGAATGTTTGAGTTAAATGTCGCCTTGAATGGCGTATTACTTTGCGAATGTTGTAATAATCCGAAAGAACCGGTTTGTACTATTATTTCGGCAGCATTTACGTTGATATATCCGTAAGAACCTGTTTGTGAAACAACTAAACTCCCGGTAATATAAATATCATGAGTGGTCGCCATATAACTACCGGAATCAGACCATTTTCCATCTCCCGCCGCACCAGAGGTTCCGCTTGTTCCGCTACTACCTCCGGTTCCTGCGGTACCGCTACTACCACCCGTTCCCGCCGTACCCGAAGTTCCGCTACTACCACCGGTTCCGGCTGTACCGCTC